AGAGCGATACTTGGCTATCGTTCTCCTCGACATAATAGGTAGTACAGCATTTGTCCAGAGGAATGGTGCTGTGGTCGCCGCGAAATGGTTTCAAGTACATGATCGTCTTGCTCGATCACTTGTCTATAAACACAACGGTAGAGAGATTGATCGGTCTGATGGATTTCTACTATCCTTTGATCGCATCATTGATGCAGTAAACTTTGGTCTGGCTTACCAACGAACAGTACCTAAAAAAACGAACCTACAAACTCGCATAGGCATCCATTGGGGCAAAATCATCGAGGTTAAGCAAGATGATGTCTTTGTCGGTGCTGGTGCAAAGCGTGTAGAGCTTGAGGGTCTAGCCAAAAACATAGCCGCTCGCACAATGAGCCTCTGCCAAGCAGGACAGGTTTTACTTACTAAAGAAGCCATGTCAGCAACGAGAAATCGTACCTCACATAACCTCCCTAAAGATGCGAGGTATGTCTGTGTCGGGATGTACAAGTTTAAAGGGGTGAGCAAGCCCCAAGAGATATATGCTGTGGGTGAAACCATCCAATCACTACAGCCACCTAAAGGGTCAGACAAAGTTAAACGGCTCGGAGGTCCTAAATACATCCGTAAGAGAGCAAGGGATCGGAAGTTCTTCGACTGGATGTCTTATTTTTTTTGGAGGGTCGGGTTTATAGCAATGCTCTTTTGGCTATGGGTCATATTTCAACTTACATTAAGACCCATGACAAGAACCTGGATTGGACTCCCCTACCATATGCCTCGATACGATGCTTTCATTGAGTATGTGATTGACTCCTACTATGTGGTCACTCAACAAGAGGAGAAAAGAAAACCTAAACCTAAACCCCCAAGAAAACGAAGGCGATATTAATGAGTACAAATAAACAGTTCACTCAGTCCGAGAAAGCTAAGAGAGGATGGTATGCCTCTGTAGTCTTTATGTTCCTTATCTGTGTCTTAATCTACTTTCTATCTACACATGAGATTGTAGAGAAGAACAGAGACATCCTAATTGGCATCATAGGTATGCTCACAGGTAGCATCTCCTCTATGCTCGCCATAGCGTCTGGTAGAGATCCTTCCGAGGTAGAAGAACTCAAGGATAAGCTCGCCTCTGCTAATGGGGATCGAGAAGCACTTATAGCTCGCTTGAGGGATGCACAGATTCAGATGCAACTGCTTCGAGAACAAATCTTTGAGCTACAGTCGGCGGTCATTGAGAAGCTATCCATCTTCCAAGGACAGACGGTCATCAAGACCAAGACCGAAGATGAGGTCGAGCTTAAAGGTGTAGTTAGTCAGTGGATCAATCCCAAAAAGAAATCTGACGATGAACCAGATGAAAAGGTAGAGATCACTTTCGAGGACGGAGATGAAGGCTAATAGTTTATTTATGACCTCTACTAACTTAACCCTTAACCGACAATGGAGAATGAGCCATGAGAAGAACAGCTAGTGAAATTATCAACGATCTTGAGCGTAGAGTTGCTCGTCTTGAAAGACAGGCAAGCCACTATAGTGGGTCCGAGACGAGTCTATATACTGGGATTAAAAAACTGCTTGGTCGCAAGTATAAAACCCTAAAAGATCTTAAGAGAGATAATGAGATCATCAACCTCCATGAACTTCACTCTGACCGCTTTACATATAAAGGGATGGTTGAATGGGAAGAAGAGGGGCTTATCAATGTTGATATGGTCAATAAAGAATCGTACTTAACTGATCGTGGAGTTGAAAGGTATGAAGAGATGTTAAAATATGATGAAAAGGGCTATTTTGACCGCGAACCCCATACAGTATTCACTTTTGGGTTTTAATCAATAAATCCTTTATGATCTCCCTGTAAGTAAAAGACTTATAAAGGGAGATCATTATGGCACAGCATGGCTGGTACGACAGTAGAAGTCCTTGGCCAGTACCACCAAGGAATACAAGTGCTGTCTCCCCTTTCGCTAAGGGTGAGATAGATGTGCATTGGGATAATCCATCAATCCTACATGGGAATGAGGGCTGGATTATTCGTGGTGTGAACATATATAGATCGGGCAACTCTGATCGTGGTCCTTATCGTAGAGTGAACATCACCCCGATTGGTGGGACGATTTACAGAGATCGTATCGACACATGGGCTGTCAACGATGAGGTCATCACAGCCGACAAGTGGATTTCTAAAGGGGATCAAGGCGAAGATCCTTATCGCTTTGTAGTGGAGTATCCCATAGCTCGACAGAACAGCATCAATGATCCAGCAGATTCACCAAGAGATGTAGTGGTAATGATTAATGGTGTGATTGTTCCCACAGCAAGAGTGCTTGGTGAGTTTGGTGAAGTGACTTTGTTCTATACAGGTAGAGCCAAGCCAGATGCGATCACTTTAACCGAAGATCGTTTACCACCACCTATAGATGATAACACAGTAGTGACTGTGAGCTACATTGCTTATGATCCAGAGAGTCGGTTGAGACTCGGTACAGATAAGAGAGATTTCTATCGGATAGCTACAGTAGCAGAAGACCCAAAGACAGGTGCTTTATTAGAGACACCTTTAGAGCATTGTAAGCCATTCTCTGATCGTGAGCTTGAGCGTGTGGATTATATGTGGAGAGAAGGTATTCGTAGAAACAACTGGATACTCGAACAAGGGGGAGAGCGAGTTAAGTTATTCACTCGTAGGATCGCAGGTATCCCTTGCTACTGTACCTCATTCAATAAAGAGACTCTTAAATACGCAAAGCAACCCGACAGCCTATGTGAGATTTGTTTCGGCACAGGCATAAAGGGTGGATATGATGGGCCTTATGACATCATCATCGGTCCTAATGATGGAGAGCGTAGGATTTCTCAAGAAGATAGAGGTAGACGCAAGGAACATTCATACGAGGTATGGATAGGACCGAGTCCGATTGTGAGTCAGAAGGACTTTATCGTTAAGCCGAACAACGACAGGTATTCATGTGGAGCTGTTAATATGCCGTCCAATAGAGGTAATGTTCTCCAACAGCATTTCAACATAGCGTATCTCGATAGTGGAGACATACGATACAGATTCCCTATTGAGGGAGTTCCTGTTTCATGGCCAGAGACTCGTTATGGGTATTGGCCTCAAAGGGATACTTACACAGCTCGTGGAGATGCGATTTATCCTGTCACACCCGACAGTGCTTACCCTATGGACTCTGACAAGGCTACGGTATCCAATGCGTTGGAGAAGCGTGGTCGTACAGCGACTTGGGAGAACCAAAACTATTAATAGTTCATTTCTTACCAAAGCGAGAATTGATTGAGTCTCTAAGGTTATAGCGTGGAGATTTAGGTGCAATCCTTTTAGCATCTGACCCACCTCGACCTGTATATCGACCACCTGTGGCAAAGGTTTTACCTCCTGCCATTGGGTGTCGGTATTGCCTACTGCCTTTAGAACCAGAAGCAAAGTATCGACCTTTGCCGATGTTATTAGAGGCAAGCCATGTCATGCGTACAAGTGCGTCTGACATATCGTCATGCTTACCTTTAGTCTGTGGAGCTTCGACTGTGATGAGGTGTTTACCATGCACCGTTTGCTGTAGCTCTAGGAGTTCTTGGATATAAGGCTCATGCCCTTCTGTCTCATAATTGGGGCGATTATATAGCTTGATTTTTTGATCCCACATCATGTCCTTAAAGTTTTGGTACATCTGTGAGGATAGCTGTTTAGTCATATTGTGAGAGGTAAGATTTTTTAGACCTCGCTTCTCAAGTGCTTGTTGAAAGGGTATGCCAGCCCATTGGTCAAACATACCCTCTGTGATGTAGAACTTCTTTGTGTATTCTAGTACCCAATCAGCGACATCATCGAACTCTAATCGCTCTTTGTCTTGGTAGATCCCTTCACCAGCTTTGATTTGAGCCACGAGGTCTACCACGATTTCTTCACCTTCGAGGTGTCCAATAGCGATAGCTGTACCGTCACCTACAAGACCCAAGTCGATTCCCATAAAGTGTGGCTTACGAGCAGGTGCTGATCTCTGAGGTTTTAATTGAGGGTCTACACAAGATAAGAGGTCTTGTTCATCTGTGATCCACCCTCTTGTTCTGTCTGTAAACTCGCCACCATACTCTGTAAAGAACACAGCGGCGTTCTTGAGATAATGCTTCTCGAACTCTTGAGCAGGGACAGTTGGGTTTACTTCCCAAGTAGGTGCTTGAACAGCGAGAATGTTATCGGCAGCCGCTCCACCACCCATACCGATTTGGAACAGGTTATAGAACAAGCCCTGTTTACCCAAAGGAGAAGAAATCAAGATAACCCGACCCTCCACCTCCCCAATAGGAACTGTAGGGTTGTTAGGATCTTTAGCTGAATACGCAGAGGTCGAAGGAACAACAGCGTTATACACTTCTTCTGCACCCGATTGACCCGACTCTGTAAAGTGAGCAACCTCGTCAAGAATAACGCATATATTACCAGCACCACGAAGGCCCTTAGCTACACAAGACCTAAATGTAACCTTGAGTGTAGCTTTAGCAGAGGGATCTTCAATGTATCGACCGTACTTCTCAACATCAGCGGGTGTTTGGAAGCGAGCATAGGATAGGGTGTTATTCGCTGTATATGGTCCAAAGAAGGCACAGTTGCTTGTAGCGATGTTCCCCTCTAACACAAAGGAATGTGATCCAGGTACTGTGGCACAATATACTTTCTCAAAGCGAGAGGTGGGTTGAACATCAATAACCGTCCAAGAGCTTGTGTCTCGCTTAACTTGAGCGTGTTTGAGGAAAGACTCTTTGTGCTTAGGGATGATGAAGAATGACTCATCGAGCGTATGCTTCATCAAGCACATCTTATACATGGTGTGCGGCTTACCTGTTAGGTTTGAGACTCTATGATCCTCTCGGATGCTATAACAACCAATCCCTAAGAGATAACAGACATCACGAAATGCCTTAATGTTTTCAACAAAGGCACTTGTCATCACAACCTGTCCATTAGAAACAGATCCATCCGCCGCAAAGTATCCAGCAAGCCACCCTAAGAGGTATGACTTACATTCACTTAGATCGGGTATCTCTTTAAAGTGGTTTGGAGTTCCTGTGAATGATACACCCCCTTTGATTTCTTTACGCTTACACATAGAGAAATAAGGCATGAGGGAGGAGTCTTTATCTCCAAAGAGGCAAACACCATTTACAGATCGTGGGTTTTTAGAGTTAGTTCCGTCACCAAAAGTGAAGCCATGAGCAACCCCAAAAGGGGAAGGAGTGATGAGGTTCTTGTAGCTTTGACCATAGGTGGCTTGTAGATGATGTTTATTTGGTCTTAGTTCGTGAGTTTCAAACTCTTGGTAGCCTTTCCCTCTGTATCGCTTTCTGGCATCTCTAGCGAACCATTTATGATCTTTAGTGGCGTATATGGTTTTGAGGACACCTTGTCTTTTAAGGGTGATCTTATAGAGCTGTTGTTCGCCAAAACATCGGACAGGTGCTTTGACCCAAGCACCCTCTCTCGTAAGCAAAGTAGGCTCTTGACCCTCTAGTTCTCCAAGTGTTTTGACACCTAGTGATGTAATGACCTCTGTCTCTGGAGCGAAGCAGTTGCGATAGTGTCCAGACACCTCTTGATAAAGCAGACCAGCTTGGTCTTTATCAGTCGCCACAGAGATGATTTGGATGTTATTGCTTTGAGGTAGTCCGTAGAACTTTTGTGGGTTTTCTTTTTTGATGAGCTTATAGGTTTCATAAGCGGCGATACACGCAGAAATCGTAGTGTTATGATTAGTGAACCCATTGCCGATGAACATTGCACCATTAGGCACATTGAGATCAAAGACATGAGCTTCACGCTGTTCTACTTTAATGATAGGGTCAAAAAAGTAATCCAGATCAATGAGGTTATATAGTTGAGACTTTGTGGTTTGACTTAGACCCTCATGGTCAGCGATCTTCTTGATCTTCCAATAGGGTGTATATTTAGTTGTAGGGCTTAGGTCATGTTTGAGATCGGGGTGGAACTTCTTGAGTCGTTCAGCATATTCATAGAAGAAGGGAACACCCTCATTAGACCCTCTATAAGAAACGCTCGACATTACACCCTCAAGGCATTTTTTCTTACGCTCTGATATGAACCCTATATGTTGGTCAAAAAGTCGCTTAGACTTTGATCCTTTGAGTCTTACACGATACTCGGTTCGATCTTCCCGATTACTTTTGGAAAGGTTAGATGTGATGCCGAGATTAAGTAGGAGGAGTTGTGTCTCTCTTGCAAGCTCATAAGAGGCAGTTGAGAGCGTAATGGACTGTGCGTAAGCCGAACCATCAGTTTCAAACAAACCTCTTAGAAAAGCACAGACTACGCTTTTAGGGGATTGCATGATTGTATGTGGGATTTGCTTGGTAGTTGTCGTGCAATCAACAACCCAACCTAGATTATTAAGGAACTGTCTTATGTCCTTCCCATGAGCCGAGACTCTGCCAACATCTACTTTCCTCTTATCTGGATAATAAGAGACTTTACCAAACAAGTCTCTGAACAGACCCATTAAGTATTTCTCAAATGGCTTCTCTCCCACAGTGATCGTGATCGCCTTGTCATTAGTCCAATGTCCGTCCCCTGCGAGTAGACCTAGTAGTTCACCCCAACGCTCATCAAGGTATTTAGGTTGACCCTCGCTTGTATGGTGCTGGCTTATATCAACATATTCATTGGGCCAGAGTTGACTTGAACGATTGATGCAAGCCACATCACCTTCTTCGATCTCTTCAAGGTACTTCCATTCGATCTTACATTCTGGAGTCATCACTTTGATACGATGATTTCCTGTACCCTCAATCCTGTACCCACAGAATGTCTCTAGGTACTTGGTGGGCTTGACCCCTCCATTATAAAAGTAAGCTGATCTTGAGTTTGCACCCGACTCTTGTGCGACATTAACTTGTAAGGGTTGTATCTCTTCACCATTAGGGTCGCCTAAAGAGTCAATACGAACCATGCCCTTATTAGTAGGGATAAGGGTTTCACCTGTGACACATTTACCAGACCTACGACCAATGGAGAGGATCATCTCTCGTCTTTGCTTGCCTGGTATAACTTCACCTATATTGCAACGACCTTCTTCATAGATTTTTCGCAGGTAAGATTTCTCGGTGTGAGTCTCTATTTTGGTTCTTGTCCAGTCCGAGATTTGAAAGGTCTTTTCGTCATCAAGCTCAAGACCATAGTGTGCTTTGAGGATAACTCTTTGCACAGGGAATAGGGTCATCTTCAAACCCCAAGATGCTTCTACGAACTCAATGATGTCTGCATCTTTCTCTGACTTTTTACCAGCTCTCGCACTCGCAGAGATCGCTACCGAGGATAAACTCATTACTTATCACTTTCCATCGCCTTTTTTGCGTCTGTGAGCCATTCTGGATCGTCAACCATCTTCCCAAAAGTAGCAAAAACGCTCTCGGCAAGTTCAGGACGAACACCAGCCTCATCACACGCTTTGCGGAATGTTTCAGCGATATGTCCGAATACTTTTTTAAATGCCTTAGACTCCAAGTCGATAGACTTAGAAGACATTAACTCTTTCTTCTTGATCCAAGTATCACCCACTGCTCTTAGAGCGTTCACTCGTCTAAGAGAAATCTGTGAAGTGGACTCGCCTCTACGCTCTGCTTCTTCTCTTTCAAAGGCAAGAGAAGCGGATTCTTCAGCTAGACCGACAAGGACATGGGTAAGCACATCAGATGAGTCTGCATTCTTTTTAGTAGTATCAAATACAGCATCGTTATTAAGTTTAGCTTGTTTGCGTTGCTGAAGCTGATTGATATTCGCCTGTGGGTTTGAGGACGGAACAGGAGGGGGTGTGTTGACAGGGGTCTGTTTTACATTAGCATTATTGGAGCTTGGCTGACCAGGCTTACCAAACATAGCGTAAGGTTCACCCGTCCTAAAGTTAATGCGTATTGTATCGGTGTCTAAGACTTCGGAGGGTTTACGCCAAATCAGTTTGCCATATTCATCTTCTACTTGTACTCTTGTAGCCCCTGGTGGAATAGGTATCGACATATAAACCCCACTTAACTTATTAAGACTCATTCATAGGTAATATACCATTAGGTCGTACTAAAATTACACCCGACCCTCCTTCTGCAACAGTTGGGTCATACAGAGTGTTTCCGTTCATATCTTCAATGATGAAGGGAGGGTTTCCATTAAGTAGCAAGTAAGAGAAGCTGTACACTTTAATAAAGAGTGCAGATGAAACTTCATTACTACGCACAAGAACATGGTTGAGGTTTTGGGGGTCTACACTCGCTGTTATGTCCGACACAGAGTCGTTTAAGACAAGTGCAAGATCAGCGGCGACATCATTAACATTACCAGCTCCGCCTCCTTCGCCACGACCAAAGTGAGTACCTGCTTTAAGAGCGTTGATACGATCCACATCTATGTATCCAGATGTTTGAACTTGAATGAGGTCTTGCTCATAGTAAGGTGGAGCATTACCGAGATTTTCATTCCCAAAGTCAGTTGTCTCTACTTTGATGCGTACTTGATTAGATGTGGCATCTACATTTCCAAGAACACCAGTACCCATATTAGTGGTGATGACTTGAGTTTCAAAGACTTGGCGGATAGGCTGTGGATTTCCTGCTTCACCTTTCGAGGGGTCAGATGACTTCCTTAAGTGAGCAACGAGCATTTTAAACTGAGGGGTGGCAACGACCCTACGATTGTAAGAGGAAAGCATATCCTATCTCCTTAAACTTCAAATCCACCAAAGAGAACATCACCTAACTCTTCATGTGAGGGTGCATCATCAACAGACACATCTTCGCTTGCTGTTAAGTTGAACTCGTTAGCATCATAGTTATTAACGAATAGTGACGCTGTTTGCTCACTATCACTTGCGTTCGCCAATCGGATCATCTCTTGCTGATAAGAATGAGGACTCTCAACGATCTCATCTGCCGAAGCGATGATTGGCTTATTGTACTTCTGACAAGATCCTCCAGAGTTGAACACGCATGAACCACACTTAGATGTCTTGAGGAGTGTAGGGATTTGATTAGCTCTATGAACTAATGCACCCTTATCACAACCCTCAACACCATTGGTCATGTATGCTGATGCGTCTACATAAGCATGACCAGATAGACCCTCATGCTCTGCTCTGATGGAGGCAATCCTTGAGCTGTACTCATTGACTACATTTTGATTAAATCGTGTAGCGATCAATACATCTAACTCTTCACCAGCCGCACCCTCACTCATTTTTTGCCTTACCCATGTGGCAACCTTCTTCTCGGTTGCTGTCATGGCATTTGATTTCTTGTTGCCAAGAATGTGAGCTGTTTGTTCTCCTTGATACCGAGTAGCGTCAGTTGGTTTAGAAGCGAGGTCAAATGCTTTGCGTACAAAGTCGTTAGGGTCTTTGATGTTTTTGACCCGATCATAATCCTCTTGGGAAAGGAGTCCAGACTTGAGGAGCTTGTCTACTTTAGCATGAGACTCTTTCCATAAGTTTGCACTCGCCATCTTTTGTCTACTGGGGAGAGCTTCAATGGTCATCTTTCTGCTTTTGACCATACGATGTTCTTTGACATCATATTGGTTGTATGTCTCAACTCTCTTTGGTTTTGAGATGTGTCTTAATACAGAGGACACCTTTTGTTCGGGTGTCTTACCCTTAGCTACCTTCTGTACTTCCTCCACAGAAATCAATCCGGAGTTAACTAACTTAGAGATTTGAACCATTGCCGATTTTTGACGAGACTCTAGTTCACGACTACTCTTTTGGGGCACATGGGCGTTAGCGTCCATCTGATGCTTACGCATATTGTGATAGGAAGCGTTCTTACCTTGACCCTCATAAGTTGAGGACAGACTCTCAATGTTCTTAGCGATATGATCGAATACGGCTTTAACCTTACCTTCTGGAGATTCGTGTCGTGAGGTGATAGTGGATGCTTCTTTAGCTGTGATCATCCCTGCCTTAACAATACGACCAATCTTATCTTTAGCCGAAGCGAAGCGTTGTTCGAGGTTCAGTTCAGAACGAGTCTTAAAGTTTTCCTCGATTTTGCTCTTATGTGGGGTGTGGGCTTTAACTCCCATACCTTGACCTTGGTAAGAACCTGATTCACTTGGTGTGCTCGCTAACTCATAGAGGCGTTCGATCTTCTTTGAAGCCGTTCTGTTGGATTCAACGACAGCGGATACTTGCTCCTCATCAAGAAATCCTTGATTGACAAGCTGACTTGCGATCCGATTGAGCTTCATCTCAATCTTTGATTGCTCAACATCCTCGGAGGAAGCGACAAAGATGTTTTCTTCTCTGGCGTTCTCTAGTTCTCTACGAGCATGGTCTAGGGAGATAAGGCTGGATTGATCGAGCTGAGTCGGAAACCATGTTGCAGATTTCTCTTGTCTATCTACACGACCCTCAATGAGATCAATAAAGGCAGTCTGTAAACGAGCCTTAGCAGATCCAGATGCGAGGCGTACCCCATAAGACTCTAGCTTAGGGAGTAAGTTCTTAGCGGCTCTGTTCCAAGGTACTTCATTAACGACTTCCATACCTAAGAAGCGATCAAAGGCACAGTCTTTATTCTTAGGGATGATGTACATGGCTGTGGCACAACGCTTGTTGATGACCTCATCCCACCGACCATTGAACAGACCAGGGAAGTGTTCTTCTTTAATGTAGACACGACCATGTAGACCATACTCGGAAGCGAGCTTGGATTTGACCTCTAGGACTTGTGATTCATCAACCTCTGACAAGACTACATTCATAGGGTGTCCATAAGCGAGCTTACGGATGTTACGCTCCATCTCTTCCCTATAGTCATCACCAGGTAGTTGAGACTGTTCGTCTGTGTAGTTGTTTTTATAAGGTGCGTGATACCTATTCTCATTCGGAATGATGTCAAGACCTGTAGTGCTAGTCTGACCCCATGACTGCTCAAGAGATTTAAGCTGATTGTTCGATGGGTTATTCATGTGGCCTTCAGCGAGGTCTTTATAGACCTGCTCTAGTTCGGCAGTTCCGCTAAGGTCGGGTTCGGGCTGAGAAGCGAGCCATGAATGATCTACTAAAGTCACATCTTGAGTTGCTTCACGAGTGATCTCACCCATATTAAGATCAGCTTGATGCTCTACACCATCGGGGAGCATTGAGATGCCCGAACTATCGAGGGGAATCATCCCACTAGGAAGATCAGCTAAACCTCTTGCTTCGGGGAGTCGGGCTTTCTCTTGAGGACCGCCACCGTATTCGGTGTCGAAATGAAAACCATCCATCATGTAGTTTGACCCTTGAGTAAGGGTATATCCACCATTAGGCATATAGCTTTTGTTCTTACTACTCATTTTTTGACCTTTCTTGGTGATGAGAAATCTCTCTTAGGAATGTCCTTACCCTCCGAGTCTTTTTCAATCTCGCCCTCTTCTACCTCTATAGCCCAACCTTCGGGGTCATCTTTCATTTCCTCAATCTCGTCCATGACTTGATTGAGCATCTTGTCTTGTTCAACTTTCCAATGATCAGCAGTGATTTCATCATAGAGGGTATCAGACATAGCAGAGAGAGCTTCTACTACATTCATGTACTGCCTACGGATCGCTTTGATTTCCATAATGTAGCCACGACCACCTAGATTACCATCGGGGCTAATGTCTCTTGATTTGATCTTGGCAAATGTAGTGTATGCACTCATTGAATGACCAAGAGCAGATAAGGTAGACCTAAGAACCTTAGCTATGTTCTTATTGCACTTTTGATTGAAAGTGTGGTTCGGATCCATATTGCGTTGACTTGGAGGGTGTTGCCCCCAAGCCCAAGCATTTGAGTCATCGCCATGATCTTTAATGAAGCGAACTTCACCAGCAGTCTTAACCCTACCTGCTGTCTTTGATCGGGCGTTAATCTTACGAGCTTGCTTTATAAGCATATAGCGTTCAGCTACTGCTCTTGGGTTCGCCTTTGTCATAATATACTCTCTCTTTCTAAATCTTACTGAAAGAGAGAGTATAAATAGACTATTAAAAAACCTTAGAGGCTCTGTCGAAGATGCTCTTCAACTACAGCCTTGAGACGAGCACGAAGGTCGTCTTTCCATTCTCTCTCGGAAGGCATCTCTGAAGCCTTAGCGATAAAGTACACAGTACCTACTGTTGGGTTAGCGTTGGTGAACCCCTGTGAAACTGTATCGAGGCTAAAGTAGAACGCATCGTCCTTTTCCCTATGTCCTGCACCCTTCATCTCACCCTCATAGTAGATCTTACCATAATCAGCAAGACCGCCCTCTACGAGATCATCGAACTCACCAGAAAGAAGAGTTTGACGAGTCCGATCTACATTAGATTTCTCTGCGTACTGCTTACGAATAGCTGGAACAGGAAGTTTGCCACCACGCTCATAAACCATTACAAAGTTTCCAACCTTTGGCTGTGTGATCGCTTTCTGATAGTGAGCGAGGCTCTTGAACTTGGCACGATAGATACCAACACCATTGTGTGGAGAGAGAGCTTTCTCTCTCATATCAGCAAGGATCTTATTTACTTGGTTAGTATCACCCTTAGCCTCGGCCTTTTCGAGCTTCTTGGTTAGACCACCAATGCCTCGTGCTGGCATAACAGCTTTGAACTCGAACTTCTTGCTTCCAACTCGACCTGTTGTGGTGTCGATTGGAGAAAGCTGATAGATGCAAAGCTCACGAAGGTCAGCAGGCTCGATACGAGCGACAACGATGCAGTATTGCTCGTTTTCTGGAGTATGCTCAAGAACACCACAGTTTCTCTTGTTGTCGGGGTGGATGCACTTTGAGGGGTCAACATGAACAATCTCGCCCACCTCAAGAGGACCACTCTTCGATTTGGGTCTAGCTTCTCCAGGCTGACGAATCTTAACACCTGCACCTGCGAGGTATGACTTAACCTCATTAGCACTCATGCCTTGTGGGTTAGACATTTTTGCCCAAGCCGCAAATGCAGCCGCATCGTCTGTATTAAGAGCAGTTGCGATTCGGTCGGTCTTGAGGAGGTTGATGAGTTTAGCCTTGAGAGCTGGATCTTTCTGAGCGAGTTTCAGTAGTTGTTCTCTTTGTGTCTTGTCCATGACGGATCTCCTTTAAATGAAAAAACTGACACTACATAGCGAGCTATAAACAAACTATTAAAGACTCTCTGCCGACACCCCATGCTCTGATAGATACTTTAATCCCTCTTGGTGGACATCAGTCTGTAAAGGGGCATACACTTTAATGATGCCTGCATGATGGATTGCCTTTGCACACATAAGGCATGGATCACATGAGGTGAAGATCCACTTACCCATCGTAGACATACCGTTTCGAGTGGCATTTAAGATCGCATTGATTTCTGCATGATGACATCCGACATCATTTTGAGTACCGCTTTTGACACCGTACCGATCACGCAAACAGTCCGACCCCCCACATAAATCTCCATTACCTCCTCTCGGCGGCCCATTATATCCTTCACTCACAACAACATTACTATCGGGGTCTACGATCACAGAACCCACTTTCCTACGACAACAAGTGCTTGCAGAGGCGATAAGGGTGCATTGTTGCTTTCGGATTTCGATGTGTTTGAGCTTCATATTCTTTAGATACCTTTCGCTTATAGAGTGAGGAGAATATACCCTCAGAATGGAGTCCACATGACAAAGGCAGTTTTGTTAGATACGAGTGTTCTAATACACGACCCTACCTCTATGACCTCTTTTGGAGATGATACCGAAGTCCTCATTCCAATCTATGTTATTATGGAGCTTGATGTCCTCAAAGACACACCAAAGCGTGAGAAATCCCATGTCGCTCACCTTGCCCGACAAGCCTCAAACCTCATCCTTGAGCTACAGCCACAAGGTAAGGTCAAAGTAGTCTCTCACGATGGTGAGATCAGCATCCGATCTTTAGATCGTGCTAATCAGATTAGGTATGTAGACCTACTCATTCTACAAACTGCTATCCACCTTAAAGATGATTATGATTTAACTCTAGTATCAAGAGACATCAACCTTCGTATCATCTGTGAGTCCGTAGGGGTTAAATCAGACGACTACACATCAGACACAAGCACAGATACTCTTAATGGCATCGGACTCAAAGAGTTCGTACCCGATGTTGTCTTAATGAACCAGCTCGTTAAATCATATTGGCAAGGGGCTGTTAGACTCCCACACGAGTTTGATACCCCTTTCCATGAAAACCAATACGGATGGTTTATAGCACCAGGTGAAAAGACACATCTATTCGTACACAGAGATAACTCACTTTTCCCTGTAGATAAGGTGCGTACCGAGAAAGCTAAACCTAGAAATCTTGAGCAACGAGCCGCACTTGACGCTCTATTAGATCAAGACATTGAGCTAGTCTGTCTCTTAGGTAAAGCAGGCACAGGTAAGACCTTTCTTGCATTAGCTGCCGCTCTGGAGCAGGCTCACACATATCAGCGTATATTGCTCTCGAAGCCTGTCGTTGATGTGGGTAATGGTATCGGCTTCTTGCCTGGTTCTTTATCCGAGAAACTTGAGCCTTGGATGCAGAGCTTCTTTGATAACCTCGATCAGATCAACCCTCTTTGGGACGCTGGTCCAATGGGTGGGGAGATGGGTAGCAAAGAGGGCTTCCTTGAGAAGAACCAGATTGAGATCCAACCTATCCACTCTATTAGAGGTCGCTCACTTAAGAGTGCGTTTATGATTATTGATGAGGCACAGAACCTCACCAAGCATGAGATCAAATCAATCATCACAAGAGCGGCAGAGGGGACGAAGGTTGTCCTCTTAGGCGATCCTTATCAGATAGACCACCCTTACCTCACCAAGCAATCTAATGGTCTTGTGTATGTGATTGAGCGTATGCTGGATCAGCCTTTATTTGCGTGTGTGAGTCTACATAAGTCAGAAAGGTCAAGTCTCTCTGATATAGCGGCTGACTTGCTTTAACTCTTAACATAGACCTTTAAGACACCGTTCACCATTTGAACAGATACATCACCTGTCATGTGGTGTTCGGTAGTCTGTAAACCATCTTTATCCTCATGGATAAGGACGACTTTATTGAACCCCTTAGCCTCTTGTCTATCTACCCCGACATAGATAACAGGCTGGGTGATTTCTTGTGCTTCTTCAAAGCTCTTAACTGGATCGCTCATGGTCTTGCTCCTATATGAGTGGGTTATTCATATAGGAGCAAGTCATTTAATCTTTAATGATCTCGATGTTAGTGACCTGGATGTTCTTAGCGTCAAAGATCACAACCTCTGGCTCACCATTTACAAGGTGTTCCCCACCATACCAAACGATAGCGTCATAACCCTCTCGTCTTGCTGACTTAGCCTCTTTCAAGTCACGAACCAACTTGACATTGTTTGCTCTGACCTTGCAAGTAAGGACTTTAGGGAGGATGGAGTCTGGACTTATGCCTAAGTTTTCCAATGAGTACGCTACGGCATCTCTCCCACTAGAAGAGCTACCACTAAACATTGAAAAGAGATCACCTAGCGTATCTGCTTGAGCTTGGCTCATTCCATGTGAACCCTCTATAGCGTCAACCACATCAACTAGATCGTTCATGTCTATCCCGATTGTGTCAAGATACTGACCACGAGTCATTCCAGAGGGGGCTTTCTCCATCATCATTTCCGTGAGCTTATCATCCCACCCATGATGATAAAGATGGTCTGCATATTGATAGACCTCAGAGGGTAAACCTTTCTTTAAGAGGGGGAACACCTCGTCATAAGTGATAACAGAGTTCCTACCACTATCGGCATACTTGTAGGCTGTCTTTTTTGACACAGCGAAGAAGAACCCAGCCCCTATGTATTGAGGTTGGTTCAACAGTTCCTCCCTCATGTACTTAGCGTCAAAGGTCTTAAAATCACTTGTAGTTCCATGATAGACAGTAATGGGTTTCCCACTATGTAAAAACTCTGTAAGTTCCTTATTGTAGAAGCTAACAGGTTCTGGGTGGTCTTGTCTTTCATAGTTGAAGCGTACCATACCCTTACCAGCCTTCTTGATAAGGTAGCGTAAGACTACCTCATCAGACTTGGTGGCTTCCGAGGATAAGATATGTATCTTGCCATTGACCCACTTGGCGAAGTCTCCAAGCATAAGCCCCATTTTCTCTAAGACCCGACCATCAGTAAAGAGTGCCTTACCCTCTGCGGGTCTTTCCATGACAAAAGCGTCTATGACTTTTTTATCTTTAGTCGAAAGCCTGTAAGACGCTTTCATGTATCTATTGGCAACTCTTTGATATGGTTTCATCATAAAGTCCCGTCAAAGTCTTCATCTGGTTCTGGTTGACCAAGAGGTTTACTAGGTTTCTTAGGTGAGGGTGGCTTACCTCCCCCTCCATTCTGCTCAAGTGCGGTAGTCGCTACATGGGTGTACTTATCAAGGGCGGCTTGCCCTAAGATGTACCCGATCTGAATAAAGCCACTCGTGACAATCATGGTAACGAGAACCATGAAGGCATAGTGGTCGATTTGAGTCTTGTACTCCCACACCACATAGAACATAAGGATCTTCCACCCGATGTCAGCGATGAGATAGGCGAGGAACTTTTTGCTCTTGAGGGGAACACTGCTTAGATTCGTTGGGTCATTCTTAGTAGCCATGATTATTACCTTTCTTTTTCATCAACCCAATAATCAACAAAGTATTTGAGTTGATCTTTGGTTATGCCTTTTATTTTTAGTTCAGCTTTAGCAATGCCATTTTCTTCACGAAAACGATCAAAATCTTCGTCTTTAAAGTAATCTACCTGATATGGATTTCCATCTGCATAGTAAAAGTAGATAGTGTCTCTGTTGTTATCATCTTCGTAGACCAAATCACCAAAATTCTCCATAAGGTCATCAGCAATGGATACTAGAGCCTCTGCAACGGCACTATCCCTGTCATAGCCTTTACCTTTCTCATCGTACCTTATTTCCTCTTTGGCAATAACCCTGTCATTCTTATCGAGAATGATGTCTGTAAAGGTGTATGAGAGAGTGTGGGTGTAAGCGTCCCAGTCCAAGTCTCTGCTCCAGTCTGTGCGAGATGCTTGCCTCTCAAGGCGATCAATCCGAGTTTCAAGATCACGAATGATCTCTGTTGCTGTTCTTCTCATAGTGAGATCTCCTATTGGTTCACTCTAAGTTTAGAGCGTTTATTAGATGATGTGTTGACAGTTTTAGGGAGGTGATTGTTACCCATATTGATCCGAGTACCCATTGCCTTCTGAAACTTATCCTCTACGATCTGGGGGTAGTCTTTGGGCTTGGTGCTAAAGGCATAGATTTCGTTGAGTCGATACTGCTCTTCCTCGGTCATTCCAGGAAGGAGCTTCAAGAAATCGTCTCTTGCTTTCTGATTGTCGTTCGATAGGAACTCTAAGATCAAGTAAGCAGGGAGTACAGGCATATTGGTGGGGTCATCTTCCACACCCTTAAGAGTGTTTTCACCATTGGGTCTTATCCAAAAGTTTTCCATAACAATCTCCTCTCTTTTAAGTGGGGATTGTATAAAGGAACTATTAAAGGAGGTGTCTTGTGAAACGAAAGACCGTAATGAAGATCACAAGCAGTATGTTAGACTGCAAATGTAAAGGTGACGGATATATTTTCCTCAAGAAAGGGGGCATGATTAAATGCCCGACACATTATGCCTGTGCATCTAGCGAAGAGTATCGCTTAGAGATGCTAAGGCTTGAGTATCAGAACATGAGGAACTTCGTTCTCCTCATGCCTGAAATGAACTCAACCTTTATTGATCTCAGTTTGCCAACAACAGCTAAGGGTGTTGATAGGCACATAGGGGCAAACTTTGTGGTAGATACCCCAGAATCTTGGGTAAAGGCTATCCAACAATATGTGCGAGAATACCTACTCAACTACAAGGTGAAAGAAGAGTAGCCATTGAAGAAAAAGCTCCTAGAGGGTATAGATGCCTCTTTTGACCATTTTGTAATGCAACACCTAGACTCATACTCGAAAGTCTCCCTAAGCCAAGATAAAGACGCTCAAATAAGATCGTTCGTTAAATCGGTGATAGAGAAGAAGCGAGCCGAGGGTGGTCAATACTTTAAAGACCCAGAGTCATTAGCTAAGAGGTATCTAACAGGTTGGGGAGGGGAGTGTGCTGTTGAGAAATACATAGGAAAGCCTTTTGTGGACTTCACGATAGGAGACTCACACGACTACTATGTACCCGACTTGAGATCGGCAGGGTATGAGGTAGGGGTAAAGACGGTCAACATGGGAGACTTCCCTCTATTGAGGAAGCCCACACCAAGTTCATCAAACACACCTCAGATTATCGTGATACGAGAGTCGAGGTACGATTTCTACATCTGTGGTTTGGCTACCTATGATGTAGTAAATGACCCCTCAAACTTTTCGCAGTTATTGGTGCGTAGTGGAGGGGTCTTAGAGGTCGGGGTCAAGTCAGCGTTTTATCGCTTTGACTTGCTCACCCCTCTTACATCTTAGCAAGTTCGCTTGGGCTATATGCGAGGAAGTTCTCGTCCCATTCTTTACGAGGATCATCCTCAAAAGGAGGCATATCTGGTCCTGCGTAAGCTGTGATAAGACCTTGCCTACCACCACCTGCTGGAACGATGATAAGGGTAAGGATGTTAGTAGCCCTCATTGGTCGAGGACGACTGATAAGACGCTGTGGAGGGCGGCCTTCACCACGAGACTTGAAGAAAAACTCCTCATCTCTCATGTCGATGCGATCTCCCATTTTCTTACCCCAAAGACGAGTCTCGCCTCGGAAGCCAGGTACTTTGAGAGAGGTAGCACCGTTAGGCATACCCATATCTTCCCACATCTCAAAAGCCTTAGCGAGAGACTTAGCGTCAAACTCTTTAGCGTGGGTTTTAAAGTGAGTTGAAAGAAGCTCGATGTCATTGCGAGCAAGGAAGTCCTCAACAACCGAGTCTACTGACCCTGCTTGTCTTTCAAGACGGGCAACTCGTTGCTCAAGGCTTCTGATTACTTCTGATGCTGTTCTTCTCATAGTGAGATCTCCTTATTGGGGTTGTGGGTGTAAGAACAATAAATGGCTTCAATAAACAATCTACAAATAAGGGGTTACACTTCCCACCAATCGTACATTGTAAAGCCGAACTCTTCGCTGATCCAGTCCGAGATGCCATCTTCATCCTCATAGGCTATGTCTATAGGTACGAGAACAATATGTGGTAGTCCAGCTTGTTCCACAGCGTCATCATAGTCGAGCGTTTCAAGCTCAGTTTGAGAGAAGTCCCACTGAACACGAACTTTCATGTTTTACTCCCAAGAGTCCGAGATGGTTCTAATCAATGCTTCACACACAAGATAAGGGTCAGCATTAGCGTTGGGTCTACGATCTTCAAAGTAGCCACAACCATTCTTAGCTGTCTCAACAGGAATACGAACCGAAGCTGTACGGTCAGACACTCCCGACTTAAACTCATCATAACGACAAGTCTCGTGATGTCCTGTTAATCGGATCTCATATCCAGAACCATAGCGATCAAGGTGCTCTTGAATCCTATGTGACATCTTCTCAACAGCCTTGTTGATTTCTTCAAGACCACCATCTTGCCTCATTGCTTTGGTGGAGAAGTTGGTGTGCATACCCGCACCATTCCAATCACCGGTGACTGGCTTAGGATCAAGGGTGGCCGAGATGTCGAAATCTTCACCTACACGATATAGAAGCCACCGAGCAATCCATAGATAGTCGCTTGCAGACAGAGCATCTTGCATAGGACCGCCAAGTTGAAACTCCCATTGACCAGGCATTACCTCTGCGTTGATGCCTGTGATTGGTAGCTCTGCTTTCAAACAAACATCAAGATGCTTCTCGACTAGATTTCTACCCGACACTTCATCAGCCCCAACGCCACAATAATAAGGTCCTTGTTCAGCAGGAAACCTACGCTCACTAGGGAAGCCAAGAGGTCTTGATCCCTTATAGAGCGTATACTCTTGCTCAAAGGCAACCCACTCACCTTGATCGTCAAATGACTTGAGTGCTTCTACGAGCTTGGCTCTTGTATTTGAGGGGTGTTTTTCTCCATCAACAGTCTCGACTTCACATAGAACGAGAATGTTATCTCCACCTCTAATGGGGTCATCAACAACTCTTACAGGTCGTAGCACACAGTCAGAGGAGCTACCTTCTGCTTGCATGGTAGAAGATCCGTCAAAGCTCCAAAGGGGTAGTTGTTCTGGTGAAAAAGCAGGAGCTGAAAGGTACTTGGTCTTAGACCTTACTCTTGCTGTTGGGTTTCCACCATCAATCCAAATATATTCTGCGAGCATTGAAGCTCTCCTTTCTCAAATAAGAGAGGAAGGATTATAAAGAAACTATCAATCAAACAAGTCGAAGATAGAAATCTGCTCCCCCTTTTGAGGTTTCGCCTTACCCACTTGAGCTTCTGACTCAATCTCTGTGCCGAGTGGCATCCAATGGCGAATACGAGCCTCGCAAATCTTTGCGTACTCTGGATTAAGCTCTACCCCCACAAAGTCATGTCTAAGCCGACTCATGGCTATACCTGTAGTTCCCGAACCTAAAAATGGGTCTACAACCTTTGAGTTAGGAGATATATCCCTTGCACACCATTCCATGATGTCGATTGGTTTAACTGTGGGGTGGATGTTAGCTCGCCCAGCTCCCTCAGCCGACAGACCAGCTTCTCTTTCAGACCGACTCGCTTTTGATGTGTAGTAAAAGCTATCTGATTTATCTGCTACAAAGATTGCATCTCGAACTTCAAAACCTGTGTCCTCAAGAGCAATAACACCCTTATAACCAATGTCTTCTGGAATCATTACCACATGAGCACCTGGCTTAAGGATGTCCATGATCTCTTTAGCCTGTTCATCTGTCGGTTCACCTAGTAAGATTAAGCCATGCACCATCGGTTCATAAGAAGGGATTAACGCACCCTCCTCATATACCTCTTTCTTGTATGCAGAGAAATCAAGATCATCGAGGGTTGAAACTACGACACAAGCGTCATCCACAGGTGGGGTAATCATCGTCTTAAAGTATTCAATCATTTCATCCATTTAAAAATCCCATAACTTTGGTTTTGGTTTAGGTTCTTCTCACATTCAGAGTCATGTGAGTGTTCAAAGTGTAGCTTATATAGATTGTACCTCTGCATATCTGCAATCACCTATTTTGATCTCAATCATTGGTTATTCTCTTTCTTAAATTGTTTAAAGAACCTAGAAGCACCACCTTCATCGTTATATCCTTCTTTATATCCTTGTCTTTGAGTAGAAGAACTATGGAAAGAGTTTCCTTGATATGGGTTAAAAGTATTATGGTTTTGACTCGACCAACCTTTGACTCGACCACTTTGTTGGTCTAACTCTTTAACAGGACAATCTTCTACACAAGCCCAATCTGCCACTGTCTCTTTTCCATCTTCATCTGCATACCCTGCTTTCCCCTTCATATTTACAGGGCTAAAGCTACCTCCTCCCCCATATACATAATTGCTTTTAGTCTTATTGTCCTGATGAGCAGTACCCGATTTAATCTTCTTTGTACCTTTTAACTCACAACCATCTTTATGAGTGAGGATAAAGTTAGCTGGAAACCTACCAATCTCTTGCTCACTTGAGTCTCCATAAATGCCTTTTGTTTTAGAAGCCTCTGACTTGCGACTATGGTTTTTTGTTTTGTCGTGAGAAGAAACTCTAGTCTCATCTATATTGATAGCTCCGCACCCATGTTTAAGAGTGTTCTCGGCTACAGAACCTTCAAGGGGTTTTCTCAATAGGGTGATAATCATTTCTTAACCCCAATACATATACTTTCCCATGCTGGTTTAAGAGCAGTACCCCAGCCATCCCAAGTCTTAGCTTCATCCGACACTAAGGCACGAACAGGGATCATAGCGTTCTTTTGGACAATGCCCACACCCCCTCGTGCAATCCCTCCATGACCTTGTGAGTCCTCAACACTCACACCTGGCTTATGTCCGATGATTTCTCCCTCGACCCCTAGTTTCTTTTCAAACTGCTTGGCTAGGTTGTGTGATTTTGGGAATCCGCTATTACCCGTCACAAAAACCTTCCCGTTCCTTCTTGCGACAAAAGCCCCATAAGGTACTCGCACACACCACATCACACCCTCATAAAACTGAGGTGTTATGGTTGCCAAAGTGGTGCTGGTAGACCATGTGCTTCGTAGAGTTTGTGATCTCGATTGTTCTTGAACAGCATTAAATTCTCGATCCGATTGTCTGTCGCATCGTGATTGATGTGATGGACACACTCTGTCCGAGTAAGTGGTCTGCTCAAACGCATAGCAACCTTCAATCTGTGTTCCGCCACATAACCATCTTTCCTCGCCATCTCTTGATACTCCGAGGGGCAACGAACATACTTGATCTTTTGCTTTGTGTAGTTGCCTTTCCGATTGCGATATGTCACACCACCCTTCCATGCTGGATTGTTTGCCCCCCTCATTGACTCCGAGTATTTCTTTTCTGTCTCCTCGCTCCAAGCCGACCTCCCCTTGTGTGCATGAGATTTCCACTCTTGACCCCTCACCACCCCGTTGCACTTTTGAGAGCAATAACTGACTTGAACCCTCAAGGCGTGGCTCGCTGATCTTTTGAAGGTCTTGTTGCAAATAGGGCAAGTCAGAGTTACCTTTTTCTTCTGACACTCTTTCTTGCAATACACCCTTGATCGCCCCACTTTCCCGTCCGAGACTTGAAACTCCCCCTCGCAACCCCGACACACTTTGGTGATTTTCGGTAGACGCACACACTCGCGACTGCACCGCTCCTGCGTGGGGCTTTTTGTCTGAAAATCTTGGTCGCAACTCTTGCATACTTTCGTCAGTAGTGGCTTCGCTCTGTGTTTTTGTCTTGGCATACAGATCGACTTTCTCCTGCCATGAACAGTCGTATCTGTTAGAAAAAGTTTGTTGCAATCCTTGAACTGACATATCTTCCACAAAGGGTATGACTTCTTTTGCTTGCAGGTGTTCTGCGAGATGAAAAGCTCTTTCTCCCTCTCGTTCAACAATGCAACGGTGGTTTTTAGACACGAGCTGGTCTGTATCATCCGAGTATATTCTGTATGCGGTATCCTTGTATTCATATCTCAACATCTCCTGTACTTCTTGGAGATCAAATCGATCTCCCTCTAAGGAGTATGCCACAACCATAGAACCAACATCAAGCTCTTGATGTTTTGACCACCCTTTATCAGTAAGGATTTCAGTATCCTCACAAAGACACCCATAACTCCAGGCTTCAATCTTGAGATCAGAGAACCCTATTTCCTCCATCATTGCTATTAAGTGATGAAAGGTTCTTGTACCAGAGAACGCTTTGAGAACCCCATTCGGTTTAAGGACTCTATGAGCTTCAGTTAGCCATCCTCGATGCCACTCCCTTTGTTGTGACCCATCTCCGATGTCATCCCAACCTTTAGACATAAACTTGAGTCCATAAGGGGGATCACAGATAATAGCATCAACGGAGTTATCCTCTAGGTCTTTGAGTCTTTGGGTGCAGTCACCTATCTTGATTTCTATCATTGGTCATTCCCTGTCTTAAATTGTTTAAAGAACCGAGAAGCACCACCTGTATCTCCGAAGCCTGGTTCTCCTTTTTCATGTCCTGTACCCCACCCTGTTCTGCCTTGATTAGAATAGACACCTTGAGCGTTCCCAATACGACCTCCTGTCGATTTACTTACCCCACTTTGTTGATCTAACTCAACAACAGGGCAACCCTCCACACAAGCCCAATCCATCACCTCCTCTTTCCCATCTTTATCTGCATGACCCATCCACGCTTCATTGTCTTTGACAGTTTTCACATCTGTAAGGCTACGATCCTTTTGGTGTTCTTCTTGGTATTTCTTAGACCAAATACCACCTGGACCATTCGGATAACCTTTATGTCCTTTAACTTTCTTAGTCCCTTTTAATTCACAACCTTCTTTATGGATAAGGATAAAGTTAGCTGGCCATCTCCCTGTAGTGATCTTGCCCTCGAAGTCCTCTTTAAGACCCGATTGAAAGACTGTACTTTTATGTTTATCGGGAGAACGACCATTTTTAGATGTGTCTTGAATGATGTTTCCAATGCGAATTTCATCAATGTTAATCGCACCACAACCATATTTAAGGGTATTGTCAGCAACAGAACCCTCGGTGGGCTTTCTTAATAATGTTATAATCATTGGTCATCCTTTGTATCAAATTGTTTGAAGAAATTTGACCCATCACACTTTATATTATTTGTTAAGATGAAGTTAGCTGGCCACCTACCTTTTTCTTTATACATCTGTATGTCAGATCCAACTTGAGCTACATGACCCGACCAACCTTTTTCTCTAGGGTCTGCTTTCTGTATTTGTCTCGCTTCAAAGTTGATGCTTTCGTCATCACCAAAAGAAACTCTTAAAGCATCAATATTGATAGCCCCACAACCATGTTTAAGGGTGTTCTCAGCCACACTTCCCTCTAGGGGTTTTCTCAGTAATGTAATGATCATCTCTTGCTCCGAATCACATGACCCACAGAACCAATCGTGGTAGCTATGGATATGGATTTGTCTAACAACTCAATCATCCTACCGACAGGGAATGGTTCGTATAACTCTTTTATGCCCCAAACGCTTGAGTCATTCTCGGCAGTACCAAGATTATGGCAGACCACTTTGAATGGTGCTTTCAACGCTCTGTCCAGATACTCATTGCCTGTCTCGATGTTGTAGAGCGTAGGGATAGCACCTTTGACATAGCCATTCACCTTTGCGTCCATCATAGAAATCAACGCTTTCTCGGCAAGTACCCTTCTCCACCTTGCTTCGGCTTCGGTTGCCCCACCTACTCGTAAACGAACTAGAGTGCCATTGAGGGCATTAGCTCTTTTGCGTAGTAGGTCTTGTGTATGAGGGTGAGGACAAGTCTCTGCTTCTCTAAGAAGTTCATCTACTCGGTCTGCTGTCTTATCTACATGGTCATCATAAGGGTCTACAATCATCTCACCATAGTTGAGGACTGTGTTAATCGCAGAACCGTAGAACTCTGGTACAAACTTTTCGTATTTCTGATCGACCACAGTTGCCCCTGTAAACGAAGCAAAGTCATCTAGCCACCCTTTACCCCAAATCACTCTAGGGGCATCACAAGCGTACACTTCAAGCGTTCCCTTATGATTGTTCATTTTGATTGCTTGTAGGGCTTTACCCCCAACCATTGGAGCGATAATAACTAATGGCCTACCTTCAAACGATCCCATATACTCCATAGCGTTGAGTATATGATCTACTTCAAATACTGGACGACTAAACAGAGCGAACATTGGACCTTTGAGGTATGCTTCTTTGTCATGGTGTACTTTTAAAGAAGCGTGGAAGGACTCGGTTTCGACTACCTCACACCCATTGCCTTCCCATTTTTCAAGAGAGACATGAGAAGATAAAGATCCAGCGAGATAGATTGCTTCGGAGATTTTATCAATGGACTCCTCATCAAGCTCACTTTGCAGTCCGATTTCTTTTAGGATGTCTTGGTTAGACTCAAATCGAGGCACAGCATCTACGGCTATATTTACAGCTCGCTTCACCTGCTCTGTAATAAGAGGGTGTACCTCACCATAATGTCGGTGAAAGGATCTCAAGAGAGATATGGCTATGAACGCACCCCACTTACAACCGTCACCAGATTTACAGAGTTCTAATAAGGAGGTCTGTATAATTCTAGCGTAGGGTTCTGGTCGGTACGCATTGATGATGGACTTAGCCGAGAGGTTATTCCAAATCTTGTTGTTGCGAGAGAGTAGGACTGTTCCTCCATTACTCGCATGGCTCAAAACTAAAAGTGATGATAGTTCATTTATTGTAGGTATAAATAAAGATAACGACATGAATGATACTCACATAGAAAGGTGAAACGATGTCCTCTATAGTTATACAGACAAGAGCTAACGCTTGCTCATATAATAAAAAGGCAAGTGTCTCTGTTGGGTGGGGTGGTCAAATCCCCCAATCAGCGATTGAAGCCTATCCTAACCTCGCCAAAGCAGTAGACTCAACAGACTTTGCTCTTGCTGTCGAAGCGTTCCAAGAGGATACCTTTGGTGCAGGATCTGGAGTTGATGGAAAGATGGGTCGTGGCACATGGTCAGCGATGTTGAAGAAGTTTGATCGCATTGAGGACGGTCAAGCATATTGGACAGTCAATGATCGTAGGGTGGGTGTTGACATTGACCCCAATGTAGAAATCGTCAACTTTGACCAACCAGGTGGTCTTGATCTTCACAGATTTGGCCACTTCTCATCTCGTAAAGGTAAGAAGCCGACCATCATTGTTGTGCATTGGGGGGGTCTTGACCCTCACCATTGTCATCGTATCTTCTCAAGTCCTGACCGACAAGTCAGCTCTCACGCTGGTATTGGGCTAAGTCCAGAGGGTAATCCTACGATCTATCAGTACCTAGATTTGAACCACAAGTCATGGCATGGTGGTTGGGCGAACTCGTACTCTGTCGGGATTGACATCTGTCAGCAACCTTCACTCAAGTGGAAGAACCACTATGTGAAGAAGGGTTATGATGTTTACGAGACTACCAATGATACAGGTCGTGGAGATAAGAGTATTATCTCCTTAGACCCTAATGTTGCTCTTGCAGTTCGTGAAGCAGTTAAGAGTCTCTGTACAGCACTAGACATTCCTTATCAGTTCCCCTGTGGCTCGGACGGTCAATCTTATGACGGAGATTTCTATCATGGGGTTGTCGATAAGAGTTATCTAACAGGTAGCTTCACAGGGGTTATCGGACACCACCACATCACAGCTAAAAAGTGGGATTGTGCTTGTTGGTGGGATACTCTTTTCGGGTAAAAAATGATCTTGCACTTGGTGTCTGATCTCAACCGAGCCTTAGAAATCAAAGCTCGGTTAGGTTGTCCTCATATCCACTTTATCATCGAAGAGGATTGTGGGGCATTTACTACAAGCCTCGTCTGGATGGAAGTGCTTACGAGAGCAAGTGGTCTATGTCGTAAAGAGGGTACTTGTGTTGTTTCACACAGCGACCTCTCAAGACACAAAGATACACTTAGTAATGAGGACATCGAGTTTTTACAAAAGATGCAAGCACAGCTAAATGAGAAGATGGTCGGCATTGAGGTTGTAAAGACATGAAGTCATGGGCTTATGAAGCGTATCAGATGTACATACAGGGCATAAGCTACCCTCTACTTGAAGAACACTTTGGAGTTAAACAAAGTACGATCCGACACTACATCAAGAGATACGCTTATGAAAACAACCTAGTCTACCCTCGACTCAAGCCAGATTATAAGTTGGCTTTTAATCTATACTACAACACGATGAGTGTCGGAGACATAGCTCGATACTTAGGAGTCTGTCGGTCAACCGTCAAAAACTACATTCGTAGGTATTCCGAAATGAATGGCATCCCTATGAACCAATCTTATAATAAGGGGCAAGTAGCGTACAATCTTCGACAGCAAGGCTATACCTACGACAAGATTTCTAAAATGCTCGGATATGAGAACAGATCTAACTGTTATCGAGCAATCAAAAACTACAAGGACAAGTTATGTTAGCCGTATTAATTTTTGGTGTCTTTTGTTTAACTGCACATCGACTTATCACCACTAAGATAACTCCAGAAGAGATGAGTGATATGTTAAATAGCGATGAATGGTATTAAGCGACCTTAGTGCATTTTGAGTGAGCGACTTTCCAATACCTGTTCGGTACTGAAACACCCACTTCTGATAAAAGGTAAAAGCTGTTCCAAAAGTTTCGGGTGATGAAGCCTTGTACTTTAAGGGTAGCCCCTTTTAACTCGACCTCAAACTCGACTCTTTGACCATTTTCCCATCTAGGAGTATGGCTCTGAAGTTCATCGCCCTCGACTGTGAACCGACCCTCGGCATTCTGTGTTTCGGGCTGATCAATGTCGTTAGTATATAACGCAAAGACATCTTCGTCATCAAGACGAAATCCGTCTTTAATGTTTCCGTCCTCGTCTACAACTTGAAAAGTTTCATTGTGGACGAGGACATCAATGATTGTCATTTTTTTTAGGGTTGTTTTGCCAACCAAAAATTGGTGGCCTACTCGGTATTCACTCATGGTTTCCCCTTATTATGATAGTGGTTAGTACCTCACTATTATATAAATAAGGGGTTACGATTATCTACCAACGAGGCTCTTTCCTACGAAAGTTCCCACGAGGTTGATTTCTGTTATCGTAGTGAGGGTTGTAGTGAGGGTTGTAGTGGGGGTTGTAGTGGGGGTTGTAGTGGCGAGGTGGGTGCTGATTATAGTGTGGTTGGTTGTAATGTTGAGGACGCTTCTCACGATAAACATCCTTGTCCCAACGCTTCCTCTGCTTCTGGATTACATGAGCTGGAACATTATGCTCACACCTCTCTGCGAGCTGTCGATCAGATAAGCCTCCGTCATAGAGATTGACGACCTGTACGAAGTAGTCATTCTTGTTTGCCATCTCCATGTAAGGATCACACTCCCACTTGCGAGTGAAAGTGTTATGAACGACAATCGTCTGATAATCGTCCTCCATAGCTTCGAGGCATTCTTTCTGACACCACTCATGAGCCTCTTTTAGAGACTCATGGTTGAAGTTGTAAACCCCGCTGTCATCAACAAAGAAATCGTCTGCTGACACCATGAACCGATTATCCAAATCACCGCAGATCGTCTCTGCGAGAGTTGTCTTTCCCGATCCACTTAACCCCCGTACCAAAATCAGTTGCTTCACTGTGCATCTCCAGTGCAGTTAAAGTTGTATCTCAATGACCCTTTTGGGTTCTCTCTGCTCTTCATTAGGTTTAGGTTTCAACTCCGGCTCTGGAATAGGTAGCCAAAGTCTCCGACCCTCCTCCTCAAGTTCTCTTTGTCTTTGCTGTTCCTTGAGGCTTTCGATCACAAGAAGGTCTATATCAATCATACCAAGCTCCTTTCAATACCATTCCTAAATTAAATTGTAAACACAAGTCGGGGTTGACCCCAAACTGTTTTATCCACAGCACCCTTTACACGCTCCTACAAGCTATTTTCCCTCACTACTCTTGGCTACCCACTCATCCATCTTTGCTCCTAAGTTAAACCTCTTTGCCTCTCCCCCTGTTAAGGAGGCAACACGGTTCATTGTGTCTTGCCCTAAGTTTTGAGCCTCTAGCTTAGGCTTGATCTTGAGCTGTGGCACTGGCTTAGTCTCGCTGTAGTCATCGACAAGGCTTGAAGGGATGTCTCCCTTCAAGATTGCATTGGCAAACTTTTTACGATCCACCTTGATCACAACCTCACCGACAGTAGAGGGGTCGATCCCAAGCTGGTTAAGCTCGGCTAGTAGACCAGCTTCGTCATAGCTTGTGCGTGATGCGTCCACATGGTTCACATCTCCAAGGGGAGTCTCGATCTTTTCCCCGACAGGGATATGCTGACGCAGAGCTTTGATCTCGGCATCGAGAGCGTCTTTTAGTGCCTTGATCCGACACAGGTTTTCAGCGATTTGTTGCTTATTCATATTGTCCTCCTAGTAGCGAGCCAAACAGCTCTTTCATGTAAGTGGTTGTTTGTTCTATGGACTCGGACTCTCTTAAAACCTCTGTCCAAGCGTCTTTAAAGTCGAGGTGTTTGTCCTCTTCTACAATGAGCGTCATGTCCTCAAATAGATCGAGAAAAGCTAGTGCATCTTCTCTGCTTTCGACCTTAGACAAGGCGACTAAGATCATTCCTGTATCTTGGGTTGTATTGCTGATTAGTTTGTATGTGTGCTTCATGTTATCTCCTTACGACTTTTATATGATTACCCGACCTCACGCATACAGACTTGCTCGTCTGTCTCGTCTTGGATCTCGGTTTGGGTCATCAACTCCATGATGTCCTCAAGGCTTACAACACCGTCTGTTCCTCCAAAGTCATCGACCATGACTGCAAGGTGAGACTTGCTCGTGGTGAACTGCTTGAACATCTCTTCACAAGTGGTTGAGGACTCAACCTTGAGGACGGCACGAGTAAGCTCTTGGACTGTCGGGTTCTCGTCCTTAGCGAGTGCTTGGAAAGCGTCTTTAAGGAGCATGATACCCTGTACATCATCTCGGCTCTTGCCTAGTACCACAAGGCGTGAGTGCTGACTCTCAAAGAGAGCTGGCTTGATGTCCTCAAGACGCTCGTCAGCCCTAACAGTAGTCATGTTCACACGAGGTGTACCAACCTGCTCAACAGTCGTGAGCGAAAGGTTGTATGTACCCTCGTAGATCTTCTCAACGATAGCACTAGGCTCTGCACCCTTAAAACGAGCTGTGAGCTTTCCGATGACCCAGTTGACAGGTGTGAGTACCCATGAGAGCAATACCATCATAGGAGCGAAGATACGACCTCCAAGAAGTGGGTTGTTTGCACCGAACGCTTTGGGGATGATCTCCCCACAGATGATGATCGTGAAGGTCAAGACACCCATCACAAGGCCGACATACTCGCTACCTAACCACAGACCCGCTGAAGTGCCAACAGCACCCGAACCCATGATGTTAAATATATTGTTGCCGATGGTGTTGGTTGAGATATACGCATCCTTGTCCTCCATCACCTTAGCGAGAGAACACGCACCAAAGAGCTTGTTCTTACAGGCGGACTTGACCTCAGCCTTAGAAAGACTTGCTACAGCCATCTCCCACATAGAGTGGATAGCTGAACCGATGATAGTGATGATAAAAGCAGTAAGTGTGCTGACCATGTTTTGTTCTCCATTGGGAGTGAGTGAATGAGGTCATTGTCAACCTCGACACTAGGTAATAGATAAGGGGTTACAACGCACACCTCCAAGACCTAAGTCATTGTAAAGTAAAGCAAAGTCGGAGTTGTAACCCCTTATCTATAGATATGTGTCGGGGGGCTGAACCCCCAACCACTCTCAAAGGAGAAGCCTTATGGCAAAGCAAAAGCTCGCAATCACCACACTCGCAATCAAGGCTCGGCTCGTTGATCGAGTCGATGGTGAGATCTACAACCCCTCTACCCTCTATGATGACCTCGCTCGGATCATCGAGCAGAATGGGTACAAGATGGATCCACGCCAAGCTGTGAAGAAGGTCAAGGCTTTCAGTCAGCGTAAGCACGATGAGTGCTACACCAACTTCGGTGTGGACTACTAATCTGACCCTCATGGGTCTGTAACCCTTTATCTATAACCACACATCATAAACCCAATCACTCCCAACGGAGAAACAAAATGTCTCGCAAGACCACCCTCACCTTTCAAACATACTACAATGATGCAAAGTTCTTCTACGCTAAGGGGAACGATACCGAGCTTGGCGTAATCCGAAAGACTCCCTTTGGAGTCGAGGCTTCGATGTTCATCGGAGAGCGTGGAGCTTGGACGCAGGAGATCCCTGTGTTCGAGGGGGGCTACACTAAGGACTGCGAGAGCTTCCTTCGCAAGCTCTTTGCCGACAAGCAGAAACTTGTCGATGTAATCGAGGCTTACCGAGCCGAGCAGAACGCACAGCTAGATGCACTCACCAACCGACTCACTAACTAAAAGGAGAACACCATGAACCACGATCTTAAAGAGAAGCTAGTAGAGGCTTTTGAGTCTGCTATCCAATACGCCTATGGGGATTGCACCACCATAGATGGGGTGGGGTCATGGGGTGGCGAATCATACTACTACGGAGGGTTCATCACCGAGGGTGATAATCACCTCAACCTCAAAAGGGGTCAAGCTCAACTATCCAAGGACTCTGACTTAAAAGAGATGGGGATCTCAATCAGTCAGATTGAGACAAATAAAGACGAGGAGTATCTACGAGGTGAAATGGACATTCGTATTTACTTCACCTTAAACGCTTAAACAGACCGACTCATAAAGGAGAACATCATGGGAATCGACCCAATCACACAATGCAATCTTGCCCCTACCTTCCGACTCCGTTTGGAGCATAAGGACGGACACTACAAGTTTTGGGAGGCCACAGGTCGCTCAGACGGTTCTGTAATCATCCGATATGGACGGATCGGGGATTGGGGTACAGCGATCACTAAGGATCGAGTGTACTTCGAGAAGAAAGCACCACAAAAGCTCAAGAAGGGCTACACAGTAGAGGAGATGACACTATCATGCTAAACGCAATCAAATCAGCCGACAACATCTTAATCGTAACAGGTGCAGGGATCAGCACCTCATCGGGCATCCAAGCATGGCGTACAGGAGATGACGCTGTGTGGGCGAATGATGTCCTCGAAAAAGGCACACAACGCTACTTCAATCGCAACCCAGCTAAAGCGTGGGAGTGGTATCTCAACAAGTTCAAGGGTGTCTTTGCCCTTGAGCCTAATGACGCTCATAAAGCACTCGTGGAGCTTGAAACATGGTGTGAGTCCGAGGGTAAGGTCTTTGACATCATCACACAGAATGTGGATCACCTACACAATAAGGCTGGCTCAAAGAATGTCATCGAGATACACGGAACAACCAACGCTGTGCGTTGCCCTAATCATGGGTGTGATCATGGAGAACCGAGAGGTTCAATCCCTATGAGCGAGGTATGGGCTGACTATCAAAAGTTTGAGCAGACCAAAGACCCGAACGATCTACCTATGTGTCCTAAGTGTGATGTACCCCTAAGAGCACACGCTCTATGGTTCGATGAGTTTTACGGAGCTCACGAGGACTATCAGCTTGATGACGCTATGGAAGCAATCGAAGAAGCAGATATGGTGGTCTTTATCGGCACTAGCTTCTCTGTCGGGATCACTAACATGGTAGTTCAAGCAGGTCGGCAAATGAAGAAGCCAATGTATATCATCGACCCTAGCCCTACCCAAGAGTCTAAGAGCTTCAAATACATCAAGGAAAAGGCGGAGGACTATCTACCTAACTTAGTGCAACAACTGGTGAAATAATGGCTATCTGTGAGCTTCAATCAAGATTGATGGGGGATAAGTCATTTACATTAGTAATGACTTACCCCCATGCAAGACACTCTGGTCTTTATAACAGAGTATTTCAGTTTCGGAACGGTGAAGTCTCATATCAAACTTACTACTTTGATGATAGTGGCTCGGACAGAAGATTTTATATCCTTCAAAAAATATCTGCACCTAAAAAGTTAGATATATCTAAAGTGGAGAAAACATTTTCGGATTTAAAGAGCAAGTCAGTATTTAAGTTCATTGATTTTATCAAGGGTATTGAACTTGAAGAATCTTTGAAACTTGTTTTCAAAGAGCACATTCACCACTTCAACTCAAAATGCAAAGTCTACTTCTGAACAAGACCCAACTACAGGAGCTGACGAATAACATCAAGACGCTCATACTGACTCATGTCGTACCAATCGAGCTTCAAGTAGCGTGTGCCACTTGGTAAGTGATCTGGTATCTGCATGACTTGAGCTTGTAGCTTGTGGAGGTAAGACTCCTCAATCCCCGACTCGAACTCCCGGCCTCTCTTAGAAATCCTCTCCATCGCTTGCTCCACAGAGACATGAAGGTGGATGCAGACATCAACATGGGGGATATAAGGCTTGAGCATATTGAAGTGCTTCATGTAAGAGGCGTGTTCGTCCTCTGTAAGCACCCCATCATCTCTTAAGATGTTGGCGAAACATATATCCCCAAAGATTGAGCGATCAAGCATGGTGTTCTCTGGAAGGTGCTTTGAGAACCTGTCGTAGAGGAAGTGCATTTGAAGCGTGTAAGCCCATCGCTTAGGATCGTCCGAGTAAAACTTTTCAAGGAATGGGTTATCATCAACCGACTCATACATGGGAGTGAGGTTAAAGTATTTGCTGGCTTCTGAAGTGAATGTGGACTTACCGACACCGATAAGACCCTCTACAATGATTCTCATGTGGGGCTACCTCCTTTTCATAGTTTATTTATACCTCCCGATAGGCATGAACCATTCAACAATCTCATTTAAAGGAGATGACCATGAGAAGAACCGCATCAGAAGTAGTTAGAAATCTTGAGATGAGGATCGCTCGTCTTGAAAGACAAGCATCTGGCACTGTTGAATATGACGAGTACGGTCGTACTGTCGAGTACGACATTGATTATTCATATCGACCAGATGTCAAAGACTCTAGGAAATATGTAGAGAAGATTCTCAAAGAGGTCAGCCTCGAATTCCTAGATACCCATGAAGAACCTTTTAGCAAAGATCTTGCTGAGTTTGAATGGGAATATAGGGGTATGGAATCAGTAAAAGATCAGCTTTACCTTGTTTACTCCATCTATGCTTTTGGCAGTGAGAAATCCGAGTCCACTTATCGTTCAGGCTTTCCTCGTGATACAGAGGCTCATCATGTTGGGCTTATTGTGCCGATTGACTGGGGTACAGGAGATGTTGATGCTGAATGGGAGGACATTGAAAATTTCTTAAAGAAATCAGTCTTAAGAGATAAGACTGCTTTTTCTTACAAGAAGCTAGATGAAGTCGTAAGGCGGTCGAAGAAGTATTACCGATAGAAGATTTTGGTGGGATATAAGCGAGTTAGCTTAAAGACCATGCCAGTGCTGATAAGCTCTGCGTATCGTTTTTAAGACATCGTTTCCAAACTCATGGAACTCGACATCCCCCTCATAGGTTAGCGTCCATTTAGAGTGCCTGTACGCTATGAGGTGATGCCAATTTTGTCTACGATCTAAAGTAATCAAGAGGGTTAGATCTGTATCTTGATTATGGATAAAGACAATACCGTCATGATTTCTGTCGTATGAGAAGCCACACTCGGATAACACAGTAAAGATGTATTTAGGGTAGGAGATACCCTTGAAGTTTGCTTCTACACAAACCCGAATACCATCTTGTTTTTGTGTGTACGGCTTGTTCATTGTCTGTGCCCTCTTATACATAGGGCACAGACAATAAAAAGATTACACTATATCATTGACATCCAATGGGAACTCTTCGTCCTCAACACTTAGAGATGTGATGAACTCAAAGATCTCTTTTGCAGTTGCCAAGATTTCTGTAATCGTAGGATATGCTTGCTCTGGATTTGAGGCGTATTTGCGAGAGTGGTACTCTTCGGCCATTTTCAGAGCTTGATAGACGGACTCATTCATAGGTAATCCCCTTGAGGTAGATTGGAAGTTATTCCTTATACCACCTCAAGGGGATTATCAATCCTTATGGGGTGAAAACACCTGAGGCGATGTCTCTAAAGCTAATACAAGCATTGTCCATCATGTCGGGAACACGCATATCGAGTTCTAAGAACCTTTTAGCGAGTGCCTTATAAATGATCATGATGTCCTCATCATCATATCCCTCATCTGATCTCTCTTCCTCGAAAGAAACAGAGCCGATAACCTTAGCGTGGCTAATCATTTCCATCATGGGGATTTGGCTGATGTAATCAAGCCATTCTTCGATAGTAGCTAAATCTTCCATCTTATTTATCCTTTCTTGCTCTTTGGACTTGGATGAGGTCTGGATCTTCTTCGCCTTCGATCAACTCGGCAATGATCTGACCTTGATAGTTCTCAAGTCTTAACTGCTCCCAAATCGCTTGTAAACAAGGATCTTGCGAGTCCTCCCAAAGTCTAATGTCGGAGGCATTCAACTCTGAACCAAGTTTAATCCTCTGTTGTACATTATCTGCTCTGTACTCTTTATTCGCACTCTCCTCTTGACCAACAGTTCTACTCTGCAATGACCTTTGTCCAGGAGCAGGAGTCCTGTGGTCGGTTTGAGGGTCAATCAAGCCATACTTCTTCATGTGTGCCTTGAAAACCTTTTCAGAACCACAAAGTCTCTCAATCTTCTCACGAAGCCCCTTGTTTGCATACCATGCAGTCCTGTATGCTTCTGGATACTGACTGACGACCTCTGTCCACTTGAGCTGTTGACCCTTGACAGAAATCCTGTCGATTTCTTGTTCCCAACACCAGGGATCTTCTGTATTAAGGAGATCCAATGGAGAGTTAAGGAAATCATTCACATCAAGGTTCGCTTCAAGAGCCTTCTTCTTGAGATATGCGTTAGCAATCTTCATCGAAGGTGTGCCGTCTTGGAGGTTTAAGTACATAGTCATAGAACTGCCATACAAGCCCCATAGCTTCTCACCGACAGCGACTCCATACTCTGTTGACTTCTTTGCATCGGGCTTCGGTGGCTTTGGAGTATTTGCGTCATACTCGGAGGCTCTGCGATCCCAAGCGTCCATCTCTTCTTGAACAACTGTCGTATCAATAGCAGGGCGAGGTGTGACAAGGCTGACATAATCGTTATTTCTAACGAGTGTGTGTGTGAAACCATTATCAAGTCTAACGGTAATGTTTCCATGCCCATCAACATCAGTAACCACACCCTCCATATTGTATATATGGGATGCGTGTAGTCTCACTCTCTCGCCATCTGCTTTGATCCGATCCCCAACTTGCCATCTCTCTTGCGTTGGCATCACAGGTCGCTCACCAAGAGTATTCTTCTTAGTTTCTTCCCATGCACTCATCGCATTTTTATAAGCATCTGCGTCTGACTTTTTAACCTTCATAGTTACAATGTCGGCTGTGATCACCAAGAGTTTTAAGAGATCAACAATACCTGGATTTTCACCCATGATCTGTTTAACAGCTTGAACATAAACTTGATTAGGGCTGTCAGAGGGAACTCTACTTAGTAAGCCGGTGAGGTTTATGGTGTTAGTAAAACCATATTTAGGCCAGACAGCATAACCACTATAGTAGCTATCTCCATCAGATCCAGCGGCGAGACACTTGATTTGCTTTATGCCCATGCGTTTTGCTGTGACGATTTCTGCAAATAAGAACCTTGGAGAGAAACCTCTAGGAGCACATGGTTTAGCCTTAACAAAGCCATTGTCGATGGTGTCCCTTCCAATACCAACACCAGCACCCTCAATGTACCTGTTCTCTTCTAATCGAATAGCACTACCAGTAACAGTACCTCTTGCATCATTCATGATGAAGTTAGCGAGTGCAGGTCCACCCATAAGGTCAATGATCTGCTTCTGCTTCTTAGTGAGGCTAGAACCGTCTCTATTGAACCTACCTGCCAACCATAGATCAGCATCATCATAACGACCTGGATCGAAAGTCATGTGGCTGAGTGGGTTTGCATCGTACTCTTCAAGTTCTTTTTCAGCTCTGGCACAGTTCTCTTCTGTCGGATCAAGGACTGCCCTCATCATAGCTGGTGTCTTAATCGCAATACCTGTGTCAGAGACACGAGCATCGAGACGAGCTGTAAGATCAGACTTCAAACCATTAACAATGATGTCTTGGAAGAAATCTTGATCCGCCTCATTAACCAAAGACTTGATTTGGTCAATCGAGAGCATATCAAAGTCATCTTTAACAGTCGCTCGCTCTTTGATGTCCATACCTTCTTGAAGAACGATCCTCTTAATGGGTTCTTCTTCACTTGGGAGGTTTACAGGGCAAACATAACCCATTGTGTTGAACATCTCATTGAGTTTGGGTTCAAGAACCTCGGCCTCCTCCCCTTGAGTAGTGAATGTGAATGAGTCTGAAAGAACCCAATCATCTTCATCCCAAATAAAGGTCTGATAGGTCTTACCTTCTTCAAGCTCGCTACGCTCAAGAGAACGAGCATTTATAAGGTCAACTTTGATACCACGAGCATTATCGCTAACAGTACCCTCTGACTCGGAGTCTGGAGCAAAGGTAGCATCAATGTAGATTTCCTCTACCTGTTCAGCTTGACCACCACGATAAGCACGAGCAGTTCTCTGCTTTAAGAGTTCAGAGTCAAACCCTTTACCACGATCAAGGTGGATGACCTTAGTGAAGGTTTGGAAGTTGAAACCACGAGCATAGTTGTCCGAACAAACAGCAGTCGCTAATGTGCTGTTCTCTTTGACATACTTCTTCGAGATGTCCATAGCCCATGTTGACTCGGTTTCAGTATCTTCCTCTTCCTCTGAAGCCATCTTGGTGTAGATGCCTGTGTCGAGATACTTTGCATCAAAAGCGTCAACGCTCATGTTGTCTTGTTCAGTGACCTGAGCGACAATCTCACCGTTCTGATAGAAGATGATCTCTTTAGCCCAAAGGACAGCGTGTACCTTATCTCTACGAATCTTGCTGTTCTTCTTGATGACAGACTCGGCAAGTTTAAAGTTCGAGCAGAAGTAGAGGCACTTCTCGGTCGAGTTATCCTTAAAGACCTTAGACCCGACATCAGCCTTAAACATACCTTCGGAAGAAATCCTAATGAGCTTGTTTAAAGCGGTTCTTACTTTAGATGTCGCTCTGGTGAGATCTTGATATGCCTTACTCTTTGTTCGATCAAAGAACTCGCCGTCAGTATCTTTCATAGTGGCGAGCTTATGACGGAGATCACGATACTTAGCAACCATAGCTTTAAGCTCGCCCGAAATGGCTTTAGCTTCGTCTTTATACTTTCGCTGTATAGCAGGAGGCATACGAGTAGTAAGAGTACGAGACTTGAGCTTCAAGAGCTTCGGCAGACTAACATCTTGATAATCGACACCAAAGTCGGGGTCTACAGAGATGTCCATCTTAGGTGCAAAGTAAGCGTTCTCTTTGACCCAGTTGTGGAACTGCTCTTGTAGCTCCCTATTAGGCTTCAGAGCGACCATACGACCTGCGAGTACAACACCGTATTTTTCGGCAAAGGCTTTCTCACTCTTTGCAGTAGGTACTTTACCTTTAGCAAGAGTAGCGAGTCTATAAAGATCAACAGGATCACGATCAAGTGCAGAAGCAGTCAAGAAAACTTTGCGAGGGTGTCCGAGAGAGGACACAGCATAGTTTTTATCTTTACCCGAAGTACCCTTCTCGAAGATCTCATTGATCTCGTCAAAGAAGCAAGCATAGTATCTCTCTTGGTACTTCTTATTCAAAGCTGGAGAGGACTTAACCTTAGCTTCCTTCTTGAGTTTGTTGTACTGTCTGCGAGACTTAGCAAGCTCTTTCTTCTTCGCTTCCTTTTCAGAAGGTGAGAGAGCAGGGTAAGAAACGAGTTCTTGAATGAGTTTCGTTTCGTTCCTAGCGGCTGTACGAACGATTGTAGGATCAATCAAGTTGCCGAGTTGGAAATCGACCTCTTTCCTAGATACCTCACGACCGTTCTTATACTTAACCTCATAGGTGATAGTCGCTTCTTTGCCATGATGCTTGTTTTCACGAGCTAGGCGTTTTGTATCAGCAACAATCTGTTTTCCGTTGTCCATCTCTAAGATGAGGTCGTCAATGCCCTCGGAACTCTTAAAGTCTGCAACAAAGTCCTCATAAGACATCTCATCAATGCGATCAAGAACGATCTGTTGCCAGTTAGGAGTTGTCTCGATTTCACCGTCAGCTCGCTTAAACTCGTCCCCACCTGTCACCATAAAGTTGAGGACTTCTTTCTTCAAGTTCCCGACAAGGCTCTTAGGTGAAACATAGAGGAATCTACGATTGGTATCATCACCCCCAAGCTCCATGCCCTCGTTAATTGCTTTTTTAATCGCAACAAGAGAGGTAAGGGTCTTACCAACACCTGTATCAAGAGCGACAACACCTTGCATACCCGATGCGTCAAGCCAAGCAGCCGCTTCTCTTTGTTTGTTGTTAAACTTGAACTTGCCTCTAGCTGTCTCTGCAACAAAACCACCAAGAGCTTCGGGAGTGAAACGCTCTGTATTCTCAACAGTAGTAGCGTTCTCTTTCGCTCTAAGTTTGGCATAATACTCGTCCATAAACTTAGAAGCAGACTCACTTAACGCTACCGAACCAAGAGAATCACGAATCGTCTCGAAATCTTCGGGTGAGAAAGTGAAGAATGGGTTTTTATTCATGTGCCCTTTAGGAAGATTTGGGTCTTTCACAACAGTGATAGAAGAAATCTTGCTCGCAAGATCCTTCATGATGTTTCGGTCAGCCTTACTCGCATTTTCACCAGGAATACCGAGAGTAAGAACACCAGTTTTTGGATTGACCGTAATGTAAGGCTCAATAAGTCTTTGCTTATAAGTCCAAGAGTCTCCGTCTTTGATCTTATCAACAGTGCGAGCATTGCCGTTGCCGTCAAAAGCGATGCGATCTGTTTCGACCTTAACCGAGCGACCACCCTCTTTTTTAACATAGCCACCTTCAATAAAGCGACCTTCCATGTTCAAGATAGTATCAAGCTCATACCCTGCGTAGCGACCCTCAACAATGATCTCTCTATCCTTGCCCTCCGAGTCTTTCAGAGTAACGAGTCGGAAAGTCTTGCTCAGACCGTCTGATCCCTTGACCTCTCTGAACGAAGGGGTCAAAACTTTATCTTTAAGGCTTGGGTCGAGGTCGGGATTTCTACCGAGATTGATACGGTTCAAGGCTTCCTGTAAAAGATCCTTGTAGTGTACAGGATTGTATGTGCTTCCCGATGGGTACTTGAAGCAAGCAATCTTAACTTTACGCTCGGAATAGACGATTTTCTTACCATCCCAATCGGGGTAGTTTTCGACTGTGATTGTCTCGGTAGAAATATCTGGCTGTGTGAGCCTTTCTTTCTTCTTGTCTTTACGCTTCTTAAGAACCTTTTTAGCGAGAGATTTCATGTTAGTGAAGCGTTGGTATGTGTTCCCAAGCTCATCTGTAAACTCACTGCTATAAACGCCTTTAATAAGAGGTTGCATAGCAAGTCTGTAGTTATATACTTCTGTGCTGTGAGCGGCTTTATTCTCACAGAGTGCTCTGAACTCTAAGAGCTTGTCGAACAATCTAACAGCTCGGTTGTAAAACTTGAGGCGAGACTTAGGTACTACATACCTAAAGTTAGGCAATCCAGCCGCGTTATAGCCCGCTTCTGGTTCACCATTAGGGAGTTTACCATACCCCTCTTTAAACTGAGGGATAGAGAAGTTTTTAGCTCGCTGTTGAGCTTCTTTAATCTGCTGAATGATGAGATTATTCTTCTCTTCTTCACCAGGCTCATAGACTAGAGAAGGTTTACCACTCGCATCTTTTTCGATTGAACACTTGGGTGCAACGAAGAAATCGTTTGGGTCAGTGTTCGGTCCGTAGACTGTATCTTCGGCCACTAAGCTCTCTAAAGCAATGATGATCTCTTTATCCTTCTTAGCGAACATTGGAGCTTTAGGCTTGCTTCGTGGCTTAGGGATCTTGGTTGCTTGCTGATCGTAAGCAACAGTGAGGTACGCTACACCACCGTCCAAATATACAGGCTGAGTCTCGACATGATAACCCTGTTCAAGCAAAGATGATTTGAGCTTCGCATCCCGAAGTTTCTTTAGTCTCTCGGCTTTGGCGATTTCCTTTGCGACCATCTCACTTGAGTTGGCGATCAAGTCGCTGATTTCGTCACCCACAGAGAACTGAACATACCGAATGTTAAACTTAGGGTTGCTTTTAACTTCTGTGACAACATTGAGTCCGAGCATACTGAATGCTTGTTTAATGAAATCTGCATAGAAGCCGATTGTTCTTCTGTAATCGGTACTGCCAGCGGCCCCCTTGAGTCCACCCATAATCTTATTGATGTCAGACCCCTTCATTACAGCGTCAAGAGCACCATTGATATTTTTATCAATCTCTCCTAATCGAGCTTCAACTTTAGTCGCAAGCTCTCGTGTTCCTCTTGGGGCGTTCATCGCATACTTTTGAAGCAAGTACCTCCAGCTTTTTGCAAAGTCTTTTTTTAGTGTAGACATGGGGTACGGAGGTTGACCAGCTTTAAGACACCCCTCATAAAGCATCTTAAAGTATTCGTCCACAAGACAAATGTTATAGTAGATCTCAAATGCGTCAGTTACTTCTTTGCGTCTGACTCTGACGATCTTACCTTTGATGGGATTACCATCTCCATCAGTCTCTTCAACCTGTTGCCCTAAAGCGTTAAGGACAGGCACATATGCAAAGTTCTTAACCACCATGTCATAGAGCTGACCTCTAAATGGTTTGACTATGCGATTTCTTCTTACAGCCATCGTGTTCTCCTTTGGGTTTAAAATCCACACATACAAAGGAATGATAAATGATCTACAAATCAGTCCTCTATGATGTATCCCTGCTTCCTTAGCTTGATCGTTAGGTGTGCAAGTTTGATCGGGTCGTTGGAGCTGATCACAATCTTGTGGTCCTCTATGATGCTTACATCCCAATCTTCTCTTTGAAGGTTGCGTATAAACTTCTCCCCGAAAGGATACTCTTGAGGGTGGATCGTGATGTCATAGTTTTGAGTCATCACTTCGGCTACCCATCTCTTTACAATATCTTTGGGTAAGATCTTGTCCGTCATAAAATCACCCTCTTCCTATCCACATCCTCTGGTAGAACTCTGAGGAGAGTGATGTTTTCACTTATGACTTTAAAGGTATTGTATACATCTCTTAATTTTGGTGATTGTTCCATAGCTTTTAAACACTTCAAGTATCTGTATCTGATTTTCCCTTGTGTATCACCTAAAAGACGAGCCACATAGCTTTGACTAGAATAGGTATATAAAAGGACTAATACTTCAATGTCTTTGCTGTCGATAAAGAAACTAGAGAGTAAATCTCTTAGTTCAGCTTCCTCATATATTGTGATCTGAGCATAGACTCTTAATCTATCTAATCCTCTATTAACCCTATAATGGACATTTGGTTGAGTATACCCAAAGATTTTTCCGAGATATGCTTGGCTGAGTCCATGCAAGAGGTGTAGCTCAACCATATCCGCTTCTACTGGAGAAACTTTGCTCATGTGTTCTAAGATTGAATGTATCTTTTCAATCTGATCGTCAGAGACATAATTTGGAGTCGGGCAGGTATGGAGCCCTTGCTCGTCTGAAAAAAGCTGTTCCATTAACTTCTGATCCATTTTAAACTCCTTCTATGGAAAGGCAATCTATAGTGTGTATGATTTCTACACTCCTAAAAGAAAGGTGGACGGCGTACATACGAACATCGCCCTCCCTCCAAGTCATCACTACCTCTCCCTCAAAGCTCTTAAAAGGACCAGACTTTAAGCGTACCCTGTCTCCTTGTTTGAAAGAACCTCCAAGGTTGTCTACTTTCTTAACCATCCTCTTCAAATCAGAGTCGGGGATGACTCCCATACTCATAAGACCAGTACGAGTATCGAGTTGGGAGATAATATCTCTTACCAGACCACACTGCTTTAAGCTATAATACTCAACAGCACCGTATCCGCTCTTGATGAAGATATACCCCTCCATTAACCAAATCGGTTCATGGTATCTCTGAACCATCAGAGGGATATAAATGTCATCAACATTAAAAGCAGTGCTGGAAACGATCCTATCTTTGAGCGACCCTTTTAGGGCTTCTTCTTCGCCTTTAGTTGAAAGCTCAAGGACAACCCACGAAGTTTCTCTCATAGACAACTCACAGTAAAAAAGAATGGTATTAAATAGATACCATTCCTTTTACCATCTTGCTAAACTCCGAGAGCGAAAGTTGTTTCTTTGGCGGTGGTTTATCTACCTGTGGTTCTGGAAGAGGGGTTTTTTCTTCAAACTTTATTTGAGGCACTTGTAGGGTTTGTACCCCTCCGATCTTCCATTTCAACAAATCACACTTGAACATACCACCTGTCGGCCTAATCGGGCGACTCGCTAAATTATCTGCAAGACTAAGCAAAGGCATACCGTACTTATCCCAGATCTCTTGCAGTAGAGGTCTGTTCCAATATGGAGGTGGCACACCTGCCTTCATACCAAGAGAAATCGCAAACATACACGCTGATTGCAACCTGTCATAAGCAATACCGACAGGAGTCGATTGTAATAACTCATCGACCAAGCTCAAAGACTTAGCATTATCACTCAACAAGAGCTGACAGATTACATCATTACGATCTACATGGAGGTATGCCCTTACCCCCTGTAGACCCACTTTACCCTCATTCGATGAAGCTACACCCTCAATGGCTTTTAAAGCATCTCGGATATGACCCTCTGTAAAGTCAGCAATCAAGACCAACGCTTCTCGCTCATATTCAAAGCCCTCCCACTCACACACCTTTTGCAAACGGTCAGCGATTTCTTCCGAGTCTACATGGCGAATGATGAACGCAGGAGCACATCGACTCAATACAGTCTGTCTCATCTTCTCTGGTTCGGTAGTGGCAAAGATACAGACGAGCTTCTTATCAAAGCTACCCCGATCATTCTCCTCCATCGGTTTTAATAACGCATCCAGTGCGTCTTTAGAGAGCTGATGGGCTTCATCGAAGAGATAGAGTTTCTTCTTCCCCGAAAATGAAGCATACCCTAGCTCTTCTAAGAGCTTCTTTACATCTGCTTTACCACTGTTGGTCGCCGCGTCCACCTCAATGAATGAGTCATGGCTACCCATTAACATAGCCTTGCAAGAATGACATTCATCACAAGGCTCTCCGTCAACAGGAGACTCACACAATAAAGCACGAGCCATGATCCGACCAAGTGTGGTCTTGCCCGAACCATAAGGACCAGCGAACAGATAAGACTGCCTCCAACCTGCGTCAGACTTGATAAAGCCTTTGAGCGTTTGGATTGTAGCCTTTTGACCAAGTACATCGCTGTATGTTCTCGGTCTGTATTTGGTGTCTAAAGACATCTTCTCTCCTCTCGTATAGGGTACACATACCCTTATACTATTTCGGAAGTAAATGGACTCGGTATCATTCATATAAAGGGAATGGGAGAAAAGACACCATGCAAGTTAAAATAGAAAACTACCAATCTATCAAACACGCTGAGTTTGAGGTCAAAGGTCTGACTGTCATTACAGGACCGAACAACACAGGCAAGTCTGCTTGTGCTAGAGCTATCGCTGGTGCTTTCTCTAACGCTAGAGGTTATTCCCATGTTCGCAAAGGTGAGCGTTTCTCAAAGGTGTCAATCGACTTTGATGATGGCAACTCGGTCATTTGGGAAAAGGGTAAAGGGGTCAACAAGTATGAGATCAACGGACAAAAGCTAGATAAAGTTGGATCAAAGACTCCCGATGAGCTTGCCGACTTAAACATTATATCAGTAGATGTTGATGGAAAAACAGTATGGCCTCAGATCGCCCGACAGTTTGAACAAATCTTCTTGCTTGATATGCCCCCTAGTGTCCTCTCTAGTGCGTTATCTGATGTCAAGACAATAGAAGCCTTAGAGAAAGCCTCAAGTCTCTCTAGGAGCGAAACTAAGAGCCTTAATCAACGCATTAAGGTTAAGCATGAGGATTTAGAGTATGAGCGTAAGCGATTACCTAATTTCAATGAGCTGTCAGACGCAGAGACTACTATCAATCATATAAATGATCTTGAGGGGTCGATTAAGACCCTTGAAGAAAGAGTTAAAAAGCTAGAGGCAATCAAAGAAAAGAGAGAAAACCTTATGTTTCAAACACAGTTCGTATCTGCCTTGCAAAATGTAAACTTTCCACAGGTCAATCCACATGACTTCATGGGGATCAAAGACCTTGAGCGTATTCGTAGAGAAAAGAACCGACTAAGGATCATGGAAGGTATCGTGGGTGTCGGCTTAACATCATTCCCCTCTTTGCCCGATGTTGATGTCAAAGACCACGCACCACTTGAGCGAGTCTTGAATAAGCGTAAAGAGCTTGACCAAACAATCAAGTCAATCTCAATGCTAGAGGTTGATCTGCCAGAGGTAGATACAAGCATTGAGAATGACCTTAGAATAGCCTCGGAACGCTTTGATTTATATCAGCGTATATCTCGCACCGAACAAGAGGTAGAAAGGCTCACAGACGAGCTTGAGGCGATTAAGTGCGAGATTGGTGATACTTGCCCTTTGTGTGAGCAAGGGATCGACCACTAGCCGAGCTGTCTCACCGAAATCTTATCTAAAAGATCGAGTATTCCGCCCCATATACTAAGTAGATGCAAACATAAGCGATCTCTCCAGAAATACGAGTACAAGGCACTTTTATTTCTGTGGCATCATCCCCATAACCTACCCAGAGCTTGATGTTTGTAGTATCCGCATCACACCCAAACTCCCTCTTGATGCAAGATGCTATACCTCTTGAGGTAAGCTCACATTTAACTTTTTTATATGGACTAACGGCATCTCCGTCTGCGTTAAAAGCTCTGACTGACATGGATGAAGCTGTTTTGCCCTCAAGTCGGGCAATACGAGTCTCAAGATTTCTAATTACTTCTGAAGCTGATCTTCTCATAAGATTTCTCCATTTGGTTAAGGGTTTAAAGATCACTTATTGGTGGGGTATAAACTATTAAAATCTATAGCCCATGCCATAGATTAAACCCCAAACCAAATCACCCTCTGGATTATAAGGTGAGGTTGTCACCCCTGCATACATCGTGCTGTCCTCGTCTTTAACGAACTTCAAACGAAAAGCACCCACAGGGAAAAACTGACCGTCAAGCGTAATCGTGTGCCCGACTGATGCACCGACATCAAGGCCCACAGATTTCTTTTTGGCAAACTCGTAGCTCAATAACTCATAACTCGCACCCAACATAAGACTAGGTGGTGTTTGTGTCTCCTCAATGAACCCTTCTTCTGTATACCTCCTGTTAGAAGTAGTAGGCAGATTGAACACAACCCATAATGCAAAACTCTCATACACCTTACGAGATAAGATGAATGTAGCAGAGTTAGTAGGTACAGGTATCGAACCCTCTTCGTACCCACCGATGAACATCTGTGTTGTCCCTAAGCTCACTTCCCAGTTATTCTCATCAGCGTGAGAAATCGTAGGTGTGAGCAATACAGATAAGATTAAGAGTAAAGCGATAGTGAGTCTCATGTCACTTCTCCTTTAGGTTGGTCGTATTGTTGCTTGAGTGCGTCTGATTACTTGATACCAATGGATGCGACCACTCTTTGTTTCAAGTACATCTTTACGAGGTATCTGTAGCTCGAACACCTCTCTACCCCGATCATGTGCAAGACCTATGGCATCGCTATAATCAGATGTGAGAAACAATCCCTTCTCTACATACCTGTTTCGATCAAAACCTTTTGGTTGAGCTGTGTAAAGAGTGATCTCTGTTTTCGTCTTTGTTGATCCTGGTTCTTTTATCTCGCCCACAAGGTTTTGATAATCTTCCATCTCTTCGGAAGATGAGAAATCTTGTGGGTCTTCTAATATGTCCTCAATATGGTTGCCACCCATGTGAGTAAAAGAAGCAGACCCTACATAGATTGAAATACTCCAGTCGATACCCTCATATCCATCATAGACATCCGACACCACAACATCTACTTTAGAGCGGTTCCAACCTTCAATCCTAGAGAGAGCAGGTGCGACAAGAGTTGACTCAACCTCTTTAAGATCATTGAGGGCAAACTCACTTAGGTGTTCTGCCTCTGCCTTGATCTCATCCACACTCATGTATTTCGACATAGTGTCCAAGAGCAACTGCTCTATTTCAGAGATCATGTCTCTCTTAGTCTTTAGTCTCATGGTGTATCTCCTTTATGGATAAGAGACACCTATAAAGAAACTATCAAACCCTAGATCACTCCACACCAAACTTAACCATCCAGCGACCTACTGTACTCGCACCACAATCAAGATACTTGGCTATCCTACGCTTACTCCAACCCTTACCCCTAAGCTCCAATAACAAGTCCTTATCCATCTTCTTCTTGATGCCATTGTTGCGACCTTGAAACCCAAAGTCCAACTTGTACTTCATACAGTCGGGTACATGAGGGCTAACGATCTCAATAAAACGCTCGGCATCTTCCTCTCGGAAATGGAACTCTCCTGTCTCACCTTTTTTGAGCTTCCATCGGGGAGATAGACCAAACTTCTCAAAAATCAAGTAAGCGTTTGCTCGACTCTCTCCCTTTGCACCAAAAGTAATGCAAGGCCAATGACCACTAAATCCGTCATCAAGATACCACATCGCAAACGCTAACTCGTCCACTTGATCTACGACATCATACTTAACTACCTTCCAACCCTTATCCCTCTCTTCATAGAATAAGTCTCGGTACTCATTAAGCATAGGGTGAGCATGAGTGCGAAAGATGTATGAGGTAAACTCTCGGCTCTTAGCTGTGGTCAACTCGCCACTCGACCACTTACCCCACTTCTCTTGCTTCCACTCAAGGTACTCTTTCTGGTTCGGTGCGTGTCGTTCCTCATAATGTGAAGCGTTCTTCCTAAAGGCAATGCGTCCGTCACCAAGCATTGACCCGATAAGGATTGACCTTAGATCACCCTCAATCTTAGGTAAGCCAAGTCGATCATGTTTAGCCACTGTCTCAATCTCATAGCGTAGTCTCCAGCTACGAATACGCTTCATGCTTGAGTCAAGACCCTCAGAAATCAACAACTCGTTGATCTGCTTCTCGGTTAAGCATTGGTTCACATAGAGGTCTACAAACCTCTCTCTACTGATAGGGCAAGGTATAGCTCTCATAGAACACCTTTAAGTTCTTTTCCAGTTAGCAACTGGTATGTCACCCCAATCGACCCAAGGAACAAGAAGATAAGAGCGTACAAAACACCTACGGAAAACCAAAACACAAGAGGGAATGAAACATACCATAAGAGCCATCCCAAAAAGTCATCATAACTAAAGTAGTCAAGAATCATACCCCCTACAATGAACCCTAAGAGACAAGCCAGCCCGATACAAAGATACAGCATTGCAAGAATAAGGAGGAATTTTCCTACCTTTGCGAAGATACTGCATATACCATCATATATGCGTTCAAAAGCGTTCATCAATCACCTCTTTTAAGGTCTAGTGTGTTTGGTTGTGTACCATGTGTGCCACTAAGAACCTAGAGAGGTCAAGTTTTATTTCCCCTAGATACGAAAAAACCCCATCTCCCTATGGAAGATGAGGTTCTTTCTAAGTACCTCTAGTAGCCTATCTACAAAGTAGCTAGGCTAAGTACAAGCATTAAATCAAAGATTAACGCTGTACAGTAAGGCGAGCAAGACCACGAGGGTTGTAAGCTCCAATACCCAAATTCTCAAACACTGAGAAGCCGATTGTACGAGCTTTAGGATCGTCAGCAGAAAGGACGGTAAGCTCGGTACGAACAGGGATACGACCAAACATCTCTGGCTCACAGCAGACATAAACAGTTCCAACAGGAACAAGTCGGCTAGTGATGATCTGAGCACCCCAAAGGGTAGCCTGTAGACCAGTCTTGAGAAGTGCCGCTTGGCTCTCAATGTCGAGAATGTCACGACCGAACTTACGGATGTCAGCGTAATCACGAGCATTCATGAATACACGAGCAACACGAAGGTCATGACGCTCAATGAGGCTGTATGCGTCAGCAAGAACAGCACCATTAAGAGGGGCGATAACAGGAATGTCAGCGTTAGTCTGACCTGCAACGCTATCAAATCCGTTAGCCGCAACTGCATCGAGGATAGCGAATACACGCTCGTCCTCGGCCGCCTGGATCTGAGCACGAGCAAGATCCTGTGCCCTCTCGATGAGGTCGAACCTACGCTCTTTGATCTGAGTGAGTGGGATCTCTGGGTTAGAGGCGATCTCAAACAGAGGGAAGATAACACGGCGTGGCTTGGTGATAGCGAGAATGTTCTCACCCTCTTCACCAACTACGAACGCAGTGACATCTGGGTCTTTGTCGTAGATAGGAAGAGCACCGTCTGGAAGTTGCTCGACTAGGAAAGTCTTGCGACCTACAGAGGTGTAGTCACGGCGAAGGCGTAGGGGCTGAGTCATAGAAGCGGCGAGCTTCGCACGACCCTGTGGAGTCTTGATGTAGTCAGAAATGATCTTCTGCTTTACTGCATTATCAACGGTATTACTCATAATATCACTTCCTTTCTATTAAATGCGTTGATCGTAAACCAACTCATCAGAAGTTGAGTCGGGAGTGATTTTAACAATAGCCATTGCACCAAGACCGAGTTCAAGATCACCTTGAGCAAGAGTACCTGCGATAAGAGCAGAGACTGTTGCGTGGTCGTGGTTTGCATCGCCAGTTACAGTGGTCAAGAAACCATTAACCGATGGGAACAATGGAGCACCAGGAACATATGAAGCAGTGATGTCAACACCTGTGTCAACATTTACTGTCTCATACAGAAGGTTAGCATAAGTACCCTGTGCAGAAACATATGGACCACGGTTAGAAGCAACACCAGGCTGATTCTCGAAAGCGTTGCCCGAAGCGTTGTTGATGAATACACCAAGTACAGATGCACCGTTTACTGGTCCACCATGCTCATTGGTAGAACCAGTCTGAGCAAATGCGATAGAACCACTAAGTACACCGAGTACATTAGTAAGAAGACCAGGTGCGGCAGTATTATGATTCGCACCAGAAACGGGGTTTGCCTGAGTGAAAGCACTTGCCGACAACTGTCCGACAGTGTTGCGAATACCCACATGGAGGATACGCAACGCAGAGCTTGACTCAGTAAAACCACCACTAGCTTGTCCAAGTAGAGCCATGAGATTTCTCCTATTTAGCTCGTACTCTCTGTTTTCAAGAGAGTAGTGTTGTTTTGAGATAGGGTGGTTTTACAACCAACCCCGAAAAGGTTTTCCAATATAATAGCGTCAGCTATAAATAAACTATTAAAAGTTTATCTACTCTTAGCCGAAGAACTTGCTGACATCTGGAGCAGACTCCCAGAGCTTAGAAAGCTCATCAGAAGCACTTGAAGCCTCACGAGAGATGTTGCCGAGAGTCTTAACAGCCGCTTTACGAGCAGAGGTGCGTGGGCGATAAGAAGCCTTCTTCTCGGCCTTTTCCTCTTTAGCCTCTTCTTCGGTAGACTCTTCTTCGGTAGACTCTTCTTCGGTAGACTCTTCCTCGGTAGCTTCTTCCTCGGTAGCTTCTTCCTCTTTAGCCTCTTCCTCTGCGTCCTCATCGGCGGCAGTGAAGATAGAAGCGAGGCGTGGGTCCATAGCCATAGATTCGTCAGCGTCCATGTCAAGACCCATGACATCTTCGCCCATCATGTGAGCTTCAGTCTCGTCAGCAGTATAACCATACTGTGCATCATTCTGCTCACGAGTGTCATCAGCCTCAAGCTCTGCAAGGAGTGAAGCCATCTCGTCATTAGCAGTGGTGTCCATCTCTGCCATGTAGCTTGAAAGAGCTTCTGCAAGACGCTCAATCTTTGCAAGACGCTGAGTAGGCTGACCCTCTGAAGGCTCGTTAGCTGGAGTGGTGTCGATCTCAAGATCAGGATCTTCACCTTGGTAGTCAGTACCAACTTGAACAGCATTGTCAGCGAGCTTACGAACCTTGCGAGCAAGACGAGCGTTAGCGGCTTTAAGGGTAGCGATTTCTTCTGCGAGAGCCTCGGCAGATGAAGAGTGATCCTCGGCCATCATGTGTGCGTGGCTTTCATCAGCCTCAAGTTCAGCCATGATCTCTGCAAGTTCATCATCAGCCTCAAGATCGTCTGCGAAAGACTCACCAAGACCAAGAGCGATCTCATCACGAGAAAGGAAACCATCCTCATCCTCGTCAAGATCGTCAAAGATCTCGTCAGAACCACCCCACTCGTCCATAGAGATCATGCCATCACCATCGAGGTCATAAGCATCAAACATGGTGTGCCCCATAAGATCGTCAGCCTCAAGCTCATCGCTTGCATTGCCTGGACCTGTGAACTCAAGACCCTCATCATACTCTGTACCAACCTGTACTGCGTTGTCAGCAAGACGAGCAACACGGGCATTAACAGTGCGGTTAGGGAGATCCATCATGCGAAGGGCAAGATCTTCGATCTCACGCTGTGAAGCACGGCGACCAAGACGGCTTTCAGCGATACGAATGCACTTAGCGGCTTTACGCTCCATAGCTTTCTTAAGGTTCTCTTGGCGAAGATCATCAGTAAGAGCGTAATCCTCTACAAGCTCGTCAGTAACTGCTGGATGCTCTGGCTCCCAACCATAAGATGCTGGTGCTGGACCTGAACGATAAGGCCCTTTGCGAACGCCCTCACCGAACTCCGAGTCGAAGCCATACTGATCGACAGAAGGTTGATCAGAAGAAGCAGGGTGTCCGAAGTGATCCCAACCAAGGTTATCATAACCAGGTAGGCCTGAGTTTGCACGACGGCTTCTTCTACGAGCAAGCTCTGCCCTGCGAGACATATTCTTAGAACGAGAATACCTAGACATAAGGCAATTCCTTTCTGTGGGTGAAACAGGGCGAGACTTATTTCTGCCCGTAAGTGTTAAGGGATAAGAGTTTAGCTAATCTTACAAGACGGATAGAGTCTTGTTTCGACAATTTTTTGCCATTTAAGTAGCTTGCTTGCTCCAGATAATCAACTACATCATTATACTGACTGGTTGATCCGAGTAGGCTTGCTAACTTGTAGACATGGGTAGGGATTTGAACATTACAATGGTTATTCACCAATGTAATGTTCAGCACAGCTTCCTCAACAGACTTAGCTGTTTTAACAGAAGCGTCTAGGAGGCTCATATATTTAGAAGCCGACATATTACCCTCTTTGACAATCGTATCGTTTTGCTCAACGACAGACTTATCAATGGGTGGGTTCATAACTTCTTGAGCCTTCTCTGCTTTGAGTTCATTCTCTAGCTTTTGGCGAAAACGATCTACAATAGCAGTCTCATAAACATCTTCGAGCTGTTTTAACAAAGACTCGGAAGGGGTGTCGGCTTTATCATCATCACCACCCTCCTCTTCATCGTCCATGTCAAAAGGTCCAGCTTTCTTAGAGAGCTGACCATGAGGGTCATACCAAGGAGATGTTTGCAAACTAGCGGCTTTAGCAAGCCACTTTTCGGGAACTTCATTTAATTGTTCATCAGAAGCAGACTTCGCCATATCAGCCGAGGGGATTTCTAATGTATTGCGAGCAACAGCACCTGTAAATGCAGGGGTTGCAACCCAAGATGCTTCAATGAATGTGACACCTGCTGTACCACCGATTTCTTCATGGCCACAAAGCTCTGCAACTCTGTGCTTATTGCCTTGCTCATCATAAAAGACATTGCCCTTCTCATATTTAACATGAGGACACATCTCGGTTTCATCAGCGGCTACATGGCCACATTTAGTACAAATCGTAAAGTCAACGGAACAACCCATAGACATGGAGTTCATCTGACCCGACTCGATCTGTTTAACTAAATCTTCGTGCTTACGGTCTGTAGCGACTAAGATGTCTACATATAGAGAGTCACCGATGTCTCTAAGGACAGCATCTATAATACGACCCTTAGAGAGTTCTTCAACTTGGATATGCTCAACAAAGTTATGAGCACCAATGAAGGTCTGATAAGACTTCTTAATAACTCCCCTTGACCATGAGTCGAGGTTGTTATTGATAAACTTATCAGTGTCAGAGCTGATACGGTAGTCAGCGTATTTACGATTGATAGTTTGACCACCCTCTGTAATCGAGCCTGTCTTTGTGTTTGGAGGTGTGATTGCATCGACAGAGCAAACGATAGTGGAGTGAGTAAGTAGAAATCTATCGGGAGTAAAAGGTTCGCCTAAGATGTCCTCTGCTTGCTTTTTGAGCGAAGCATTGATGGTTTTAGCACCAGATGCGATTCTTACCTTATCCCATTGTAGACCATGAATGGAGGGCTGTACTACATTAGCCCTAGCATATCGTAGAAATGCCATGCGTTACCCCTTAACGATGTCGGAAGGTTTGATGATGAAAAGGCAAGTATAACAAGCGAGCAGTTTCTCACTCTTACCACCTCTTCTTTTATAAACTGTATTACCGAGTGGAGTTTTGCACTTAGGGCAACAAGGTTTCTCCTCATCACGACATTGACGATATGTACGATCTTTCTTGTACCAATAAATAGCTCGCTTCATGTACTTGGAGGCGACACGACTAGCTTGCTTTTTATTAACAGCACGAGAGGTTACAGGAACAGTACCGACACCACCAGGAACAGTATCTTGGTCATCTTCGTAAATGTTCAAGTAATCACCCGAAGTATCTACAACAAGATCTTCTACAGGATAGCGTTGCGATCCGTGAGGGAACTGCACATCGACCATACCAATCGCTGGAAAGATAGCTATAACGAGTCCAGACCTTGATGGATTCCCACCAAGGAATGGATATACACGCATCCCTAGCTCGAACGCTTGGGATCTACGCTGATAGTCAACATATTGTGTAGATCGTTTTTGCATGATTTTAGTGCCTCCACTCTTATAGTAGGTGTCAATAAATGATCTATTAAAATAATTTGCTTGTTTATTTGATGATGTAGGCTCACTTTCTTGTGTCGCTGTGTCATCAAATAGCTGTGTAAGCCTAGTCCTAATGTCTCTGAGCCTCTGTCTCTTAGTCGTTGAGTCTAAACTTTTCACTTTTTCTAGCTCTTGCTGAATCTGCTCCCACCTAAACTTTTTCGTGCTGTCGCTGTAGAGCTGAATACCGTCAATGCTACTCCGAGCTTCTTCAATCCTCCATCTTGTTCTAAACAACTCACCTGCGGCTTCTCTCTCTTCTTCGGTGTATTCTTTTCCTGTGGACTGATCTACGCCGTCAACGAACACCTCGAAAAACTTATCCTTGTTCTCTGCCCAAAAGAGCTTCATTTGCTCTTTAACCTTTTTAGAAGGACCAGTACCGTCCCCTTTAGGCTTGTAGTATCCGTCACCACGAGACTCTTTTTCAACGGTGTGGAGATTAACGAACCCTCCGCTCATGTAATCCCTTAACAGCTTCTTCATGTCATCGGACAATGGATTAGGGCAGGGATCATCAGAAGGTAAGAGCTTCTTGTCTCCCACACCTTTAGCGTTATTTGTTGGACTACCAGGACAGTAGTTATCATCTAATAAATCCAGCATATCCCCATACGGACCTTGCTCGCCACCAACCACAGCTTTAAAATCTTCTGTGTCAAGGTTTTCAGTGACCGACTCGATCAACTCTCGTGTCTTACTAGGGTTAGTGCCTTGTTGGGAAAGCATACTGATGCCTTCTTCCCAAGCCTCTGATCCTGTTTGCCTTGCGAGTTCAAGTAATCGGTCGGGTACTTCGGCATAACCATCCATAACCCCTTCACTATTTATCATGCGTATCGTGTTGAGGGCTGTTTCAGATGCTTTTAAGTTTGCGAGCTTACCCTGTAGTGATTTCTCCTCGTCCTCGGACAGCCCTTTTCCGTCATCTTCTAGGAGTGCGACTACTTCCTCAATCTCCTCTTTGATCCTGCCAACCATGTTATTACGCTGTTCTTCGGTCATCTTCTTGAAGCGTCTGCCTTGAACTCTGCGTACATTCTCTTGGTGCTTCTCTTTATCGTGAACATCACCGTCAATAGGGAACTCTTTCAGTCCAAACTCTGGATCTTCCACAATACTCTTTTGTGCATGGGTGGTTGCTAGGTAGCTACCTAACTTTTGTGCGTATTCCTTTTGAACAGCCCCATAGTTTTCTAAGTCTGACTGTAAACCCTCTAGCTTTTTATTAGCATCACTCAAGTCGGACTTCATGGACTTCAATGAATCATTCGAGTCAGATAGCTGACTCGTAAAGTCAGTTAGGTCTAACTCTTGGTCAAGAGTGCCAATTGAGATTGAACCGATATAATTTTTCTGAATCTCTTCCTGTGCTTTTACGAGGTCAGCTTGACTTAGGTTGCCCTTCGCCTCTAGCTTTGCAACTACGGAAGCGATGAGGTCATTGTTAGCCTTTTCATCTTCCAACTTCTTCTTAGCCTTAGCTACTTTATCCGAAGCAGACTCAATGTCTTTATTGAGTTGTTCTACTGTAGGAGGAGGTGTCGGGGGTTCTAAATCCTTTGCTTCTTCCTCAATAAACGACTGTAGACCATCGAGTCCTTGATTTCTCATTGTTTCTTCGACTTTGACAGCACCAGATCCATAAGCGTCCACCATTTGTTGGACTTGATCTTCGGTCAGTTCATCAAGTGCATCCACAGTTTCACTTATCCTTTGAATAAGTGTTCGGGTGCTTTTTTGAGTTGATGCGAGATCCTTCTTCTCAAGCTCTTTGATTTGTTCCTTGAGATCACGCTTCTCTTTATCACTTAGAGAAGGGTCTTGGAGCTTTTCTTCGAGCTTCTCGATCTTTTCACTCGTGCCCCTGCTTAATTTATCCCTAAAGGCTCTCTCAAGGCGATCCTTGATTTCTGCCTTTTGGACATAGCTCGGCTGTTCCAATAAAGGAGCACCTTCAACAAACGGAGGCTCTTCTCTCGGAGGTGGGGTGTCTGTTGCATCATCTCCCTTTGCATCATCTCCTTTTGCATCATCTCCTTTTGAGTCATCCCCTTTTGAGTCATCCCCTCCCGATTGGTTTCCAGGATTAGTGAGTGTGGTTGGCTCACCCTTACCTTTACCTTTGCCCTTACCTTTGCCTTTACCCTTGCCTTTGGGTTTTGGTTCTTCTTCTCCAGTTTGCTCCTCACGCTCTTTAGCTCGCTCGTCCAAGACACCTTTGGTTTTCTTAACATCTTCTTCTTCGATGTCGGATGTCTCTTGAACATTGAGATCCACAGCCTCAATCCCTTCTTCTTCAAGGGAGGTGGTGAGCTTTTCCTCGACTCGCTTCTTATATGGACCTCGCTTTTTGCCTTTGTCGGATCTTGTTTTTCTTTCCTTCTTGGGTGGAGGCTCACCGACTTCTTCCCGAACCTCTTCATGGATGTCCATAAGGAGAGCGAATATGTCTCTCATGGTGCGTTCTTCAACGAGAGACATATCTCTCATATCACGACCATTGTTCATCCTTGAGAGTAGGTCATACTGTTCATCGTTGAGAGTGGCCGCCACAGAATAGCTAATATCGTTTCCAGAGTTTCCCTTAGACCCTCTAGCTTTCTCCATAGCTTTATTGAAGTCTTGGACAGCTTTAGGGTGGTTGCGATTATAAGCTGTGTTAAACAGCAGATCCTTACCAGTTTGCCGACTCTTATACTTACGACTTTTGAGCTTGTCTTTGACCTTCTTAACGAGCTTCTGCTCTTTCTTCTGTTTCTTCTTCTGTTCTGGAGAGAGCTTTTGTTTTTTACGCTTTTTCTTAGAAGGCCGCCTAACAGATCCGTCCTCCATTTTTTTAGGTCCAGAAGCGTACCTACTCGCTTCAAGTAGGAGTCTGTCTGTTTTCTCTAGCTCCCTTTGGAGTTCTAGTAGAAGGCCACTAACCATTACAGATTACCCTCTCAAGTTAAGATACGAACGAGCAACACGCTTCGCCATCTTCTGGCTTCTACGAGAAAGATCGGGATCGCCTTTGTCACCCCGACCAACCCCTTGCAGATCGGGGTCATCGCTGATTTCTACTCTGTTCTTACGAAGGTCTTTACGAGGTGGTTTCTTCTTAGGTGCTTTACGGATGAGCTTCTGAGCGGCTTCATCTTCTTTTTCAGCTTGAGTCTTGGTCGCTGTTCTTGCTCTCTTCAAGAGTTGTAGCTGATCTTCAAAATCATCAAGTCTCCATTCTAAAGCATTAACACCTTTACTATGATACTCATGCTCTTTGATTTCTTTCATCTCCATCTTTAATCCCTTGATGATCGCTTCGACCATAGGGATATATTCGGGCTTATAAAAGTATTCAGCATCTAGTAAGCCCGAAGCGTACCTGCTAGGCTCTTTTCCTTTAGGTAATAAATGTAGACCCTTGATGTAAGTGGGTTCGTATGGGGGTAGACCCTCTAAAGGTCCAAAGTATTCAGCAATCTCCCACTCAAAATCTACATATAAATTGTCGTTCCCACGATTGAACCGATCTAAGAGATCGTCCATACTCTCCTCATAGTCGCTGTAGTCTGTGGCGAACTTCATGTGAGGACAGATATATGAACTTGCCTTACGCTCCATACTCGCCATCTTACGGACATCAAAACAATGTCCTGCAAAGCTCTTTCTGACAACTCTGAGAGCTTGAGCGAGGATGAGGTAAAACCTATGAGCGTGTTCGCTATCTTTGGTGTCGAGCCAAACTGCTTGAAGTTTTCTAATCTCTTCGGCTTTACCGTCTAAGACATCTACATATTTTAGGTTCTTATCAAGAGACACAGCTTCCTCGAACAGAGCTTCTATGGTGATGAAGTGCTTACGGATGCAGTCGGGGCATCTTTTACGAGGCTGGTTAAGGTGATCTTCGAGTAGGACGATCTGCTTACAGATCTCACGAAGATTATATAATGGACTCATAATCGGCAATAAACCTTGATCGTTGCTCATAACTACACCTCTTTTCTTAAGATACTAACTACAAGAGAGAAATATAAACAAACTATTAAACTTAGGCTCGTTGTCCGAAATCTCTCGGTTGGCTCGTTAAGTAAATCGTAACCCCTTATCTATAGACTTGTGTAAGAGGAGCGATCCTCACTAACCCTCACTCCCAAAGGAGAACAAATGCTACTCAAGCTACTCATAATCGCCGCAGTCATCGCACATCTAAAAGCTACACGAAGGTGGTAATGGTAACCCCTTATTTATAGGCTCTATGTAATCACTCTTAAAGGAGACACATCATGCAGAACTTCCCACATCTCAAAGGTATCGCAGTCGGATCAAAGGTCATCTTCGGTCGCCCCAATGGGGAGCAGACCAAAGGTGAGGTCATAAAAATCAACCGAAAGTCTGTCAAGGTACGACAGACAGAGGTTCGGTTCGGCAATGGACGCACACGCTCTGTTGGGGCTGTTTGGAATGTCCACCCCAACCTTCTTCGTCTTGAAGGTGGGTCTACCCCAACCCCTCGCACTCAAGCCCCACAGACCTCAAACACACGCACCTTTAAGCGTGGAGAAAAGGTCAGCTTTCGGGGTAGTAAGGGCGAGGTTCTTGAGGGGTTCGTCAAGAGCGTCAATCGCAAGACTGTGAGCGTTGAGCCACAGAAAGGTTCTCTTCAGTATTGGAGAGTACCATTCGGACTCTTTGTCTAACAGCCTTTATCCAATATGCGTAACCCCTTATTCATATAACTACATAACGAAACCCACTCCCACTAGGAGACAATATGACTGTTTCAGCCCCCCAAAACCCCCGATACATCTTGGTACAGGAAGAATATGGATACCGACATTGGATCGGTGTCCTGCCCTCCGAGATGACCGTTGAGTCGATCATCGAGTGGTGGAAAGCACTCCCATCGGTCACAGGGATGTTCTTCAATCCAAGTAAGAGCTTCCCCCTCCCGACTCTTATCGAGCTTGAAGATGTCGCCCCTGATGGTGCAGACAAAGCCACATGGCAATGGGTAGACCCCGATGGTCAAGAGCATATCCTTGATCGCTCAAATGTAGTGCTGTTCGCCCATGTCCACATGGATGATGACAGCTACCTCAAAATCCCTAGAGGTGAGATTTTCCACCATGCAGGGTATGGGGAGATGCCCTTCGCAGATGAGGATGAAGAAGAGTTTGACGAGCCACCTACCGAAGAACAAATCAGAGAGTGGGCTTCCGAGAGCGAGCTTAGTAAGAAGGTACTTCAAGCCTTGCATCCAGAGGTGAAGCTATGAGTCCGACAGTAGTCGTGCCGAGTGGCTGGGTATTCGCCTATCTGATCGGTATCGTATTTTGCTTTTACAAGGCACACAAAACCAACAGGGTAGAGCTGTTCTTTGCCATAGGCATGATCTACCTACTCGCACTCTCAATAGGACTCCGACTCCACTATGCCTCTTGACACCTATTATTCGACACTCATTGGTCTACTCTTCATCTCATTTGGGGTAGGTTTGTTTTACTCAACTACAAGAGCGAGATACTTCGCCTATGCCGGTGTCGGCTCTTACATTATAGGAATACTTTTAGGAGTTTATTGTGGCTACTAATAAATACGCAAAGAACAAGAGATCAGTTTACTTATCCGACCAAATAGTCCAAGAGCTAGAGGCCGAAGCCAAGCGTCAAGATAGGACGGTATCTTGGTTGATCAAGAGAGCTTGGCTTGAGTCTCGTGAGAAGATCAAGAAATATCCGGATGCAAGATGAAAACAGAACTAAGAGATGGTCAAAGGGTGTGGACTAAGGAGTCCATAGAAACCATCCTCAAAAGCTACCTTGGGGAACACCCTTACATAAACTACCAAAAAGTCAAAGTGTTGCTACACGAGGGTCTTGAGGAAGCTGGATTTGAGCAGAAAAAAGGTGTCGCTAAAGAAAACCACTTTACAATGGTTTATGAGTCAGAGAAATGGTTCTGCTCTGTTCACCTCTTGTACTTAAAGGATGAAGCAAAGGTGGTGTTCATAATCGGCTTGAAGATGCACCCTGTAGAAGATTTGGTCTATCTATGGGACTACATAAGAGCATCATGGTCGAGTAGATGACCAGAAATCTCGAATACGCTCAAAGAGGTTTACAAAGTCGTCCACCTCTATAACAAATAGATTTACTGCGTCCTCATCAGCATGACTATCATAGATCACAACTTTAGGATCTGACTTTATGCACTTTATGTAGTATCTACGATCAAGCCAAAAAGTCTCATCCTTAGACCGAGTTAGACCACACTCTTTGAGGGCATTTTCTATGTGTTCGATAAGTAGAAATCGTGCTTGGGGATTACTGGATATAGCTGACATTGTAGCCATTTTGCGTAGGTAGTGCAGACCGTACTTAGTCCATTCTCTTTGATTGGACTCATTTTTCTGTGTTACCTGTGGATTCATGGCTTTTAGTCCAGTAGTCTCGTATGATGGTGAATAAATCTTTCCATCTACTATACCCAAACTCTCTACTTGGGAGATGTTCGGACACTAAACTAATGAGTTGTATTTTCTCATGTATCTCGATCACTATGGGGTCTAGGGTAAAGACTAGGTAATCCTCAACAGGAGTAGGTTCTTGCTTAGTGGCTTCCTTTAATCCGATAAGTATTAAAGGGTGTAATGAGGTAGTGTAGGATTTAAACAAGGTGGCGTTTTCCTCATGCCAAACTCTCTCCCCATTAACGACATGGGTGAGGTTAGCCATGACAGTTATCCCAAACGATCCGAATACGATCAAAGAGTGTTGTGGGGTCAACTACTTTTTCAATCGGTTCATCGTCTGGAGAATCTACCTTGCAAATGAGGACTGCACCTTTATTGTTCACTCGAACAAACATTTCTTGATTGAGCCAGAACATCCTTGAGTCATGTGTAGATTTAAGGCCACATTCTTGGAGTGCGTTTGAGATGATGATGGCTTTGAATATGCCACTATCTCTATGGTTTGGGTCGAGCGTTTGAAGCTCACTTAAACCATAAAAGGACCACTGCCTACGGCCATTAACTTTCTCGGTTAGCGTTTTCATTTCGGATATACCTCAACTTTGCCTCATACTCATCATTTGCAAACAATACATCAATCTCATCTTGGATTTGAGCGGATGCTGACTGAACGATTTGCTCTGCTTTGAGATCAAGGTGATCCAAAGGCTTTGCAGAGCCAGTGATGCGAGCGTAAGTGTAAGATTCAATAATCTGGTCGATAGTCATTGTTGCCTCCATAGGTTGGTTAGGACTTGTTATATGATTTCTCTTCTTCCAACCCATAAGTTCGGACACCCTCTTTAGCAAACTCACGAGCGATAAGATACTCTGCGAGCTGTCCATTCAGAGTGGCGATACGCTCGTCTACATACTCGTACGGATCATTTCGCTCTTTCCAATCTTCATACCAGTTTATCATCCTTTGATATGCTTCGATCTGTGCGTTGATATGATCTATCTTAGATATGTCTATTGTATATCTCGGTAAAGGGTTCAATAGATACCTCCTTATAGTTTCTTTATACTACCACCAAAGAAAAGGAGAGTGAATATGCCCACACCACAAGAAGAAAGAAAAATCTTAGCATTTCAACGAAAAGCCCTCACAGCTTTTAAGGCTCTTATCAAAGACCTCAAAAGCTACGGAGATCAAGCTAAGTCTGAACATAAAGGTCGAGGGCAAGCTGTCATCAACAAGAGGAAAAGACATATCGTTAAGTCGATCAAGACGCTCCCTCAAGTTCTCACATTCATGGAGAAGTTTGTCGGGTCAGACGAAGTGAGTGATAAAGCATACTCTTGGAGGAACACCACCATGTACCTCATTCGTGATTACTTGGCTGGTCAAAAGACGCTAAAAGATGTGAGCGATACATTCAAGAAAAACAGTATCAGATCATTCAAAGCAATAGAAATCCACAAGAGCCAAGCGTCTCTTAAATCGGTGATTCCCGTAGAGCTAAGGGCGTATTTACCCGACACAATCACGATTGATGTAGATGAAGAAGGGTACATCAAGAAGATTAACGATATGTTCGGAAACAAGACCTACACTTTATCCGAAAAGATCAAGTCGCAGAAGAAGCTCATCAAAAAGTACAACACAATCGTTAAGCAGATTAAGAAGGATCTCAAATCAAGAGATGAGAAGGCTAAACTCTCTGCAATCATCACTTCAATCATCATGGAAACAGGGATAAGGCCAGGAAAGATCGGTAATGGGATTGTAGAAACAGTAGATGATCAAGAGGTGGAAGTTGAAACATTCGGAGCGATCACGCTGAACCCTTCCCATGTTAACTTTGTGAGGGAGAACTTTGCCGAGCTTAGTTTCAGAGGAAAGATGGGGACTGTAAACACTGCGGCTATCTCTAACTCTGCAATCGTCAAAGTGCTGAAAGATTATGTAGACAATGCTCTTGAGTCTGGATCTGATTACATCTTCATCACAAGTGAGGGTGAACAGTTCACCTATCAAGACCTTGTGAGATACTTTAGGATTAACTTTAAGGGATTTAAGATCACTGACTTTAGGAAGCTAAGAGCAACCCAAGAAGTTTTTGACGGACTCCAAGAAGAAAGAGACTCAATGCTTCGGAGGATTAAAGAAGTAGCAGAGCTTGAGACAGAGGAGTTGACCCAGCGTGTTGTTGAGATCGTAGCCGAAACGATCAATAAAGCACACGAGAGAGCACAAGTGGCTTTGAGCCATGACAGTGGGTCTACCACTAAGAAATCATACATTAACCCAGAAGTGCTTTTAAGGTTCTTGAGTACAGCTTCTATGCAAAGCACTCTTAAAGAGAGCATTACAACAGGTAAGACAAAGCTCCACTTTGATCCAATGATGTTTGTTCGAGAGGCAACTCGGACAGCAAGTATGCTTATTTCTGCATCTGGAAGAACGCTAGAGAGTATAGATACAATCGTTGATATGTTAGAGCATATTTTTGACAATGGTATAGTAGAAGGTTGAAACCCTAAAAAGAGGATGTGTTATGACTAACATTAATGGCATCAAGAACGACCATAATAAACAAAGAGGCAAGAACACCTTTGGTGGAGGGAATGAAAAATCTCTTTACATCCCAATGTCGGACATTGAGCAAGAGTTCATTGCTCGTCTTGTTGAACAGGGAGAAATCTTGGTTGAGTTTCATGGTTGGGGTACGGTTCAGCCTATCGTGACCTTTGGAGATAAGATCATCCATGCTCACATTAAAGTCTTGTTCCATAATGCACCGCCTCCTCCTGGCAAACCTGTTCCGTTCTTTGACATGGAGCTTCGGACTCAATCGGGGATCTGTCTATACAGACAAAAGATGCCGACATCTTATGGGAACACACCAATCACCATCTCTAATGAAGTTGAGCTAGAGATGGTTTGGGATATAGCTCTCAAATATATTGATCCGAAGCTCATCAAGACGCTCATGCCACAGGTTACAGGGTTCACAACAAGACTTGAAGATCGGGATACTCACGACATCACGGTGACTGGTAATATGAAGCTCAATAAAGAGCAGATTAAGTCAGCTCATAGCCTTCATCAGAGCGAACAGAACATCAAAGTATATGATGAGAAGAAGCTCGCAGAGGCGATCAATAAAACCTCAAAGTAAGACTCTATAGGGGTGATTATCCCAGGGCACTTCCTTAGCCCCCTTGGGTAAATCAACTCGCACCCTCTTATTGACATCTAAAAAGTAAACGACCTTCTTGCTAGGTAGCACTTCATAATAGCATCCACTTAGCTGGTAAAGTTTCCACTTTAGATTTCTCTTGGCGAATAGAACTAAGCTACTAGGGAATAACTCTTCTAGTAGGTAGCCTTTTTCATCTTCATATTCTTTGATGTGGTTGTAGGTCTTTGATAACCCATCTCTTTCTACATAGATTGTTTCGTTCTTGTAGACTATAAAGGTATCATTCTCTGCCTTGTAGTTTAGGACTGTTTTCATAGGAAGCTCGCATGAAAGTATTGATTATTAGCACAACCACACATAGGGATAAATCAACTAGTAAAATGGTATTGAGCCACTTGTCCGACATACTCAATAAAGACCACGACATCGACTTCGTAGACGCAAACGACCTACATATTGTCCCCAACCTAAGCTGTTATTCTAGTGGGGGTAAAAACTGTGCAAGTAAAGACGCTGGTAAGTACAGATGTTGGGCACACAAGTTGAGCCATGAGAACCCCGATGAGTATAATGGCAAAGACGAGATGGGAATCCTTTATGATGCCCTAAGCTGGTGCGACTTAGTAATATGGGGAACTAGCGTTCGATGGGGTAGTCATTCAGCTTTGATGCAGAAGATCATCGAGCGTATGAACACCCTAGAAAACCAGCAGACGGTTTATGGGGAGGAGAACCCTTTGAAGGGCAAAAAATGTGGTGTGGTTGTAACTGGACAACATTATAAAGCTCAACAGGTTGCTGAACACCTCATCACACAGTTCGGGTGGTTTGGGTTTAATGTAGACCCCTCTTATATGTTGACTTGGCAGAAATCACAAGACATACACCAAGAGCAAGAAGGTGATAACAACGATCCTCTTGAGGCATACCTCAAGTCTAAAGAGGGCAAAGTACAGGTAGAGAACTTCCTATCAAGCATGGAGATCAAATGAGAATCGAAACAGACTTTAAGCTCGACTTTAAAGATGTGCTGTTTAAACCTAAAAGGTCTACCCTCACATCACGCAAAGAGGTGAATCTCACAAGGTCAATCAAGCTACCCCACAGTAAAAGGACTTGGGAAGGTGTGCCTATTGCTGCCGCTAACATGGACACTGTGGCTACCTTTGAGGCTGGTAAAGTCCTCACAAATCATCACATGATGGTATGCCTTCACAAACATTACACCGAAGAACAGTATGTGGATATATACGACTGGGTGTATTCCAATCAAGGATGTGGCTACGCTCAATACTGGGCTTACTCTATGGGTATCTCCGATGAAGAGTTTGATCGTCTTGTGCGTATTCAAGATAAGACCAATGGGATGATCCTCACGATCTGTATTGATGTAGCGAACGGATACACAGAGCGTTTCATTAAGTTTGTCGCTAGGGTAAGGGAAAAGTATCCACTCTCAATCATCATCGCAGGTAATGTGGTCACGGCAGAAATCACAGAGCAGTTGATCCTTGCTGGTGCAGACATCGTAAAGTGCGGAATTGGCTCTGGGTGTTTCGTTGCTGGCACACCTATCCTCACCAATAATGGACTCAAGCCGATTGAGGAAGTTGAGGTAGGGGATAAGGTAATGACTCACATGGGTCGTGAGCGTACTGTGACGAACACCTTTACCCATACCAATAAGAACCTACTCGTTAATGTGAATGGCATCAAAGCAACACCAAACCATGAGTTCTATGTGGTACACAAGTCAGACGCTGATAAGGTGAATGACGATAACATCCATGAGTACGCAAAGTGGGTTCGGGCTGATGAGCTGACTAAAGAACACTTACTACTAGAGGTTCAATAGTTTATTTATATCTCTGATTATGATGAAACTAGGTATCGGTAGAGGTAGTGTCATGCTCATCACAATCAGAAAAAATAATATGCTTGTCAAAGGCTTCTCCAAAGAGGGGCGATGCAACTATGCAATGCTTGAGGACGGTTCTAAGATACAGTCCTCAAAGCTAGGTAGTATCTCTATTGAGTGTTCAGAGTGTTCTAAGCAAAGCCACATACAATGGAGAACTGCCCTGTTAAGTAAGCCTTACTTATGCCAATCCTGTGTTGTTTCTGGAGATCGTAATGGGTTCTTTGGTAAGACACACACAGAGGAGACTAAGAAAGCCCACTCTGACTTTATGTGTGGGAGATACACGGGTGAGGATAATGCTTTTTATGGCAAGACTCACACTAAAGAAGCGAGGGAAAAGATACGCTCGGCACAAACATGGCAAAAAGGATCATCTAATCCGTTCTTTGGTAAGACTCATTCGCCAGATACGATTGAAAAGATCATTGAGGGGAACAAAGCCTATCGGGAGTCTCTAACGGAGGAACAAAGAGCTAAAACCTCAAAAAAGTTGAGTCGTACTCAAAAGGATTTCCAAAAGAGCAACCCAAAATACTACAGGGAAATAAAGCAAAGGGGAGCATACGCTTCGGCTAAGTCTCACAAGAAGTACAAGATGAACAAGCTAGAAGAAAAGGTTTATCAAGTGCTTCAAGATCACTTTACAGATATGTTCAAGTACACAGTCATCTTAGGTCATTTGCAGTTTGACTTTGGGTGTAAGAGTAAGCGTATCTTGATTGAGGTTCAAGGGGATTATTGGCATGGAAACCCTGCTCTCTATGGAGAGGGTAAAAGACCCTTGAACAACATACAGATCAACAAACAAGCTAAGGATAAGGTAAAACAATCATGGTGTGAGGACCATGACTTTACCCTACTCACATTTTGGGAAAGCGATATAAACGCAGACCCTAACATCATCTTAAGAGGAGTTTTAGATGTTATCTAAGTACAAGCTAGTAGAAATCAATACCCTAGAGACTGAGCCTAACCCATCGGGTATCGCCTATGACCTTGAGGTCGAGGAGGATCACTCATATACGATTGGGGAGAATAGGACTGTAGTTCATAACTCTGCTTGTACGACTCGTATTCAAGCAGGTGTGGGTTATCCACAGTTAAGTGCTGTGATTGAGTGTGCCGATGCCGCTCATGGCTTGGGTGGTCGCATCATGTCGGATGGAGGCTGTACCTGTCCTGGTGATGTAGCTAAGGCATTTGGAGGAGGTGCTGATTTCGTCATGCTTGGGGGTATGCTTGCAGGACATACCGAGAACCTTAGACTGGATGACGAGGGTAACGCACTCTTCTATGGTATGTCCTCTGACACAGCGATGGAGAAGTATCATGGAGGGGTTAATGACTATCGTTCATCCGAGGGACGAACCGTAGCCATTGAGCGTAGAGGTCCGATTAAAGATACTCTTCAAGATATACTTGGGGGTATTAGATCAACCTGTACTTATATTGGAGCGAGTGAGCTTAGAGAGCTGAGTAAATGCACGACTTTTATTCGTGTTCGTCAGCAGTATAATCCAGTGTTTGAGTCTAAGACGATTAAGAGCTAAGTTATAGTTTATTTATGTATTCCTCTGTAAGAACCTTATCTTTACAGAGGAATACATCATGTATCTAAAGAGAGCATTACTTAACCTTGAGCGTAGGGTTGCTGATCTTGAAGCTGACCTTCAGCCTCAACTTGGTAAACCTGGTGGAGTCAAGCACACAACACAGCGTATTGACGAAGCCTTACCCGACGGGAGCCCGAAAGAAATCGAGCTGATAGATACAGTCAATAAGGGTCAAGGGATCTCTAATCAAGACGCAAGGATTGTGTATCGCTTTGACGACTGTAATCCAGCTCTTGACGGAACGACTATGGTTAAGGGTTTTTGTGTCTCTTCTCATGGTCAGTTTAGAATGGACCAAAGAGGGATTACAGTTCGCAAGATCCAAGAGTTCTTCTTTAATCTGGAGAAGTACCTAGAAAGGAATGAGACTAATCGGAGGACTTTCGACTTGCGAGACTCAATCAATAGAGGAATGGAAACCAAGTGGACAGATGAGCGTAGTAACAATCTCACAGTAGTCTTTAGACTTGAGGGAGACAGTGCCAAGATCATCACTACTTATTACAAGAATAAGAAAGACCCGATCTTGACCGAGGAGAAAGACTACTCACGCTTTATTCGACCTAGAGGTCGTAGACGAAGGCGTTAGTAAGCACCTGCTATGTGTTCGATTTCTTCTTCGACCTTCATAGCAAGCATATACCAACGCTCTGCAAGGTCTTGGTAGTAGGGGTCTTTGCCTCTACTGAAAGAGGGCATCTTTTCAAGCTCACGCTCCATTTCTTGCATAGCCTTTAAGACTTTTTCTGCTGACCTACGAACAGGCGTAGAAGCTGTTCTCTGCTTGCTCTTGTACTCATTCGTGAGCCGATACTCTTTTACGAGAGCTTCATATTCTTTGTTCTGCGATGGGGTAAGACGATCTTGGTCTTCAAGGAGTTGAAGCTCATCTAACCTTGCTCTATCTTTTTTAGACATAGTGCGAGCTTGTCTCTCAAGGCGAGCAATACGACCCTCAAGTTCACGAATTATTTCTGAAGCTGATCTTCTCATAGTTTGTTCTCCATTTGGTTAATATGACCACCAATGAAAAACCTATAAAAGACCTACAAATAAAAAATGTCTCTTAAACACCCTCTGTGGCTTAGTGAGGGGTCTAAGAGACATAGAGCCTTTAGTTGAATCAAAGGCTATTGAGCGTATTCAACCATGACTTAAGTCATGGGTCAAGGCTTTTTCTTAGAGCATACCGTCAAGGATCTCATCTGCATCAAAGCTAGAGTTGAAACCACCACCGCTGTTGCCTGTAGGCGAACCAACCGAACCACTCATCTTCTCACGAATCTGATCGAGAGTAAGGTCTTGAGCGATGTCATTTTGGATGTTTGCGTGGATAGGCTTAGCCGCTTCCATACAAGTATTGAACATATCAGAACCCTTGTCGCTCAAGGTCTTGAACAGAGACTCTTTACAAGGAGCGAAAGTCATCTTGTGGAACTGTGGATCAGTCACGGTGATTGAGATGTCATGCTGACTCAAAGGGAACTCGGAGTTGATAGACTCAAGCTGACGATACTTATCGAGTGAGAACACCCAAGTCTTGACCTCAAACTCACCATTGGCGAAGCGAGCCTTATCAAGCGTACCATTAGCGTCTGTCGGCCAGAAGATGAGAGTAGTAGCGATTGAGGTCTTTGAGGGATTACCCGCGATCTTCTGATACTCTGGACCATGATCGAGGAAGTATCCGACATCCTTGTGATAGAGGCGGCGACCACCCTTGAACGAGGGGTTGGTCGGATTACCATTTGCGTCCTCGAACTGAACAGCGTTGTCCTCAAGACCTGGAAGAGCCACGAAAGTCACACGAAACTTTCCCTTTTGTGGCTTCCAACGAACCTTACCACCTGAGAGGATTGGTGAAGTAGAACCGAGTGTGAAGTCTGAAAAACCCATAGGGCATTCTCCTGTATATATTGCCTGTCGGCAGTTAAAGTTAAGAGCGTTAGCGAGTCATCCGAAGTGAGTGGCTCTGTTGCTCACATACTCTTATACGATATACACAAGATGTTGCCGAACTTTTCCCAAAAAACTTTCAGAGAAATAGTAAGTGCCCGAAAGAGTTGAAGAAAAACCTCACTTAATCTTTGGTCGGGTGTCGCATCTCTGCCTTAGAAGGTAAAGATTTGTCTCGTGTGTGTTCGCCATAGACATGATAAAGTCGTCCATACCTAATGTAAGGCCACCCTGCTCTTTAAGCATATCATAAGCGTTCTTAAAGATGACCTGTAGGCCCTCTTCAATCAATAAAGCTCTGCGTATCGGGTCATTCATGCTGTGAGCTTCGGCTAGAGGTAAGAGGTGGTTAGCCATGAGCTGTGCTTGTTCAACAGCATTAACAGCCTCTACCCCATATGTGCCGACAATCTTTTCAGCCAGTGTGTCGATTTCTTCAATAAGAGATGTGTAAATCCTCTCCATCAGCTCATGATCACCGTAGAAGCTTGATCCTTTAACCTGCCAATGGCTCGTCCAGTGTGCAAAGTGAGCACCACGAAGAACAGCTAAGAGCATTTGAAGTATGGCGAGGTTATCTGTCCGATCACAGGTGCTCGCTCTTTTGTTGTATCTCATAAGTTCTTTCTTAGCGTTCATGGCTTCCCTTGCATCATAAAACACGATCATCTCCGAGTGATTACCAGCTATACGATAGAAATCTTCTTTGCGACCAATGAGATCTCTACGAGCTTGAGCAATAGACACTACCTCAACATCTTTGAGCTTAACAGGCTTATCCCAAATGACCTCCTCAACAAAGCCCTTTTTAGGCTTGGTGCTGGTCTTGAACTTTAAAGCCACCATCTCCTTAGCTCTGCTTTTCTTACCCCCACTCATCTGAACGGAGTAGACATCCCAACCCCACACACCAGAGATCGCATATACACCACCAGCACTAGGTGCGTCATCATCCATGATGTGATTAGGTCTAAGATAGCCGTCTGCGATGATGTCATCTACTCGGTTCGCATAGGTGTAGTGATAGAAGAAATCTTTAGAGAGGTTAATGTGGTAGTAATACTTGCTAAAAGCATTGGATCCGTACTCTTCAAGTTCTTCATCATCAAGCTCACCACCCTCGTGATAAATCAGTTTTAGATCACGCAAAGAGGCTTGTTTATCTATGTGTCTCTTAGCTGGAGCATCTCTCTCATCTAGGGTGAACTCTCTCCAAGCATCTTGGGGGTCTTCTTCTAAGACAGCGTAAGATCCTTCAATCAGATCGAAGAACATTTCCATGTCCTCTCTATCGTACCACTCGACCCGATCTAAGAAATCGTTGAGGTCTACTACGATAGCCGTCTCACCTTCGACATAGATGTTAATGGCATCAAACATCTCGGACAGAGACATGAGGTAAGCTGGCTTACCCTCGTAAACGAACTCTAGCTCGAATGGGAGGGAATACCCTATAGAGCCTCGTTTGTGCTTCTTGTAGTATTTCTTACGATAGTCTTGGCGATTCTTTCTATAGTTGGGATCAGTTCTCATTTTCTTCCTATGCTTCTTTCTGTTTTTTCGTCTTTGGACTAGATTAGTATTTCTCTTGCGTAAGTTTTTTGTCCTAGTCCTCATACGCCTTCTGCGTTTGATCTTAGGATTAGTCCTACGCTTAGTGCCAGCCTGTAGCTCTTCAGCAAAGAGGTCATCTGCAAGTATTTCGGCTAAGAAATCACTCATGGTCAGCCTTCTTTCTCCGTTTTTCGGCTCGTTGGTTCTTCTGTTTAATGGTAGAGACACCACCGCCTGGTCTACGCTTGTACTTCTCAGGGTTCTTAGCATAGTTTTTCTTGTACTTCTTGTAAGTAGGGTTATGTTTCTTACGCTTGTAGAGTCTCTTCTGCTTCAGAAGATTTCTACGATATTTAACCCGATACCTACGCTTGTACTTTTGAGACTGGCGTTTGGCTTGCCCCTTTTGTTTCCTCTGTCGCTTATTTCCTTTAGGTGGGCGATAGTTGTATCGGAACAAAGCGACTTTGATGAGGTCATCTCCGTCTATATCCCAATACTCGAAATCTTCAACAGAACCCATGACCCTACGCTTTAGGCCGGTTGAAGTGGATTGGTCTATATGAGGGTTTCCATACTGATCGCCTGGAATACCACTTGATCTCGGACGCTCATGGAGGGCTTTTCCATCGGGATGATCGTTTAATGCACTTGGGTCTTTCTTTGGACGATTCGCTCCACCTTGACCACTAGAGTCGGGAGGTGAGTTAATAACTCCTGGACCAACTCTTTGTTCGTCACGACCTTCTGGATGTCCACTAGGTAAAGGAAGAACTCGATCTCTTTGAGGCTTACCGTCTTCATAATCTTCTCTTGATTTCTGTGGTGATGAAGTGTCGTTATTGATTTGGTCTTGTCGGGTTTTATCGACCCATGTTTTGACACCTGCTAAGTCTTGTGCCGGTTGAGCCGCTGACTGTAGATAGCGAAGGGCTACCCTACTAGCAGACGCTTTCTTCTTCTCTGTGATCTCTTTAGCTTCTTCACTGAAAGTCGGAGTATTAACAGGCTTCTTCCCACGATGTTTCGCTTCTTCACGCCTTTTCTTTTTGGCAAGCTCGGCTCGGTCTTCTTTAGACATTCCCCATGCCTTCTCTCGTGGCATACACTTGAGGGGTTTTTTGCCCCCACTTGTAACATCTGACCACTCTTTTTCACTAGATATGGCACATGGGCCAACAATGTCTCCTGGTTCATAGGTCTTGTCCTCTCCATCTTCTTTTTTGATCGTGTGTTTTACAGGTGTTATAGCAATCCAATCGCCCCATGTAGCACGATCATCGGGATCTCCACCACCATGTCCTGCAAACCAAGTACCTAACCCACCCTTACCAGTGTTCTTTTTTTTGGGGTCATCACGCTTTACGGACTCTAAATAGCGTTCAGCAACCTTTTCGATAAGACTTTTATTTTTCATCGCCATATACCTCAAGGCCTACTAGAGATGAGTACACATTTACCAGAAGAGGGGTACTTACTCGTAAGCCTAACCCAAAGTTTTTTAGCAGTCGGATTGGTACTGCCGTTTGGTACGCAATAGTGGGGGGCAAAAACGAAAGGCTTTTTCAACTCATCCCAAATGTGTCGTATAAACCCTAAATAAAGATGATCTCCTAGCCTCTGACCTAAGAAATCTTCGTATATCTCGGACTCGGACACAAAAGCCAAATAGATACTTGAGGTTGATCTGTCTCCCGCCTTTTCTTGAAGAACCCCTATGTCATAGTCACAAGGGCTGTCAAAGTTATAACTCCTACCCCACTCATACACAGCACCTTGAATACAACCTAGTTCCTCACCACCCCAACTTGTCCCATCGTCCTCCTGCATTTGAAGATTGAGGAAGAAAAGCACATCTAACCTCTCATGTCTGGTGTGATACTTTAAATCTACTTCCTCAAACTTGTGAGGTATAGAAGATAGTTTCAAGTATCTATGAGCCACCCTCTTTGCAGACTTCTCATAGCAGTTCTTATAGGGGCGACATGAAGCCTTTTCAGAGAAGCCCATGTCATCACAGCTTTTAGACTCACAATGCTCTTTATCCCACTTGCGTGGCATCTTGAACTCGGAGCTTTGTTTCTTCCACTTGCCCCCTAATCGCTTGTACTGAGCCAAAGCCCAACCGTTAGCATAAGCCGATGGGAAGGTCTGAAACCCCTTGCCTTCATTGACAGGATTGACGGACTCTTTACCCCTAGAAACAGGTTTACTAGACTCACCTTTAGCTAGAGCTTGTATCTCGGACCATAGCTTCTCATCGGTAGGTATGCTCTTTCCCCCTGCTTTCCTTAGAGGTGAAGAGTTATTGGCGAAGCCACTATCATAAGGGATAACCCTAGCACTACCGCTACCACTATCATGCACATAACCTCCGTCAAAGCCCTCGGCGGGTTTACGACCATAGGACTCGGAACGATCAAGATTTCTCGATTTGAGGTTAGGTGAGTCGGGGCTTGGGCGACCTATATTCCTCGCCCCATCACCATTTGGCATTTGAGAGCCTTCACCTTTGTCCTTAAGGTCTGTGCTTTTACCTGTGGGTGTTCCATTACTAAGGGTGCTTAACTCATCGGGTGGGCTAACCTGCCTAAAGAAATCGGCAACACGCATTTTTGCTGTTTCGGGAAACTCATTTTTGATCTTCCTCACAGCTTTAATGTACTTTTTAGGTGCGTACTTCGCTAAGTCTTTAAGCCATGCCATAGGCTCTTTTAAATGCTTAGACCTGTATGAAGGACGACTCGACTCACCTACAACATAAGAAACGATGTTTGCCACTTCATTTGGCTTTCTTCTCGATACGAAGTTGATTGCATTGATGGTGTCCTCTAAGCGAGGGTAAAACTCATTGTCATCTAAGCGATGGTGGAGTAGCTCACCTGTTTCTTGTCTATATTGTGGAGTCCTCTCCCTAAGACCAGGAAGCCCTGCTGTTGGAGAGTCCGCTCTCGGATCACCGTCTCGTGATCTGGTATAAAGGATTTGATATACATGAACCAACTCGTGTGCGACTACTCTATGAAGGGCTTCTGCTAGTTCTCTACCCTCATAGTTTTCTTCAAAGTAGAGAAGGTTCACATAAAGAACAGAGTTAGTTGGATCGTATTTAGCTTCAACTCTACTATACTTTTCGGACGCACTAGGGGGTATGATCTCTACCCTCAAGTCTAAGTCCTCTACATGACCGCGAGTCCTCGGTGGTGGGGGTACAGTGACATTTTTACTAAGTTTGTCATAGACACCGACTTGGCTTAATAAGTATTCTTCGACTTGTTCCACCACAGCTCTAGGTGGTCTTATTCTACTCGTTCTACTCTGCATAATAAGCTCCTTTTCTTTATATTGGAGCGATAAAGAAACTATAACTGTAACCCCTTAGTTATTGTATAATGTCGTTGGGGGATGCCACTAACCCGACAAAGCCTCTATGCTGTTGTAGAGGTAAACCACCCAATGAAAGGGTAGTGGTCGTTGTGAGTGATTCTGACCTCGCATCGTAGGTTCAATCTCAAAAGGGGAGTGCGAGCCACCAAGGTGAGATGTTGCGTCTTTCCTATATAAATCGGGCTTTACGCAGACTCAGATATGCTTGGCGAGGTCAGCTCACTTGCCCGACACCTCGGCTACTCTTAGGAGAGTCGGGGTGTTTGTAACCCCTTATTTATAGAAACGAAGCCCCAATCTATCCAGAAAGGAATGAACCATGACATCAGAAGGTTTTGCAGTTTTAGCGTTCATCGCCCTATGTTTCGGGCTGATCTACATGGATCAAAATAGAGAGGTGTCCGTACACCTTTGCGAGTCCGAGGGCGTATCTACTTATGTGAGTAGGATCGCTCCCCCTCAAGAGTTGTCGTTTGGTGATTGCCATGAAGAAGTGATGGTCAATGAAAGATACTATCACTTACGACAAGTGATGAAGCGTGGGGTCAAATGAGCAAACGAGCTGAACGGATAAAAGAGAAGATCCCCATCCTCTCGGTATTAAGTGCCTATAACTATGATGTACATGGTCGGGATCATCAGCAACAGTTTAGATGCGACCTACATGGTGATGGTTCGGATAACGCACCCTCGGCTCGTGTGTATCCAGAGACAAACACATGGTTCTGTTTCGCCTGTGGTAAAGTGCGAGACTCCATCGCTACGGTCATGGAGAAAGAGGGGTTAGACTTTGGTAAGGCTTGTACTGCCCTTGAACTCAAATATGGACTTGAGGTCTGGAAGTACGAGCCTAAGAAGGACATCTTTGAGGACACCTATGAAGACCCTACACGCAAGGAAATACTAGTGCGTAGGGTAGAGGGTCTATTAAACGAGAAAACCTCTAGGAGAGAGGATTATGAGGACACCTTACGCTATTGGGAGGTGTTCAATATGCTCTCCTCACTAGAGGACTCTAAGGTGCGTCAATGGGAGAAGCTATATAAGGCTTTATCCTCTTAGAAGCGACCACCGTCATCTTCTGGTGGGTTATACTTTAAGCCAAGATTTTTAGCGATGATCTCAATCGCTTCTGTGTTCTCGGCTAACATACGACCTGCTTCGCCATAGACACCTCTAAGAACCTCATTAAACTGAGAGTCATTGAGCGTCCACATATCACGCTCAAGTTTAGCCTTAGTGGTCATAGGGTCTACATTGAGGAGTTCTAAGATCACATCAATATCCAATGACCCCTTCTGATAAAGATTGAAGAGGGCATCGAATGTATCTTGGTTGTCTCTTAGCCCAAGTCGAGTGAAGCTAAGGGTAGGGTGTATTACAACCTCATCACCATCTTCATCTTCCTCAATGAAGCCCATGCGTCTACACATCGGTTTCAAGATGTTCTCCTCGACCATCTCTTGAAGAACCTCACGCATGAGCATATAGCGTGTGTTGATGACTTCTAGGTTGATCCTATCACCACTATAGCTTGACTCGCCCGAAAGCAGAGACTCGGTAACACCTAGACCAGCATACATTTGTCGGTCGGTCATGTCGTATTCACCCGATAGCTCAAGTAGACGAGAGTCTGCACCCATCTCCTCCCAAGAAACTTGGAAGTTAGCGATGATCGAGTAATCGGGGTCTTGGAGTGCAAGGTCAACTTGATCTCTTAACTCCTCAACATCAGCCGCGTCCATATCTTCTGCATAAACGAGTCGGATAGGTGTCATGTGTCTTGAGGCGATTGAGGTTTGAGCCTGTCTTAACTTATCACGATACACCAAGATTCTGAGGCAACGCTCAAGCATGGAGTGTCCACGAGGCTCATATTGAGATTTCTTACGAGCCATGTAGTAGACGAACGACCCTTGATCTGGATCGGTGTTGAGGTCAATGTTGCGTCCATCTCGGATGGCTTCAACGACATCACCTGGCATTGAGTCTACTATCCTAAGAGCTGAAGGATCATTAACCGAAGCTCGTTCGACTACATCACGAGTCTTGCTGTCGGGGATGAGCTGGATGATCTTTTCGTTGGTGAAAGGAAAGCTCTCCATGTGGACTTGTTCGGGAGGGAGGATGCGAACACCAGTCCACCCTTTATAGTTCTTCTTGAGCCACTTGTAAGCTCGTTCATGGGAGTCCTCATATTCAGTCCACTCTGTGAAGGCAGACCCATCTTCTTTGAGAACATTCCGACCACTATGAGTCACCTCTTGAGGCACATCTGGATTATTATCTTCACAGAAAACGAACACCTCACCGAGTAGGTTAAACTCATGTAGGATTTCTATAAGGCGGTGAAGTAGTCCGACACGCTTCGCCCACTTTTCACAGAACCTAAGTGCCTCATAAGCCATATCCCGATTACGAGCTTTGGGTAGACCTAATCTGATCTTAGAGAGGGGTAGCTCTGTATGTAGGTCTATCGCTTGACCTACGAAGGGGTCTGTTCGATAGAAGAACCTAAAATAGTTGCGTTGTTCGTCTTGGCTTTGGGGTAGCTCAAGGAAGTCAGTCGATAGCTCTGGTGAGTAGAAGTTCCCACCCGATCCCATCATAGAGCCACCTGTGGTCATAGCGACCTTGACTCTTGATTTCATCTCGGCAGGATTGAGCTTACGAGTGATCGCTTTTGATCGGGGTTTAATCTTCCCAACTGGTTTGGCTTCTAGTTCTTCGCTCATGCTGATCCTTCTTATATTTTACGACAGCTTTTATCACTACTTTAAGTAGCTTGCTGTGTTTTGGGTGTCCTTCAAAGAATAATACCCAAGAGCCACCCTTACGAGTAAACACAATAGAAATCTTTTCAAGCAACGAGTCTTTTGGATCTGATTGTCCATGACTCAGTTGCAAGATACGAGCGATGACTCGGTAGTCAGCTCTTTTTCGTTCTCTAGGTAATGACATATTTTATACCCCCTCTGTTGTTAGGTGGGGATATAAAACAACTATTGAGGTATATGATAACTATATGCTTCTGCCATTCGGATCATGCCGTCTATGGTTGGATCATGGCTATTGGTATAAAACCTCAACCCCCCAAACTTTTCTTTGATCTGAACGACATAGAAGATGCCCGCATCTGGTGTCTGTATGAGGTGGCTCTGGATTTGATTGCATAAGGTATCGACCAATGGATACCAAGACTCGGACACTTCAAGATATGTCAGAGTCGGATCACCATATTCATCTGTGAACAATGACTTCCACTTAGCGATCAACTCATCATGTGTCATTTTGCACCTCGTTGTACTGAACATAGAGTCCGTCTTGGTTGTATACCACATCCTCTACAAAGGGGTAAGATTTCTTTAAGTCCTCTAACTGACCTAAACGAATGTGAAACTTGTTCGGGTAGACGGGTTTGAACTTCAAGTATCCATTTTTATCTTCGACTAGCTCCCATTTCTCTCCTGTGTGAAGAGATGACTCATGTACACCTAGATTAAACTGAATATGGAGGATCAGCTTTTCTTTAGTTTGGGGTGTGGGCTTATCCATGAACTCTTTGCGAGCCTTTTGGTATGACTTCCAATCCCATGTGGTAGGCACATCGCTGATAACCAGATTACTAAGGTGTTCGAGACAGGTAGACGAATACTCGGCAACTTGAACTAAATCCTTATCCGACCCCTCGAATGAGTACATCTGTGTAAGCATAAGATGTTCATTAAGGATAGCTTCTAGTGCTTTGTTTAATCGGTCTTGGTTTTCGGAGGTGATCTTTAAGATAGGGTCCATGCCTTTACCTTTGTAGTTTATTTATACCTACTTCTTTGCAGTAGAATAAGCCGAAGGAGAGATAATGAGAGACAATCAGATATACCTCTACAATACCACAGTAGATGAAGCACTAGAGATACTTGGGATGGAATCTCGTAGAGACACAGCCCTCATTAACCATGACGAGTTTGAAGTTAAGCTCAATAAAAAAGGCGACCATGTTATGGTGACTCTGTTAAGGGGTCTTGGCGACATGGACATTGATGACGGCATTATTCAGATCAAGATTGATTTTCCAGGTAAGTACCGAGATATGGAGAGCATTGATCGTGTACGAGCCGTTCTTGCACTTAATCCAAACAGCGATTGGTGGAAGGGCATCGTAGAGGAGCTTGAGGAGGGCTATCCTTTATCATGGAAAGTCGAAGAAATCTTGATTGAAACTGAAGAGCGTATTGAGAATCCAGATGAGGATGTACTTGCTATGCTCGACCAAGCGATTGCAAGCAATCCTCGTTTTAGACTCCTTCAATCTTTCAAACAGCAAGTTTTATCTGGTCGTGAACTTTCAGAGCGACAGATGGAGATCCTTGAGGAGAACTTAGGTTCAAGTGTTCCCTCAAACACCAATCAGATCGCTCGGATTAATGAAGCTCTCGCACTTGATCCTAGAAATCGTTTCGTTAGCCAGCTCAAGCAAAAAGCCGAGAATGGCATCACTTTGTCCGAGAGACAGATGAATGTGGTGGAAGAGATCATCGGAAGTCAGTCATCTCCTGCCGCTAAGATGCTCGCTGACCTTAAAGCCAATGCTTATCTTGAGCGTGAGGACTTTATGCTTATCAATAAAGGTCAGCGTAGGGGCATTGACTCACTCAATGATGAGGAGCGTAAGCGTTTGCGTCATCTCATCTACCGTAATGAGCGTAAGCTCGACAACACTTACTCCAAAGATGAAGTCAGAAGGCTTCTAAAGAAAGGAACAGCTATGCGTAGACTCGCTAGTGAAGTTATTCGTGATCTTGAGATGAGGATTGCTCGTCTTGAGGCAAACCTCAATCGTACTGCAAGCATGACTCGTGAAGCCGCTGGAGATCCTCAGCTCGCTGGAGTTCGCTCAAGCACAGCTTACCATGAGGGTCGCTCAATGGCAGAGGCTACCTCTTGTATGCTTTATCTCATCGGTGAGTCAGAGAATAAGAGCAAGTTCTACGAGATGGTCATCAACGGTTCTACCGTAGAAATCCTTTATGGTCGTCTCGGTTCTACCGGTCGTAGAGCAGATAAGTCATTCATGGACTCTTATGATGCACAGGCTTTCTTTGTTAAACAGCTCAAGTCTAAGCTCAAGAAAGGTTATGTCTCTGCATTCGCACAGCGTGGCGAGCATCGTAAGAGCGGTCCTCTCTATGGAACTTACCCAATCGGACTTACCTCTACTCCTGGACCTTGGCAGAACCAAGACATCGCTTATGACCAAGCGATGATTACAGATACAGTTTCTGTTGTTCGTGCGGCGATTGCTTCATTCCAAGAGGACGGTATTGTTGATGAGCGAGCAATTGCTATGCTTATGTCTACACAGCGTTCACTCGGATTAAACAGGGATCAACTCTCACAAGAGTGTGCTAAAGAGATCGGTCTTGCTCTTGATCGTATCCAAGGTACAGGTCGTGCGGGTCGTCAGCCTGTTGAAGTTCGTACTCGTACTGCCATCAAGGGTCTACAGAAACTCATGCGTAAACTTGAGGGTGCTATGACTGGTGGTCGTAGAAGAGCTTTTTATCAAAAAAAAAATTGGTAAGAACAGCGGTTTCTAAGACCAAGATGTTTCACGATGTGAGAGAAAACCTAGATGACAATCTAGGCAGACTCCACGACCTTCGAGAGAAGTTTGAAGATCACGAGTTTTTAAGTGAGAGTCGTGATCTTCAAAAAATCTTTAACGATGCCTCTGAAATGCTAGATAACCTCAATGATGAAGATGTGCTTCGACCTTACAAAGACTTCTTAGATAGGTTTAATAAGATCGAAGCTATGCTCAATGAGGTTAGGACGAGATGTCTACATAGACAGCATTAAGTTTGTAGTCTTTAGATACACACTCTTTAGTAAATAAGCTAAGGAGGTGTATCGTGGATAACGACTCAATAGACCCTGTTGAAGTATTACAAGCAATACTCAACAATATCGTAGCTCAGTCTGAATCTAAAGAAGACCTCATTAAGCTATGGTTTTATGTGGGTCGCATGATGGGGATAGATCGTATCTTCCCCGAAATGCAAGTGATGACTACGCCAGATGATAAGGGTGTAAATCAACCGATCCTTCTTGTCGGCACATTACATCCTCTTGTCATTGAGTATCTGACCGACCAAAAGATACTCACAGAGGACATCGCCCAGATCTGTTTAACAGAAATCAAGGAAATGGATGAGGAAGATGAGGTCTTCCACTAATGATGTATCGTAGAGATGGGTTGATCTTTATGACCCTAAATGATCCTCATTGGAATAACCCTAAGATCGCTAAGATCCTTCCTTATGAGAGTACAAATTGGGGTGCGTTCTCTGACCTAGTAGGGACACCTGTAGAGCGTTTAATCCCCGAAGTCTCGCATGATATACTCGACCAAGCAATGAGAGGGTTCACAACCCCTCTGATGAACCAAAACCTTAGAGAGCCTAGAGGCTGTCTAAAACTCCTTGATGTACCCAAAGATTGTGACGAAAAAGACCACTGTCTTTCGTATAACAAAGACCGATGTATCTTGGGGCATCGTAAAATGCCAGAGTGCTTTTCACCACTCGCCACTCAATCTCTTAGACCTCTTGTTCTAGCTTGGCTAGAAGGATTCCACATAATCCGTGAAAGGGCATGATTATGAAATACTTTAACCACCCACCCACAATGCGTAGAGTTTATGATGACGAAGAAGCTCAAACTCAACATCGGAAAAACGCACAAGCCGATTTCTATGGTGAGATTACGGTAAGCGACAACCACATCTACCTCTATCAAGGCATCTCTCCCAAGGCTGTTATGGAGATGGGCATCGCTATCAAGTCCATTGGTCAACAGATCATCAACATGGTCACTGATCTTGGACTCTCCCAAGCACCTGCTATCCACCTTCACATTAACTCTGGTGGTGGGTGTGCCTTTAGTGGTCTTGCTGGAGCGAGCCATATCTTAGACTCGGACATCCCTGTGTTCACCTATGTAGAGGGTTCAGCGGCTTCTGCGGCCACGATCATGTCTTGTGTCGGGGCTAAACGCTTCATCACAGAGCATAGCTTCATGCTCATTCACCAGATCAGCACTGGTGTATGGGGTACATACGAGAACCTAAACGATGAGAAAGAGTCTATGGACTCGCTCATGGAGATGTTGGAGTCAATCTACCTCAAGAACACCAAGATGAAGAAGAAGCAACTCAAAGAGCTTCTAAAGCGTGATCTCTGGATGAACCCTAAGAAGTGTCTTGAGCTTGGATTGGTAGACGAGATCATCAAGTACGAGCGTGTTTAATAGTTTCTTTATATCACCCACATAATCAGACACTCTATTCACACTAGGAGATTGATTATGTGGGATAATGATGACATCGTATTCGGGTCGTTTCAAAAGACCTCAAGCATGGACGCTGTTCTTGAGACTAAGATTTCTGATCTAACAGATCGTGGTCGCAAGAACAAAGCTACAGCCGCCAACTTTGAAGATGGTATGCGTGTAGTGGCTCACACTAATAATGGTGTAGTCATTCCTGGTCAGCTCCCGACTGCTGGTACAAAGGGAACAGTCGTATCTGTTAAAACTGCAACAGGTGATGTGACCTCCCTTGATGGAGAGGTGTTTGTTCAGTTTGACGGACGCAACAAGATTGATCGGATTCCAGCTAACTTTCTGCGTGTGGCAAGCATGAAGGTTGCGAGCATTGATGATCACTTCATCGTGCTAAGTGGACCTAATCTTTCAGCGAGCTTTATGAGCGTAGCAGGTGGTGAGTCAACCCTAGTGCATAAGGCGACCCAAGACCTTTGGAGCATGAAGGTGTCTGACGATGGGTCATATGATGTAGAGCGTCTGTTTGACGACAATGGTGATCCACTTAAACTTTGATTTTTAGTTATTAAATACCTCCTTTTTCCCAAACTGAACAGGAGGTATTTTTCAGATGAGACTGACCTTTATATTATTATTGTGCTGTACTCTTTGCTGTAGTGAGGACTCGGCTAAACCTGTACGACTAGAAATCGAAGAGACAAATAAAGGTCGGAGAAAGAGGCACAAAGGGGATCTCCTTAACCTCTTGCATAGAGCCTCTTTGGTGAGGGTTGTTTAATAGTATTTTTATGGGTATCAAAGAATACCCCCCAACCCTCCGCTCAAAGGCTCTTAGTATGTCTCCCCATTCCTGTTCTAAATGTGGTGGTATCGTTCGTATTTTCTGCCCTATGCAGAAGAACTCTGCCCCTTGTGTACCTACCCACCAAACTCGGCAAAAAGATCATCAAGATCAATCTCGTCAACATTTGTATCAATCTCCTCAAGAGGAGTCTTTACAAAGCCCTCAATCTCATCCTCATTAGCCTTAGTGTTTGTGCCATTTAAGGGAGAGCTGTCTTTAGGTGCTTGAGCCAAAGCGACACTAAGCTCATCGTCCACAGAGATTGCTTCACGCTTAGGTTGTTCTGCTTCAACCTGTGTCATCTGGTCTGCTTGCTGGTCGATCTTCGCTTCGGCATTTTGACGCTGGGTCATAAACTGATCAACAAGTTTAGCTGTGTTGACTTCGGTGGAGATCACATTAGGGTCATCAAAGGTCTGTGAGGTGAAGGTCTTAGACCCCCATCGCTGACCAAGAGCGATCTGCTCTTGGCAGAGCTTGAGCTGATCTCGTAATCGACCTTGAAGGTCTTTAAGGTCTGTACGCTTCGCCTTGATAACCGTCATCAAGTCCTCAAGGTCATGTGAGGAAAGGGTGAGGTCATTGATCTTAGATTGGATATGAACGAGTCGGGTAGCGGCCAATGCTTCACGCTCTTTTTGAGATCGACCCGAACGCACATGGGGATCATTAGCGATGAGCTGGGTTTGCTCGATGTTATATTCGGTCTGCTTGATCAACAGATCACGCTTGATCTTTTGGAGGTTGTGGCTGACTTCCATGAAGATTTTTTCAGTTGATGAAAGATGCCCTCGAACTTCCGAGGTTTTGTAGTTTAACCGACTCGGTCCAAACTCAATGGGGTCTGCATCAAGCTCCACATCCATCTCTGTTAAACGCTCATAAATGCGATCAATATACGCTTGTTCAATCATTATTTCTTATCTCCATCTAGGCTCATAAGGAGCTGACCAAAATTGTTCTTTGTGTGGCGAATAGCACTCTCACATTGTTGCCCCGATAAGATACCCGATGAGCGAGCCTGTTGGAAAGCCATGATGTTCGCTTCAAGCCCAAGTAAGTGGGTAGCCACTTTTGCGTCTTCGAGATTTAAGCCTCCCTCGACATCATTAGGCTCACCATAGTTTCCTGTTAAGGAAACGAAAACATCCCCACCACCACGAGGCATCTTCACACATCTTGAAACCATGATCTGGGTGATCTTGGTGTTTTCCCTAATACGGCTGATCTGCTCTTTTAAATCTTTTACATCACTCATAGGGTGAGTCTCCTTTTAAGGTTGGTTGGTTCACCTACCTTTATATGAACTTACCCTTTAAACTCCTCTTAAGTTTACATGATGGGTGTCCACCTCATAAGAAATCACTTGAACCCAGCTAAGGTTTGTCTCTGATAAGTAGGTTCTTATGATCTTCTCCACTTGATCAAGATCTTCTTCTATTAAGACCTTTATCCCATACCCCTGTTCCTCTGTTATCTCCTCATAAGATTTCTTGAACTGATAACCTTCTTCACTCCAATAACCGATAGTCCTGTAGAGAGTACAACCTGAGAACCTTTTGCTTAGAGCTTCACATAAGCTCTTTACATTCGTTTCATCTGTTCCAGATAGGTTGATCTCTATTAGCTTCATTTTTCTCTAATCTCTCTCTTAGTATCTTAGAGAGATTATACCATATTTCCTCTATTTACCTAAGAGGAAATACTCTCTTTTGATACCTTATCCTTACCGATAAGGTATCTTCTATATACATATATCGTATAGATGGATAATACGATATACTGGAAGATACAGTAAGATAAGATGATGTAGAAGCTGTAGGTTAAGATAGAGTAGAACATATAGTAGCTGAAGCTGAATGAGTTGAAGAACTACTAGTACCTGTAGGTGTACTATTAGTAGTAGATGTAGAACTTGAACTTGTAGAAGTTAAAGTTGTTGTAGTTGAAGATTTCTTAGTATTCTTTTTAACTCTAACGATACTTCGTATCTTACTATCTTTTAGAGTATACTCCTCTAAAAGATTATCTACTCTAAAGAGTATCTAATGTAAGGATTACGAGGTAAGAGACTAGACTGATCTGGTTAAGGTATTCCCAGAATGAAACTTAACAAGTGTATTAAGTCAGTCCTTCTCCCTGGAGCATACCCAATCTCGGCTAAGAGGTTAGGGTACATATGGGCCACAGCGTATGAACAGTTAATTTTGTGTCGTTAGGTGCGTACTAGGAACTAGACTATCCCACCTAATGGTCGTTAACCATCTCCTGTCTTGATCTCACTTAAGAGGACTAGAGACTTCTCCCCAAAGGGAGGACACGAGAACCCTTATATGAAACTTACGAGGAGATGTAAAGGGTAAAATCTATAAGGGTAAAAGAAAGGAGATTATATGCTGTTCATACATCATGGGTCGGGAGTGGAGAGAGCCTTAGCTGATCTCATGGAGGGTAAGACCCTCATCAAACCCCCCTATCAAGACCTAAAGACTGACGCTGTTAAAGAGCTAGTGGAGATGTACTCTCAAGTCTGGCCTCAAGATAACCCTCTCTTAGTAGCTGGTCCTCTTGATGAAGCGAATCCTCAAACGCTAGACATCTTGCTTAAGAGGATTGAAGAACCTTATCCCTCTGCCCCCGAACTGATCTTATGGGCTAGAGACTATGGGTCTGTACCCGAAACCATTCGTTCAAGGTGTGGGGAGAGGTTTCATTATCAGCCCCAACCTCAACACCCACTTTATGAGGACGCTAAAACGCTCTCTAAGGCTCTTTTAGATGAAAACCTTGTCCTCGTATCAGATTGCCTCAAAAAGATCGAGAAGGGGCAATATAGAGCTTTTCTTGAAGCGTATGTGGATGTGTTAGTTGATGAGGGGTTAGTAGAGCGTTATGACGATGATCTGAAAGCAGTCCTTAAACGACCCCATGTACGCAAGGTGTGCGTATACGGCTATTTCTTAGGGTTAAAAAATGAGTAAAGATGATAATGTGATGGTCTTGTACGGATCATCAAAACAATGGATTGAGCTAACAGCTAGAGACATAACGCTTGAGTATCGGGCTAATGGGTATGATGTTCGTGAGGTAGACGCTAAGACAGATGATCTCACGACAGCGTTTGAGTCGGGATTATTTGACACCGACCCGATCTTCGTAGTGCTGACCAATCCGACTAAGGATAAGAAGCTCGATCAGCACCTAAAAGCGAGAGGGGCGAGTGAGGTCTTAGTCATTCACACGAATGATCGCTTACCGAAAGCTCTGCAAGGTTATCAGACACGCAAGCTAGATGAGCCTCAATATGAGGATCAGAAGAAAGAGTGGGCGAGCGACTGGTTGCATAAATATGCAGAGAAATATGCAAAGAAGATAGACCCTGTTCTGTGTCGTGCAGTTGTCAATCGTGTCGGGATTGATTTAGGTGCTTTGCGATGGGAAATGGTGAAGTATGTTCATGCTGTCGGGGAAGAAGAACAGATCACACCGAACATCGTGGTGAACTTGATTTCTGACTTAACAGAAGCGAGCTTCATTGATCTCTCCAATGCGATCATGGAGAGAAACCACAAGGCTTTCATCAAGGTGTGTGAGAAGATTGAGCGTTCGTCTAAGACGGATCAGACGATGGCAGTCTGTAATGGGATCTTGTTGTCGAACTGCATCAATCTACTTGAGGTAGGTTTAAGGGTCGAAGCCAAGATGAACCTTGAGCAGATTGCAAGCGATCTGAGGAAAAATCCATATGCGATAAAAAACTTTATTGCACCCAAGATTTATTCCTTTGGAGGTGTCCATAACCTTCGTAGGCTACTGAATGTACTCTATGAGTGTGAGAACAATGTAGTCTCTGGTGGTCGAGATAGCTGGTTGAAGTTTAAGGTTGGTGTGCTTGGTATTTTGTAGATAATAAATACCACAAGCATAAGAGTCGCTTGGTTCTTCTTTGAGAGATCTCAAGTGCAACTATGAGAAAAAACCGATTGAAAAAATGAAAGGAAAAGGCATGGGATTCCCTTTTTCAGACCACGCATTGTCGCTATTGAACTCTTATTACATGAAAGAGTCGGACGGATCACCACAGGAAGCATTTAAGAGAGCCGCTTACGCATACACCCCCAATAAAGAGCTTGCAGAGAGAGTGTTAGGGTACGCAACCAAAGGATGGTTCATGTTCAGTTCGCCCATACTCTCCAACGCTGAGAGTACAGGTATGCCGATTTCTTGCTTCCTCACTTATGTTCCCGACACAGTTGAAGGTCTGATCGAACATACAGAGGAGCTACGCTGGATGAGCGTTATGGGAGGTGGTGTCGGTGGGCATTGGGATCATGTTCGCTCGGTCAGCAAAAAAGCACCTGGTCCAATCCCTTTCCTCAAGACTGTTGACTCGGATATGGTCGCATATAGACAGGGGTCAACTCGCAAAGGTAGCTACGCCGCTTACCTAGACATTAGCCATCCCGATGTTGTTGAGTTTATGAACCTACGCCTCCCGACTGGTGGAGATACTAACCGTAAGTGCTTCAACCTCAATAACGCCCTTAACCTCACAGATGACTTTATGACTGCTGTGATGAATGGCGACACTTGGGATCTCATTGATCCAGCAGACCAAACCGTTAGAGACACCGTAGATGCTCGTGAGCTTTGGCAACGCATTCTTGAAGTACGCTTTCGTACAGGAGAGCCTTACCTCAACTTTATTGATGAGGCGAATAGAAATCTCCCTCAACCCCTTAAGGATAAGGGGCTAAAGATTCATGGCTCGAACCTCTGTGTCAGAGGAGATACACAAGTTCTCACTCGTGACGGTTATTTCCCGATCTCATCTTTGGTGGGTCAAGATGTTGAGGTGTGGAACGGAAAACATTGGTCGATGACCACCATTGTCCAAACAGGAGAAGATCAAGAGATCCTTGAGGTCATTCTTGACAATGGAACTACTCTTTACACGACACCTTATCACAAGTTTTATGACCATAAGGGGGAGGTTGTAGAAGCTAAAGATTTAACTACCTCCACAAAGCTGTTGAAATTTGAGATGCCTGTGGTTGATGGTGAGGGTGATTGGGAGAACGCTTATTCTTGTGGCTTCTTCACAGGGGACGGAACATATAACCACCTCCATCAACCTGTATCTTATCTTTATGGTAAGAAGAAGGCATTGCTTGACAGGGTATCTACACCTCTTTGTCGAGTTCGCACAGGTTCTAAGTCAAATCGCTTTTCAGTCCTCCATGACAAGTCTGAAATCAAGGCAAAGTACGAAGTGCCTCTTGGTATGTCCTTAAAGACTCGCTTAGATTGGCTTTCTGGACTCTTAGACGCAGATGGTTGCGTTGCTAGGAATGGGCTAAACCAAAGTTTACAGCTTGTGTCTACGAACCGAGAATTCCTTACTGATTTGAGTCTCATGTTAAACACACTTGGAGTTCAACCTAGAGTCTCTGATTTCATGCCTGAGAGAACGGTGGACTTTGGTTCAGAGAGGGGTGGCGAGTATCGTTGTAAGGAAGCATGGAGGGTCTTAATCAACTCTAATGACACACAAAAGTTACTTGGTTTGGGTTTGAATACTCATCGCCTAGTCTTAAAAGAGCATAAACCACAAAGGTCAGCCTCAAGGTTTGTTCGTGTCTTTAGTGTCTCTAAGTCACAAAATGCGGATACTTATTGCTTCAACGAACCAAAGAGACACATGGGAGTGTTTAATGGTGTTCTTACAGGCAACTGTAATGAGATCCACCTCCCAACAGGACCTAATCGCTCGGCAGTCTGTTGCCTCTCTAGTCTCAATGTAGAGATGTTTGATGAGTGGAAAGACACCACCATCGTAGAGGACTTGATCGAGTTCCTAGATGATGTTCTTCAGTATTTCATTGAGAACGCACCTCCTCAACTTGAGAAGGCGATCAAGAGTGCCGAAGCAGAACGCTCACTTGGTCTAGGAACAATGGGCTTCCATGCCTACTTGCAAAAGAAGGGGCTACCCTTCGAGTCAGTCTTTGCTGTCTCGGCTAACCGAAAAATTTACTCGACCATTAAGGAGAGGGCAGTCGCTTCCTCTAAGCGTTTAGCAGAAATCAAGGGGGAGTATCTTGACGGTATTGGGTCGGGCATGAGGAACAGTCATCTTCTCGCCATCGCCCCTAATGCTAACTCGGCTATCATCCTTGATACAAGCCCAAGCATTGAACCGTGGAAGTCAAATGCTTTCACTCACAGGACACGAGCTGGTTCATTCTTGCAGTTCAACAAGTATCTTCAAGCTGTGCTTGAGAAGAAAGAGGGCATTGATCTTGATGAGGTGAAGCAGAGCATCATTCTCAATCAAGGGAGCGTACAGCACCTCGATTTCTTGACCCAGCTTGAAAAGGACACATTCAAGACTGCATTTGAGATCGACCAGATGTGGATTGTGGAACACGCTTCCGTTCGTCAAGAGTGGGTGTGTCAAGGTCAGTCAGTCAACCTATTCTTCCCTGCTGGCTCGGATAAGAACTATGTCAACGCTGTTCACTTGAGTGCATGGAAGAAGAAGCTCAAGGGGTTGTACTACCTTCGCACCAACGCTGGTGTAGTTGCTGATAAGGTGAGTGAGAAGATTGAGCGTAAGGCATTAAAGGACTATGACCTTGATGAGTGCATGAGCTGTCAAGGTTAATAGTTTAGGCTAAGAACCACTCGGTCTAACAGACCATCGGTTGTGAGGTTATGGAGTCGGTGTCCTCCATCTGTTTTGATGAGCTTAACATCGCACCCCTCAAGTATATTGTCTCCATAGATACGAACGCTATCTGCAAAAGGTACGATGTCATCTGTGGGGTCATGTATGATGACCACTTGGTTTCCTTTGGGGAACAGGGTTGGCAGTCCATACTTAACACCAGCAGGTGCGAGTAAGATTGCCTTACCTTTATGGACACCATGTTGCATGAGAGCCATAGTGATCCCCCCTCCAAAGCTCGACCCGATGATGAGGTCTGGCTTGTGGGTTTCAACAGCTTCTTTAGCGATTTTGTAGCAGGTCTTGATGCAGTCTTTACGACTACGCATTAAAGACTCTAAGGTAGCTGGCATCTGTGGAGCTACAGCACCATATTGAGTCTGACAGTACAGACCTTTAGTGCCATTTGCATCCCCCTCTAGTCCATGTAGGTACATTACTTTTGTCATTATGATTCTCCTTTTTAGAGGTAAAGACTCGGAGCAACTGACCCAACTTGACCGCTGTACTTGAGGAGCTTCGTCCAAGCGAACTTGAGTAGGTCTTGCTGATTAAGGTCATGGAGTAGACCACTTGAGTTGATGTTCTTCATTACATAGCTGTCGGGCTTGTTGAACCCTCGACCGTCCATGATGGTAGCCCCATCACAGGCATTATCTAGTGCCTCACTTGCTGTGATGATTTGAGCCTGTAGGTTAGCGTCTACCGACTGGTTGCGTAAGGTTGAGGGGATTGCCCTAGTCCACATAGGAAGTTGGCTTAGAACCTCATTACGAGCTTGATTAGCGATAGCCTGTGCAACCCTCGCATCACGCTCCTCACGAGTCTCTTGCTTGATAGCGACCCCACCCTTAGTGGTAGCAGTTGAGGTCAACGCTCCACACTCATTCTCGATTGAAGCCTCGATAAGAGCCTTCTTCTTGTCGATGAGCTTGAGGACATGGAGATCCATTGCACAGTCCGATACGAGTCGGATGTACTGCAAGTTAGAAGCAGTCTGTCCGATACGACAGATACGATCCTCTGCTTGAAGGTTGAGGGCAGGATTCCACTCAAGATCACAGAAGATCATCTTGCTTGCTTTGGTGAGGGTGATCCCGACACCACCCGCCTTGATGGTACAGGCGATACCCTTGAGCATACCAGCTTGGAAGGCTTGTACAGCGTCCTCACGATCAGACTGATTGGTATCACCCATGATGACAGCCCAACCATCACGCTTTGCCATAGCCTCGATAGGTGCTCGGTGAGCAGAGAACACGACCACAGGCTCGTTAGCCTCCTCAAAGCTCTCAACCATCTCCTCAAGGGCAGAGATACGAGACTCGGCAAGCTCGGCTCGGATGCGGCTAAACTCGCTAAAGTCGGGGATAGCGTTTGAGCCATTCTCCTTCATAGCCTCAAGCATCTTCTCGCTCATCTTGAGGAGTCGCTTTGAACCGACCTCGACAAGTACATCTTGGTAGGTCTTAGGTGGAAGGTTGGTCAAGACCTCTGTCTTGGTACGGCGAAGCATCACACGGCGGAGCTTCTCTGGTACACATGGGTTAGGAGTACCAAACTCCCATCCACCCCAACCGTTCTGGTAAGCGTTCATGTCTCGGATGAAACCCTTGAAGCCACCGAAGATGGTGCGACCCATTCCGAAGGTGCTGACCACACCCCACAGATCGAACCCCTTGCTCAAGAGTGGAGTCCCTGTCATCGCCCAAGACCTCTTGCAGAGGTTAGAGAGAACCTTAGTACGCTTGCTACGGATCGCCTTGTGGCTCTTACAGAGGTGAGCCTCATCAGCGATAAGGGTAGTCTGTGCAAGCACATCACGCCACGCTTGTGGCACATTCTCGGAGTCCTCACCCCACTTATCTGTAGGGGTAAACTCGGTTGGGAGGATGTCATAGTTGATGATGACAACCTCATTAGCTTGTGGGAGCTTGAACCCCTTGCGACCCTTACAAACCACAGGGGAGAGGTCTGAACGCCACTTGCGAACCTCGTTAGCCCAGTTGAGCTTGAGGGTAGCAGGACAGATGACGATAGCACGACCACCCATCTCGATAGCCATGAGGCTTTGTAGGGTCTTACCAAGACCCATGTCGTCAGCTAGGAGACAGTTCTCGTGGCTAGAGAGGAACTTGACTCCATCAAGCTGATAGGTGTAAGCCCCCCCGTCTTTGGCTCGGCTGATAGCGTCTAAGACGGTGCTGTCTTGCTGAACCCCATCGAACCCGACAGGGAAGCTGAGGTTGAGTCTACGGACTCCCTCCATCACACGCTCACGATCCTTCGGAGCGAGTGAGACAGTCCAGCACTTGAGGTCGGCATTCCACCTAGCACCTGGCATACCACGCAAGATGGGGAGTGCGTCTGCCTCATAGGGCATCTTGATCTCACCTTGTGCGTTGATCTCACGCACAGAGGGGGCTGACAGGAGAGCCTTGACTTGTGCTGGACTTGCGTCAAGGCACACAGAGGAGTTGCAGATGGTGGTGTACCCACCACCCTGTGGCTGATATGTGAAGCCTTGCCCCTCGGCTACAGGGGTCTTGCAGACATTACACTTCTTGGCAAACTTGTTTTTGAAAACACGCATTTGGATCTCCTTTTGGAGTGAGACTTGGGGTCGGCTTACTTACCTCTCCCACACAAGGGCATAGATAAGGGGTTACAGACATTTGTAGATTGTTTATATGACTACAGTTTATATGCGTTTACCAATCTCTAAAAGGAGTTTAACATGAACTACAATCGCATGATCCGAAGAGTCGCTTCTGCACACATGAGGAAGCTCGCACAAGAGAAGCCAGCAAGCGTTATGTTCGCTGAAGCTGTTATTGATACGAGAGACTTACTCAACTGGTTTCAAGATCAATCTGGTCTTGATCCCGAAGCAATGGGTTGGAAGGTTGCCGCCCACCACATGACCATAGAATTCTTTGACAAGAAAGAAAAGAAAGCTCTTAAGAGAGAGGGTCGTGCAGAGTCTAACATCCTTGAGCCTTATGCTGATCTCATTGGTAAGTCTGTTATTCTTGATCTAGTCGGTTATGCACATGACGATAAGGGCATGGCTGTTCTTGTTGAGCCTAAAGGTCCTCTAGCTCGCCTTGTTAAGAACGCTGATCCACATATCACCATCGCTACTAATGGTGTCGGGGCTAAATACAGCAACGAGCTTCTTGCAAAGGGAGAAATCATTCCAGCTCGTGGTTCGATTCAAGCACGAGTCGGCTGGAAAGATGCTCGTTCGGGTCAAGATATGTACGATCTTCCTTGGGACTTTGGTCAGTAAAAAACTTTTTTCAAAGTTTGAAAAGAAAAATTGTCCGATCTGTGTTCTAGGGAGCGTTAGTAGTTTAGAGGTTGCTGATGTAACCCCTTATCTATCACCCCTTAGAACAGGAGGACAATATGCAAGATTATCAAGATGACGAGAAGTTCATCTTCGCAGACTTTCTTGAAGCTGATACAGCACTCAAAGGTGTCAGCGATACCTTTCGCACATACGGACTTATGTTTGAGTGTGCCATCGAGGAAAACGCTAGACAGAACCTCATCGAGCAACCAATGACCGAGAAGCGTAATGGTGTCCGAGGGATCTCCGATGAGATCCTTGAAAACCAAAACACCTTCTATGCTGTCGGAGCGTTCCTCAAGGTCTTGCATGAGCTTGGCTTTAGGGTCGAGGAAACTGTCGAAGAAGAGTGCGACTTTTGTGGTGTGATGCTCTGTGATGAAGATCGTTTACAGATCGACATCGAGTTTAACTATGGTGAGGATATGATCGAGTATTCGATCAACTTTAATGATGAGCGAGAGCATACAGGACACACATCTGCCGAGGAGTTTTTAGAGGGCATCTTTAACGGTGGTTGGAACTTGCCTAAGCTCACAGGTGTACTCAACCCCTCTAGCCTCTACGATGACCTTGAGGGCTTTATGCGAACCTTTAGGAGATCATGGTCGGAGTATAAGAAGGTTCTCAAAGAGAAGGTGGGCTGATTTGTAGTTTTTATATTCTCTCATTGTAGGGTGGTATCAATAACATTCAACCCTATAACGAGAGGTTAAGAACATGGCAGGACTACTTGAGTTCAGTACAACTTATAAGCCATTTCAGTATCCTTGGGCGATGAACATCGCTGAGGAACACGAGAAAATTCATTGGGGGACTTGGGAGGCGAAGCTACAGGAAGATGTGAATCAATGGAAGGGTGGTCAGATTTCTGACGCAGAGAAACAACACATCACTCAAATCCTACGCATCTTTACTCAATCCGATGTCGCTGTCGGTGGGAACTACTGCGACATCTTTATCAAAGAGTTCAAGAACAACGAAATCAGAAATATGCTCTTGAGCTTCGCCAATCGAGAGGGGACACATCAGAGGTCATACGCTCTCCTTAATGACACTCTAGGACTCGATGTTAAGGAATACTCAGCGTTCCTTGAGTTTGATGAGATGCGTGAGAAGATCGAGTTTATGACCCAAGCTCCAGAGGGTCTAGGTCGTATCACCAACCTTGCCTTTGAGCTTGCTCGCTCTGTCTGTAATGAGGGCATGAGCCTCTTCTCTGCTTTCGTCATGCTCCTCAACTTCCAACGCTTCGGCAAGATGCGTGGTATGTGCGAAATCGTTGAATGGTCCATTAGAGATGAGACTACCCATGTAAATGGTATGACCCAGCTCTTTCACGCTTACTGTAAAGAACACCCTCGTGTTGTGACTGATAAACTCAAGAGCTACATCTACACCAACTATGAGAAGGCTGTTGAGCTAGAGGACGCTCTCGTTGATCTCGTCTTTGATCAAGTTGAGCTTGAGGGTCTGACCTCTCAAGAGGTTAAGACCTATGTCCGATACCTCGCTGATCGTAGACTTCTACAACTCGGACTTAAACCCATCTTCGGTCAAAAGAAGAACCCTCTACTATGGCTCGATTGGGTCATTAGTGGAGACTCTTTCAAAAACTTCTTCGAGGGTGTCGTGTCCGACTACAGTAGTAATGGGCTTTCGGGCGATTGGGATTGGGATAAAATCACAGCATAACAAGCATTTAGGCTTGTTTAAATCTTAGTCCTCAAGTACGCTTTTCAATAAATACTTTGAAAGGACACTTGAATGGCTAAAGGCTATTATGTTTATCGTCAGTTCAACAAGAGGACAGGCGAGTATTACATCGGCAAGGGTACTTACTCTGATCGAGATCCCGATGGGAGTAAGTACAAAGGCTCTGGTATCTTGCTCTTGCGTAAAATGAACGCTCACCCAAATGACTTTGAGAAAGAAATCTTAAAGGATTTCGAGAGCGAAGAGGACGCTTACGCTTATGAGGCAGAGCTTGTGGGTGAGAGGTATATCGGTGGTGCAGACCATGACCCACTTTGTTTGAACATGAACAGTGGAGGCATGGGTTCGTCCTCTAATGCTTTGAAGCATTATTACTCTAACCCTATCGTGAAGATGGAGATGAGTGAGAGGATGAAAACCTTATGGGAAGATGAGGATTATCGGGAGAAAGTTCTAGCTTCAAGGGAGGGTGAAGCTAGAGAGAGGTGGCACGAGTCTCATCAAAAGGCTCTTAAAGACCCAGAGGTGAGAGCGAGAATAAAGGAGGGGGCAAACAATCCTCACAAAAAGAAATCAGTGCGAGAGGCACAGATTAAAATGAAACCGATCAATGTCGAGAAAGACGGAGTGGAGATTGAGATCCCTAGAGGAGAGTTAGCCGATTACTTTAGGTTGGGTTGGTCGCTTTGCTCTAAGGGTGTTGTGAACATTCACCATATGGACATTGGGATATATAGCTGTGGTCAGCATGATGTGGTGAAGCATCTTGTGTTGGAGCATGGATTCAAGTTTGGAACTCACTATGACTTAGAGCGGGTTAACTATGATGTGATCTCTAAGTTAGCGGGTGTTCGGGAGGCCAAGTCTAAGGGTCAGATGGGGAATTGGTCTTTGAAGCCTGTGAAGCTGATTAACTTAGAGGGTGAGGTAGAGCTTGTGCCCCGTGATGTTTACTTGGACAAGTTAGAGGAGGGCTATACCTTTAAGAGTGCGAATGTGATAATAAGAAACCACACGCTCAAGCAGACTTGCGTCTTAGGCAAGGGTAGAGCGAGGAGGGTCTTGCTAGAAAGGGGAGGTTGGGAGCTTGGTAGCAAGCGAGGTTATGAGGCAGTGAGTACCAAGTCTCTTGATTTGTAGTTTATTTATTGACTCTCCATTGGTGATCTTTAACCCTTAACCGACAATGGAGAACTATTATGAGAAGATCAGCAAGCGAAGTCTTAAGAAACTTAGAAATGCGTATCGCAAGACTTGAGAAGCAAGCAGGATTCACTGTAGGGCAAGAAGTACCTTATACACTAAGAACCCTTAAAAAAGTGATGTCAGAGGGTTATGGATTCAAAGTGATAAGTGTAGGGGGGGGTTTGAGTGATACTCTTGAATACAGTTTAACCTCCGAGCAAGTGGCTAAGATCAGTTCTAGGGGGAAGGTTGATGTTATGCTAAAAAACATTCAACAAGAGCTAAAGTTCTCGATAGAGCCTAACCTAAAGAGGAAGGGTCGTAAAAACTTCATTGTCCTCACAGAAAACCCTGCTTAATGGCGAATGGGCAGAGGCTGTGAGTACCAAGTCTCTCAAGTAAGGGCGAATGGGATTGGTCAAATATCTCGGCATGATTTGTAGTTTATTTATAGGTTCTCCATTGGTGATCTTTTAACCCTTTAACCTCATGGAGAAATAAAATGAGAAGATCAGCATCAGAAATTATCAGAAATCTTGAGCAAAGAATTGCTCGTCTTGAAAGTGAAAATGCGAAGACCGCAGGTCTTATGACAGTCCACACCTTAGATACAAGTAGTCGTGAAATACCTTACGGCACAACTGAATCAGAAGTTATGAACACTCAAGACCTTCCAAGTTTGCTTTTAAAGTCTGAAGTGACCATTACAAGAGACGGACTACAAGCAATAGATAGAGACGGTCGAGTCCACACGATTGAAATCTCAAAAGACGAGCTTATTAAAGCTCTACTACCTCTAGCTAGACCTACATCTGTTAAGATGAAATAAGAAATTAATTAAGTCTTTTTGTCAGTTCGAGATCAAACTTTTCGATTGCTTCTCTAAACTGATCTTCGGACATGATTTGACCTCTCGCTGAACCAGCGATTTGATCGTGACCCCCAGCCCTATCTCCCCACCACTCTTGAACAAGTCGTCTACAAGATAGGTTAGGGATTGGGTCGGCAGTAGAAATCCTAATCTTCTTATATTTTTCATCGTAAGTGATGATCGCATTTTCTCCACGATAGAGGTGGTTGACCTTTTCACCTCTTGTTCGTCTAACGATCAATCCACAGGGTCGCATCTCTACAAAAGATGACTCATCTAGCTTTTCTTGGAGGTAGATGTGAGCATTACCCATCCGAGTAGCTAGATGACCGTCATTGAGCATTTCCTTTATGAAGTCGAACGCTTGGTAGCAGAAATCGGTCACATCGTTGTTTCGTTTGGGGTCTATCTCTGGATGGTTTTCATTGATCCATGCGTTTAGTCCATTATAAAGAACCCAACAGGGGTGGTCTTGTCTTGCCTTGTGGATGCCATTGGTGTCGATATGTTCAGCATAGAACCAGAATACAGGATTATCCTCGAACTGATCTGTAGCTCTCATAAGCCCACCGAGAGTGTCGATGTCGATATGTGAGATGAGGGCTACTTCATCATCATTGAGCTTTGGTATGTTCGAGTCATTACAAGGGGCTGGTCTACCAAAGGGGGTAACATGGCGACCGACATAAGGAGAACCGAGAGGTTGGTGGTGAGCGGCGGTGTACTTTGTACCTTCAAGGACGAACCCCCCATATTCTGCTTCCACCGTGAGTGCAGGAGGATTTGATAATCTAAGAGTGTCGGAGGCTAACTGTGAGGTCGGGGAAAGTATAACTAACATTTTGTAGATCCTTTATAATGAGCGATTACTAAACATATTACCTTTGAGGAGAATAGACATGAGAAATCTTGTTGCGAGAGTGGCGACAAAGTATATGAAAACAAGCTCGGAGAATCTTGAGCTTCATATCTTTGACTTTGATAACACATTGTTCCGTAGCCCCGAACCACCAGAGTGGTGGTCGAATAAGAAAATGGGCTATTGGTTCAATGAGGCTATTAGTTTGAGTGAGCCTTTTATCCCTCAAAAGCCAAGTGGGGATTATTGGTATGGGAGCGTTGTCGGTGAGGCTAAACGCTCTATCTCTAACATGGACACTCTTGCGATCATGTGTACAGGTCGCCTTAATGATAACGGTGCGATGCGTTATCGTGTTGCCGAGTTATTAAAGGGTAAAGGGTTGGACTTTGATGAGGTTCACCTAAAGCCAGGTACAGGATCGACATCTCGCTACAAGGCTAAACTGACCTTTGATCTCCTCAAGAAGTACCCAAACATTCAGAGCGTGTCTGTTTGGGAAGATACTCAGAAGAACCTCGATGCCATTGAGACAGTGTGTGATCACTTTGGCGTTGAGTTCAACGCTCACCTCATTAAACCTAACCCATACCCTGTCTCTATCACCAAAGAGCAGTATGACCTGCTAAAGTAAGGAGTCCATGATGGCAACGCCAGATACACGAATTTTCGCTGACTTGATGAAGTTAAGTCTAGCTATGAGAGCCTATGAAGAGCTTGGGGGAGATCCCAAAGGCTTAAAGAAAGCTGAGACTATTCTTAGACGCTACAAGGGCGAGTTTGACGCTATGGTTGACACCATGATCGAATCTCTTCTTGAAGAAGGTCTACCAGGTCTTCCAGCAGGTCCTATTATGACCAAGCTCACCCAAGCTCGTAAAGGGACTTTGGATGCTGACGAAGCGATTGGTGTCGCATCAGCGATCCAAGAGGTTATGGGCTGGTTTAACTCTCGACTTGTACAGCTAAAAGAGAGATATCCAGACAAGAGAACTAAAGAGGCATTATGTGCGATTTCTAGTGCTTGCCACGAGGACTTCATTGACCTCAATGCTCTCCTTCAAGCACCTAGAGCGAGCCGTGCGACTACAATCGGTAAATGGATCGCTATGGCTTGTGAAGAGCTTAATCAAGCGAATGAGGTAGAGCTTGGTATTGCCGACCTCCAAGAGTCAAATCTTCTTGCAGAAGAAATCAAGAGCATTGATGCTCGTATTCGTGCTGGTAGTCTTTCCGAGGATGAGCGTATTCATCTTCTTCAAGAGCGTGAGACTAAGTTTGATCTTCTTTTGGACATGAGCCGAAACACATCGAACCGACAAGCTGTTCTTAGTGAGGCGAGTCGTATTATCAATACCAACACAACTTTCCAAACTCGCACAGGTGAGAAGCAAGGTCTTACACCAGAGCAAGAAGAAGCGATGATGGTGAGTGGTAAGTCAATCATCGCCGCAGGTGCTGGTTCGGGTAAGACTCGTGTTCTTGCATCCAAGATTGCATATACAATCCAAGAGCTTGGGGTCAATCCTTCACAGGTGATTGCTACTACTTTTAGTAAAGAAGCCGCTGGTGAGTTGAAAAAGAGGGCATTAAAGTATTCTGACGGTGCGGCGAGAGGTCGTTATATCGGTTCTACAACCCACTCCATCTCTTACAACATTTGTAATAAAGCAAATGTATTTAAAGAGATGGAACTGATGAATGATTCTCAAGTAGTCTCTTTTGTCCAAGCGGCGATTGCACAGGTTTCTTTACTGCCAACTACTCGTATTGGTGAGGTAGAACCAAAACCTTTAATTGATACGAGTAAAGCCAGCTCCGAGACTCAACTCATTCAAGATCAGGTGGTCGAGGAAGACGACTTTCAGATCGAGTTAAAAAAGCTCTTGATTCGTACCACTCAAGCGATTGCAGATAAAGCACTTTGGGGTCAGAGTAAAGGGTATGACTGGGCTACGAGAGATCTTACTGACTTGGATAACATTGTTCAGAGCTATAGAGGGAACAAAGCCACTTTAGTACCAGAAGATCATCCAGCTTGGGACGACCCGAACTTTAGAGCCATGATTAACTACAAGATCGAATATGGTCGTGGCAAAAAGTCATTAGAGAAGGCTGGTCCGATGCCTGGATTTAATCGTTTTGCATCACAGTATGCGACCAAAGAGGATAAGGAAGTTCCTTTGAACCAATGGTTTAATCTTGGTGTAGATCAATATGATTTGATGATGGATCGAGACGAAAAAGATTATATGAAGTATATCGGTATCGCTAAGGCGAAGCTACAGTCTCCGACAGAGCTTTGGTTTGAAGTTAGTGAGTCTGATAAGAGCTTTGTAGCTGTTTATGCGGCGTATGAATACCTCAAGTCAAAGAAGAAGATGTATGACTTTGATGATATGCTACTTAACGCTAATAAGGTACTTGTAGAGAACCCACAAGTTTTGAGGAGGCTTCAAAGCACCTATAAGTATATCTTTGTTGATGAAGCACAAGACTTGAATCAGAGTCAGCATATCTTGTTCGGCTTAATCGCTGGACACATCAACCCTGTGACTTTAGAGGCTTATGGTGATGGTCGAATGACAGCAGACACTTATTGTTTCATTGGAGACGATAAGCAAGCTATCTATGAGTTCAGAGGAGCAGAGCCAGAAGAGTTTATTGGTATTTCAGACCAAGAGGGTGGTGAGTTTAAGACCTCTATCTTGCGTACCAACTTTAGGTCTGGTCGAAACATCGTTCGTGCGGCAAACAGTCTCATCGAGAAGAACACTAAGCAGATTAAGATGACTTGTAATCCGAACGCTTCAAAAGAAGAAGGGAGGATTTCAAGTGAGGGTTATTTGAGTACAGAAACACCTCTTTCTCCTGGTGCTGTTGAAGTTGCACAAGAAATCCGACAGCTCATTGAACTTGAGGGTTGGGATCACGAGGACGGAGAACAGCATAAGTTCGGTATCGGTTGTCGTACCAATAAAGAGCTTTCTGGATATGCTTTTGAGCTGTTGGTTCATGGACTTCCTTATTACTCTAAGAGGGATCTGCTTGATACTGTAACAATGCTTGCTCCAGTGGAGCTGATGTCAGTTAGATCTTCTGATCCTAAGTTGAGAGCTAAGGCTTTTTACAATGCCCACAAACATCTTCTTTTCTACATTGATCGTACTTTTAATGAGGTCGTGGAAAGAAAGTCAGCATCCGCCGAGATGAACCCACTTGATTGGTACTTGACTGGAGGCTATCGTCAAATTTACACAGCAACATCACGCAAGAAGAATCAGAACGCAAAGGCTTATGCTGATATGCTCCAGTCTATCATTGACTTTAATGGTACAAATGAAGAGCTTATCGAATTTGTAAGCTACACTGTTCGTGGTGTTGATGGTAAAAACCTCATGGAGCGTCTAGGTCGAAATCTTTCAAGGGCAGAGCTGGAAGACTTAGCGAATGAGACTACTGGAGAGGTTAGTCAAGAAGACCTTGAGGCATATGCCGAATCTGGTAGCTCTGTTATTCATAGGGTTATGCGAGATCGTACTCTTGAGGAGGGTCTTGAATTCTTTATGGGTCTTAAAGAGCAATCAAAGGAAATGATGAAGAATGAAGGCAAGAAGAACTGCGTGTTCTTGGGTACGATGCACTCTTGGAAGGGATTAGAGTGTCGTGATATGTATTTGCCTATGACTAAGGGAGAGTTCCCCGATGACCGATCACCTATTGATTCGGAGCGTAGGCTTGCTTATGTTGCGATTACTCGTGGTCAAGATCGAGTGAAGGTTCTTTTCGGTCCTGGTCGAAATGAACACACAGGTGGACCATCTCAGTTTATTTCCGAGGCTTGTATTCCATCAGAGGATTTCTTGCAGACTCGAAATGCGAGCTTCAAGGGTGCGAGCATGGAGGACTTAGACTTCATGTACGCTATGGAGCAGTATCTCGATAGCTAAGAAATCTTAGTCGAGTGAGGGTTAAGCGAGACTTTCCCTCACTCGGCTAGTTTCTCATAAGAGTTAAATCATATAACATGAGGAAAATGATCTCTAGTTGAGAAAGGTTTTCCTCGTGTTTTATGTTGCAAAAGTGTTGGGGCAGATTTTTGCTAATCCCCCTTATTATATTTTAAGATGTATCGTAGCTTCGGAGGCAGATACAAAACCTATTGTGGTTAAAGGGAAGATCGCCGGTCCTGTCTCAAGAGGTCAAGTGTTCACCTTTCAAGGTAAAGAAACGCTCGATAAGCGTAATGGAAAAAAGAACCTAGACATCGTTCGCAATCCGATTAACCCTAAGTATTTAAAAGGTTCTGCTCTTTATAGCTGGTCGGATTGGTCAGACCCTCTCATGCAAGAGTCTATTGAGGTGATCTCAAGCCTCTCCGAAGCTGGTGTGCCTTTGAATGTCATCAACTCCATTTGGAATGATGTTCAAATGTCTCCCGACTCTATCGCCTCGAACCCTTGGTCTTTGGTCTACAAAGGTGTCTCGTTTCAAGGTGCAGATGAGATCGCTAAGACGCTACTGAAAAAAGACTTTGACCCCGAAAATGAAGGTCGGGTCGAAGCGTCTATCTTTTGGTCTATGCTTCAAGGTGTGTATCAAGGTCATTGCCACCTAGACACTAATACCGTGTTCAAAGATACTGCTGTCCTTACAGGCTTGACGAACCCGAAAGAAATCGGTCAAGTCATCAAGTCGATGAAAGAAGCAAAGCCTCCTCGCATCGTGGTCGATAAGATCCAACAAGACCCCTCTATTGGACTCTATTTGCCCTCTTATTACAAAATGGAGGTAGAGGTTGCCGAAGAAATAAAGTCGCCTCTAAGGGTCAATCCCATGCTTGAAACAATGAGTATTGATGACATTAAGTCATACTCACGATACCCATTGACCAATACACAGCTCAAGGCTATCCAGCAAGGTCTTACAGAGCCATTCTCAATCGTGACAGGATTACCAGGAACAGGTAAGACAACTATCCTCAATACACTGTGTAAAATCCTACTTGATCGTAAAGAGAGTATCTTGCTCATTGCCCCGACAGGTATCGCCGCAAAACGAGCAAGTGCCTTAACCAATATGGATGCTTTTACAGTCCATAGAGCGTTCGGTGCTGGTCAACCTATGGACGATAAGACAGACAAGTCCGACTATGAAGGTGTGAAGAAAGACGAAGAAAGTGGAGTTAAGGGCATTGGGAACAGCAATGACCCAAGCCGAGAGATTTGGAGGCATAACCCTCAAAACCCTCGCCCCGAATCTGTAGTCATTATAGATGAGTCCTCTATGATTGATCTTCACCTCATGTGGCGAGTGATGAAAGGTATATCGCCTAAGTGCCGAGTCATCATGGTAGGGGATATAGCACAGCTACCCCCTGTCGGTGCTGGCTTTGTGTTGTCCGAGCTTATTGAGTCAAATGCAGTACCGAGAGAACACCTTACCGAAATCTTTAGGCAAGGCGAGGGGAGTGGTGTTACGATTGCCGCTCACAAGATCCATGCTGGTGAAGTACCTCAACACAACAAGGATTATCAGTTTATTGATCGCTATACATCACAAGACATTCTTGACGAGATTGTGAACCGATGTAAAGAGCTTCACATGGACCAAGTAGATTTCCATGTAGTCAGCCCCACGCATCATGGCAAGGTCGGAGTCACGAACCTTAACCGAGAGCTAAGGTCGGCTTTGAACCCCGATATAGGTGGTGCTTTCATCCGAGTAGGCAACGACTCTATCCGAGTAGGTGATCGTGTGATGATTACCAAGAATGAGTATGATCTTAATGTCTATAATGGAGATATAGGTCGTATTAGGTCGATTGATAAAACAAGCGTGAGCGTACTTATAAAGGGTGTAAAGGATCAGATCGTAGACATCCCATCTGACCAAGTAGGGAAGCTCTTGAGGCTCGCTTATGCGACAACTGTCCATAAGAGCCAAGGTCTTGAATATGACACCATCTTAATGCCTATGACCACAGATCATAGCTCAAACCTATTACAACGCTCTTTACTCTATACAGCAGTCACGAGAGCGAAAGATAAGGCTGTCTTGGTAGGGGATAAAGACGCTGTGGCTATTTGCGTTGGTAATGCGTCTAGTGGGCTTAGATACTCTAGGTTGAGGTATCGCTTTTAGACGAAGATAGTATCTTCTCTATCTGCACCCGTTGAAATGATCGACACTGGACAAACCTTCTCGCTTATATAACCAACATAAGCCTTTAGGTTCGCATGGAGGAATGAGTAGTCTTGAACACCCGCTGTATTATCCCAGCCGTCAAAGACTTCCATGCCCCCCTTCAATCCAATCTTTACCTCGCTAAACCCATCGAGGACATCAACCTTGGTGAGAGCGAGTGAGGTAAAGCCATTTAGGATTTGAGCTTCCCGAAGCATTGGTAGCGAGTTCCAACCACAGCGTCTAGCCCGACCTGTGACTACTCCAAACTCACCCCCTTGAGTCCTTAGACGCTCACCAAGTTCACCTGTGTCCTCTAACCCAAATGGTCCAGCACCAACTCGTGTGCAATAGGCTTTCACTACCCCAATGATTTCTGCATCACGAGGTAAGGCACAGCCAATACCTGCACTAATGCCTCCTGCAATCGTAGTAGAACTTGTTACGAATGGGTATGTGCCATGTGAGATGTCGAGGAATGTACCTTGAGCACCCTCAATGATGATCTTATTTGCTCCACCATTCATGGCTTCATGGAGCTTCACAGACAGGTTGTCATAGATGAATGGTATCCAGTTATTTCTCCACTTGTTCAACTTGGACATGATTTGCTCCTGTACAAGAGGAGCTGATAAACCGCCATGAGCCATAGCGATGAGCTTGGTTTTCTCTGCCCATGTCTTTGGGTCGAGTAGATCACCGACTCTTAAACCAATGCGTCTGGCTTTATCTTCATAGCAGACACCGATACCGTTGCGAGTTGTTCCGATACGATTGTCAGATTTCTCTTCACGAGCTGTATCTACCTCAATGTGGATAGGGAGGATGAGATGAGCACGATGGTCGATGAGAACCCTCTTACTTGCTTCCTCATAACCAACCATTTTACAGAGCATATCGAACTCACCTTGGAGAACATCAAGGTTGATCGCCATACCAGCTCCGAGTACACCCTTTGCTCCTCTTAGGACACCAGAGGGGAGGAGTCGGAGCTTGTATGTCTCCCCACCAAAGATGATGGTATGCCCAGCGTTGCTTCCCCCTTGAAAACGGATGCAGTAGTCAGCGTTGCCCGACAAGAAATCAACGATCTTGCCTTTACCCTCATCACCCCATTGAGCACCGATTACAGCTATGACTTGAGTCATTTGTATCTCCATTAGTTAATAGTTTGTTTATTGATACCAAGCTATAAACAAGAACCTTGAAAGGAAATGCTTTATGGCCTATCACTTTGATCCCGAAAGTCTCTCACGAGCGATTATAAACGAAGCCGAGCAAACAAAAGCACTCAAGTTAAGTCGTTTATCCCATGAAGATATGGTGGGTCTACTCTTACTCACGCTTGCATATAACGAAAAATTTCACAAGCAGGTTAGAAGGCTGGAAGACTTACTTGATGCCGATGTTCTATTCTTTACATCTAACCGAAAACTTCAGAAGATGGCTCTAACCCTTTGCTATGAACTAGAGGCGGATGGTGCGGCTATAGCTCGTGTGATCGTTAATGCTTCTAAAGATAAAAGCATTGAGGGTGCACTTAAAAGAGTTGGGCTTTATGGGGGGAGAATCCGTGAAGGATCTCATCTTGGAAGAAAAGCGTCTGCTAGACAACACCATGAAGAGATGATGGCTAAGTTTCGTATGCCTCGCCTTGATCGTGATCGCTACACCCCATTAAAAGGAATGGAAGGCCCATTTCAGTTTAAGGGTGGAGAGATCCTTTATTATGATCCTCGTGAGGGCAAGTATTATGACCGAGATGCTGATATGTATCTTTCAGATCGGGATGCTGACAGGATCACATCACGCACAGCCTACAAACTTGCTGGTAGTGGTTTGAAATCAGTCCAAACATTGCTTCCTGGCACAACAGACCGAGAAGCCAATCAGTTCCTCCACGCTCTATCTGCTTTGGTCGTAGACGGTGATGTCTTAGATTCACGCATACAGAAGATCAAAGGGGAGCTGGAGGTTGAGACACCCTCGCATGGTATTCACCCTAGCTCTCCTAGTTATCCAGAGAATGACTTTGTAAATGGCACAACAGGGGCTAAAGTGCAGTTAGAAATCGAGGTCGAAATGGACGACCTCGAAAGACTCGCCAAGATCAATGTGAGTGATCTATATCTGGATAATGCTAGAGCAGTCCATGCTTTGTGTGATGCAATCACCAAGAACATCAATGGCAACATTCTTAGGAATATGGATGATGAGGAGCTTGATCTCGCTTTCGGTGAGGTACAGCATGAGGTCGAGTACGATATACCAGAGTATCACAACCTCACTCACATTGAGATTGTTGAGCATGACTATAAGGTAATAGGCTTAGACCTTAAAGGTGATAGAGCAATCGTTGCAACTGTATTGGTTCGGGTGGAGTATGGCATCTTTGTTGAGTTCGATAAAGATGCTTGGGAAGCCGACAAATACTAATAGTTTGTTTATACCTACCAATAAGTGATCATTAAACCCTTAACCTTGAATGGAGAACCGATTATGAGAAGATCAGCTTCAGAAATCATCAGTGACCTTGAAAATCGTATTGCACGACTTGAAGGTAAGACAGCCAACCACAATGCGAACATTAAGATCTCAACTTCCTGGTATACAGGCAGTCCAAGAGATGATGTGAGAATGATGACCTTGACTGATATAGTTGATGAAGCTCAATCTGATTTTGAGTCTCAACAAAATCAACTTAAGGAAGATATTGAGCTAGGAGACGCTGAACGAGGTACTAACTTTAATGTCTACATTGACATTGGATATGGTCAACTTCGCATTAACTCTGGTGCTGATGATGGAACTACTAACTATCAAGCTGGATGTGTTTGTTGTCTTTGGTCTGCTTTTGTAGCGGCAGGTCTTGCCGAGATGTCCTATCCTAATGCTTCAAAAAAACTAGCTTCCATGCTAAAAACTCGGTTAAGAGGTTTCTCGGTATCTGTGAATATAGAGAAGGCTTAATCTTCGACTCGTTCAAGATAAGAGATAGCCATTTCCTTAGCTCCATTCGACCCCATAGTCTGCATGACTCGCTCTTTGAGCGTAAGCTCTGACCAACCCGATGTGGCTACAGCTTTCATCTTGTCCACTATGTCCTCCATGCGTTGCTTATCTTCCTTCTCACGCACCGTTTCCTCAATCTTGAATACCTCATTGGCATCTCGTACAGGAACATCGTGTCGGACGAAGTTAAGCGAATCTTTGGTGGCTTGAACCTCGATCACACAAGGTCTACGGTCTAAGTCATCAAGGTGTAAAGAGCCTCTAGTTAATGACCCGACATTAACTACCCTCGCTCCATTTAAGAGTGTGGAGATCCCTTGGTCTTTATGCCAATGACCAAAGAACCAACCGTCAACCTCTGTGTTGTCGTTGAGGAAGTCATATCCGATTATATCCTCGTTCTCGAACATAGAGCCAGTCTTACCTTGCCGAGCCAACAGGTGGCAAGCGACTAACAGATAATCCTCGTCTTTCTTCTTTATGCTCTTGAGCCGATCAAAGTCATAGATGACCCCATGATAAGGCACACCCACCACCCGAACCTTGACTCCATCTTTCTCAAGGTTGATTTCTACATCATCGCCAAACTGCTTGAACACCCCCGATGAGAATAGGACACCTAGAGGTTGTTCGGGTAAGTAGTCTATATTGCCATATTTCACATCGTGGTTGCCGACTAGACCATAAGTGGGGCAAGGGTAATGCTCATGTGCTTCACACGCTCTACGGACTAAACTATGGCTGTTCTTGGTGGGTGATTTAACATCAAAGAAGTCTCCCCCATCAAGCACAGCGTCAATCCCTTTATCTTTGGCGAGATCACCAATCCACTTGAGCTTATTGACCACATCGTCAGTCCAGTTTCCTGTGCGTCTGCGAGGCGTTTTATCACCCATGTGGACATCGGTTCTCCATAGTAGCTTTATCATAGGTTCAACCTCTCAATAGTTTATTTATCACTATACTTATATGATCAAACTAAGGAGAACTAACATGAGAAGATCAGCTAGTGAGATGATTAGAGATCTTGAGCGTAGGGTCGCTCGTCTCGAAAGACAGGCTAAAAAAGAACCACAGTGGATTACTTGGGCTTTAGAGGTTTTGGTGGAGAGTCGTGAAACTCAAGCCAAAAGCAGAGATGATCTTGAAGAGAGAAGAAACGGTCAAGTATGGGAATACTATCAAGGTCGTGATGATGTGATCTTGGTTTCTTCTGATGCAGATCGGAGTGATTACATCATTTACGAGAGTGATGACGCTAAGATCGCTTTGAACAACGAGATCATGGAGGACATTCTTGAAAATAAGCCTTTAGAACAAATCATTCGGCATATGCCCTGGACAAAAGACATTCTTTTAAGCACACTCAGTTTGCGTTATGGAGATCTTCAGATGTGGGCTTCCGAATGGGCAGAGGCTACTGTTGAAGGTTTAGATGATGACGAGCTTATTGAGAGGGCTGGTATGGAAGATGAGAAAGCAGAGTATGAAGAAGAAAGGGATTACTACGAGAAAAGAATGGATCCAGAAGTAGACGGTAAAATTAATCCTCTTTATTCGGACAACGCAGAAGTTATGGTCTTTGACTATAATAATATGCTTAACGACCTACCCGAAAATGCCAGAACTAAGTTGGTGGCAGAAGCAGAAGAAGAGATTAGTACGGCTCTTAAACAGTACCCTTATGAGTATCTTACAGAAGAAATGGGTTGGAGTGAGGGTCAAGTTATTCAAGCATTTGGTTCTCCCGACAAAGACGAAATCGAAAGCATCATTGATCAGTTAGGTGCTTCCGAGAGAGAGTTTCAGTATCTCGCACCTAGTGGGAAAAGGCTTAGGACTAAACTCAACTATGTGATTGAAGAGATCTAAGATTTCATAGAAGGACAGCAAGGTGATTAAGCTACAACCACTACCATACGATTATGACGCTCTTGAGCCGACCATATCTGAAAAGGCTATGAGGCTACACCACTTGTCTCATCAGCAGGGATATGTAGACAAGCTCAATAAGACGCTAGATATGTATCCAGAGATGCTTAGTCGAGTGGGCAGTTTGTATCAGCTCATCTCTAACCCAAAGTGGATACCACAAGAAATCAAGCAAGCTGTGATTGACTTTGGAGGGGGCGTTTGGAATCATGCGTTCTATTGGAACTGTCTTTCACCTAATCCTGTTCGGTACGAGGACACCTCAAGAGCTTTTCAAGATAAGGTGAATAGAACCTTTGGAAGCTATGAGGACTTACGAGATGACCTTATCCTTGAGGGCACTACTCACTTTGGGTCTGGTTGGGTTTGGTTGGCCGAGACTAAGACAGGTGATCTTAGGGTTTATTCGACACTCAACCAAAACACACCAATGATGAGAGGTCATCGACCTATCTTGACGATTGATCTTTGGGAACACGCTTACTATCCCGACTATGAGAACGGGCGTAAGGAGTTCTTAGAGCAAGTGATCGACAACTTATTAAGTTGGGGCTACGCTTAAGACTCTACTTACCGATCTTTCCTAGAGTGGTTGTGATCCTATCCCAAAGCTCATATGCTCCAATAACTCGACTGTGTAGTGCAACTTTGCTGTAATATGACTTCATGTCTTGGATCTTGATGTTGTTAAGGTGTCGAAGATAAGCACCGAAAAATGCTTCATGTTGTGCTTTACATACTTCTTCAACCACATCAAGAGTCAAAGTTCGTTTCTTATCCATGAAGAAGCTACATAGTTCAGTGAAATAAGGGTGGTTTTTCATAAGATACAGTTGCCACTTATTGTTTCTGATCTCTACATAAGCTGGGTAGACATAACCACTTTCCTCAAAAGAGTCTGTAATGTTGTTCTCCGAACCTTTGACATAAGGAATCCAATAGCTCTCGATCTCCATCTCTTGCTTTGATTTCCTCAACTTGCCTTTTAACTTCCCATCTAGATCTTCGTGGCCCGTTTTTGATCGGGTTTCGTCAGACCCTACTTTTGGGTTTGTTCCTTTTTCTTTAGGGTTGGCACGAGGGGAGGGGTTAAACATAAGCTCACCTTTATCATCAGCAACCACTGACCGAAGATGCGACTTTTTAGGTTTAAACAGGTCTTTCCATCGGTCTACCACTTTATCCAAATCTACACTTTTAGCTTTGTATCCCTTATAAGCCTCTTCAATCAGATCGGTAAGGGATTGGGGGTGGTTGTTCACAAAGAAATCTTGCACCTCAACGAGATCAATCTCGTTGTTGTCTCTATTAGAGTTATATTCTCTCCATTGTAAACGATAGCGACCCTCATTTGGGTAGACCCCATCTGTCTTTTTCTTATCGTCAGCAAGGGGCGGTCGCACAATGATTTTTACTCTAGGTGCGACTTGATTTGCACTGATCCCCCAAGAGCTAAGTGCTCTGATACCTTTTTCAATGTTGTAAAGCTCACGAGTGTGTTCAGTCTGATACTCAAGAGCCACGAACCCTTTTTTAAAGTCTTCTTTTCTAAAGTGAGACTTTGAAAAGGACTCTCCAGAGGTAAGGCTATGGTTGTTTTTGACTTTATAGTCTTTTCTCCATTGCGTGTGGTCTTTTGTGATAATCACTTCGACCTCAAATCCATTAGGACAGGCTACTATTTCTCTTGCCTGTACATAATCTTCCATTTCTTCTAATGCGTCATAGAAGCCAAAGACTTTACTCAATCTCCATGAGTCATCTTGTGTGTAGACAGAGACTTTTAGGTTTTCGGGTAGCTCGGAGTACCTAGTATTTAGGTAAAACTTTAAGTCCCGATCAGAGAGTGAATTTCGGTTTGAATCAGTCCAAGTGAATGTAGAAGGTTCATCACCAAGAAGGATCACAACAGTACCATGACCACTTGCTGGTCTTAGGTTGTTCCATGAGTTTGGATCGCTCCCCACCATATTGCCTAAAGGGTACGGATCTCCTTCCTCGTCAAGCAGAGGGATTATATTTTCATAACTTCCGTTAATGAGGGTGTGAATCGGTTCTTCGACCTCATAACCATCTTCATCTACAACTCTGTGACTGAATGACTTTAAGCAAACTTGTCCGTAGTCCTCATTATAACGAAGCCAAACCATGTGCCCTTTATCTGGATTATCCTTATGCCATGATAAGAACACGACACCATGAGGATTCCACATAGTAGTCGTGATCTTTGCACCGATACCAAAGTTTTCATGGAAGTCCGAGTTTGAGGCTTTTGATGAAGAGTTCAGCTTGGCTAAGTGGTTATACATAGCTTGAGGTGTCATCCCTACCCCATTATCCTCAATCATCATTTTGTGAGTGTAGTTTACTTCTCCGTCTTTTTTGTAGATCCATTGACGAGGCTTCAACTTGATTTCGGTGGCCTCTGCTTCAATGCCATTCTGAATCAGCTCCCGAATGAACTGTAAAGGGGGGGTGTCTCGATCAATACGCTTGAGATAGTGAGTGGGGTTTGCGTCAATTAATGGTGTGTCTGCCATCTGTGATCTCCTTGTAAGGTTGTTAGAGGTACATACCTTATAGGATTTGTAGTTTCTTTATATTCCTCCCCCCTTTAAAGCCTTTGGTGTTAGAAGCTATCTTGGCAATCAAATCGAGATCATAGCACCTAATCGCTTCCATCATTAGACGGCATTCAAACCACATATCCCCATCAACAAGGGGCATGAACAGGTCATGGATGTTGTCAACACCTAACATGACATCGACTCCTCCCTCTATGAGTTCCATAACAGGGGCGATAGAGTTATGGATTGGTGCGTAGTATTCTGACTGTTGCTTCATACTCAAAGCCGCACTAGGACAGACCACTACCCCGATCCCTACTTCTTGTAGTTTAGAAATCACACGCTTACGATCTTCTTTTTGCTGACACGCAAGAGAGATCGCATGGACGAGTCTAACTTGACCCTCAAGGCCATGTTCAAAGGTCTTATCAGCGACCATCTCAGACTCACGCTCTGAAGGGATGTTGTTTTGCCCTACATGAACATCAACAGGCTTGTTCATGTCTTTGGCTAGGTTAAAGATAAAGTCCATGTGTGCGAGAGGATCTTCATCTCTGTCGGGGAGTCCACCGATCACATCTGCCATCTCACAGGCTTGTACGAACATTTTTTGAGCTTCGGGTTCAAGAACACCCTCAAGAGGTTGTACCGCAAGTTGGAGGTCAAACCCTTTCTTTGCGTATTCTCTTTTAAGGTTGACAGCGACTTGCATAGGTAGAAGCCCAACGATTTGATCTGCATCAATAAATGTACGACACTTAGATACACCTTGATAGATCATGTGTTCAATGCACCGAGCCATTCGAGAGTGGAGTGTGTACTCGGTGTATTCTTCTTTGAGCTTTCGATAAAGTTTCCACTTTTCTTGTAGGCTCGACTGAGAGAGTTTTAGACCTTCTTCGCTGATTAAATATGCTTTGTCAAAGTGTGCGTGGTGGCAAGCAAACCCACCTAGAGCATCTACTTTGTCCAAAAAAAAACTCTCTATGTGCCAATAGTTCATGTGCAGACTCCTTTTGTTTTCTTTTTATACCCCGACATTTAATAGATATAAAAACAAAGGAGTTTACCATGAGTACATTCGGCACAGGATCTACCACCACAGCGGGTGCGTCTATTACACTTAGAAACTTTACAGGGACGGATGGAAATCAAGCAGGTACTGATGGTCTGGTACCTGGACCAGCTCTTGCTCAAGAGGGTTATGTTCTTGGTGCTGGAGGTGATTGGACACTTGAAATAAAAGCAGTTGCTGATCCCAATGACGCTACGGAAAGGATTGCGACTACACGATTCGTTGCAAACTATGTGGCAAACGCACAGCTTGGGGGTAACGCTTTACTCTCAGCTTTAGGTGATGTGGGTATTGCTAATATAGCAGACGATCAATTCTTACAATACAATGTAGGAAATGCTCGTTGGGAAAACGCTACCCTCACCATTGGTGCAATCTCTGATGTAAATCTAGCAGGGCTTCAAGCTGGAAATACAATCGTATGGGACGCTGTGAACTCCGAGTGGATTCCAGGTCAAGGTGGTGGTGGTGGAGCGGCCACCCTTGATGAATTGGGTGATGTGACGATAGCTGGTGTCGCTAACAAGCATTTCCTTGTTCATAATGGAGCTGGTCAGTTTGTAAACAGACTTATCACCACAACAGACCTTGATGACGGAACTAACATCGCTCTACTTGATGCGGCAAATGACTTTACGAATACCTTAACCGTCACAAATAGCGACATCATTCTTAGCACTCCAGGTGCAGATAAAGAAATCATCATCTCGGATGGAGTTCAAGACCTTGTAGCGATTGGGAATGACGGTCCATACATTAGGTTAAGGACAGGTGATCCACAAAAAGCTCAATATGGCGACCAAGCGTTTACTCTTGATGTTTGGGACTTCACCAATAATCTCAGAATGTGGGACGCTAACGGACAAGTCTCTTTTAGTTTCTCTCGTGGTACAGGTGATCTTAGTCTAAGTGGTGATCTCACAGCCGTAGACGCTTCTCTTGCAGGCATTGAAGCTACCTCATTGACCTCAACAGCTAACTCTTTCCCAATCACCTTTGCTGACGCTCAAGCCTCTGCTCTTGTTCTTAAAGACGCTAACGCCAATGAGTACATGGTCTTTGACACTGATAACGATCAGATCATCAATAAGGTTGAAGCCGAGTTTGGTGTCGCTCCAGCCGCTGTCGTTCGTGTCGGGGGAGGCTATGTTAGGTTCTCTGGAGGTGGTGGAGAAATCGCTTTCCCCGACCTTGATCCCGTAGCTCTTACTCTTAAAGACTCGGCTAACAATAACATTATCACGATTGATACTGCTCAAAACCAAGTCAATCACCATGTAAAGTCTGTCTTTACTAATGGTGCAGGGAACACCCTCACAGTTCAACATAACGCCCTTACCTTTGGTGGTGGTGACGGTGAGATTTCTGCAAGCAGTAAGCTCAATGTTGTTATTAAGGATAATGAGCTTGTCGCTGATGGTGCCGCTTTCTCTATTGCTGATGATGGAGCTACCGAGTATCTGAAGATCTTTACGGATAACGCTGACCAGAAGATTGTACTTGGTGCTGATTTACACACAACAAATCTCTTGGCAAACTCTCTTGAGTCATCAGCTAACTCTTTCTTGTTCAAGCTCACAGGTGGACAAGCTACCTCTCTAAGATTTACAGACCTTGCTGGAAATACCGACTACCTCTCGATTGATACGGACAACGACCTCATTGAGAACCATGTCCAGGCTAAGTTCTTGGCTTCACCAATCATCTCTAACAGCTCTCTCTTGTTCAGAGATGGGGATAGTGATCTTTCAGCGACCACACACAAGCTCTCTATCACTCTTAAAGATAACGAGCTTGTTGCCGATGGTGCGGCGTTTACGATTAAAGACGGAGGGGCAACCGAATACCTTACGATCTTCACAGACAATGGGGATCAAAAGGTAGTTGCGAATGTTGATCTATATGAGGGAGCAAATAGAGTTCTTAATGTTTCTAACTCGATTGACGCTCTGAGTGATGTAGACACAACCACCAATGCTCCAGTGCCTGGTCAAGCTCTCGTTTGGGACGGTGCGAACTTTGTTCCAGGTACTGGAGGCAAGACCCAAGAAGAAATCGAGGACATCGTTGGGGGCATGGTCGCAGGTAATACCGAGACAGGTATTGCAGTCACCTATGTAGACAATGGTGCATTGGCTGGTAAACTCGACTTCGTGGTCGATGATGGTGTTGTAGGTTTCCTTGCAGGTGCTCAAAACTTTGGTGGTGATAAAACCTTTAGTGGTGCTTTGACTGCTACAGGGGATACCGATCTTACAGGTGCAAACTTTGTTCGTGTTCCAGCTCCTGTCGGGGCAACTGATGCCACGACTAAGGGGTATGTTGATACAGCGATTGCAGGTAGACAACCTCTTGAAGCCACCCTCACAGGTCTAGCCACTATTGCACCTGTAGTTAATGACATTATTATAGCTACAGGTAATGATACCTTTGATGTGATTAACACCACAGCAGGTATGCAAACATTCTTGGGTACAAACCTTACAATCCAAGCTGGTGCTGTTGGTGATGTTTTACGAGTAACCGCTGTGGACGGTCAAAATATCCCTACAGCGTTTGAGAACACTAAGCTCGCTTCGACTGACCTTTCCGACACTGCTGATCTCATTCTTAGAGATGGATCGGTAGCGTTTACAGGTGCTGTTGATTTGGGTGCTCAAAACATCACGAATGTTGCCGACATCGCTCTTGATACGATTTCTGCTGACAATAATACAATCACGATCAACCTTACAGACAATCAAGCATCTGCACTTAACATCACAGAGGCAGGGAACTCTTATCTTAACTTTGTGACCACAGATGCTGGAGAGAAGGTCGTATTTGGGAAGCTCTTTGAAGCACCTACTCTTTCTAAGATTGGCGACATTGAGATTTCTAACGGTCAGATCCAAACGACTAATGTAAATAACAACCTGTCCTTCAACGATAACAACCTTCTCACCACAGGTACTTTAGGTGCTGGAGCTACCACAGTAACCTCGTTAAGTGTTTCAGAAGGCAATATCACCAATGTGTCCGACATTGCTCTCGACACCATTTCGGCAGACGGGGACACCATTGTAGTCTCAATGACCGATAACCGAGTAGGTGCGTTTGAGATTAAAGAGGGCAATACTTCTTACCTTAATGTGATTACTACTAATGGTGGTGAAAAGATTGAAGTAGGACAAGCTAACGCAGGCATTGCTCTTGATCTAACCAATGCCTCTGTCACAGCGACTACTCAGCCAAATAACCTAGTAGAAGGTAATTCGACACTTGTCGCTACCACAGAGTTTGTTAGAACAGTAGTTCAAGCTGTGGGGAATATCTCTGATCTTGATGACCTTGCTGATGTCAATCTTGGTGTTAAAAACGCTGGTCAACAGGATGAAGATGGTGTTGCTCTCGCTAACGCTCAAATCCTTGTTTATGACGATGACGCTGGAGTTAATGACAACTCTTGGAAAAATGTATCTCTAAGTGGAGACATCGAGATCACCAACGCAGGTGTCGCTACCATAGCTGACAATGCGATTACCACAGTTAAGATCAATGATGGAGAAGTCACCAACGCCAAGCTCGAAAACAGCTATGTGGCAATCACAGATGGGGCAAACACCGACAATCTACCTCTTGGCCAGACACTCACCTTTAACGCTGTGGCGAATGAGACAACCGTTGTTGTTTCAGCGGATCAAGGAGCAGGTGCAGACGGTGTTGAGATCACCATTGGGCTTCCCGATGATGTGACGATTGCTCAAGACCTTACAGTAACAAGAAATCTTATCGTTAATGGTACGACTACCACAATCGACACGACTAACCTCGACATTGAGGACGCTGTAATCCGCCTTAATAGAAGAGCAGATGGAAATATTGATGGAGCTAATGGACATGACATTGGTATCTTCATGGAGAGAGGTACTAATGACCATGCTATCTTCTACTTCGATGAGGGCGAGGACATCTTTAAGCTAGGTACGACTACCTCTGCTCACACAGCTACCGATTTTGACGCTACTACTACCTTTGGCACACTCAAGCTCGCTACCCTCACAGCTACAAGCAACTCAACCATTGGGGGTACGCTTGGCATTACAGGTGATGTCAGCGTAAATGCTGGTCAAGCGACCATTACAGCTCAAACGGGCAACATCACCACTAAGGGTGATTTCGTTGTCCTTAATCCAGCAAATGGTAATGCTTCGATCACGATCTCTGCCGACAATGATGATGTGCTTATCACCTCGTTTGGTGGAGACATCTACTTTGACAATGAGAACCTATGGACAACAGGTTCATTGAGTGCAGGTTCTACCTCCCTCACTAGCCTTGTTGTGAATGACGCAGGTGCGGCTGTAGACTTTAGAGTTGAGGGTGATAATCAAACACATCTTCTCTACACAGATGGCACGAGGGATCGAGTAGGTATCAACACCAATGCACCAGATACGCAGTTCCATGTTGTGGGTGCTACGAAGCTCGTAGGTGCATTGACCCATACAACAGGTGCTGTATTCTTCAATAGTGGTCAAGAGGACTTTGACTTCCGAGTGGACGGTGATAACCAAGCCAACCTCTTATTTGTAGATGCCTCTGCTGACTCAATCGGTATTGGGAAGAACAACCCATCTAAGACTCTTGATATTACAGGAACTGTTGCTATTTCTAGCACCCTTGATGTGTCGGGTAAGACCACACTTGCTGGTTCACTTGATCTCACCACAGGTTCAGCAACAGGTATCACCTTTAGGTCCGAGATTGGCAATAATGGAGCAGACGCAGACCAAATCTTATTGAGGGTCAATCAAGGGGGTGCTGGGCCTGTTTACAAGAGCATCAAGTGGGTAGCCGCTGATGATCGTTTCTCTATTGAGAGTTCACTCAAATCAGAGGGCAACTTTACTGTCGGGGCAGATCAGTTTACTGTTGACGCTTCAAATGGGAATACAAGCGTTGTAGGAACACTTGGGGTAGGTGGTGCAACCACGATCAATAATGCTGGTGGTACAGCAGACCTTCTCGTTCAGAACAATGGTGCTGATGTCCTCAATGTAGATGTTAGTGCAGGTACAACCACAGTCACAGGTCAGCTCAAGACTGATGATCTTAGGGCTAAGACAGCAGACGGTGGTGGTAATGACTTCAAGATTCGCATTGAAGATAATGTGGCGAACGCTCTTGAGATTTCTGATGCGACTAATGGTTTGTCTTTCATGGTGTTCGACACCAGAGACAATGCAGAGCTTATTAACTTCAACCAAGACATTGTGGTTAAGGGCGAGGTCAACATTGAGCAAGCAAACGCTAATGGTATTTTCTTCAACTCTGATCTTGGAGCTAACCCCTCAATAGATGCCACTCTTATTACGATTGACGGAGGCAATACCAAGGGTGATGTGGTTCTAGGTTGGGACACATCCGACAATGCGATCAACCTCAATGCGAACGCACAGGTTCACTTACAGGGTCTTGCTGGATCAAATGCTCTAACAATCGGTGGGGCATTGGTTGCTAATGCTACTATCGTGATGACCACAGCAGGTGCAATCACTCTTGATGGTACACTCGACTCCCCAACGATCAATACCGATAAGATCACGGATAGAACAGCAGACGGTCTTGTTATTGAACTTGCTGATGCTCTAAATGGCAGTGCTCTTTTAGTAAAAGATGCAGGTGGGGCTAACTATCTCACTATCAACACCGATGCACAGACCCTTACATTTAATGAGGATGTAAACTTTGATGCTTCGGCTACCTTTGACACCACAGTTGAGGTGACAGGTATCACAACCCTTAATGACTCGCTCAAGGTCAACAAGGCTGGTTCTGATACAGGCATTATCTTTAATGCTGATCGTGGAGCAGGGGAGAACATCAACGCTCAAGACTTTGACGCACTTCTTCTCCATGTTGAGAATGGTGGTTCTAATGCTACTGACGCTTACATCAAATGGGATGACTCTGAAAGTTCGTTCAAGATTGAGGGTGGTAAGTTATTCTCGGCTACCGAGATTTCTGTTGGTACAGAGGCGGCTAATGTCCTCACCAAGAACCTCACCATTGGAACTGACGGTTCAGTAGAGACATCAGGTGAGATTACAACTAGCTCGGTAGTCAACTTCACCACAGCTTCTCAAGGTGCGATTGTCTTTAACTCTGACCTTGGTAATGTAGCACCAAATGTGGACGATGACTTTGGTCTTACAGTTAATCGTGGCAATACCACAGACGCTAAACTTTATTGGGATGAGGGTGATGACGCTTGGAAGATCGAGACAGGTAATGTTCAAGTACAGAACACCCTTGTTGTTGACTCTGACGCGGCGAATAAAGTTGAGATTGCGGCAGGTTCTATCACGACTGCAAACGATAGTGGTATCAGCTTTGGAGCGGATAGCCTAACCACAACAGGTTCAATCACATCTGCAACACCAGCGTTAAACACCAACAGTACAATAGTGGCTACTACAGCTTTCGTTAAGGGTCAAAAGCTAGGTGACTTTGACCAAGTGAACACAGCAGGGTTCAACGCTAACGATCAAATCCTTGTGTGGGATCAAGACAATAGTGAGTTTAAGGCTGGTGCCTCTGTTTACGCCAAAGAGAATGCTATTGATGATGTTGCTGAAGCACTTATTAATGGTAGTTTAATCAAAGATGGTGATGATGGTGGTAATACAGGTGCAGACACCATTCAGTTTACGCTTGATGACCAGAACGACATTATCAACCTCGCTCTTGGAATCTCATCTGGAAACCTAACAGATGTCTCCACAGATGCTCCAGCTAATCTCCAAGTTTTGAGGTACACGACTGAACAAGGTGCGAATCAGAACAAGTATGTACCTACAACACTTGGAACAGCGGCTGATGTTGACACAGGGCTTGATAATGGAGAAATCCCAACCCTCACAACTCACTATCTCGCAAATCAAAGCGAGACAGCAGACCTTATCCTCACAGGTAGGGTCATTGAGACTATTGACTATGGTTCTGTTACCGAAGCGTTTGACGGTGCTACCGACTATGCCTTCGACATGAATGGTGGTGTTGAAGATTTCTCGGACACCGTTATTTATGGTTCGGAGGATTATGGGATGCTTGTAGTTTAATAGTCTATTTATACCCAACCAATATAGAAACAGATAGTCCAATTTAAGGAGTCCAATCATGGCTGTAAGAAGAGTCCAACTAAGAAGAGGCACAACGGCAGACCACACAAATGGTGATGGTTTTACAGGTGCTGTCGGTGAGATCACCGTAGATACAACCACTAAGTCCATTCGTGTTCACGATGGTGATCAAGCTGGTGGTTTTGATCTCATGCGAGCCGATATGTCGAACAACCTCGCTGTTGTAGGCAATATCAACTTCACCGATGATGCCCATGTGATTGGTGGAGACATCAACACAAATGGTCAAGGTGGAGATCCGACACACATTCTCGATCTTGGTTCTGCTGATACCACTGTTCGTGTTCGAGGTACACTTAATGTAGCTACTCAAACAACACAAAACGACCTCCTTATCCAAGACAAAGTTATCGTCATTGCAGATGGCACAGAAGGTCTAGCGAACAGCACAGACTCAATCGGTATTCTTTTCACAAGAACCACAGACGGTCCAGGACCAGGGGCGGCTCAAGACCCTGCGTTGTTCTATTGGGATGAGTCCACTGATCGGTTTAGAGTTGAAACCAACAATGTTACCGAAGCCAATGATGACTGGACAGGTGGAACAGGTGCTGACTTAACACTTAAAACCCTATATGCTCAGACTTCGGTTGATGTTAATAACGGAGACATCACTAATGTTGGTGAGATTCAGTTGGACTCGATCATTTATAATGATGATCTGAATACAATCACGATTAAGGCAAAAGACAATCAAGCTAGTGCATTTGTCGTTAAAGCTGATGCAGGTGATTCTGAAGAATATATCTCGATTAACGCTACTAACGCTACCGAGTCTTTAACACTAGGTGTGCCTTCAAAAGAAGTTATCATTCGTGGTAATCTCACCACTCTAGGAACGAACGCAGATCCAGGTGTCAGCCACAAAATCCAAGTAGAGACTACTACTGCTGTTGCAGGTCAAGACCTCACCATTGAAGCAGGTACAACTAGTCTTGCTGGTAATACTTCGGGTGGTGATCTCATCTTGTCAACAGGTGGTGGTACAGGTGCTGGTACTGCTTCAATGCAGTTCAAGACCCTAGTCGCTAATGGTCTTACTCCAGCCGAGCGTATGCGTATTCACACCGATGGTAATGTCGGTATCGGTGATAGTGCTCCAGGTACATTGCTTCAACTATCAGGTACAGATGCTTATCTTACCCTTAAAAACACCACAGTAGAACACACAGATGGTGGAGCAGAGACTAAGATCATCTTTGAAGATCATGGTAATAACGCTCTAGGTCAGATTGAAGTTAGTCATCAAGGTATTTTAGATGACGAGTTTGGTCAAATGATCTTCTCGACCAATAATGACGCAGGACTTCAGACAGCTCTTACGATTGATAAAGATCAAAAGGCAACCTTTGCTGGTGTTGTTTCTGTAGCTACATCACTTGATATGACCGATGGTGCTATCGACAATGTAACTACTATTGACCTTGATAAGATCACAGACCGAGCGAATGATGGGATTATCATTGAGATCCATGATGGGCAAGCCACAGGTCTTGTTATTGAGGACACGAATGGTCTTGATTTCATCACTTGTAATGCTGCCGCAGATACAATCACACTCCATCAAGCTACCACACTTTCTTCAACACTTTCTGTAAATGGTGGTTCGGCTACTGTTCAAGCCGCTACTGGAGCAGATGCTAATCTTTACTTAGTTGCGGATAACAGTGAAGATGGTGGTGATGTTTGGAGAGTTCAAGCACCAGACGCTTCAAGAACTCTTACCTTTGCAGGTGAGAATGACGCTAGTAATGGTTATGTAGATGTTCTTACCCTCACAGGTGCAAATGCAGGGGCAGACACTTCTGCTACTGTTAAGGGAACACTGATTGTAGAGGGAGAAATCCATTCTAACACGGATCTTGTCTTCAGGGTAGATGCCGATCAAGGTGCTGTTGCTGGAGACCACTCTTTCTCTTTCAAGAATGGAGACGACTCGGAGGTTGCGTCACTCACAGAGGCGGGTGTTCTTACAGTCACAGGTGTAGCCAACCTTAATGGTGGTATCGCTGTTGACACTGACAACTTCACTGTTGATGGGGCGACAGGTGCGATTGATACTAAGAGTACCCTACAAGTAGATGGTAATGTACGAATTGGTGAAAATGGTCTTGCTGGTTCTCCTACTTTCACCATTGTAGAGCATACAGGTGGTGTGACTAAGTTCCAAGTAGCTGGTGCGACAGGTGATACGACTATTGGGGGTACTTCGGAAACCACAGGGATTGCAACCTTTAAGGATTCCCTCGCTATTCAGAGTCAGCCGGTGAATGACTTAGGTATTCGGTTTAACTCTGATCGTGGTGCTAATAACATCAATGGTGCAGATTATGATGTTAAGGTCATTGATGTCTTTAAGGGAACTGGAAATGCGACTCAAGGTACAATCCTTTGGGACGATGACCAGTCTTCATTCTCAATCACGAGTGGTAAACTTAACTCGGAGACACAGTTCTCTGTAGGACCAATTGCGACTCCTAACTTTACAGTAGCACCGACAACAGGTGCTGTAGCTATGGTTGGTACAGACGCTTATCTTACACTCAAGAACAATGTGGATGAGTTTAATGACGGTGGTGCCGAGACACAGATTCAATTCCAAGACCATGCAGGTCTAAACTTATCTACTATTCAAGCGTCCCATGAGGGTGCTTTAGATGACGCTAAGGGTCAACTCCTTTTCTACACTAACACAGGAGCAGAGAATGATGAAGGTACTCTCGCACTTACTATTAGTAGTGCTCAATTAGCAACCTTTGAAGGTAATGTGACTGTAAGTGGAAATACAATCACTTTTGGCAACTCGGCTACGATTGTTAATGGTGCGGCCGATACCCTTACAATCACAGAGGATAACATCAAGTTTGCTGGTATCACCCATATCACTGCCGCAACTGGTGCAAACGCTATCCTTTATATGTCAGCAGACGCAAGTGAGGATAATGCTGATGATTGGAGACTTCAGGCAACTGACGGAAACCTCTTCTCAGTTGCTTCCTACATCAGTGGTGCATATCAAGATTTCTTCTCGATTGCAGGTGATGTCAACACCTTACTCTCAACCACAACAGTAGAAGGTAAACTTGTAGTTAAGGGTGCAAGCATCTCTGGTATCACCGATGGTGATCTCGCAATCGCATCTGACGGCAACTTAACCTTCCACATTGATGCCGATAATGATGAAGCTAGTATCTTCTCATTCGTACATGGTGCAGGTGCTGGTACAGAGGTGGCTCAGATTGATGAGTCAGGTAATCTTCAAATTGATGGTGATCTCACACTCGGTGGGAACACCATCAACAGTGGGGACGGCACTGGAACGATCACTCTTGCAAATGATGGTTCTGATGCGAAAATTGAAAGCCAACTCACAGTCATCGGTGATGGTGCTGGTACTTCATCAATCGTTCTAGGTCAGAATGACGGTAATAACTCGGTGATCACCACCGCGGTTCGTAGTGGTGGAGATAACCTCGCAGGTAATGATCTCACAATCATTGGTGGTGCTTCAACAGGTACTGGTGCAGGTGGTTCTATCATTTTCAAGACTGTACCAGCAGGTGTAGATGGTGGTGTCACAAATGGGTCTGTTAATACTCTTACACTTGACTCAACAAAGCAAGCTACCTTTGAGGGCAATGTTGTAATCAAGGGTAATCTTGACATTCAACAAACAGGCACAAACACAATCATCGACTCTACAAGCCTTGTAGTAGCCGACCCAGTGATTGAGCTTGCTCGTAATGCAGATGCGGCCGCAAACGCTTCAACAGATGTTGGTTTTGTCTTTACTCGTGGTTCTGCTGAAAATCCAGCAGTCATCTATTGGGATGAGGGGGAAGATAAGTTTGTTTTTGCTACCAAGCAAGGTGCTGTTGCAGGCACTACAGACTTTAGTGTAGGCAACGCTCCTGTTGAGGCTCGTCTTGATGTTGGAACGCTCAACGCAGACATTATTACTCTTGATGACAATGACGCTACATCACTTGTCATTAAAGAGGCTGGAAACTCTTATCTTACCTTTAACACCCTTAATGCGGATCCAGGTGATGGGTCAGGATTTGAGCAAGTAGAGTTTAATAAAGTCTTTAAAGCCATTTCAGGTTCAAAGATTGGTAATCTTACTCTCGCTGATGGTTCAATTACCTCTAGTGGTGGAGCTATCGACTTTGATAATGAAAATCTTTCAACCACAGGTACTCTCGGAGCTGGTACGACCACAGTCACTTCTCTTGATGTGACTGCTGGTGGGATTACACGAGCGGGTGCTATCAGTGGAGCGACCACTCTTGCTACGATTAATCAGATCACTTTAGACACAACAGCCGACATCTTGTTGGCTGATAATCAAGCTACCTCTTTAGATATTCGTGAGACTAATCTTGGTTCATACCTCATGTTTGACACCCAAGATGGTCAAGCACAGGTTGTCGTTAATGAGGGTGGTGCTGACATTGACTTTAGGGTTGAGGGTGATGGCAATGCTAACTTGATCTTTGCTCGTGCTAGTGATGATAGAGTTGGTATCAAGACAGCCAATCCTCTGTTTGATCTTGACATCACAGGTACTCTTGGAGTCAGTAGTCTTGCCGACCTTAATGGTGGTATTGATGTTAATGGTTCTAACTTTACTGTAGATTCAGCCGGTGCTGTTAAAGCTGTAGGGACTCTAAGTCTCACAGACGCATCAGGTGGTATTCTCTTCAACTCGGACCTCACGGCAGAAAACGCACAGGGTGATGCTCCAATGCTCACAGTTGAGCGTGGTATCCTCACCAACGCAATCATTGCTTGGGATGAGACTCGTGATGAGTTTAACATCAACTCGGTATCTGGTGTTCACCTTGTAGGTAAGAACGCTTCTAACGCACTTACAGTTGGTGGAGCGAATAGTGCGGCAGGTGGTGTGACCTTTAGTGTGACCACAGCAGGTGCTGTCACCTCAATTGGAGGTATTACTGATACCACCGTTGCTTCATCTTTCGCATCGGGAACTACCCTTGGTAATGTGACTTACAGCAATAATGAGATTGCTGGGGCAGACAATCAAGACTTGACGATTAAATCCGAGCAAGACTTAATCTTCCAAGTAGACTCCGATCAAGTGGGCGATGTTGCTGGTAATAACTCATTCTTCTTTAAGAATGGTGGTGCTGGTACGATTCTTACTCTTGCAGAGTCGGGTGATCTCACCACAACAGGTAATCTTACTGTTGCGACCGCTAAGAGCATTACGCTTAATAGTGGTGCGGCAGGTGCAGATGCTGACATCATTGTAGATCGTACAGATGGAAATAATGCTATCTTACGATGGGTTGAAGCCAATGACCGATTTGAGGTGGATAACGCTACGGGTGCTTTCTACAAGCTCTTAACCGAGAACGATACGCTCTTTAACATTGATGTAGACGGTGATAATAACACCCTTGCAATATCGCAAGACCCCACACACACAATCCTCTTCAAAGGTTCTAATGTTGCGGACAATCAAGGTCTTATCTTTACACTCGATGGGGATACGATTGAGCTTGGTTTTGAAGCTACTGTAAAGATGCCTGGTGCTTTGACACTTGGTGCAGGTGATGTGACTGCTGTCAATGTGGTTGCAACCACTCAATTCTACGGACCAGAAGCGGTATTGACAAATGATCTTCAGATTAGATCGTCTGCTGATAATAGCTCTGCTAAGACTGCAATCCTTCTCAATAGCAATCAAGCAGGCAACCCTGCCGCTACCGAGGATGTTTCGATTGAGGTGGAGCGTGGTGATGACCCTAATGCCAAGTTTACTTGGGATGAGGGTGATTTGCGTTGGACTTTGACTCAAGGTCCAGATGCTTCTCAATATACGAAGGCGATTGTCACAACACAGCGTTCAGAGGGTGCTAGACCAGAGACTGTTGGCACTTCTAACAATGGAGGTGGTGGTGATCTTGAGTTCGGTACAGCGGTAGCGAATCGTCTTGACCTTACTGCTCAACAGCCTACTGCTAATGAGAACGAGCATATCTACTTCCTAGATAACAATGGCACAAGTGGTACTGTTGATCTCTTTACTCTCGCAGGTACAACCTACAATGGCTACAAGATCAACTTTGTGAACATTGATACAGTTGATATGGTCATTGACGCTAATGCGGCTCAAACCATTAATGGTCAGCTCACTCAAACCATTCCAGCAGGTGGAAATCTCACCATCGTTGCCTTTGGTACTTCTTGGTATATCCTTTAAGCAACGATTTAGAATAGGAGGTTGAGACATGACTTTTTTAATAGATAACAGTCGCATTTCAGTATCAGAAGTGACCGATGACTATACTTTAGCATTGGGCGATGAGGGTAGTTTGATTCAGATCAACGCAGGTGTCGCTAAGACGATCACTATCCCTCTGAACGCTAATGTGGCTTTCCCTATCGGCACTCAGATTAGGTTCTCACGAAAAGGTGCTGGGCAACCGATTATTTCGGGGGGTGGTGTTGTCACCGTAAACTCTGACGGAAGTCAAAATCAGATTTCTCCACAACACGCAGTAGCGACAATCGTAAAGGTCGATACTGATGAGTGGATCTTGTTTGGCTCTCTAACAGGAGCGTGATAGATGACTTACTTAGTTGAAAAAGAGCGAGTCTCTACCAATACCCAGACTGAAAACTATACCCTTGCCCTCTCTGATGGTGGGGGTTTGGTTGATATGAACAATGGTGCGGCTCGGACGATTACTGTTCCTGCTAATGGTACTGTTGCGTTCCCTCTCGGCACTCAGATTATTCTTGTGCGTAAGGGTGATGGTACACTTCAAGTGGTGGCGGCAGGTGGAGTGACCATTAACTCTGTAAGTAATAATACTTATATATCTACTCGATATGGAGCGGCAACGCTTGTAAAGATTGCAACAAACGAGTGGTACTTATTTGGCGATTTAACTGGAGCGTAATGCCTATAAGCTGAAACCACTATAAAGGATACTGAATATGATTAAAACATTTCATGGCGTAGTGGTTTCAGCGAGAGGTAGTTTTAGGGGCATAGTGACGGATAACCTAGTCCTCCACTATAACACCTTTAACACCGACTCATATCAAGACGGAGACGGTGCTGTCATCACCGACATCTCTGGTAATGGGTTGAATGGGTCGATCTCTGGAGCTCCCAACTTTAGTGGAAGCTATTTCACCTTTGTAAACGACTACATCACCACAGCGAATCTGAACACTTCTCTGACAGAGGTTCACTCCACAGAGCTATGGATTTACCCTACGAACAATGGGGTAGTCATGCAAGCCAACGCTCAAGCCGCACCCAATCAAAACTACCACCACACCTCAATAGAAATCGTGGCTGGTAATCTTGAGTTTGGTTTGTGGAATGGAGTAGGGATAACCTCAACAGGTGCTACGGATGCGATAGCGTTTAATCAATGGCATCAAGTAGTCTTGACTTATAATGGGGCAACAGTAAAGGGCTACCTTAATGGTGAGTTCTCTGGGTCTGTAAATGTAGCTTGGGACTCACCCGAAGAAGATACAGGGAACTTCTACTACAACTTTGGTTATCAAGACGCAACTAACCAAGGTGACGGTACGCATTTCGATGGACGATTTGGGATTATGAGAGTTTACAGCGTGGAACTAACAGCCTCCCAAATTGCTCAAAACTACAACTCGGCCACAGACAATGTGATCGTTTAAGGGGTTATAGATATGATAAAATCATTACATGGGGTTGTTGCAGTCAGAACACCTTTAACGAACAATGTGACCAATGTGCGTATCTTTAGCACTCACGCAGGAAATGGTGCGACTAACCTATATGCAGATTACCCTAATACGACAAACGCCTTTAATAATCTCTTTGACGCAAACAATGCGAACACGAGCTTACATTGGTCGGGTAGCTTGAGTGGGTCTACCTCTTTGAACTGGAATATCTTCACCACCTTAACAAATGCGGGTGCGAATGTACCAAACGCAGGAAGCTACTTTTCGGTTGAGGTGACTTTCATCTTCGTCCCTAAAGAGACAGGTACTTACTCTTTCTCGATTGACTCGGATGATGGGTCGGACTTATTTATAGATGGGAATGTGGTAGCCACCTATTATGGGGGTCATGGTACAGGACAAGGGTTGGGTACAGGCAACTACGCTGTGGTAGCTGGTGAGCGATATACTGTTGTAGCTAGGGCACAGGAGTATGAAGGTGGGGAAGGTTTGATCGTACAATGGCAACGCCCTTCACAGGGGGCGAGGTCATTACAGACAAGCGAGATATATCAGCCCACTTAAAGCGACACATGAGAGCTGGACGATAGTGAGGTGTTTGGTTTCTAATCCCCATGCTTCGCTGTATCTCTTGATGTCGCTTGTAGGGCTAAAGACAAATGAGCCTCTGATCGTATCAACCAGCCCTCCCCCGACCAAGATGACCCAGAACAGATCGAGGTCATGGGTGAATGGGAAGAGGATTAAGGCGAGGGCATCTGGTATTCGTGGTGCAAAAGAAATCCATGCCTTTTGATCTAGGGTCATGGTTTCTTTTTCATACTCGTAGCTCACAGAGGCGAACACAAAGCCGAGTCTTGGGTGGTTATGAGGATAGATCCTCATGGTGTAAGACTTGACCCCTACGAGCTTTTTAGCTGTTAGTAGGTGAGCGTACTCGTGTATATAAGCCCAGACGAAATAGGATAGGATAGCGTACAAAACGAACATGGGATCTCCTTTTTGTTTGGTTTTGCAGATATGATGGTAATATGGGGGTGCGATTTTTAGTTTGTTTATAGGTAGAGTATAGACAACACTAATACTACACCAATGGAGTATAAATAAATGAGTGACTTTACATTCAAAAAAGGAACATTCGTCCAACTCAAGGCAAACTCAACCATCCATCTTGGTCGCCTTGAGAGGAACATCTATGAGGGAGACATCGTTGAGTTTGACGGCTTCTCTTTGAAGTTCAATGGTCAGCAGACAGATATGCCAGAGCTTAAGGCAGGCTTAAAGAGAGGGTGGCTTGCTCTTGTTGAAGAAGGTGCAAGCGAGCCTGTTGCGGAAGTTGCTCCTACTCCTGTCGCTCCAGCTAAGAAGGAGATGCCTGTTCAGACTGTTTACGATGAGGAAAGGGCTGTTGCAGAGGTCAACCCACAGACAGAGGAAGCACCTAAGAAGTTCCCTCTTGTTGTTGAGAGCCAAGATGACGACATCCGACCTGTGGCTAAGGTAGAGAATAAGTCTGGAGCAGACATCGCTGGAGCTTCTAGTGCAGGTGATGGTGTTGCCGAGTCTCAAGGGGCAGAGTCTGTGAGTGCGATTAAGCTCAAGACAGCGGCGAACACCAAGACTGTAATCTCGGACGGATCACAAGCTAGTGCCGAGATTTCTAAGCTCGACAATATGCAAGCATCAGTGACCAAGACTGCGGCTCAAGAGCCTGTCGTTGAGGAAGAAGTCGTTGAGGAGGAGGACGATCTCTTTGCTGACATGGAGATTGAGATTGAGGAAGTAGATGAAGTAGATGAGCAAGATTTGGAAAACGCTCAAATCCTTCAAGCGATTGATGGGGATGTTGATCCTGCACAGGGAGCAGTCGCAGTCGGTAAGGACAACTCAAAGATCAAAGTCTTACCAGGTGGTATCGAGTGGGACACCTCTAAGCACTGGAGCAAGAGAGCTAAGATTGCCCTAGAGATGTACGGTGATGACCAAGCAACTCTTGATGCAATCATGGCTGTTGAGACTAAGGGTGTTATCACAGCGATCCAAAAGGGTCTTGAGGAGGGCTAAGGCTTTCCATTCTGTTCGTACCATACTTTCCTTAAGTTTATTAAAAACTCTTGGAAGTAAGGTATGAATAGATCATCAACACGCATTTGGTAATGTATCCAGTCATGCTTGGCTGTTGGGTAGCATACCATATGCGTTTTGATCTCTGTTGAAGCAGAGGTACACACCTTTACTATGGTGGCTTGAACACCATGTATTGAACACGCAAACTCTTCTGTTGGGGGTTCGTTGTTCGGTTGGGGTATGAGGTTATATGTCGGGTCATATTGTGATCCACATTCCTCGCTGATCTTTATCAGAACCTCTCTAAAAGAGGGGTTCTTCATTTGCCACCAGCGATAATAGGAATGTTCACATATTACTCGCTTGTTGTCCTCTACTGTGGTTATATCCATTCCACTCTTTCCTATATGTGTCTATAAAGTCATTTAGGGTATCTTTCATTGAACCCTTATATGACACACGCTTGCCAAAGACACTTAGGGTGAGGTTTTCGTAGGCATTGTAGGTCGCAGAGACATGGACACCGTGTAGATCACCTTTGATGTACCAAGGGTCATCTCCCCTTAGAGGTTCAACCCCCTCGGACTCTTCCATACCTAGCTCATAAAAGAGCTGATCTGTATAGGCATATTTGAAGTGATTGCTGTCAAGCAAATCATTGTCTACCAGTGTTTTTCCATTTTTCTTCGTGGTAATCATAAATCGTTCCTCCTTATGGTTTCATTATAGATAAAGGGTTACACACATGATAGCTCGATATGCTTGTCCCCAGATTGAAAGTATCTTCAGCCCGATCCATCGTTTGAGGATCTTTGTCGAAATCGAGAGACTTTTTTGTTCGAGTCAAGGATGTCCAGATTCAATCCTTGAGGATTTCTCGAAGGTAGACCTTGAACTGCTCCTTAAAGATTTGGCTGTTAAGGAAAAAGAAACCCGACATGAGACGGTCGCTTTCATACAGGCTCTAGGGCTTCAGATGAGTAAGGAGTCCTTGCCTTATCTTCATAAGGGGGCAACCTCGTCTGACATCCTTGACACTTGTCTTGCAACACAGATGATGAACGCTTCTGATGTTGTCATTCAAAAGATTGAGTATCTTCTTGAAACGCTCAAGAAGAAGGCGATTGAATATAAAGACACTCCCATCTTAGGACGCTCTCATGGGATGTCGGGTGAGATCACGAGCTTTGGGGTTATCTTGCTTGGGTTTTATTCAGAGTGGACTCGAAACTTAGAACGCATGAAGAGAGCACAAGAAGAAATCTCTGTCGGGAAAGTATCTGGTGCTATGGGGAACTATGTTCATATAGACCCTCAAATCGAGAAAACAATATGCAAGGCTCTAGGGCTTGATTTTGAGCCTGTTTCGACTCAAGTAATACCAAGAGATAGACACGCATACTTTATGAGCGTATTGGGCATTTTAGGGGCATCTATGGAACGCTTATCCATAGAGGTGAGAAACTTATCACAGTCTCTCATACAAGAAGTGGCAGAAGGGTTCGGTAAAGATCAAACAGGATCATCAGCTATGCCCCATAAAAGAAATCCAATCCTGTCCGAGAACCTAACTGGACTAGCTCGTATGATCCGATCTTATGTTCAGCCTAGCCTTGAGAATGTATCTCTTTGGTATGAACGAGATATGAGTCATTCATCTGTAGAGCGTATTGCCATAGAGGACTCCCTACATCTCGTTTGCTTTGGTCTAAGCAGACTTAATGGGGTTATCAAGAACCTTTATGTAGACGCAGACAGGATGGCTCATAATATAGACCAAGTTAAAGGGTCTTATTTGAGTCAGACTTGTCTCTTGTTCCTCATGGACAAGGGGTACGCTAGAGATGATGCGTATAAGGTAGTCCAAGAGATGACCCTTTATGGTCAGAAAGATCTCCTTGATGTTTTACAAGGGGTCAAAGAGGCGGGTCATTTGACGCAAGAGGAGTTAGATCAGATCACTTCGAGAGATCGCTTTTTAGCTCGGACGAGCTTGATCTTCTCTAGGTTCGGTCTTTGATCCACCCTCTTGGTCTGGCTTCTCTTCTTTTTTGGGTTTGTTCATGTGTTTGATTACTTCAAGACACCACATAAGGCATTTCCTTTCCGAAAGGTTATTTTCCCTTGCCCCCATTACGAGAGTCAAAGACCGAAGCCATAGCTGATCCTAATATACCTGTTAAGACCAATAAAACACGCTCAATCATAGCCAGAGAGTCTTTCGCTTCATTATTGCCTGTAATCCATGAGGTGATGATGAGCAAACCTAGCATGGTGACTAATCCCACTGTGCCATTGAACAACTGACGCAATAGGGTGATCTGTCCAGTCAGCTTCTTCTCTTGTAGTAGGGCATACTCGGCTTTGGATTTATCTTCTTCAGCTTTCTTCTTCATCTCCTCAAGCTCAAGAAGCGTAGCCTTGTTCTCTTCAATGATCTGCTCAAGCTCGCTTTGTGTCTTTAACTCCTCTGATCTGTCTGCAAAGACAGCGACAAAGTATCTCTCCTCGCTGTTTTTTATGTCGGCCACATTCGCTTTAACAGGAACAACAGAACCATCTTTTTTGACTGCTTCGAGATTTCTCCAGTTACCCATGATGCCATGACGCTTACCATTGGTCGCTCCCTTGTAGCTCTTAACATACCCCCTATGGTTATCCCCTATGTTAGAGGGCATAAGACTTCTAACATCTAAGCCGACCATCTCTTGATGTAGATAACCGAACATCATTGAAGCTGGTAGGTTAGCGTATCTAATAAATAGATCACCATTGCCCTCTTCTTGAGGATAATCACAAACGACAATAGCGATCTGTAAACGATCTCCCATCATCTCAAGTGTTTCGATAACTTTCATTTGAAGCTCCCTTTGTTTTTTCTAACAAGGGGAGGCTTCATAAACGAGTTATGAAAGACCTAACACCCCTTCAAGATTAGCACCCTCAAATACCACACCCTCTAAGATAGCACCCTTAAAACTCGTACCCTCTGATTGATAGTCATAATCCTCTGGACTAGAGCTAAGGTCACAGTCTTTGAAACTCGCCCCTGTAAGATCAGCATCCTCAAACTGTGCATGGGTAAGAGTTAATCCGTCAAACTTAGCACCTCGAAGATTACACCCATCAAATAGAAGTCTAGGGTCTTGTAGATAACCATTCATACACTCGGACTCTGACTCCTCAAAGTCGTATACAATCCGAGTGTAGTCTACATCCTCAATAGTTGACCTTATGAAGTTTCCACCGTTGAACGCTGTCTGATTGAGCTTTACTCCTCTAAGATTACACCCTTCCATAATCGGCTCATGGAACTTGGCATTATCAAAGGTTGCTCCTGTGAAGTCAGATCCTGTGAAGTCAACATCTTCTATGATGCAATCATCAAACCTAGCTCCCTTGAGGTTTAATCCTTTAAGACAGCATCCGATGAATGTTGAACCTCTTAGATCAGCACCCTCAAGGTTGGTATTTACAAAGTCTACATTTCTAAAAGTGCCTTTTCTTAAGTCAGCCCCTTTAAGATTGAGATTTTCAATCGTGTTGCTCATCTTTCCTCCAATGTGCTTTCATCTTTTCACGCACATTGGTTATATGTTTTAGTAGCTCGTCCATTTCTTTAAGTGTCTCAAATAACTCACCACGAGCCATTATGTGTAGAGGAAATACCACTAACCAAATACCTATCAAACAAGGTGCTAGGGTGATCGGCACATAGTTCCCCTCGGAGAAAAAATAACACTCAATGAATAAGACAGCACTTAAAAAAACCCAAGCCATCTCCAACTTGAAGATGCGAGACTCGATTTCTTTTCGTTTACGGTAGAGCTGTTGTAAGGTCATATTCCATCCTCCTCATAGTGTATCATTGGAGGCGGAATAACTTTTGGCTTTCTTATCCTTCGCTTTTGAGCGTGATTGATTATCGCCCAGTTGCCTTCCCCTACAAGTATCTCGATCTTTTCCCACTTGAAAAACGACTTTCGATCACCAGCTCTCATACTCGTGTTCGTAGTCTCGGTTCGTACTCTTAGGTCTTTTAAAGCTGTGATGCGAATGAGGCTACCTACAACTTTTTTAGTATAAAAAGACTTAACCCATTCTTCCCTTAACTTCCTTGCTGTCTCTTCTGGAAACACCACGACAGGTGGGTGTTCAAGGACAGGCATAGAGGTGTTGTCGGGTAGCTTAGGTAGCTCAAGTGGGGGCGGACAATACTCTTGAGCGAACGCTGTATTCATCATAAATAGCAAAGCAAATAGGTATCTCATTGTATATAATCCCATAGGTTGATGAGGTCTTTGACTTCCATTTCTTTATCGTTAATAAATAAATAAAACTCTGGATGACCCATCCTTACTAAAAGAGTGAAGCTGTCTTTAGTCCATTCATAGCGAGTAAGACCACCCTCGGTCTTAATCGGTCTATTCAGACTGATGCCGACTTCCTTGAATGACCTGTTTATGAACCAAACCATCTCCATGAGAGTCCATCCACATTCCTCTTCAAGCAAGTTATTAAAGTGGTCAATGCCAGCTTTGTTCCATACCCTTTTCCCCTCATCATTGATCTCGGTAAGGGCATATTTAGGTAGTCTTAACTCTCTACAGAAATCCATTAAATAAATCCGTCTTAGGCTGTTCGATCAATGATGTCTCTTTGTGTTGGTGTGGGTACAAAATCAAAGACCTCTTTTGCGGGTATAGACGGTGGTCTAAAATCATCTATTGTAGGTCGCTCCACAGGTTTAGACTTACGCTTAGGTTTGCTCTTGCGTTTTACCCTTCTCTTAACAGGTCGTGGCTTCGGTCGAGATACAGGTGTGAACCTTTTTTGAGCTTCGGTAACACCCTTATTAAGAAGTCTCTCAACCTCTTTTGTTTCAACAGACCTTCTGATTACTGCTCTTGTCTCTTTATCAAGTTCTCTTTTGATCTTCTCTTGCATAAACTTCTCAGTGTTTTTGATCAGTGTAGAGGACGCTAGGGTGATGATCTGACCCTTGGGAGTCTTTACACCACCCCTCGTTGATAAGATCGCAATCGCCACTTCCTTTGCGACTCTGACTGCCACCCTTTTTATGTAGGCTTTCTCTTCTTTTGTTAACTGCTTAGTCTCACCTTGTTGAGCTAAACGATTAAAACGACCCATTGGGGTGTCTTGAGCAAACCCTACATTGGTAGCAAATAACACAGTAAAGGCGATGAGCAAGTGTCTCATATAAGTCCTTTCGCTAAGGTTAAGTCATGGCAATCCTTATAACTGCCACCTACCTAATCTTATACGAAACGACTTTTATTCACTCGGTGAAATATGTTTCACCCTAAGAACCTTCCTACCTTAACAATCACTGACTCCTCATCCGAACGAATGTCTCCCTCCCAAATCACAAGGCAATCCAGCCCCACCTCCGCATAAGCCTCTATCGTATTACGCTCATGCTCCTCTTTACTCATTCCTGTTAACGCTTGTGAGTGCCAATACCTACCAAAACACTCGACCACCTTTGTAGCACCCCTATAAGGATGTTCGGGATCATCACTCACACAAACTACAAAGTCTGGGTTCTTAAAGCCACCAATCGAACCGTCAAAGTTCTTCTTGCTTGGAAGAAATCTCCAATATGCCCCATTACCTGTAAAGGTGAGATTGTCGCTATATGAAGCTACCCTCGACTCAAACTTGTTCATCTCTTTCTGACTCATAAGCAAGATAGGGAACTCCACACCATACCTTGCTTTTAGAGTATCTTGAACCTTACCCCAATGTCCCTCAATAGCACCTGGAAACTCAACCCCATAACGATCCATCATCGTAGCCCTAATCTCCCCCTTGCCTTGCTCGGACGCAAAGTAGTGGCTTCCATAGTTTTCAATCATCGTCTTGAGTTGTTTCTGCCTAAACTCCTCCACAGCACTCGTGTAAGGCACACCGTATCGCTCCATGTTAGTCGCTACAACCTTCTCCATGACTTCTTCACTCATGCTAGGGATCGGCACTCCATAACGCTCTATATTCGTTGCCTCAATCTTAGCCCTTAGCTCTGCTGACCCGAATAGCGTCCCACCATACCTCTCAAGATTAGTAGCCAATGTCTTAGCCTTGACCCCATCATTCTGTTGAGGGTTGACTACACCATATTTCTCAAGGTTCGTCTGCTTGATCTTATCCTGTACGCTCTCCCAAGCAAAAGGGTTATCCTTACCCTTTAAGATTGGACGCTTACCATCAAGAGCCTCTTGCACCTTTTCAAAGACACTACTCTCCTTTGAGAAAGGGTTCTCTGCACCATAACGCTTGAGGTTAGTCTGTTTACGCTTCTCCACAGACTCTTTGCTGTGGGCAGGATTCTCAACCCCATAACGATTTAACATAGTTTGTTTGCGTCTAAACTTTGAGATCGCTTTCTTATCTCGACTTTGCCATACCCCACATCCACTCTTATGTCTTTTCATCTGTGAGTTTGAGGTAGATTCATGTCCACAGATACATGGTGTGATTGGTTCGGGTTTCCAGTTAGGCCAGCACTTTGCCATGTGGCGGCTATTGATTCGATCCCCTTTGAACTCTCTTTTACAGTGAGGGCAAGTAGCCATAAGTAAATCCTTTCTGCTTGAGTTAGGGTTTACTTATATGAAAAGTAAGCAATCGGTCAAGACTTTTTGTCCTACCCCACAGCCCACATAGGGTTCAAAATATACCCTCAAAGTACAGATACCAACACCATACTTTCGTTGCTTACCTCAATACGCCTCTGCCTACATAGGGATCAAAGAAAGTTTCGAGGTGCTAAAACGCCCCGACCCACATGGGGTCCGAAGGCGGAGCGGATACCCACACCGTACTTGGGCTGTTTTAACCCACGCATATATTTTGTAGTGCGAGCTTTTGCTTCGACAGACATCGACCACATTTGCTCGGCAGAGGATTTGAGTCCTTCATACTTGCTTGATCTGTCGATGTTGAGTGAGATGCCACCTATCGAATAGTCAAACTCGTCCACGATCCAGTTTGCTTGTAGAGCCATAGCCGCAAACTGTATAGCACCTTGAAGGATAGGGGTTCTCCAAGCAGGTTTTTGGTTTACGAGAGCATCGAGGTTTTGGAGTTCTTCAGTTTCGGGTGGTTGCATATTCCACCAGTCTAAAGCTCGCTCTAGGTACTCTAGGAACTCCTCGTCCTCCCACACTTGACCAAAGACTCGGTTGTACGAACCGATATTCGCTTCATGCTCTGGTGGTCTGAAGTGATAATACTTGTCTGGGCAGTTGTGGACAACCACATCAGAACCTTCGAGTACAAGGTTATGGTTCTCCTCAACAGTAAGGTCGAACATAAAGGGTCTGTTTTCGATGACCTCGATATTGGAAATCTTAGTTGTTCCTTGTGATGTCTGTAAGCTAAGTCCTACGGACAGCTCTTCTGCTGGAACACAAAGGTTAGGAGACATATAGACTCGGTGTCCACCTGTGATAGTGAGATGTTTACCTTGCTCTGTGGTGATTTTATAAATGGGTTCAATAGGTGTAGGGTTCTTATGGGCTTTAGAGATCTGCTTCCAAGAGAAATCACCTTGAGTGTCCATAGATTTGATTGATAGCTTCCCTTTTTTGAAAGCGTCTTTAATCTTCTGTGTTTGTTCTTGAGATGTCATAGTCCCAACTCCTTTTCAGTCCATGTTTGGTAAGACCAACCATTATCTTCAGCAACTTTTTGAGACAGGGCTAACCTAGCGATAACATCTTCTCGGTTTAAAGCCCATTGTGGTTTAACTTCAACAAGAGTAGTAGATCCATCTTGATAGTGGACAACAAAGTCGGGGAGTATTGTTCTTCCAGCAACTTTGTATATTGGCTCATAGGTATAGCTTTTGACATTAGGGTCTGACTCTAAGATGGAGATTGTCTTTGCTTCATAGCTTGAGCGAACACGAACCTCATCTTTATTGCCTTTAGGAGTAGCCTCTATTGAGGTTTTGCCTCTAAGGTAAGGTGTTGGGTTCTCTTTCATTCTAATCGCTTGATCGTTCGATCTCCTTGCTCTTTCTTCGGGATCGTGGTGAAAGTCCATGAGCTTCTGCTTCACATCTGGATTTCCCCACACATCCTCTAAACTGTGGGCAGAAGCCTTTGCTTTGGAAATCGGATTGTCCCACCCCTTTTTAAGATTATCACGCTCATGTTGTGGTCGAACTCTCCCCCGATGGAAGTCAAAGTCTCCTTTAGCCCATTGTTTTTTTAGTTGCTCAGACCTATCCATACCTTTGGTAGATCGACCTGCATTAGCACCTAGCTTCTTGCGTTTGTCTTGAACTGCTTTACAGCCTTTCGCTTTGGTCAGCCTCTGAATAGACCCGTTGGAAAGACCTGTGATTTCGGTCATCTCTTTCCAAGAGAACCCTTGCTTATGGAGATGTGAAACAAGAGCAGAACGCTTTTCTACAATCTCTTTAGCTACTCGACCTTTTTTGTTCAGTTGCTCTATTGTGAGGTCAAACTTAACTAGCAGTTCTTCAAGCATTTTCATCTCCTATGATGTCATATAGTTCTTCGATAGGGAGTGTGATCTTTTCACCGTCAGCATCAACAGTGACGAGTTCTTCTCCAGCAAGGCACTGATCTCTAAGGAGCATACGCAACTTATAGATCATTTGTTTTTGACCCTCGGTGAGTTGTAATCCGAGTACAGCGTTCTCTGCGACTACCCCGAACTCTTGGACAACCGTTTGGGGTTGGCTGTTGACCAACTCTTTGAGCGTCCATCGTATGCGATAGCGACCATAGGTAGCTGTGGTGGGTATGCGTACAGAGGCATAGTATTCACCAACAGATGGGTTTTCTGGTATGCGAGCAGGATCACCAATGAGTACATCAGTTTCGGGTGGTCCAGGATCAACATAATAAAGTGCGTAAGTGATCTCGGCGGCGTTTGCGACATTCCCATTTGAGTTTGTGAGGAAGATGTCGAGGTCGCCACGAGAGAGGATTTGATTTCTTTTAAATGCTACAGCCATGATGTGAGCCTCCTTTAATAAAGGTTGGGTTATAAACGAGCTAAAAATCCTCTTAATATCTTTTATATTGTAGGGGTTTAGTAAGTTATACCAATTACAAAGGAGATACCTTATGTGTGTGATTACAGAGGGGATTACAGCTCAACTGCTTAAAGGGGGTCTAGTCCGACTCAATGACGGATCTGTTTATAGGTTAGAAGACTGCAAGCTAGAAGCAGGGGGTCGTCTTGTTCTTGCTGTGGGTATTAAAAGGGAGAAGCCTAGACCGAAGCCTAGACTAAAAATAGTGGGGGAAGTGAACCTTGAGGGAGTAGAGGTGAGTTTGGGTGATTTCTCTTTGGAGACACAAGAGATCATCTTACACCCACCTAAAGAGCCACCACCTCCATTTGAACCTCCAGCTACTCTTATTCCTTTTAGTGTTGTGGGAGCGACTTTGCTTTATCTGCTCAAGAAGGTGTCTGGTCTTGATCGTAAGTTAAAGCATGGTTCATGTGAAGTAAGACATCAAGAAGCGATTACTCGTATTGCGAAGTTAGAGGGTAAGGTCTTGAGGAAGCAGGTTGTGGACGGGGGTAAAGCAGTTAAAGCTAAACTTGATGAGAGGAAGGCGAATAAGGGTAATGATGGGGGAGTCTAAAGGGCTTAATACTTTTTTTATACTCGTCCATGTAGGTAAACGAAGGAGAACGACTTATGAAAATACTTGTAGGTGGAGATGTCAGCTTTGGAAGAATCTATGAAGATGAGAGGATTTCTTATTCAGCACCTTTGTGTTTAGCTTCCATAGGCGAGTTGGAGCGAGATTATTGTATCTTTAATCTTGAGAGCCTTTTTTGCGATGACTGGAAGGCAAATAAAAGAGATGTAGATGAGAAGTGGGGTACGAGCTACACCCATGCTAATCCAGAAGATGTGAAGCATCTCATTGAGTGTGATGTAGATCATGTTTCCTTAGCTAACAACCATACACTTGATTGGGGTGAGGCAGGGGTCGAACAGACCTGTAAAGTCCTCAACAAGTTTGGCATCTCACATTCTGGATGTGGTTCTAATGATAGGACTCACATAGATAAAGAGAAGAAAATAATAGTGTTCTCGATAGATACGGTTGAGTGCCACTACAAAAAAGAAGATCCTTTAAACTGCAAAGAGGACATCAAAGACTTCTTTAAAGAGGTTAAAGAGCTTAGAGCAAAGCACGAGGATTACCTTCTGATTTGTTGTGTTCATTGGGGTCGGTTTAGGGTGAGTCCGAACAAGGGTCAGAAATCTATGGGTCGGAAGCTCATCGACTGTGGCATTGATGTTGTTTTAGGTAATCATTCACATAAGGTGCAATACTTCGAGATGTACAAGGGTAAGCCTCTGTTTTACTCATTAGGGAACTTGTACTTCACTCATAGAAATCCAGAATACAATAAGCCACCAAATGTTCATTACGCTTACCTCTCAACTCTTAACTTTGAGGGGCGAGATTTTAAAGGTGTAGACCACCATCAAACTTGGTGTGACGATAAGAAGGTGGTTCTTAAAGAGGAGAAGCCCTCTAATCTTGGATTAGAAGCGTTGAGGTTTGCTCGGAGCTATATTGGCTTTGGGGAGTCCGAGCATACGACTAATGTTGGTTGGTTTATGAAGCACATAGACGCACCCAATAAGGAGACAGCGGCGTGGTGTGCGAGGTTTGTATTTTACTGTATTAAGAAAGCCTGTGAAGAGAATGGTATTGATCCAGTCCTAGAGAAGAATGACAAGACTGGATATGCTAAAGAGCTTTATAAGCAGATTGCAGAGATCGGGTATGTCTCATTAAATCCTATGCCTGGAGACATTATCGTTTGGGACAGGAAAGAGGAAGGAAACAAGAACGGACATATCGGGATAATAGAGTATGTAGAGGGAGATAAGATCACAGCCATTGAAGGAAACAGAGCACCAAATCCTGGTTCAAAGGTTGATCGTTTTACTTACTCTTTGAACGAGCTTTTAAACTACAAAGAGTGGGATGACGAAGATAAGCATTTCCATCTTTTTGAAGGGTTTGCTCGCCTACCTCATCTTAAAAAGTTGGACAAGTAATGAAGATACTAGTTGGAGGAGACATATCCTTTGGTCGTATTTACAAAGGAAAAGAAATCCATTATGGCACTGATGGGTGTCTAACCGAGCTTGCTTTGATCCCTAGAGATTATTCTATTTTCAATCTTGAGAGTCCTCTCACAAGGAAACCAAGAGTGAAACTACCTAAGCCACACGCTGGTGTTTATTTGTATGGTGAGATCAGTGATGTTAGGCATCTTTTAGACTCAGATGTGGACTATCTCTCTCTAGCCAACAATCACGCTATGGACTTTGCTTCAAGTGTCGAAGATACAATCTCCACTCTTGATAAGGTTGGCATCTCACATTCGGGTACAGGCACAGACTATTTGAAGCCCCATATAGATCACGATCTTGGGTTGGCGATTTTCTCAGCCGACTTAATCGGTAAGTATGCGTATGAAGATCCTGTCTGTTGTGGCCCTTACTTTCTTGACTTGTTGGTAAAAAAAGTCATCCCTCATTATCGAAAGCTAATTCCCGATTATGCGTTCCTATGTTGCGTACATTGGGGAGCTGAATATGAAATGCCAACTGAGGAGCAAAAGAGGGTCGGTAAAAGGCTCATTGATTGTGGTGTGGATATGGTTATCGGTCATCACCCTCATGTAATACAGCCTATGGAAGTCTATAAAGGTAAGCCTATTTTTTATTCTTTAGGCAACTTGTACTTTACTCATCACAGGAAAGACTTAGAAGCGAGGGATGATACACATCTTGGTTGCTTATCTTTAGTTGAAATGAATGGTAGAGAGTATGTAGGGCATACCGATTACCATACATGGACGATAAGTGGAGAGAGAGTGTTTTTGTTATGAGCAAGAAAAAGTACGAGAAGATAGACCACCCCGACCATTATCAAGCAAAGGGGATGGAAGCCATAGATGTGATTGAGGCTTACAACCTCAACTTTTCGCTTGGGTCTGCGATCAAGTACATCTTGAGAGCTGGAAAGAAACCAGGTGAGAGTTCTATTGAGGACTTGAACAAAGCGATCTGGTATCTTCAACGAGAGGTAGAGAGACACCAAGAGAGTTGATTTCATATAAGGGGTTATTATCTGACCTCTTTTATGAAAGGACTGCTCATGTCTAATATGGAGACTTCTCGTGAAGCACTTGAGTCCATTGAGCCTCAAATCACAAACATAACAGATCGGGTTTACCGACACATCCTCTCTAAAGGCGATCAAGGCATAACAGACGATGAGGGCTTTAGGGCGTTGGGTATGAACCCAAATACATATCGTCCATGTCGGATCAATCTCATGGATAAAGGTCTTGTTCTTAACACGAATACTAAGGGCATCACCGAGTCGGGTCGAAAGGCTTGGCGATGGAAGGCTGTGCCAGAGTCTGAAGCTGTGCCTCCAAAGCGAGTAAAAAAGAGACAACGAAAGACGCTCCCCTCTGTTGATCCTGTACCTTTGCCCGAAGGATATGACATCAGCCTCAAAGATGCGAGAAATCGTATGCTCGCTAAGTTAGATGTGGCAGACGAGTGCCGTTGTCCGTGTTGTGGGGTCAGCGTCAGTAAGTAGTGTCATTTATTGATGGGTAGTAAGGTATAACCTTTAAATTAAATCCAGAATAAAGACACTTGAAATGAACCGACAACTTTATTGTGCCTTAGTCAGCCTAGCTTGCTTCTTCTATGCCCGATACCTCAACTCAAAGTCCTCGGAGGGAATGAGTGATGAAGAGTATCGGGATAGGCTCAATGACATCACATTCTATTCTCTGTTTGGAACGACTGCGTTGTTGTTGAGCTTCTTTTAGCGTTTGATAGAGATGACGAGATCACTGCCCCCTCTAGCTGTGAAGTCAATGCCCCTAGCTAACTTCTCTGCGTCAATGTAATCAACCTCATCGCCTTCATCATAGTTAGCATTTTGTTCAGCAACCCCTAAGTTATATTCATTAATCCATTCACTATTTTTAAACCCATTAATGAAGGCTGTCTGAAATCGTCCGTCCACTGCAATAAACTTTCCTGTTTTTGAACAAACAAGCCCAGCCCACCAGCGAGCACTAGGTTTAGTTGCAGGTAAAACATCTACGCCAGAAAGGACAATCTCTCCATGACGCAAAAGAAAACCTGCCCAGTTATCCCCAAGAGCACGACCAACCTTATTTGAGAGGGTCATTACTTCTTTACGCTTCATACCCTTAGCTTCTTCCCATAAGGGGAGTTTGATTCTTAGCTGACTAAGAATCTTTACAACCTCGGTGGACTTGATGTGGTTTTCAGACGCTTGTCTTTCGAGCCGAGCGACTCTCATTTCAAGGCTTCTGATTACTTCACTTGCTGATTTTCTCATGGTTTTTTCTCCATTCAAGGTTAAGGTTAAAGAGATCACCAATGAGAAGATATAAACAAACTATTGGTCTAGGGGTGGGATCTTCCCATGCTTGACGAAGTTAGCGTGGGCGAGAGGCCATAGCTTTTGGATTTGCCGAGAAATCTCTCTAGCGAGTAGTTTGATCTCCCATTGAGCGTCAGCGTGATCTCGTTTAGCAATAAAGCTATTAACCCAGTTGTGGAGAGAACCTGTCGCCCAATAAGTTGTGTATAGGTTCTGTGGAAGAACCATACGAGCTTGATCTCTTGCGACCCCTTTTTCGACTAACTGATTATAGAGTCGGATAGATTCAGTCGCATGGTTCTTGATAGCAGAGACAGCATCTAGCTTGAGGAACTTAGGGAAGTCATTGGGGTCGAACTCAACTACAGGGTTGAAGGTTTCGTCAAGGCTGGCTTGCCTGTTCTTAGTGTCTTGCTTACGCATCTCACTTGGGAAGTAAAACTCGATGTCCGAGCTTGTGTATCGCCTAGAAATCTCGTTGTAAGAAAATGTTCTGTGTCTCATCTGTTGTCGTGCAACGAAGAGGGGGGCTTTGATCCAAAACGATACGACATTATGTTCTGTGGTTGAGGTGTGCCCTTCTTTGATGAGGAAGTTGCAGAGTCGTTCCTCACGCTCACCCATCTCTGTGCTGACTTGCCCTAGACTCGCCCTAGCACTGTTGACGATTGTGAGGTCATCGCCCATAGCTTGAATGAGGGCTACTCCTCCGATACCGTCATCATAAATACTGACCATCTCAGATCTAAAGTCATTCGTCATAAGTCCACGATCCTTTCGCTATTTGTGGTATTGTTATCTATACCGACAGACCATAAAAAGGAAAGTGAATAATGCCCTGTTTCCATCCAGATTTAGACAAACAGAATATAGAGCTTAAATGTAAGAGGTGCGATTCACCTTTGCCTTCCGAGGGAGATTCTGCTATTTGCCACGAGAGTGGTTTTACCCTTCCTTGTGTGTCTCGATGCAATCGAACACATCAGAGGGGAAAGCAGGCAGAGTAGGTTTGAGGATGCTCTTGACAGCCGACAGTCTTTTTTCATAGAGCTTCTTGTATTGTACCTTTGATAGAGGTACAGGAGTCTTTCTCTCTCGACTTGTGGGAGAACATTCAATGCAAATGTTTTCGTTAAAATCTTGAGTCAAGTAGTACAATTTGCAAGACGCACAACGCTCATAGCCAAACATATAAAAACTCCAGAGGACAAATAATGCGAAGAGATGGAACAGGGAAGTGTCCTGTAAAGTGGTATATAGACGATCTAGGGAAAAAGAGGTGGGTGTGTTTTGCCCATCTCGCCCCTTATACTAGACATTATGAGTCCTCTGACCAGTGCTGGTATTCCACCTGTCCTGGCAGGAGCATGGTTGGCTACCCTTTGAGCGATCAAGAGCTTGAGGATCAAAAAGCCGAGCAAGCCCGAAAGACGATCAAAGAGGTCGAGGAGGTCATTCAGATTGATGAACCTAAGAAATCGACTAAGGAGTGCGACAACTATGGATGCACAAACGAGGTCGCTTTAGGTCGCAAGAGGTACTGCTCGGACAAGTGTCGTATGCAAAAGGCTCGTGCTGACTATGAGGCACGAAACCCTAATCGAACTCGCACTCGTAAGGTGGAGACATCAGAGAAGAAGCAAACTCCGATCACTCCACCTAAGCCGATTGCTCCAGAGCCGAGCAGTATCTGCACCTCGATCACTTGCTCGAACGAAGTACCTAAGAACCGAAAGGCTTATTGCTCTGATCCATGTAGGAAAAGAGCATATGTGCAGAGGAAGAGAGGACTAATCTAACCAAGGTTTTGGTCTTTGAGACTCATCCCCCCTTTTGTATGCTTTATAGGCTTCTATAAAGTAAACTGAATAGATAAGAGTGGTACAAGAGATAGCAAGAACTGTCATTTTAAGCTCCTTTGGTGTATTTAAGGGTGCGTATATACCACCGACAGTAGCCCCTAGCAAAAAAAATTTGGGTAAAAACTATGCTTCATCTCTTAGACCCCTTTACAGCTCATAAAATAGCTATTTCTTTACTAAAAAGATCTTTTCCGTATCCGAAAATCCATGACCCACATAATGTATTTGGGTTAGATTTCCCTAATCGGTTAGGTCTTAGTGCTGGCTTCGATAAAGACGCGGTTGCTTTGAGGGGCTTAAAGTCTTTCGGCTTCGGTCATGTGGAGGTAGGTACAGTCACTCTTGCTATGCAGAGAGGGCACACCCCTCAGTATATAGAGAGGCAACCAAACGCACTTATCAATAAGCTCGGACTCCCTAATGTCGGGGTGAACCAGATGGTTCAAAACATCAAAAAATGCCGACCTAAAGGATTAGTCCTTGGAGGCTCTATCGCTTATGGCGATATGGGAAATCCTGGATATTGTCTCACCGAGATTTATGAGACATTCTCCCGACTGCGTAAGAGTGTAGATTACATCGTCCTAAATGGGTCTTGTCCGAATGTAGAGACACCAGAGAACATATATAAATGCTTAAACCTCATAGACCATACTGACACCCCTGTTCTTGTTAAGCTCCACATCATGGAGGACAAGATGAAGTTGATTCACACTTTAAATGTTCTCAAGGAGAGCGGGGTTAAGGGAGTGATCTGTAGCAATACGCTCCCCACAGTAAAAGGGGGGTTGTCGGGCAAGCCTCTAACACATATCGGGCATCAGCAGTTAGAATGGGTGAAAGAGAACAGCGACTACCCTGTGATTTCTAGTGGAGGTGTGATGACCCCTCAAGATGCTGTTGATCGTATTCGTCTTGGGGCTGATCTCGTACAGGTATATACAGGCTTCGTTTACGGAGGGATAACCTTCCCTTATCGAGTGGCTAAGGCGATGAGGGGTTTGTAGTTTCTTTATGCCACTACATAAGTGATCTCTTTAACCCTTAACCATGATGGAGAATGACCTATGAGAAGATCAGCCAGTGAGATTATTAACGGCCTTGAAATGAGAATCGCTCGCCTTGAGCGTCAAATGCGTGTGGCGGCTAACTACAACCCAAATGACACCTTTGAGATCGTAAAGGGGAAGGGTTTTATTCGTATCTATGTTGGCGGTAAGTATAACGACAAACGCACAATTTTGGATCTCAAAGAGACTTTCAAAGAGGTCTTTGCCAAGGAGTTCATGGACAGTAATGGTCTACCACCAGATTTTACAGTCGAAAGATGTGTTGAGGATGCCTTTGACAGCTCTAACTTGATTGAAGATTTGAACCGAGTTGCTCCAGGGAGAGGTGAAAGAGCTATCAATTTTAATCTTTACAACACAGATAAGTTTCTTAAAAATGTTGTGGGAGAGCTTGAGGATAGCCGAGGTGAATTCGATAATCCAGATCACGGTAATCCGGAATGGGAAGATTATTTTCTTGAATGGTCTGATGAATATGAAGCAGACACTGCTGTTAAGAAAGCTGTAAAAGCACTTATGGATAAGTATGGGAAAGTCAATCCAAACAGGATCGACCCTCGCACTTATCGCCTGTCCTAAGACAGTATTTGTAGTTTCTTTATGCCACTACATAAGTGATCTCTTTAACCCTTAACCAAATGGAGAACATACCATGAGAAGATCAGCAAGTGAGGTCATCAGCGACCTTGAAATGAGAATCGCTCGCCTTGAGAAATCAGCGGCTCGCCATGAGCTACCTAAAAAAGTGTTGGCAGAGCTTGAAGATCTGCTTAGTGAAGATCCCTTCTATGAGAATGACATGGAGGATTATTGGTTTACTATTAAGGTAAACAAAGCTAAAGAGATTGGCTACAGGGAAGAAATGAGTTCATACTCGGAAAACTTTCATGTATACGAGTATGAGGTCGAAGCTACAGTCACTCTCAATGACTTGATCGTTGATGACGCTACGATTGAGGATCCTCGTTCAAGGCTATACCACTTTGTTTATGAGGCACTTGAACAGGCTGACTTTTCTGGTGTGCGAGTGTTGAAAGACGCTGGTTTTGATGTCAAAAAGGTTGGGACTCCCAAACTTACCACTAGAAGTGGTTATCCTTCTAAGCTAGAAGTTCCTGTTAAAATCGTTTGTGTTGCGGACGGTAGGTCTGATTTTTTTCTAGTTAATAGAAGGGCAAACAGCCGTCTTGCTTCTACTCGTAAGGTTGCTGGACACATAGTTCTCGCAGGTACTGTAAATGTTCGTCAGCTTAGACGAGATCTTGAGGACACCTTCGGCATTGAGGACATCGAGATTGAAGATGGTGTTCTTACTTTCCTCATGTCAACAATGGATAACAAGCAGGTGGAGAAGCAAGTTAAATCACTTGCTAAGAAGCATGATGTGAAGTTTGAAAAGGGTGAGTTCACCGATGGTCTTGGAATGATCTACACCAAGAACGCTTCACGCAGAAATCGTATGCGTTAAGTCTTGATGACTAATACAAGCGTGTCATTACCCTCAACCTTATGAGACAAGACACGCTTACCCCCGACCACCTTTAACAAAGTAAACCCAGCGTACTCTAACAGACTTACATTGGGGCTTACTTGAATGTGGTCTTGGTTTATATATGAACCATATAGACGCACCTCTAAGACACCTCTAAGTGCCTTAGAGGTGATCTCTATACCTTTGGGTGCATCTATACTTAAACGCACAATGAGGGTGTCTTTAAGACGCTCTGTGGTTGCTGTATGGATTTGAGTGTATCCTTCAGCGTCTATACAGCCATAGACCTCTGCATATGAAGGTGTGGAAAAGAACAACAGACTAGCTAAGGCCAGCTTCCTTTTTATATCGAGCATATCGTTTCCTTACTGAACTCTCGGTGCGTGATAGTTTCTTTGCAATAGCTTTATATGACATACCATTTAGTCTGCCCTCATGTAGTAGCTTTAAATCTTTAGTTGTCCAATCTCTCCTCTGTTCAAGATTAAGCCCAAGTTCACTCGCTTTCTTCCGACAAGCGTCCTCGGTTCTACCTACCTTTTCGGCTATCTCTTCCCAGTCGCATAGATGAAGGGATTTCTCAAGCCTTTCCATCTCGCCCTCTGTCCATAAACGATACTTTTTTGTTCTTAGACTCACACCCATCCGAGCGGCTTTGAGCTTCACTCTGTTGACAGGCATCTTTAACAGGCGAGCTATAGATTTTGTGCTTTGATTTCCAGCCTTCATCTTTAAGAGTTTTTCCATCTCCTTTGTCCACACTCGGTTAGGGTATATGTTCTTCTTCTTGATCCCTAGCGTTTGGAGTCTGGACTTAACGCTCCCCACAGACCTATTAAGTCTCTCGGCTAACTGTTCGCATGATTCTTGATCGCACCAGACCCTAAGTATCGTATCTTCCACATGATCCCATCGCTTATATCCCATAATCAGATCCATATTTTTTAGTTTGTTTATAACTACCTTGTAGTGTCTTACTTATATGAATGGAGAACTGTAATGAGAAGATCAGCATCAGAAGTCATTAGCGACCTTGAAGCTCGTGTAGCTCGCCTTGAAAAGCAGGCTAAAAAGGTAACGATTGCAAGCGAAGAAAAGCTAGTTGAGCGATATATTAAATCAACAAGGGGTGTTCTTGATGTTTCTGTCGATTTATCGAAGCGAGACAGGATAACAATGGATATAGACTTTCATGGAACAGTTTTCCATTTCGAGGGGGAGTGCGATCAAGACATGGAAAGGATCTATGGAGGGTCTAAGACTGCAAATCCTGGAGCTTTGGGTGCATTTTTTATGATGAATGCCTTAAGACCACGAAGGAGAGGTCGTGGTCGAAGTCGTCATGTTGGAAACACATACACATTCAGACACCCTCATCCTTTTCCTCGCTCAAGGTGGGATTCTCCAACTATTTATGTCTTTACTCAGTTTGGTGATCTCTATGGTGGTGGTGGCACTAAAGATATTTATGAAACGCTTAAGGATTTGCATAATAACACAATGAAGAAAAAGCAAATGGATGAGGAGCAAAGGCAAAGAGACGAAGAACTTCGTATCGAGCGTAAAAGGAGTGAGGAGGCTCAAGCTCATGGGGAAAGGATCAGATTAGAGCGTGAAGAGAGGAAGCGTAAGAAAAGGGAGATGTATGAGGCGAACCGAGCTAGGAATGAAGAAAGACGAAGAAATAGGTGAGTAGGAGGCTCGGCAACAGGGTCTGAAATCATATAACTCTGTATAAACGACTATATGGAGTAAATATGCACTATGCTGGAATAGGTAGTAGGAAAACACCACAAGCCTGTCTTGACTTTATGACTAAGGTAGGTCGAGTCTGTACTAAGAAAGACTTGATCCTACGCTCTGGTGGAGCTGTCGGTGCTGACCAAGCCTTTGAGCGAGGGTGCGATCTTGAAGGTGGCCAGAAAGAAATCTTTACACCCAAGAGCCAATACATCGTTGAGCATGAATGGGCTGTCGAGAAAGCTAAGGCTGTGTGTTGGGAATACCCTTTACACAAGATGAAGCCTTACACACGCTCTCTCATTATACGCAATATGTATCAGATCTTTGGTGATGACCCAGAACACCTCAAGCCTGTTAAGTTTGTGGTGTTCTATTGTGAGGGCGATCCACTTATGCAAGGAAAGTTATCGGGGGGTACGAGGTATGCAGTAAGGGCGGCTCATAACTACAACATCCCTCATTACAACCTACGCACCCATCAAGTACACTTTGCGAATGTGCTTAAAGCGTTCCCCGATGTTTGGGATGACCCCAACCCATTTTAGCGTTTTACAACCCTTCTGGTATCTACATTCACTTCGTAGGTATTGACCCAAGAGCCACCTTCGGCACTCTCCCATTTCACCTCAAAAGTGAGTGTGTTTCCGTTGATGCCTTTGTATCTCATATCATCAGTATAACGCATTTCACCGTCCCACCACTCATTCCTCTCGGCAAGGTCGCTAAGGTATTGACTAAGCACACCCTCCCCAATCGGAATAAGTTGATTACGAGCTTCATTTGGGTTCGGTTGGCTTTTGAGGAGTCTTTGAACCTCTCCCTTAAAACTGACACCTGATGGTAGAGAAGGGACAGCGTGTTCGTAGTCATTATGCTTTCTGTAGATGATCTTACGAAGGGTACGAGATTGCTTCTCGCTCAACGCAGTAGCTGGCTCAATTCCTCTGCGTCTGTTGAGTATTCTTAGCATATCACTGACAAACCCACGCTCAAACTTGTTGAGTGTTTCGCAGTTATCGAGGATGATTCTCAAAAGGTGAGAGATCTTACCTTGACGATCACTCGCCTTTTCGTTTCTTGGTGGCCATTGTGTAGCTGTTCTTCTCATGGTTCATTCTCCTTACATGATGTAATAAATAAGGGGTTACACTAGGTCGTCCATAAATGTGCTACAAATCTTTATCTAATGTTTTCTACAAGCACTTCACAAGACATCTCTAGTATCTTATCCGCGTATGATTGAGAGCAACTAACGAAAGGTGCTATTCGTACCCCTTTTCGTTCGTATGCACATTCGTTCAAATAACGATGAGCTAGATCGCATGAGTCTTTCCTTATGCGTTCTAACTTTTCCTCTTTCGTTTCAAACTTACAACCACTAAACAGGATGGTAATAATAATCAACGCTCTCATGTTAAACTCCTCAAGGGATTACAATGTTTTTTAAAAACTTAAAGTCATTAGCTAGGTCAAAGAAATCTAGCCTCTGTGTTGGTCTTGACGATCCGAATGAAAGCCAAAGGGTAGAGAGAGTCTGCTCAATCATAGATCAGACTGAACCTTATGTGGTCTGCTACAAGTTAAACCCAGCTTTCTATCATGGTAATGCAGAGCATATAAAAGCTATTACAGATTACATGAATGAGAGAGGTCTACTCTGGATCTACGATGGGAAGCTCGGAGATGTGCCTCATACAAACACCGAGTATGCCAAGTATGTTTATGATGTCTTAGGGGCGAGTGCCATGACAGCCCACCCTTATTGTGGATATGACTCCCTCACTCACCTCATTCGTAAAGATAAAGGTCTATTCGTCTTAGCGAGGACTACAAACCCTTATGCGTATAAGATACAGAGTCGGGTTCAAGATCACCTCTATGAGTGGTGTAGTCGTTCTAAAGAGATGGGTCTTGTTGTAGCTGGTAATAAAGAGGCTTTCCTACATGAGATTAGAAAGAACCTTCCGAACACTTGGTTCTTATCACCAGGCATCGGGGCACAAGGTGGGGGGATCAGATATGCTGTTCCAAACACTCTGTATTCAATGAGTCGGACGATCCTAAACGCATCCAATCCTGCTGAAGTGGCGAAGGAATATGGTAGGCAGTCTTACTTTGATTTAGAGATTGAGCTTGAACACCACGAACTCATCAAGAGGGGAGAGTTCACATTAGCGAGTGGTCAGAAATCTAACCTGTATATTGACCTCAAGGGAGTGAGTGGAGTACCCGAACTATTTGATCGCATCGTTCACGAGCTGATTGAACTTCTCCCCACATCACATCAGATTGTGGGGATGGCAACTGCGGGTATCTCTTTCGCTTCTGTAATGGGTTCTTACCTCAATCGACCTTTTGGGTATGCGAGATCAGAGATCAAGTCGCATGGTACAGGGAAGATCATTGAGGGTAATGTTCAAAAGGGAGTGCCGATTGTCCTCATTGAAGATGTGGTATCGACAGGGGGTTCATTGATTAAGGCTATCCTTGCCCTTAGAGAGCAAGGATATGAGGTTAATCAAGCGATTTCTGTAGTGGACAGGGGTATGGGTGGGTCAGAGGCATTAAAGGCAATAGGGGTTGATTTAAAGAGCCTTCTTAGTATGCACGATGTTTAAGTACATAATGGATATGTAAAGACTCGGTAGTACCTGAACCATTCACATCAATACCTTGTGTACCAGTGTCTGAAAATACAAGCCTTAAATAAGGTGTGCCGCCGAGTGTTGCTATATCAACATTTAAGATTGGGAACTTCCAATAGTCGTAATCTGTAAACGGTGCAGAAGAGTTTACGGTTAGTTCCACAGATACACTAAGGTTTGTGGGGGTTATCCAACTTTGGAGATTTGCACCACTCCAAATGTTCTTTCCACTATAGCTCTCGTATAAGCTCGCATAAGTCTCTCCAGTACCTATTGTAAGATCAAGATCAGAACCCCCCACATTAGTTTCTTCATCTTTAAAGAAAAGAGGGATATAGCTTATTTCATCTCCAGCTGATGGTGTGCCGATTACAACGGTTCCATACCCAAGAGTTTGAATGTTAAGAGTGCTTATAGTCCCAGTTCCATTTAGCCCAAAAAACCTGTTGTAAGTTGTTGGGTTAGAAATCTTTGTGGCTGAACTATCGTCAATTTCTATGTTTCCACCAGGAGCACTTATGGCCATGTTGCCCCCACTAGTTGAGTATTCGTGATCTCCTGGTGCAACAGAGCTGAACTTGTCGGTCGCAGAGTCGATATGTACATAGGTAGTATTTTTTAATGTGCCATCTGCTTTTGCTAAAAGCATCCGATCTTCTGTGCCAGCATAAGTTGGGGTTGAATTGGAAACAACCTTGACCTCACCCCTTGTGGTAGTTCCTGTTCCTGTTGTGAGGTTGATGTCTCCAGAGTTGTTTGCGTTCCCTGTACTAATGCTGACATTACCACTATCTTGACCGCCCGCATTTCCAGATTTAAGGTAGGTATCACCACTCGCACCCGCTGATGTGTTTCCACTTTGGATACCAAGCTCGCCCGAACCAGAGGAAGCGTCCGAGTTTCCTGTAGAGATATAAATAGCTCCACTCGTTCCCACAGCTCCACCATTCAAGCCTGTGTAGATCATTATCTCGCCAGTAGAACCTGTGTCTGTGCCAGATGTGTAAAGGTCAATGCCTCCACTATTTCCATTTGTAGGTTCACTTGTGGAAATGGAAATGCCCCCTGTGGAAGTACCAGTCCCACTTTTAATCACTACTCCACCACTACCCCCACCTGCGTTATTGCCTGTTGCTATGGTGATAATGCCACTTGTTAATCCATCTGTAGTGCCTGTGCTAATAGAAATCTCACCACTAGGCCCCGAACTGCCACTTGCACCCGTGTTATTTCCTGTACTTAGTGTAAGATCTCCCGACCTTACATTACTTGTTTCTGTTTTAAGGGTAGCATCACCACTAGCCCCTCCTGTGCCAACACCCGACTTGAGAGAAACATTACCACTAGCTCCATTAGTGGCTGTACCAGAGTAGAGGTTTAAAGCACCCGATGTCGTGTGCCCTTGGCCACTGTAAATAGAAATCGCACCACTCGAATGAGTGTTGTTCGTGGCATTGCCTGTGTAGAGGTTAATTGCTCCACTATCCCCATTGATAGTAGAGATGCCTGTTCTCATCTCAAGATCACCTGTATTTCTCCCTGCATTTGAGGAGAATAAATACACAGTACCACTATCTACTGTAGCCGAAGAACCAGACTTTATAAAGACTGAACCACTACTACCTGTTGACGCTTGCCCCGACTCTAATAGTAGTGATCCACTATCTCCACTACCTTGTGGGTTGCCACTCTTTAAGGTTACATTACCACTAGTTGCTTCTTCTGATTCACCGCTTTGAATCGTGACTGCTCCACTAATGTTTGCAAGTCTAGTAGAACCAGAACTCATTGTGATCGAACCCGTATTGCCTTCAGTTGAATCACCTGTAAACAAAACAAGTGTGCCAGAAGTAGCAGTTGTAGTTGAACCTGTGTTGACGAGGACATTCCCACTTGGTGCAGTGCTTGTCTCACCTGTTCTCATCGTTATTCGGCCTGACTCGTCAGTACCTCCAGACCCTGTGTATAGAAATAAGTTGCCCGAATGTCCTGCGTTTGCAGTCGAGCTTGTACCTCCACTTTCAATCCTTATATTTCCACTATAAGAGTTAGTATGGTCATGTGGTGTGCCTGTTTGAATGGTGATTGGGCCAGAGTATTTTTCAGCAGTGACCCCTCCTGTGTTGATAACCACAGCCCCTGTATGCTCGGAACTAGATTGACTCTCACCCCCTGTGGATATAAGCACATTCCCATATAAGTTGGGGGCAGGGTCAGTTAAACTCTCTCCCCCAAAGATGGTTATTGACCCTCCAAAATCACCATCTCCAGACCTTATGGTGACATCTCCACCTCGTTTGCCATGACCACTATCGCCAGCCTCAACAGTAACAGACCCCGAATAGACACCTGTTGTTCCATTTGATCCAGATACGAGGACTCCGACTTCTCTTTCATCAACGAGAGAGGTGTCGGCAGAGTTAGGCTCAACTTTGACAGCTTTTGCTTTGTTTTGAGCTTCTATAGTTTTTTGTATCGCAGAAATCGTAGACATGATGTACTCTCCTTAAAAGGTGATCTTTACATCATACTACACAATAAAAGATTTATGAGAGTACAGCCTCTACGATTTCTTCTGTAATTTGAGAGACATTCTTACTCCGACCTTTTTCGATAAAGGCTTTTCTTTTGTTTACTTGGACGACCCACACATCTTGTTTGATAGCATAGCTATAGGAGAAGTTAACCACACCTTTGTCGAGATGTACCTTAAAGGATCTGTTAGAGACTCTTTGGAAAGTAGAACTCTCTGGTCTGTTCTTAAAGAACACCATGACTTCGTGTGCAATAAGAGCGTGGATCTCCCCCAATCCTTCAAGGATATATTCATTTAGGTTTACATTATTCATTTTTTAAACACCGTCTAAAGGATGTCGGAAGTCGTATTCTTTCATCTGCTCGTACTCCATCACAGCTTGTACGATCTGTACCATATCCTTATTCGTCCAAGGTATGTTTGTGTTATTCTCTATGGGATCAAGATCAGTCTCCTCATCTGGAGGAGGCATATTGATGATGACCCTTGCCTTGATTGTCTTTTGGTTTTTAGCGAGTGCTTTGATTGTTCGGTGACAGCCGTCAATGACTGCACCGTCCCAAACCAATATCGGATATGACAAGTCCGCGTTAAGGCAACGCTCCAAATGATTTGAGGGGTGTGTCTGACCCCAATTCCATTCTTCCTTAAATGACTCTGGTATTTCCCAATCCACGGACTCAAGAGACTCAAACTCGACCCATAGCTTCTCTACATCCCAAGCCATTCTTATATCATCAACATTCACACTAAACTTTGAACTATTCATATCTTCATACCCTGTAAACTCAAGTGCTTCGCTTCCATAAACGACAACAGGCTTTGGTGTTAGAATATACCTAAAAAGGAATACACTTATGATACCGAGAAGATATGAGATCATATTCAGACCCTTATTTTGTAATGCTTGATGAGATCTTCTCTAATCTTAGTCACATAAGCATCATCACAGGTTTCATTGATAAGTGCGTTTCTTAGACTTCTAAGGTATTTAACTATCCTATCGTCCTCGTGCTTTTTACTAAGCTCTTTTAAGAGTGCATGGTGATCCCACTCACCTGTGTATTTTTTGCTCTCTTCATTCGTAAGATACACGACACATAAGACACCATAAGGGTATTTCTCGGAGTAAGCTCTCATAACGCTTCGTATGTAGGTGTTTTCTTCGCTAGGTCTGCCATGCTTGTAGCCTTCTCGCTTGTCCAATGTCTTTAGGACTTTTTCAAGAGACTCCACAGGGTACTCAAGCACTAAACCTTGCATAGACCCACCTGGTTTAGTTCCTATGACTAAGTGTCCGTTATTTTCTGACACTACATTGAAAGACCTAGAAATTGAGTTAATATGTCCTTTCCAACTGTTTGTGATGAGATCCTCATGTTCTGGATCACTCATAAGCGTTCCGTAAGCAAAGACCCTAAACACTTTTTCATTCGGAGGAGGTGTTTCTACCACTTCCTCTTTGACTTCAATCTCTTCAATGACGACTTTGTTTTCCTTGTTCGAGGTGACTCGTTTGACTTCGAGCTTGCATCTCGCAGGCTTCTTGAAGTGCTTTTCATACCCTACAAACTCGGAGTCGTGATCGACTAAGTACATAGTCATTGTTCGTGTTTTTGCATCGAACAGGAACTGATTTGATGTGAACATATTGTCGGTTTTACGGACAACATTGTTAGGGTTCGGCACATCTTTGAGCCTAAGAGCGAAGAGTTTCTTGATGATGTCCTCTGATTTCTTGGGGCCACTTTCAAGGACTTTCATCATGGTTTCATATCGTGTTTCGGAGGACTCACGATCATCACCAGATATATAACCTGCGTCTGAATAGAAGATCCCATGATTTGTCCGAACAAAGTTCTTTTCTAGGATCTCGTCTACTTTAGCCTCGTGTTTTGAGGTTTGCTCTATAACGAAAGCGTGTCTCTCATCCGAGATCATCGTATGCCCTTTAACACCTGTTTTGAGGTGTGTGAGGATATGCAACGCTTGTAAGAGGGAGGTACATTCTAAAGCAGAGATGATCCGATGGGCATCTTGGGAAAATCGGATCGCTTTAGATTTCTTTTTTGTACCCTCTTTTTCATCTTCGAGAACCATTAGGGCCGCGTTAGATACAACAATCCCATGCTCATTGATGCCTTCAACCCAACCTGTACGCTCATCTTTGAAATACAGGATCTCAACCCCATTCTCAGAGATGATGTGGTGTACTCGAATGTCGGGGATATAGTTTCTGTCTCTATTTTTAAAGACCCACTTTTTATCGCCAATATGGGTGATAGCGATTACACAGGATTGCTTTTTCATAACTAAACCTCTTTATACATGAGCGAGCGAGTAGGCTCGCCTAAACCTAGTATTTTCACGAAGCATTTGTTGGATCTGTCGTACAGCCGCTCGCCTAAAGAGCTTCTTGAAGAGTGATCTACCACCCTCCCATATGCTCTTTGCGATCCCACCCAAGAACTTGAAGCTCCGAGCAAGGTCTTTAAATACAGCCGGAGCGAGAGCGGCTGCTGAAACACCTAACTTACGCACAATCTGTGCTGTGGCTTTTGTGTCTGTGAGGATACAGATCAGTAAGATCACAGCGAGGACTTTAACAATCCCTGCTCCGACAACAGCGAGTCCTGTTTTCATCAACAATGCTAGAGCAGAAACCTTAAGGATAGAAAGACCGAGCTTAACTACGATGAGTTTATGGTCTGGTATGCCCTTTGCAATGTAGTTATTGAGATCTTCCCATTTAGTTAATCCCCAGTTAGCGAGAGTGACATCTTTAGGGTCAATCCCCATCATGTCTCTTAGGTCATCAATCCCAACTCCCGCTACCTTTGCGACTTGGTGTGGTGTTCTAGCAGATATTAACTGACCCATCATTTTAAGGGTTGCACTAAAGTTTCCAGCCTTTTGCAGACGGCTCTGGATCAAACGCTCATATTCAGTCTTAGGCTTAGTACCTGCGTCTACAAGAACATGGAGCTTATTTGTTAGACCTTTTGCTTTAAGGACATTCCCAATGAGAGTGAACTCACCTTTATGGATGCCAAATAGCTTCTCTTTAAAGTTATTGATGATCTCGGAGAAATAGCTCAAACCTACTTGGTCTTTGACCTTTGGGTCATCGAGCTGATCCATCATATCGTCCATTGGGACAGCACCAGCGAAGGCAGTCTTTGAGTTGCTAAGGATCGCAGAGTAAACCCTACGCATACGCTCAAACTCTCTAGCGTTCCCTGTGGCTAAGATAGCCCTACGGATCATCTGATTCTGCTGATGTGCTACCAATACATTATGGATGCTTGCTTGACGATTTCTCATTCGAGAACCTTCTTTCTTCTTAGTGTGTTTCTTTTTCCATGCCTTCCACTTAGCGTGTTGAGGGCTTGATTTGAGTGAGGGGTCATGCCCCCAGTTGCGTAGGCTGATTTCCCACTTGGACATACCCGATCCACCGATAGGATCTCCTGGCTTCCCTCCGAGCATACGAGAGTTAAAGCCATTTTCTTGAGAAGCATTGTCGAAGTCGTCTGCTGACCAGTCCTCGAACTTTTTCGCCTTTCGCCTTTTGATACGATGGAATGAGTCATACCCCGACTGTATTCCACCTTCTTCTTTAGCTTTGCTACGATTAATAGATGCTAGAAGTCGGTGGTCATTAACAGCCCATTCGTCAAGTGCCTTCTGACTCATGTTAATGAGTTTATGCCACTTGTCGTATATCTCTTTTTTTTCCTCGTCCGAGCGAGGTTTTGCGTATCTATAAGGCATTACGATAACTCCTGTTCTTCCATATAGTTTGGTCGATAAATAAACTATAACAGAGAGATCGTAACCCCTTATCTATAGACCTATGTAATCGACACTCTTAAAGGAGAACACTATGTCTCGAACACACAATCACCGAAAACCAGCTTACGAAGGGGGAGTGCCTAAGTCATGGCACTCTCGATGGACTTGCCCTCGCCTTGTAAGCTCGGCTCGTAAGCAAGACCAAAACAAGACTCGCTCTATGTGGAAGGTCGCTCTTGAGCAACTTCCTACAGAGGCTTGGGAGGACGGTGTCGTCCTCAAGTTTGGTCGTCCAAACTTTCCTGGTCATATCCACTAAGGGGGTGCTGTATGAAAACTTGTGATCGCTGTGGTGTTGCCACCAAGACATGGACTTGTTCTATGTTCAATACGCAAGAGATCTGTCTTGTATGCAAAGAACAAGAGCGTAAGCACCCTCGCTACCAAGAGGCTTGCGAAGCAGACAGAGAAGCCATTAAGCGAGGCGACTACAACTTTAAGGGCATCGGTTGGACTGCCCCACACTCAAGTAAGTAGGAGCGAGGGGGGGGTGAAACCCGAACCTTATAATGAGGGGTTGATATGACCCTCGACTAACATCTCTTGAAAGGAGAACCAATGAAGATCAAAGGATCAATGAAAACAGGGATCAGTAAGCCAGCTATTAGAGCGTGGCTGAGAGCTTCGGAGACTGTTCTTCGATACCACAACCGAGATGTCAACCTTGATGATTGGACAATCGAGATCAAGGATCTGTCTAAGCGAAAGCTCAAGAAAGCCCAAGGAAATGTTTGGGGTACTTGTAATAGAAGCAGTAAGACTATCAAGCTACATGAGGGCATCCCTACCATCGACCAGCTAGGTACTGTCATTTTGCATGAGGTCGTTCATGCAGGGTTCTCGTGGGCTGATCAAACGGATGAGAAGTGTACCTCGACCCTCACAGGAAAGCTCAAGCCTACAGTAGCTATCCTTGCTCAAGCTATGCTTGATAATACCTTCAAGAATGCGGCTCACATCGCCCATACTCGTGAGGGAATGGCATACGAGAACACAGAGGGAGATGACTACTACGACAAAGACCAGTGGGGCAAAGTCGGTGCTACCGACAAATATGCCCGATAAATGTAAGCCTTTGACAAGAAACATATAACCCCACCTGTCTCTTGAAAGGAGAACCCAATGACTACAACCTCAACCTCAACCTCAACATCAACCTCAACCCCCCTTTGGCCCCACAATCCGAATGGTGAGACTCACCCAGACAAGATCGACTGGAAGTCAGACTCCGTTGAAAACCTCAACATCAACTGGAGCAAGATCGACTTTCTTGTCGCTACAAAGCGAGATGATGGAACGGTTGTTGTTCATCGCCACCCCAAAGTGCCCCAGATCGGGGGGCTAGGGGCGATCATCGCTTATCAGTCCAACCTCGTTCGCTTCATGCAAGATAAGGTAGGGGGAGGTGATGAGTTTATCAAGGAAGCAGAGAAGCATGGAGTCCTCTTTAACATCGCTCATATGCTTACCAATGGTGGTGAGCTACCCCTTAACTAAAGTCTCTTGAAAGGAGAACTGTAATGGCAACGACAGCAATCGAATGGGCTACTCATACAATGAACCATCAAGCAGGGTGTACGAAGGCTTCGCCAGCCTGTAAACACTGCTACGCTATCCCCTTGAGCGTTCGTATCAAGAACATGGGGAACAGCACTCGCTATGACGGAGTGACGAACAATGACTTGAAGAACCCGAAATGGACAGGGGTGGTCAAAGCAGACTTGACTAAGCTGAAGTCAAACTTTGCCGAGATCAAGAACGCTACTAAGTCTCGTAGGACTTTCTATGGGTCTATGACTGACCTGTTCCATGAGTCTCTTGAGGTGGAGAGTGATGAGCTTAAGGCTCTTGCTGATGAGGTGCGAGGGCTTGACGGAAACTGTAAGGCAGACCAAGTGGTGATGATCTTGACTAAGCGTCCTCAGAAGCTCTTAGATTGGCAACAACACTACTTCCCTCAAGGTTTGCCGAAAGAGGTGTGGGTTGGGGCTACAATCGAGGATCAGAAGCGAGCTGATGAGCGTATGCCTATCTTGACTAAAGTTAAGGCTAGTGTGCGTTATCTGTCTTGTGAGCCTCTTTTTGAGCGTGTTGTCCTCAAGGATGAGTGGTTGACGAATACCGAGTGGATCATCGCTGGTGGTGAGTCGGGTCATCATGCTCGTGTAGCCGATCCCGATTGGTTTAGATCGTTGCGAGATCAGTCGGTCAACGCTGGTATCCCATTCCACTTTAAGCAGTGGGGAGAGTGGGACGAGCGTATGGTGCGTATCGGCAAAAAGAAGGCTGGTCGTGTGCTTGATGGTCGTACTTGGGATGAGCATCCTTAGACCGTAACCCCTTATCTATAGGTTCATATAAGCCAATACTCTTGAAAGGAGAATGACATGGCATACGAAACAATCACACAACTCGCGGGTAAGGTCCTTTCTCGTGTAGAGAAACAAGACAAGTATGATGATCAGTTGTGGTTCTACACCACAGACAACAAGGCTGTGAAGATGTATCACAGCCAAGACTGTTGTGAGAGCGTCTATATCGAGGACATCACAGGTGATCTCAATGACCTTGTAGGTAGTCCGATCCTCCGAGCAGAGGTTCGTACAGAGGACGGTGAGGCTGACTATGGAGATCTGACCTACACCTACTATGAGCTGGCTACCATTAAGGGTAGCGTGACGATCCGATGGTATGGCTCATCAAATGGCTACTACTCTACTAGAGTCTACCTTGCCGAGTACGATGTAGATGAAGATGGTGATATTGTTTGGTCTAGTGAAGATATAGACTGGTGATCTATGAGTTATAAAGACATACACCCACACAATCCTCAGAAAAGGAGTTTACATCGACTTGTTTTAGGTCGGAAGATAAAGAACTCTAGGAATACAGATCCTTGCATTGCTGTTTGTATGCCAGGTAAAAGCTGTTGGGATATAGGCTTCTTATCTAAGTATGATTACAGGACTAACTCAAAGCCTTATGGACGCAGGTTCAAGAAGATCATTGCTATTGAGCGAGATGAAGGTACAGCAGATTTAATACGAGAAAAAACGAAGGATAACGATTTAGTTGAAGTTCATTGCTGTACAGTAGCAGAGTTTTTTAACGCTTATGAGGGCGAGAAGATCGGCTTTGTCTTTTTAGACTACTATTCTTCATTATCTCCTGTGATGATGCAAGACATTGAAGTGATTATTGAGCGTGGACTCTTAGAAAATGGTGCTAATCTCATACTTAATTTTTTTGGTGGTCGTGAAATAAAAGTTAATCAAATACGACAACAACGGCTTTTTAGGGCTTTGATTAAATCAATGGGTTCTGATGAGACTTGGGAGAAAGCTGGTAAGGACAGGAGAAGGTGTCTCGCATTCAATGGGTTTTTAAGGAAAACAGCGAACAGTTTAACAGAGCAAGGAACATACTCATCAGTCATGCCCCCTACTTGGTATAGGTATAAGACGCTCAAGGGTTTAACTATGCTCACTTGTGCCTTTTCGTTTTTGAAGCAAAGAGGCCACAAAAAGACCTCGACTAAAGCTACAGAAAAATGGCTCTTACTTGGTTCAGATGGGCTAAAAGAACATAAGACGAATGTAGTTTGTAGAGATATGTTTGAAGTGGAATACTTGGTGAGTAGCTTTTATGATAAGTATCATTATACACCACAGCCAAGAAACTTGGGGGTAGCTTCGGATACGAGACTTGGGATTGCAATAGACAATCTTGGTCTTTGTCCTCGATCACTCCCAACTATAGATCAAATCAAAGGTGAGCTTGGACGCATCTATCAAAGGGAGGGTTATATCTCAATGCACTTTCTGTACAAGGCAAAGTTGCCTGTGACTTGGAAGGCTTTTAAGGTGGCAGATTATGCTTCTTTGTGTGATGAGATGAACATCCCACATCGCCTCTATGTTCAGTTAGTGAACAAAATGAGAACTAGGTATGAAACCTTTGTGGAGTATCTTGACCACAGGAAAAGGGGAGGTCGTATCACAGACTTTAAGAGAGATAATCTTCGTAAGCAGATTGGGGGTCGCAAACTTAAATCTACCCCTCTTTCATACTTTGAAGATGAGCTTACAGATATGCAGTCCTGGTTCCAACAAAGAGGTCTTAACTTGGATGGTAGCTTACCTTTTTCGTATTCCGAGGACGAGATAAAGCAACGATACTTGGAGGGAGAAGCTGTGAAAAGCCTCGCCTCTTATTACATCTTGACCGAGAGAAGGGTGAAGGAGGTCTTGAAAAGTCTGTCTGTAGATCGGTTGACTAGATCTGATCGCATCTACGAGATGACGGAAGATATACTTTTTGACTACGAGCTTGGTTTTACTATCAATCAGTTAGGGGCAAAATACGATTTGCCTTTTGCTACTGTAAAGAGTGTTTTGGGTTCAAATCATATAAGTAACCTAACCCACTAAGGTTAGGAGAACCCTATGAAAATACCCCCTTGGAAAGATGCCTTTCACCAATACTTGAACTCAATTGAGGAGCGTGAGCGAGAGGCTTATTCCACCATATTCAACTCGGAGCTTGGACTAAGGGTTGATCTATCACACCCACTCAAAGGCGTGACTTCTATTAAGTTTGAAGGCACTCCAGAGAGCATTGAGAAGATTGAGGGCATCTGTGATGTGGTTAAAAACTATGTCCGAGTCTATACGATCACAAATCGTGGTAGAAATCTGTTAGATACCATGCCCATTTACGACTTTGATAACATCGTCTGTGATAAAGACACGCTCAAGGCTTTTATTGCCGAGAACAAGACGAGGTATCCAAACTACAATCACTTGGTAGACTTTTATCAAGTGGTCATTTCTGGGTTGAGAGGATATTGATATGTATACGACTGATAAATGTGTTGAGGACGAGGTTTACTGCAATGTCAGTATGCTCATGGCAGAAATCTTAAAGAACTCCGATGCTGTGGAGTCCGAGTGGTATGAGGAGCTGTTCTATGTCCTTCAAGACATGGAGGAGGTGGAGTCCATGCGTGAGAATGGGGATTGCTATGTTGAGCCATTGAGCTTCTGGGCGATCTCGGAGCGTCTAGCCGTGTTCTTGAAGCTAGAGGGCCATCCTGTCACGAACTACTTTGGTACATGGATTTGGGGTCGCCCCACACATGGACAGTTGATTAAGTGCGATGGTGTGATTGAGAAGTTTGTTGAGGAGGTCAACGCTTCTCTTTAATAGTTTCTTTATAGGCTTCTCATAAGTAATCGACAAAGGAGAATGACTTATGAAGAGAAACGCATCTGAACTGATAAGAAATCTTGAACAACGAGTAGCTAGACTTGAGCAAACAAAAACTGCTGGTGGTCTGCCTCTTGAGTTACACTTTTACGAGGGCAAGGTAGGAGTTGCTGTGGACTCGGACACCCCCGCTTCTACCGAACTTAAAAGCCTCTACCATTCTGATGTTAAAGAGCAATCACTAGGGTATGAGATTGTTTATTTCAAAGAGCCACGACTTACTACACAGGGCGTTGATACACTTCGGATATGGGGTGGTGGAAAAACCATATCGAGAGGGAAGCTGACTCCCAAAAACAGCTCGGTAGATCAAAGGGATCTCGTTCTAAAGTTGTACTTGAACCCTATGCTTTATACATACCTCAAAAAGCTATTTGATCTTACTACGACCGAGATTACTATCTACTAAAGGTCTACCTCAGCCATGAGGGGATTCTCTTGGTGTACTTATCTGCTAACTTAGAAGCACACCAAGCGTTCGGTTTAACCTCTACACTATCGTAGCCATACCCTCTCACCATAGCGACAAGAGAACGAGAGAACCTACCTGTTTTGTGGCTTGTGTTCTCATGGCTAACATCTAGGTGGATAGAGATGTTAGCGTGTGGGATTGCCTCTGTGATCTGACAAGCGATTTCTATTGTTGATTGAGCTTCGGAGAACACACGCTCATAGAGGCTGTGATGCTTTGGGCGTTCTTTATGTTCTAGGTAAAAGTATCGGCAGTGGTATTCTGGATCATCGCAGAGGACTGCGATCACAGAGACTAAAAAAGTACCAGAGTTGAATGGCTGGCTATCAGTTCCTAAAACGATCTCGTGTTCGTGCCGAGATGCTTTTTTTAGGAACTGGATAATACAGTCATACTCTATGATTTTTTTAGTGCCTGTTTTCCACATCACCTCCACCTTTCATTATTTGTTTATAGTTAATCATACCATATAAAGGAGGGCTACTTATGTTTCACCATTTAACCTTAGCTGTAAGAGACAGAATGATCAAAGAGCTACAAGAGTATTGGCAGGATCACCCTCGATACAAGACTCTTGCTCAAAACATCCAAGGGAAATATGCCTTTGATGAGCGACCCCAGTTTGGGATGGTGGTCAAGACAGGGGGTGCTAGTAATGTTGTCCTTAGTCCAGATAACTTTATAGCCACCGTCAAAGGTTCAGTTGTTTTAGCGAGTGTGCTTGGCAAGAAAAGCGTAGCGATTGAGTGGGTGAGGGAGTCCACTTTTGAGACACCGAGAAAAGGGGTGTATCATTTTAAGTTTGCTAAAGCACAAGGCACAGACCCTAATAAATATGTCATCACACAGGATATATATCAGTACCAAAAAGAGGATGTGCTGATCTTTACGAACCCGACTACGATTGAGCTACTTGAAGAACCAGTAGCTAACTCGTTTAGGTTGATAGAAGATCCTTCAGGTCGTCTGTTGGAATCAACAGAGTATACTCGTAATGGCACAACAGTCACTTTGGCTGAAGAAGTACCTAGAGGCTTAAGTCTAAGAGCACAATACACATATAAAGAGGCAGATGCTCCCGACCCTTACACAGTATATCCCGATCAAGTGTATCGAGAAATCATACCTGGTTGCCTTATAGCGATTGGGAGATGGATTGAAGATGGAGATGAACAGATCATAGTGGTAGAGGAATCACAGCAAGCTACCTATCACGAGTACGGAGGTCGCTGGGATATAAGCGTAGACATTGATCTTGTGACTAGGGATGTTCATAGCCAAGCCGACATAGCCGATAGGACTGTTGTTTGGCTTTGGTCTAGCCTTAGACCTAAGCTCGCCAATCTAGGGTTAGAGGTTTCGGATGTGAGCTTGGGTGGTGAGGGTGAAGAGGTATATGACGATAACGCTGACGATTATTTTTACACAGCGAGCATGAGTCTATCTATCCAAGCGGATTGGTTTGTTCACTTCCCACTGGTCATACCTTTGTTGAGGTATAACTTAGAGGGCGTTGTGCCTGTTAAAGAGATTATCACCTCACCCGTAGCTGGTATCGGGTCTGATACTGATTTCTTACAGAGGCTTCTTTAATAGTTTATTTATGAATCAACTTATACAAGAGAAAGGGTCTATTTATGCCTATCCTAAAGTTCCAATGCACAAGTTGTGGTTTCTCACAGCGTAAAAGAGTCTCACGAGGTACTGATAGTATATCATGTACTTGTGGGGAAAGTGCATTTGCTGAAGGCTCTCCTAACCTCACAGTTGGCTTTCAAGCTGATGTCTCTCAATCAATGCGTGTTCAAGACTCTGGAATAGAGTCTTTCGACATGGATTATGATCGAGTCATCGGTGAAGATGCCAAAGCGAAGTGGGATATAGTCTATAGGAGAAATCGGGATAAATGGGACATCTTACATTCTACGGGTGACTCTGGGAATGACATAATGAGATTACCCGATGGGTCATACGATTCTTTGCCAGATCCAGCGAAGGTTTATCGTGAGACTCGTCTGGATGGAATGAATAAACTTGAACAACAAAGATCATCCTCAACTAAGGAGTAAAGCTCATGGCTATTGAAGGCGGCTACGCACCACCTGGTGTTTACACCCGAACAATTTTTGAAGATACCAATACTAATCTCGCTCAGCTACAAGGGAAAGTACCTACCCTCATTGGTGTAGGTAAACAAACCTTTTCTGTGACTGGTAGTGAGTTAGTGAGGGGGTCTTCTGCAACCATAGATCAAAGGATTGTAGAAGAAGATCCTACAGGTCGAATGATTGCTGACACAAACCCCGATGGTTCTTTTGTCCTCTCTGACTTTGATGGTGTCTTGACAGAAGTATATGTGAGACACTTCCCAATCGTAACTGGAGACGGATCGGGAACTACCTCAAATACCCCTAGCTCTGTATCAGCGACTATCAATGGCAACGCTACTGTTATCCTTGAGGTTGATGGTGCGAATGGGAAAATTCGTCTCGCAGAAGCACCGAGTCAAGGTGATGATGTTAGGATTTCTTACTTCTTCAATCGTACAGATACTTTTGTTGAAGATGAGGTTTTAACCTCACAGGTTTCTGATTTCCAAACAGAGATCAGAGGTTCTGCTTCTACTTTTGTGATCACTGCCGAGACTAATACTCTTATCCTCACTTGTGACGGTGAGACTCAAGTCCTCACACTTGGTGTTGAAGCAAATAGAGCCGACTCTCTCGATAAGGTTCAGAACATCATTAATGGTGCGAGTATTGGATCACTTGAGGCAAGCACCTATGTAGACCAAGACGGCTCGGAGAACCTTCTTCTTTCTGCTGATGGCGAAATCATCGTAGGTGCAGGTTCTGCTAACCTCGCTCTTGGTATTTACACCAATCAGAGAGGCACAGCTAGAAATCGTACCTTCTTCACCACGAACGGACCGATTGTTGACGGAACAAACGCTGGTGTCATCACTACTGATGTTAGCCTCATCACAGTTAAAGTAAATAACGCTGTCGTTCAAGCCGAGTCTGTTGACGGTGCAAATGGGTCGTTTACTCTTGCGAGTCCTCCATCGGTTGGCTCGACAGTAAGTGTTTCTTACTACCACAACACATTCCGAGATCAGTTCGATTACATCCCTGGTCGTGATGTTAAATCACTTGATCGTGTTTCACTTGTTGCGAGTGGTGGAGGAGCGGCAGCTCAGTTCATTCAAGATGTAGATTTCGTACTACATGACGATAAGATCGTTTGGGGTACTGCTTCAATCGTATCTCAAGGTGATATCCAGACTGGTAATACTGCATTCGGCACTACTCAAGTTTCAGCCCTTCTTCGTGATGAGCGTGGGTATCTCTTAGAGTGTTCTCCTGTTGTTAACACTAGCGTGATCCCACCAAGAGTCCTAGCAAATACCTTTAAACTCCCTTATCAGCCTGTGGACGGTACAGGGTCGGGTATTCCTAGCTCTAATCCAGCTCTTATCCAAGTACGCACAGGCGTTTCATTTGCTGACGCACTAGAAAACCCTGTAGCGACTGTGACTAGAGTTGATCCAGCTACTTCACAGATTACTCTTGCGACAGCACCACCTACAAACCACAAGGTGTTCGCTACATTCTTCTATAGCATCCTCCAAGATCGCTTTGATCTTAATGCTTATAATGTGGCAGTTGAAACCGTTGGTGCAAGTGGTATTGGTACATACACCCTTACTTCTGGTACGACATCATTCTTCGGAGCAGAGCTTACAGCTAAGGGGGCTGATCTCTCCGAGGTTGTGGTCGAGTTCCCAAGTGGTTCAGAAGCTCTTATCGGCACTCGTTTCTCTGGTGGTGTTCCTGTAGAGGAGACTATCACACTTGAGTTTGGTGATTTTGAGGCTACTCCAGCAGTCTTCTTTGCCGAGGGGTCAGCTTCTTATTACCTTGTTCAAGGTCAGAGCGACACTCTTAATATCACAGTAGATGCACAGCCTGTGGTTGTTGAGTTCGATCAGCCTACCGAGGGTGGTCGTACAGGACACATCACACACCAAGTTGGTGAGGTTCTTCCTTACACAGCAGAGTCAAACAACGCTGATCTTGGTACAGGGATTTCTACTTCGGTTGATCTCGTTGTTGATGGTAAGGCACTTGCTTCGGCTACTGTTGCTGGTGATGACAAGACTGTCGATCACCTTATCACAGAAATCAACACACAGGCAGAGGCTGTTCCAGCTTCTTACACTGCCATGTCCCCATTCGGATCATGGGAGGCTAAGAACAACACCTTTAAGTCGTTCGAGTTTAGGTATGTAGGTTCTACGAGTGGGCCTTCTGCAACTTTGACAGCTACCATTGCCGAAGCAGTTTATGGTAATGCGTCTGCTCTTGCAGGTGACTCTGACCTAGCTGATGTAAATAACTCGACAGGTGTCAATAAAGCGATTCAGACAGCGATTGAGACTTATGTTGCAGGTGCAGGAGCCGCTGTCTTTGATGGTCTTGAGATCACAGTAAGTGCTGATACAAGCAACCGTCTTGTTTTCTCACTTGTTGGCGTTCCTAATGTTGCAGATGGTGCAGGTGGGGATGACGATTTCGGATATGTGGAGTTCATTGGTGCTGATGATGATACCTTCCTATCAGTAGCTGGTATCGACTATGATGTTGCAGGTGGTACTCAGTCTAAGTGGGGTCAGCTACCTGTAGCTTCTAAGGTTTCCACAGCTCTTGGTGGTGGTGCTCTTAGAGATCGTTTGATTCTCAAGAACCGAACCTTTGTAGGTAATAACTACTACCCACCTGTTGATCTTGGCTTGAGCGTCACCACTGGTACTAACCTTGATCTTATGGGTATTTCACCTACCCTTAATGTTGTAGGCACTCGTACCTCAATCCTCGATAAACCTTCTATCCGACTTACAGTTGGATGGGACGAGGTTGACGCTAACGGTATTCCAGCTAAGATTCTTTACAATGGTGATACAGAGGATGCTAATAACATCCTTTCATTGACCATTGATGGCACACCGATTTCTGTGAACTTGCTTCACACTCAACTTAACGCTTATGTAGATGGTGACACTCTTGATGTGGCTGACATTGTAGATCAGTTAAACGATGGAGTGGAAGGTCTTATCCATGCGACAGCGTATGTTGAGGGTCAGTACATTCGTATCGTGAGCAACAAAAACACCACTACCTCTTACATTAAGGTTGGTTCAGGTTCAGCTAACACAGCCTTTGGGTTGACCGAGAATACTGTTGTAGCGACTAAGGGTCTTTCAGCTCAGTCGCTATCAGATGCTCTTATGAGTAGTCTTGAGGCTAATGCTGATATTAAGGACGCTCTATTCTCCACAGATCAGACTGGTGGTGCGGCTGATAAGTTTGGTACTAACGCTGTAGCTCTTATCCACACAGATGCTGTTGGGAAACAGTATCTTGGATTCGAGTCTCTTTCAGTAGGTGTGGCGAGTATTCTTGATGTGACTGGTGGTAATGTTGCCACCACTAAGGGTACAGGTCTAAAGATCACCGCCGATTCGGGTGCTGTTGGGGAAGCCTCTTATCAAGGCTATAACCTCTCATCAAACAATCCTAATGGTACAGGTTCAGCAGGCACTTCTACCCTCAAGGATGGTGTAGGTGCAGACGGTCGTATCAGTCAGACTTATGTTGACTCTGTGACAGGGTTCTCAATCACTATCCTCCCTAGAGAGGGTGGTATAGAGTACCCGACAGGTGCAGATGCGACTATGACCTTTAATGTAAGCTCTAGCCTTAAGACTAATGCGAACATTCCACAGTACGCTATTCCAGGTGTCTCATTGGTTGTTTCTAACACCCTTGATACAGCGATTGGTGATAACGCACTTGTAGAGACTTTCTACAAGGGTGGTAAAGAGCCTACTATCGGTCAGACTTATTACATCGACTTCACTAGAGATCGCTCGAACTTCAACACTCGTACCTTCTCTAACCTTGCCGATGTGGTTCGCACTTATGGTGAGATTTCTCTTGAGAACACCTTATCAATGGGTGCATTCCTTGCGTTCTCGAATGGGGCGACAGCACTTGCTTGTAAGCAGATCCAACTTGATGTTAATCAGACTGCCCCTACCGAAGATCAGATGGTGACAGCACTTCAAGAGATTGAGGGTGAGATTGTGCCAGGTCTTTCACCAAGTGTGGTCGTACCTCTCATGCCTGCTTCGACAGCCCTTCTCTCAGCGATTTCTAATCACTGTGATGTTCAGTCCTCGCTTCGTTATCGTTCAGAGCGTAGAGCTGTTCTCGGTTGTGCAGTTGGTACTCAACCTCGTGATGCTCAAGCTCTCGCTCAAGCGACAGGGAACTCTCGTGTATGTTTGATTTATCCAGACATTGCAAACATTCGTTTCACCGACTCTCAAGGTGTGTCTCAGAGCTACTTCGTAGGTGGTGAGATGATCGCAGTTGCAGTTGCGATGGCTACTTCTAATCCAGCACTAGACTCGGCTACTCCTTGGACTAACCGATCTGTTAATGGGTTCACTGATCTTGGTCGTATCCTTGATGATGTTGATGCGAATACCACAGCGAATGCAGGTATTACTGTCCTCAAGCAGACTCCACAAGGCATCCAGGTTCGTCATGGTCTAACCACCAATATGACTTCTGTGTTGACCAAGACCCCGACAGTCGTTCAGATCGCTGACGATGTTCACTTGCGAGTACGCAATCTCTGTAATCGTTATATCGGTCAAAAGTTTGTTCCGAATACGATTTCTCAGATTGAGGGTCGTGTGAATGGACTCTTTAAGCAGTTGGTTCGAGATCAGATCATCTCGACTTACACAGGTCTTACTGTAGCGACTGACCCGAATGACCCAACAGGTCTTTTGGTTGATGTGTTCTACAAGCCTGTATATCCTCTCCTTTACATTCAGTTTACCTTTACTGTTCAAGGTAGCTGATTAAAGGAAAGTCCTCTCTAAGAGCCATTCTCGCAACTCTTAGAGAGGACTAGGTTAGGCGAACTTCCTGTTCACTATTGCTGATGCTAGGGTTTGGGCGAAGGACTCTTGGGTCGCAAGGTTCTGCCGAACAAAGTCCTTTGCTTCCTTGAGTGATGGTGGTGCGGAGACTGTGATGCCACAGTCTTTGTAGTAGTCGATCTCAAGAGCCACATGGTAGTTGCTCCCGTACTTCTTGATGAACCCCAATGGAGTGTCGTCAAGGTAGATGTTCCATCGTCCTCTGCGATTTTTTGTTTCGATCTTAAGAGTCATGCTGGTTCTCCTTCCAAGCGTTCATAGCGGCCATAGCCTCCTCTTCTGTCATGTGTGCCGAGAGGATGTCTCCACCTACCTCGAACACCCACACATCAGAGCCATCAATGTCCAGCCCTTCCCAATAGACTGAACAAACACATCGTAAAGTATCTTTCATCTTATTCTCCTTTAGTTTCGATTATCGGTGGCGTAGACCCATGAGGTCAGCCTCTTGAGCCTCCCACTCAAGCCAGAGGTCATTCTTGGCTCGCTCCTCTGTGGAGATCCAATGGGGGTTGCCACACCACACTTGCCATGCCTCCTCCTCTGCCTCAAGTGCCTCCACACGCTTACGCTCCTCTTCCTCAAGACGATCCTCTTCCTCAAGAGCCTTTTGAAGCTCCTCTCCCTCAAGGTGAGCAAGGTGTTGGTGGTTAGCCCAGAAGATTTGCTCATCCTTCAACCTCTCACTCTCGTCTTGAGCAAAGCGTAGCTCTTGGTAATAAGCGAGGTACGCCTCCTCGCTCTCAAAGAGCGTAGGCACGGGGGTCTTTCGTGCCTCAAGACGATCCTGCCAGCTCGCATACTGAACCCGTGCGTTCATCTCGCACTGAAAGACTGAAGTGAAGTCAGAGAAGGTGTTGTGAGTAGTAGCGTTGAACATGGCTTGTCTCCTTTGGAAGTGATTTGGGGGGGGTCGTGAGGTTATCTGCTCCTCACACTAGGGTATAGATAAGGGGTTACAAGATCGGCAAGTTTGTCGGGAAGCTCAAGAAAAGCAATACTTTAAGCGAGCTGTAACCCCTTATCTATAGTGATTGTGTAGCCCGATCAACTCTTGAAAGGAGAACAACAATGGCTCGCAAGAACAAAGCACGAAACCTCCACACCGAAACCAAAGCTGCCGCTCGTAAGGCTCACTTCGAGTCGGGTGGGTCTGCTTCCAAGTGGATGGGTAAGGGTGCTCGCCACAAGGATAACAAGAAGCAAGCTAACAAGAAGGCTTGCCGAAGAAAGGTACAGTGGTAATCTCTGACCCTGTAACCCCTAATCTATAACACTACATCAATCACACTCACTCTCTGAAAGGAGAACATCATGCCAAAGGCAATCAATCTAACAAGCCCATGCGGTACTTTTAACTTCCTTCGCCCCCAGTTAGCTAAGGGCAGTCATAAGGGCAAGAATGTCCTAGAGAATATCGCTGGTTCATCTCAATGGGTGGGCGAGATGAAGCTCGATGGACACCGTATGCTCGTATCGTCAACTTGTGCTTGGAGTCGGATCGGAAAGGACATCGCTCGTATGGATCACATCCAAAACGAGTGTCCTGTGGGTACGCTCTTGGACGGTGAGATCCTTCCAAAGCAAGGTGCAGAGGGATCAGATCGTGTCTCTAACCTCCGAGCAGATGACCCTACAGCGTTGGGCTTTGTTGCCTTTGACATCCTCTACCATGAGGGTCAGTATGTCGGAGATCTCTCTTGGGATAAGCGTAGGGCTATCCTTGAGTCTGTCATCGAGGACAGCATGGAGCATATCAGCTTGAGTCAGCTCTACTACATGAACGAGTGGACTACGGAACAGCTCATGGAGATCGCTTCTGATAGAGGGCATGAGGGTATCATGCTCAAGAAGGTAAACGCTCCATACAAGGCAAACTCACGCTCTGCATGGGTGAAGCACAAGTTCACCGACACCCATGATGTGGTGATCGTGGACGCAAACGCAAAGCCTAGTGAGTGGCGAGTCCGACCAGGTGAGGTCTATCGTCAAGATGGGAAGCTCTATCCCGAAGGTCTGCATACCGATCCTTGGCTCAAGGGATATGTCGGGCTTAACTATGGCTTCTATGATCAGAATGGAACGCTCCGTATCGTAGGCTCTCTTGGTGAGACTGGTCCTCGTGAAGATATGGAAAAGTTTGTCGGTAGGGTAGCCGAGATCAAGGCTTATGGACAATACCCTACAGGAGCGTTGCGACACCCTGTCCTAGAGCGTTGGCGAGAGGACAAGCTACCAGAGGACTGTACCTTTGACTTTTAAGGAGACTATATATGAAGAAGCCAGGACTTTTAGTCGTGAAGAGCCGAGTAAAGATCGACCCGACACTTGAGAACCATGTCGGGTATATCGACTTCAGCTTCGCTAACCGAGAATACAAAAAGTTTGAGAACATCTATCTCAAGTCTTTTAATCGTAAGAAGAACCCGCCACCAACATTTAGAGCGAGTCTAACTCAAAGTAAGACAAAGCTCACGAATACCATCTCAATGAGTTTATCCGACTACTCTGGCTTTGATGTAAACTCATTCCTTGAGAGCTTAGAGTCAGTTTTCAATGTGGTCGAGGGATGACTTAGAGACATATAGGGGAGTGTTCTCACCGAGATATGAACCGAGTACATTGTATTCGTACCACTCCCAAGCCATCTCCGAGGCTCGTTCTTCATCAGTATCGCAGTCTTGAAACTCTTTGGTCCAGTAAGAAATCATGGCATCGAGGTCATATACTATGGCGTAAGGTCTTGAAGCTACACCGATAATCATTTCATCAAAGACATTTCTTGGTTCGAGGTAGATAAGTTCGTCCATTTTTTTGTTCCTTTCGAGTGTGCTTTTGTATAATACCCATGTGAGCGTCAATGGACGCTTGACATTCATCTTTGAAAACTCGTGTGATCTTAACTTGAGTCAAGTCGTTTAACGGCAAGACACCATTTGGTGATGTGAGGTTCGAGTCCTCGCCTTGGCTTTATGATCTCCCCTATCTACCTCTTTTACTGGGTGTGTAGGTAAGCGTTGCTGGACAAGGGGAAGATCAGCTTTGCACCCATAGCTCAGCTGGATAGAGCACCACTTTCCTAAAGTGGGTGTCGCAGGTTCGAGTCCTGCTGGGTGTACTAGGTTCTCCCACCATTCCTTTATTTTAACTAGGGGAAATTAGGCTTACAATGGTGGGAGGGTCTTATCCTAGACAATAACCTTAGAAAATAAAGAACTGCTTACAAGTCTAGGAGTAAGCCTGTAATCCCTCAAAATCTACCATGTGGGGGGTCGCCGTGAGATAATGTGGTGGGGTGATTCTCTCTGACCTAGTTAGTCCAAACTTGAGAGATTTCTATTGATAATCATGGAGTATAGTCATGGGAAACCCTAACTATCCATCCAAGTCCGGAAACCCAAGTGGTGGTGGACGCGGAAATACCCCGAAGTCTAAATGAGACTTGACAAGATCAACCTTGACCTCTTAAATGAGGTCGTGTTGAACAATGCCTTGTGTCTTACCCAGACATTCCTTACCCTTTGATCTGTGGGGTAGGCAAATCAGATCAGCTCTTTCTTCTTTGGAAGATACTCCCCCTAGTTGTTCCGTAGGGTAGAGCGAAAACGGAACGCTTAATATGTCTGACTCCTCTTGGTGGAGCTTGTCGGGTTCGACTCCCACAGATGTACTAGACCCTCATATCTTTTTCATTCTACATATTAACTTAGCTTTTATGTTGAATGGTGTATTGGGATAAAGTATGAGTTTTTGAGGGTCTAACTTTGCACCAGTAGCTCAGTTGGATAGAGCAGTGGCCTTCTAAGCCATTGGTCGTAGGTTCGAGTCCTACCTGGTGCGTTTGCTTGATTGGTATTCAACCTCTTATTGGAGAGTCATCTCTAATAGGGTTGGTGCTTCTTTAAGAGGTTCAAACTCTGGTTCGATTCCAGATCAAGCAACCACTCCCTGTTCCTAATAGGAACTCTTCAAACGGACGCATAGAGGGAATGGGGAAACAGACAAGCGTTTGCCGAAAGGGTCTTGTCTGGGGGATGCTTACGCTTCTGATTGCCACCGTAGATGAAGATGTAGCTCTTGGGGAACTATGGTTTCGCAACATAACCTAACCAAGAGGGGAGTATTCCAAAAATGTTTAAAGGTGAAGCGAGGGCATTACACCAATGCGAATACGGTATCGGGGAAGTCTGCTCATTCCTCTCGTTCACATCTCATCTATCTTTGGTAGAAGGGGTGTGAGCCAATCTTATGTCAAAAAGGAATGTGTCATGTCTAAGAGAGTAGAAGATCTAAGAATTCTTGTGAACAAGAAAATGAAGCTCGATAAATACTTGAGTATCTGTGAGGGGCTTCATTATGTTTGTTTTTTCATGCTCATCTTCTATGTAGTCACATTCAAGAATGGAGACACACCTTATTTGATTTCTTGGGCGTTTCTTGCACTTATTGGTTGGGTAGCTACAACGATACTTGAGAAGAAGATAGTCCAAGTGAAACTAGAAATGACATCAGAGTTGTTTGAAAGTAAATCGCAAGAGTAGCTCAGTCGGTAGAGCGTCAGCCTTCCAAGCTGAATGTCGCGGGTTCGAGACCCGTCTCTTGCTTTGACCCCAAGTTCATTTCCTTTTTCGATTTGAGCGTTGACCTTTGGGTTATGGTCTTGGGGTTTCTTTTGCTCACTTAGCTCAGTTGGTTAGAGCAACGGACTGTTAATCCGTGGGTCCAAGGTTCAAATCCTTGAGTGAGCGTACCTCCTTTGGTTGGTGGTTAAGAGCAACCATGATCCCTCATGTAAATGGGTTGTGCAAAGATAGCTTCTAGGTTGTTGGTCGCTTCTTTGTTTAGGGATCGCTTATGTACCTGTAGCTCAACGAACAGAGCCTCATCGTTGTAGATGAGAGGTCTAGGTGTAAGTCCTAGTGGGTACAAGTTGGAGTTAAGTAAGTGTCTGCTGTCGGGGGTTCGTTAACATTTCCCTTCCGACAGAAGTCTCCCCATTACTAAGCTAGTCGAAACCCACCACATGGGGTGGCGTAAATGACATATTACTTAACTTGAGTAGTGATACTCTACATATACCAGCAAATGGTATATGTAGAATCCTACCCTTACAGGAGAAATCCTGTAAGCAGTTATACTAATGAAAATGTTAGCATTGGGCTTTACGCTGATGGTGGTATGCACTTGGAGGGTCTAAGCCTACCCTACCCTGAGACTCATTCAACCCTTATTCGTTTAAGGGGAGTGTACTCATAGTAGAAATGACTAGAACTGGTCTAGGATTTCCCTAGACCTTACTACTATGGGTAGATTAGGTCTACCCGCTTTGGACAGGTGGCCGAGTGGTTAAAGGCATCAGACTGTAAATCTGACCTCGTGAGAGTACGCAGGTTCAAATCCTGCCCTGTCCACTATCAAGGAGTTTCAACACATGAGTACAAAAGCTACCATCGCACATGGTGATGATTTCCATGTCTACCAGGAGATGTTTGAGGGTGATGCAGTCTACCTCCAAATAGATAAGCATGGTGGGTTCGTTCAGATCATTGGCGATAGAGTCACTATAAGCCTACCTCCAGAGCTTTTAGACAAGATCGCAAGGGGTTGGCTAGAGAACCGAGAAAAGTTCGATACAGAGCCAAATACAGAGCTTAATCTTGAGGGGTTGAAGAAGCTACGATCAGAGTCGTAACCCCTTATTTATAGCCTAGTGTATCAACAACCACTAGGAGCAAGAATGAGCTTTGTAATCATGTCCGTCATCTTCGCTATGGTGTTCGCACCAGCGTTTGATTTACACCTCTACTTGAACAAGGTGTAACCCCTTATCTATATCACTTCGTAAAGGAGAACAAAAATGCCATACGACTTAAACTACAACCACTTCAACTATGTCCGGTCTTTTGAGCGTGAGATCAAGTCTCACCTTGAGAACCCCGACCTCCCCTTCCTTGCTCGGCAGTTTGCCATGATGGGCTGTGGGAGAAACTACCTCGATGGGACTCTCGTCTGGCCCCATGAGAGCCTTGATCGGTCCATCATCTCCTCAAAGAGTATAAGCTCTTAGACACGCTTCGAGGCTTCTTCGAGTATGACTGTCGGTTGTCCGAGGAGAGCGATCTCAAGGTGCTTAGTAAGGGGGCTGATGAGGACATCGTGGCTTTCCTTGTGGAGAACCCCGATCCACGCTACTTCACACTCCCCGACTAAAAAAACTTGCAAGGTAGCCTTTAGATCATATAAAAGACTCACCCCACCACACTTACGGTCCATTCGTCTAGTGGTAAGGACTCCGGCCTTTCACGCCGGCAACACGGGTTCAAATCCCGTATGGATCATTAGGTGGGTTAAGCCAAGCAGATAGGGTAGTTTGAATACCTATACTGACTGGCCCCTAATGCGTTTAACCCTTATGTGAGTCCATTATGAAAAAAGTTAAGTTCACCAAGAAAGACGGCAAGAAATCGTACATTGAGGTCGATCAGTCTTTGCTCAAGAATAAGATCATTTCCCTGTATGCTGATAACAAGCCCTATTCATTGCAGAGCTTTCTAAGCAATCCCATGTCCTTTTCAGTAGAGCGTGTTAACTATCAGAGGTTCAACTATTCGGACGGGAGTTTTGAATACAAGGAGATGTGATGTTTAAAGACAAGTGGGTTGAAAAGAGGGATAAAGCTCGTGCGTATAAGGTCTTGTCTTTGAACCACCTCACCGACAAGGTGGCAGACCCTGTAGATAAAGCTAAACTTAAAGAGCTGATCTCAGTTTATTTAGATGCCCATGACTTTACGACTAGGGTAGGTTTAGAGATCGCTAAGTATGAAGATAAATACTCTGTTAAAAAGGAGAAAGAATGATGTTTGGAGACAGAACGATTTACTGTCCTCGATGTAAGCGAGAGACTTGGGACGGAGCTTCTTGTCCAGCGACCAACAGGACTAAAAAGTGTCAAGACTCCGAGGTTGAAAAGACTCGGAAGCCTAAGACATGAAGTGGTGGTACTTTCAGAGGGTGGGCGAGAAACTGAAACTTGCACCTTTAGATTTCTTTACATATCGCCCCTCTGATGCTACCCCTTCGGATAACCCTATGACCCCTTGGTATGACCTCTACAATCACATTGATGAGGTTCATGTTCATGTGCAAGCAGAAACCTACGAAATCGCCTTAGCTTTAGCCTACCTCATGGTTAAGGAAAAAGAGGCTTCAATCGAGGTATAAAGAGACTCCCAATCATATAAGAGTGGCATGAGGGCTGTTAGCTCAATCGGTAGAGCACCGGACTTTTAATCCGTTGGTTCTGGGTTCGAGTCCCAGACGGCCCATTATTTAAACACTCTTGTATGATTGGAGATGTCAGTGATCTATGACAAGACTAAACTAGATGGGCATTGGTATTGCTCTACCCAGTTTCAAAAGGTGGGGGAGTTTGTGTTCTCCCTCCTCCATAATGACTTTGACCCCGAAGAAGCAGGTCGGGTGATCTATTGGGCGATTTGTAATCTTGCCGATACTGGATATGTGCGAAAGGGTATGTTGACCACCCTTGATGGGATGCTCGCAGACGAGGGCATATCTGTTGAAGATAAAAGGTATGCTCGGCTCGTAAGGGGGTATGTGGACAACTATGACTTTGGTTTGGAGCGTACCCCTAAGAACTGGCATAGGAGTACAAAATGAGTGATAAATCTGATCTTAAAATGCTGGTCAAGGTGGTGAACACCTTACAAGAGGAATCCGACAATCGTTTCATCAAGGGCATGATTACTCGGATACAGGGATTGATTGAGACAATGGAGCAAGACCTTAACCTCAAGGTTGAGACTACAGACACCTATGCTCGTAAGGAATACTTTAAGGACTATGTGGTCAACAGATATAGCCCTATCATCAACCAAGAGGTTTATGCCTATGAGTTTGTGCGTGGGAAGATCCGAAAGAAGTTTCCAATCGTATTGAAAGAAATCACTAAGGAGATCATTAGGGTGAGTCGTGATGGCTACCTTGCTTCCGAGCTACCTCAACACAGCTCTTATTGGAGGGATTGTCATTGTGTAGCTGGAGAAGATCCTTATGAGAACCTTGATAACTGTCGTGCTCATTATTGGCGTGAATATCGTACAGATAAAGACCCAGTAGAGTGGTGGAGTAAAGAGCCATTCTTAGGTCGTAAGGTTCGAGTATGGAAGAAAGATTTAGCTCTGCCAGAGCCTTCATTAAGTGAAAAAATGCAGTCAGTTAAGAAGGCATAATCATATAATAGATATGTGTTCTTAACGAGTGTCATAAGGAGTTGAATATGACCCTACAACTATTTGTAACCTTCGCTATCTGCTTCATGTCTGGTGGCATACACTTTTCAAACTACAAGCTGTCGAGATCAACTTGGACCTGGTATGTGATTGCAGTCCTGTTCTCAATCCCAGCTTTTACTAAAGTCATCACAATGGCTCAAGGATAAGAATAATGAGCGAGAAAAAAGTCTATACGATAAGAAGAAAATATGGTTGGGATGTCTATTCTTACTATGAGGGTTGGAAAGAGATTGAGCTAACCGAGGAGCAAATCGCAGAGGTTCGTGCTAACCCAGACTTGCTTGATGATGATGAATGGTTAAATAAAGCCTTTGATTGGGTGGATATGGATGAGGAGGAGCTGGTCACAGACTCTTGGTGTAAGGGTAGTGTTGACCAAATGCCCCTAGAGACTGAGTTTGATTTCTACATTGAGGATCTTACAGGAGAAGAGGATGAGTCGGAAGATCAAGGTTAAATACGAGTGGACAATCTGGGCTCACTACGAAGGGTATAAAGAGATTGATGTTGATGAACACCCAGAGCTTTTAGAGAAGATCAAAGACAACTTTGAATCTGTCGAGGACTTACAAACTGACATGAATACATGGGACTATGTATGTGAGGATATTTGTGAGATCGAAGGTGAACATCTTGTATCTGATGAGTGGTGTAAGGGTGGGGGTTAATCAGATGCCATTCAAGATTGAACTGACAAACATTGAGTTTGATGAACTGTTGCATCCAGAGGAGGATGAAGAAGATGAGTAATGAAGTAAACCTATACGCTATCTTGTCGGATAAGGGAGAGGTGATTAAGACCTCACATGGATTGTACTACTTTACGAGGTCAAAGGCTCGTGAAGCTCGGAAAGAGGTTGAGGGTAAGGCTCGCATTGTGAAGCGTTCTTATAATGCCAACAGCACATGGGTGACAGCAAAATGAGAGCACTTGAGCGACAACATCTAGGTCAGCTTTTCATTTACTGCATCAACAATGATGTACCTAAAGAAGAAATCGGTGCAATCATGTGGTGGGTGTGTGAGAACAACTTGTTCTTAAAGAGAGACATTCAGAGCAAGCTCTCCAAAGAGCCTTTGAAAGACCACCCTTATGCCTTGATTGTGCGTGAAGCAGAAGATTGCAACGCATTTGGTATAAGAGGGTAGTAGACAAGCCACATTGTCTTGTATAGTGTGGCATTCAAGCGATGCCTAGATGGTGGAATCGGTATACACAGGAGACTTAAAATCTCCCGACTTCGGTCTTGTGGGTTCGAGTCCCACTCTAGGTATTTAAGGGCCTGTAGCTCAGTGGTCAGAGCGACCGTCTCATAAACGGTTGGTCATGGGTTCAATCCCCATCGGGCCCACTATTTATCTACTCGCTAAATGCTAATCATATAAAGGTGGGTGTAAAAAAAACTACAAGATGAAAGGTGATTGTATGAGGGTCTTATTTTTCTCTGTTCTACTTATGGCGTGTGGCGAGATTGAGGAGAACGAACCTCCTGTCATAGAGGGGGATAGGTACTTTACAGCTCCCTTCTGTTTGGACACTGACGGGTACTACCCACCCGCAGATTTCGTTAGCGGACGGGGCTACAATTGTGAAGCCACTCGTATTGAGCTTGTTAGCCCATGTAAAGGGGACGAGATCTATACATTCGCCACAACACAGGACACCCCTTATTTGAACCAGTTTGTCTATTGTGAATATGACGCACAAGGTAGACCTACTAGGGAAGTAGGTCTTGGTTTCTCAGCGGCATATTCGGGGTTTGGTCTTTGGGAATACTATCCTTCTTCCTATAATGACGAGAGGGAACGACAACGCCCGTCATTCAAGGATTACCTTGATTATCGTTGGGATTATGAGTGCGTGTCTCAATGCTATACAGATGACCTTTCTAGGCAAGATTACCGAGGTTGTATTGCAGATTGGGCAGAGGCTGATGTGTCCTGGTCTTTAGATCGTATTGACGGTTGTGGTGTGGGTACTGCTTACTACCTCTATGACTATGATTGGTATGATGACAAGGTGGTTAGACACCTAAGAAACTACAACATCGACCGTAGTATCGTAGATGATATGGGTAATATCGTCTTGGAGTATGGTGCTATTAACTATGATCTACCGTATGGTTCTGGAACTAACCTACCCGTAGCATTTTATAAGGAGTAAAACATGAATAAGTTCGTATCAAAGCTAGGTCGCTTTAACTTCACAATCCACAATGTTGTCGCTCACCCCTTAATGGAGGTTTTACACCTTGTAGGTCTTACGGAGTGGGGGGATAAGGTACATGACGCTACTTACCCCATTCGTGAGGAAGATGATGAACCTCTAACAGCGATTGAGGCAGTGGTCATTGAGAATCCAGAAGAAATCGAGTCAGCTCAACCCAAGCCACAATCAGAGGTTTCTGTTGATCACCATGAGACTATTCGTTTGTTCTCGGAGTGGTGTCAATGTATGGGTGTAGAAATCCCATTTGACTGGCAGAAGACCCCACATCAGATCAACGAACAGATGCAACAGCTTGTGATCGAGTATAAGACAATGGTGGAGCGAGGGACAATCATGGAGGCTCGCCAAGCGTTCAAGGACTCTATTAGTCTTTAATCGACACAGATAAGACCGAAGAAGAAGCAAACAGGAATGCCTTGTGCTCGTTGTGGTTGATCTTGGTAGGGTTGACCACCTTGTCGTTGTTGCTGTCGTTGCTGGATCTGTTGTTGCATTTGGATTCTTTGATTTAGTTTTTGAAGGCAAGCCACATCACCTCTACAAGCGAGTCTTTCAGCTTCTTCGTCTGTCAGCTCGCATTGGGGGCTGACATAGCTTTCGGGGGGTAAAACCTTTGGCTCATGCTCGTATGGGAAACGCTCTGGTGGAATCACTTCATACCCATCCTCGTAAAGATCCCAAGGATCATCCGACAGCAAGATTTCTAATAGCTCATCGTTTGTAGGCTTCATTTCAAATCTGCATAGGGGGTTTGGGTCATATTCAACTGTCTTACATCCCCAAGCATCACAAGGTAGTTTTTGAGGATTAGCCCCACAAGATGAAAGGGTTAGAGCTAAAAGCGTAAGAGTTATGACTTTTTGCATGACATTTCCTTTATTGTAGTATCTACTGTTTTATACCCAATAGGTTATAAAGGAACTACAATGAAACCAGACTACGATCATGGTGACATCTTAATCAAGCGAGTAGCTAACGGATGGCTTGTCGTATCCGGATCAGAACACGAAGAGGGTGCTACACAAGTCTTTGTTTATGAGGACAAAGAGAACCCTAATTGGATAGCCGAGTCTCTTTATAATCTCTTACTTGATCAGTTCGCCCCTTATATGCAATCAAAGAGGTCGGCTGGTATTAAAATGAGCTTTTCGCATAAAACGAAGGAGGAAGAAGATGGAGATAACGAGACAACTTGAAGAGTTTGAGGCTGTACAATACATAGGTGATAACGCGGATGAGGTGATCACCTTTATCGGCCTTGAAGCTAAGGTCAATGACAACTGCATTACAGTCATTGACCCTACAGGGGAATGGTCAGTTTTCGTTGACCAATGGGTCTTGAGAACCCTCGACCAAGAAATCTTAGGTACTGTGGATAAAGATCACTTTTGGGAGAGCTTCGCTACAGTAGATGAGCCTTTAGAAGATTAGTAAGTCTTGCTAGAAAGGTTCATTAAAGCTCTCTCTCTGTTAAGTCGATCAAGTCTATTATCGAGCTTCTTGATCTCTTTTTTTAGAGCGTTCAGTCCAAGATCCTTCCATCTTGAATACTCACCCTCATCTGGTTCGAAGATTTCGATCTCCTCATAGAGTTTGGAGTATTGATCGTATGCTTTATCAAACTCCCTCTCGGCATAAGAGTCCATTTCTCTCATCTTGTGATACTCTTCGGGATCTTCCCACTCGGTTCTACCGTAGTCTCGGCTTTCAAGGTAAGACATATCAAGATCCTCTTCTCGGAGATCCTTTTTCAAAGCACGATCATTAAAGTGATTGAACCCTCGTGGGTTTAAGTGCTTCTTTAAGAGGTCGATCTTTGTGTCCGACTTATCACCTACGATGAACCTTTCAACTTGAGGTCGTCTACCCGACATATCTACAAGAGCGAAAGCGTTATTGATGTAGCTACCTCCTGGAGACTCGTACATATCGGGAGCTTCGACCTCATATGTAGCACCTACACCAAAGACAACCACATATCCTTGCCCCTGTGAAACAGCGACAATTTGAGGGTCTATTAAGTCCTCAAATGGTTTTGGTGCGAAGTGCTCCATCTCATCCATTTCCGACATTTTAAAGTGATCTAGCAAGCGATCAAGTCCAAGAACTTGAAGTTGCTTGAGTTCGCTTCGCTTGTACACATGGTCATAAAATGACTCAAGAGCACTGATGATTTGTTTTACGGTTTTACGGTTGATGTTCATATTCATCTCCTTTTAGATTCGGTACTGCAAACGCAAAGCGTTGTAGGTTCGTTGTTCTTGTTTTGAGGGTGCAATACCATCACGAGCTTTTAGACCTAAGTCTTTGATTGTTTCCATGTCATCACGATTGCCCTCAGATCGTGCCTTGCGATAGAGATCACGCAACTTCTCTACATCGAGTGCGTTTGAGGTTGTAGAGGTAGATCGAGTACGATTAGCTTTGACAGCCTCAAGGATATAACGCTCTTGGTTAGCCCATAGAACGCTTCCACCTTCAAGGGCATCTCGGCTTTTGATGATCTCCCTATCAGAACCACCGTTCGGGAGAGAGTCGATCATGCCGAGCCACTTGGCTTTATATCCAGCTCGGTCAGCGATCTTCTCATAAAACTCGTCTTTGTCCTCATAGATTGAGATCCAATGATCGACACCTTTCTTCCAAGTCACTTTCCAGTTCTTGGTGCGTTGGAAGTATTTGCGATCACGAGCCTTACGGTTCAACAAAGACCCATCCACACGAGAGACAAGACTAAGGTTCATTGAAGCATTACCTTTAGATACTGAACCACCTGTATCTTTTTGTGTTGATGAGAGCTTCACAGCTACACGATCTGACAGGTGGATTAGATATACACCTGCTCTGCCTGCAACTCGACTCCATGAGCCGAAGCTAGATGAGAGCCAACCTTCAAGGTCTTGTCTGCTGATATTTACATAGTCTTGCCGAGCCATACTCTGTTCTCCTAAGTTTATTCGTTGGTGGGACTAGTCTATAGATAAGGGGTTACGACTATAATCCGACTATAAATAAGTTATTAAAGTTGTTCGGGGGGTAGAGTAAGGGCAGAAGAAGTCATATAATGTACATAGTTCAATCTTTTACGGAGCTACTTATGGTTCACTACTTGTTTTCTTTTATCTTCCTTTTAACGAGCGTTTCAGCCTATGCACTAGAGTGTGCAGAAGATGTTGAAGTGTTAAATGCCACATCGTCTTGTCAGACCTCGTACTATAAGTATGCACCTACCTGTAAGTTTGGTGACGGTCTTTGTCTCTCGCTTGTCCTTCAAGGTCTTGTGTCCAAAAATCTTTTCGACTACCGACCCGACATACGAAGGGTCTACAACACACCTTTGAAAAGAAAGGTGTTCTCAAGGACAGAGGAGTACAAAAGGCTTTACCGAGCTATGCTTTCTGACTTGAGAGAGGCATCTTCAGCCGAGTTTTGTTCAACAATGAATACTTACTGGCTTTATGATGTGAACTTTGGCGGATTTACTTTCTTGCCGAACACACTCATACCTAAAGGCAGACTTTATCGACTGACCAATATCTCAAAAGTGGCGAACTACGATATTATTAGGACATCCGAGTCCACAGCGACAGACATAGAGTCTTGGGAAACACAGGCTTCAATGAAGCTGGCTTTCTTCAAGCTGAGTAAGCAAACGAGTGGTTATGTAGATGTTGCTTTAACTCACTTTGTATGGCTTATTCCTACTGTCTCTTATGATTATGAGGGTGAGATACAGATTTCTTATGAGGAGGGTTGTAGATCACCCTCTTATTATCTTTTTAAGGTAGGTCAATGAAGAACCAGAATGCAGTCTTTGCAGTTATGATGTTGCTTTTGATGTCTATGTTATTCTTTCTAACGAAGAATAACGCACCTAAATATAAGGTAGCTTTATGGAACATACCTTTGTCAAAAGGCTGTGTGTGGCCTATAAGACAAGTCAAGCACACTAAGACCGAGATCAAGCATATTGTGCCAGTGGCTCAAATCTACAAGTGCTCTTATGATAAGATCCATCGCTTAGTAAAGGTGAGCACCTTTGACTTTGAGCGAGGGTATCAAATGAAGATACCTACCGAAGAGGTTTTATACGAGTGGGATAAACTTAGGTTAACCCAGTATTCTATTCGGAAGGCATCTCATGGTAATGGAGAGGTTGATGTAGAAATCTACACACTCCATCGCTGATTACTTACGATTGCAAGGACCTCTTCCGCCACCTGGCTTTGGGCAGATTTTTCTCTTGTAAGTGGGTGAGTCCATGAAGTTTTCACGATACTTTTTATTGTACTTAGCTCTTTCGGGAGAACCTGGTTTTCCTGAATTTGCTTCTCCGTACTCATGGTGGAGTCGGTAGCAAGTCACACCATCACCAGGCTTGCCAAGACCTTCAAGGTTATCTTTGGTGTAGCAGTCTGCTTGGTTCTTGGGAGCAGGTGGGCTGTTATAATCGTTTTGGTTTTTGCTGTCCCCACCCCAAGGATTTCTCCCTGCTACTATGTCATCAGCCATGAACATACCAGCATCAATGTCGGCTTGTAGTTCAGCTAAGAAGGGGTCTGCATAGCGACTTGAGGCACTACGATTTGAGGGTGCTTGCCTCTCAAGGCGAGCCACACGAGCTTCAAGCTCACGAATAACTTCTGATGCTAATCTTCTCATAGCAATCTCCTTTGTGTGAATATGGACACAATAAGATTAAGTATAAATAAGTTATTAAAAATCTTCTTTCGCCATATAAGTCAGAGATTTCATTGATCTTATCTCATCTACAAAGGTCAGAGCTGGTACTCTTGAGGTACGATTAAAGTATTCTCTTTTAAGGTCTTTGAATGTGTGGTGCTTTTCAAAGACGAAGATCACTTTACGCCCCTCAAGCTCTGTTTTTAATAGCTCCATACCTGTGGTCTTTAAGTAAGCCGCAAAGTATAGATCAGAAGTCTTGTAAAGAGGTTCTGGCTTTATATCGGTATCCATAGTGTACGCCTTTGGTATTAAGGGTGATTTAACGCAACCCTATGATACCAAAGACTACTCTAAAAGAGAGGATAAAGCTGTCTGTGCTTTACGAACACCCTTATCGCTTGAGGGGATTTGAATGAGCTTATCTTTCTTATCCCATTTAGCGATAAGGGGTCGATCACCCCATGTACCTCTTAGTTCATCACCGTCTGTGGTAAGTACACGCCCCTCGAAAGAGGAACGCTTTAAGAAAGCACCGAGAACTTTTTTATCTGAAAGGGCGATCTTCACCTTATCTCATCTCCTATTGAGTTTATGATTATTGTGCAACGCCTGCACCATCATATACTACCACATAAGGATCAAGAGTAACATTATCAACTACTCGACTGCTCTTAAGTCCGAGGAGATCACCCTGTGCGAGAGAAATCCAAAAGCTAGAATCCTCTTCAACGATTGGGTTGAAGAAAGCACTAAAGCTAGATGCTTGATCTTCAACAGAGAGCCACTGTGGGTTGTTAACATTGTCCTCAAGGTCATAACCTGCTGGTACTGTAAAGGTAGCACCACCAAGAATCTGAAGGATGTTATTTACAGTAGCAGTTGAAGCTCCAAGACCAATGCCTGTACCTGCAAGACCTGGTAAAGCTGTGATGATTGGGTTGATGTCGCCAACTTCAAGATCGTTGCCTGCTCTCATCTCGGAAATCAAAGCCTCTGCAATAAGAACAGACTCGGCAGGTGTGATGTTTGCACCTAAAGCACCTTGGTCAAAAGTGACCAAGCAATAAGCGGCAAGACCACTTACAGTGCGAGAAACTACAGTACCATTAAGTACAGGTAGGGTAGGTGTCTCTACAACACGAAGGTAGCGAGGACCTTGTGGTGCAGGGTCAACTACAGGGTTCGCCTGTGATCTGTTAGGCCACATATCTTTAACGATGAGTTGACCATTTGAAATAGCTGTATCACGAATACAAATTACTGGACTAGCCATGAGTTAATCTCCTTATTGAATGAGTGAACCATCGTCTGCATAGCAAACAACGATTGGGTCTGGGTTGCCGTCTGAGTCCACAGCGGTTTGAGCCTTCTTGAGCTGACCCTTACGAGCAGAGATATAGAAGGAATCATAGAACTTGTTAAACAAGCTACTCGCATCTGCTGGGTCAGAGAACCCATTGGCTACAGGTGCCGCAAGATCAGCTTCGGTAAATGCACCTGCGGCTGTCTCCACACGAGTGTTAGCAGGCAAGGTGAAAACCTTGTAACCCGAAACGATCTGCAAGATTTCTAATACAGTTGCAAAGGAATCCCCGTTACTTAGACCAGCACCAGCATCAACACCGTTAATGATGGCATTGATGTCTTCTGCTGTAAGGCTTTGACCACTCCGAGTACGAGCGATGATCTGTGTAGCCATGTTGCTTGCGTCAGCAACAGCAGTAGCACCACCAGCCGCTGACTCAATAGTGCCAAGAAGGTAAGCCGCTAGACCTTGATACTCTGCGTCAGTCTCAACATCGTTATTTCCACGAAGCTGTGTGGCAACATCTTCGGTCACATCACGACCATGTGCGTAGAGGTACTGTGGTCCTTGGAAGTTAGGAGTGTAAACAGCACTTGATTGAGTCTTGTGAGGGAACAGATCGGTGATCTGAACAGCAACACGATGTTGACGCTCACCAGCAACCGAGTTAAGAACTTTATTAGCGATAAGAAATGGCATGGTTTATCTCCTATTATCCTGCGTAGATTGTACCGTCATCATTGTAGACGGTAAGTAGAGGGGTAGCAGACTTAACACCTGCAAAAGCAAGGTTAGCGTTCTGAGCACCGACAAGACCTGAGAGTACACCCTCGGAGAAAGAAATCTTCCAAGAGCTATCTTGGGGAACAAGAGTTCTCATGGTTGTGCCAAGAGTACCAGGAGCGATGACAGGGGCAAAGACACCACCAGCAGTCTGAATAGCAACACCACCGTTGATGATGTAATCTTCACCTGCAAGGATAGCGAGGACTTCTACAAGTGATCCTGTAGAGTTTGAGTTTCCTGCCGCTCCATCGAGGTCAGTAGCTCCACCAGCAACTGCTGTGAGGTCAGCGTTTACATTAGCGAGAGTAACAGTCCCACCTGCTCGAACACGAGCGAGGATACGATCAGCAACTTCTTCTGCTTGAACAACAGTAAAAGCTGGACCGTCATTACCATTACCACCTGGATCAACTTCAACATGAGCGATGAGGTAAGCAACTAGACCATTGCATCTTTTCAAGAACTCAAGAGAACCATCTGCATTGGTCTTGATGAAAGGACGAGTCTGCCCCGATGATCCGATGTTCGGAACACGAACATAGAACGGTCCTTGTGGGCGAGGATCAATGCCAGGGTTTGACTGAGTGGCATTGGGGAAAAGGTCAGTGATCTGAATAGATCCGTTTTGGATCTCAGACCTTCGTGCGAGAATGAAAGGCATAGTCTTTCTCCTTAATAGTTAGGGTTTCACCTATATACAGATGAAATATAAATAGACTATTAAAGAGTCGGACTGCTATTTAACCTCTATTGACGACAGAACACCGAATAGTGAACAAAGGTGTTCCTGTTTGACCGGCTAAGAAGAACTCTCCGACAGCACCCGATGTTAAAGTTAATGACTCTCCTGGTCTCAAGATCGAGGGCGACATACCTGGATTAAATGAGATGAAGAGGTTAGAACCACCTTGAGGGTTATCTAGGTTTTGGATGTTGAGGGTCTGACTAAAATTAGGGAGGTGGAAGTTAATCGCCCCTGTACTTAGCGTGTCGGGTATATCATTAGCCGCCCCTAGATTTGGTGCGTTCCCAATAGTCGTAAAGATGGGTGCTGTAAGGGAGAAGAAATCGTAAGGTACGACACCCACTACTGGTCCAAAGTCTGTGTTCTCTTGTGTGGCACGAATTCGACCTCTGACTCTGATATATAACATCTCGTCATCGGTCGGGATGCGAGGAGTGTTTGCCTTGAATGTGGTTGAATACTCATTAAGGTTAAACACAAATCGAGTTTGATCTCTCTGTGTCTCTTCAACGCCTAGTTTCGCCTGTGTGATAAACTTGCTTCTAAAAGTCTTATCATAAGGCACAGAGAACATCTCTACAGGGTTGTTATATGCGTCATTGAGGTTAGATGCACCAAACACAGTAATCTGATCCATACCTCTAAGATTTGCGTTGTGTACTACCATGTCTATAAGACCTTTCGATCTATAGATAAGACTCGGTATTAAGCGGCCTCTACTCATTTCTTACTCTCTTTCTCTTTAGCAATCATTGGCTCATAGGACTCGGTACTCTTGCCCTTAGATTTGGCGAGCTTTTGAGCTTCAGCCCAAGAGTCTACACGCTCACCATCAACATTGGGAGCAAGGGTAACATTAGGGGCATCACGCTTCATCTCGGCAGTTCGTGCGTCTAGTCTCTTGTTCTTCTCACGCATCTGATTCTTGATGCGATGGTTCTTCCCCGCCCAACCGTCACCTTTGAGGATAAAGTTGGTAGTTGGTCTAAAAACCTTTTTGTTTTTAGTCTCACACTCTGGACAAGGTTGAGGTTCGTCATGTCTATCCATAGGCACACGACAGTTGTATTCTTGATCAAACTTTGTGCAGTCATTGTTTTTGCAAAGGTAGGTGTAAAAGGGCATGGTTTAAGCTCCAAAGAAATCTCTTAAGACCGCATAGGCGTGTTTGCATATTTTGTGCGTACCTTTAGGGTCTTTCTTAGTGGGTTGTTCTGCTGTACCTCTCACTTTACCGAACAAGTAATCGTTTTGGACTGCATGGTACTCTGGCCCTTGATACTGCCAATAGTTGCAAGTGCAAGTGAGGTGGAGATCGGGGTTTGATCTCTCTCCCTTAGCTTCAACTGTAACTACATAATCACCTACCTCAAACTCGATAGGCTCTTTAAGTACCTTCTCCTCAAAGCCATTTACGACAGCTTTGACAGAAGAAGCGTTGGACTTAACTTTAGAGTCGAGTCCATTTGTAATCTGATTAAGATATGCAGATGATCTACGCATGATTTCTAACCTCTCTATTGTTGCTAAGAGAGGCTAGATCATAAATAGACTATTACTTAACAGCGACAAACTTAACCTTATCCCCGACTCTTTCCATCCGAAAGTTTCCAGGGAATTTGAATGTCTTACCCTTGAGATCAACGATAGCTATTTCAGAGATCGACCCATCGACAATGGCAGATCCTTCTGGAAGAACCTCTTGCTTGAGTGAGAAATCTCCATTCATGTGCTTGAAGTTAAATTCACCCCAAACTTGGTTTTCTTGCTCTTGTGTTCGATCATCCCAACCTTCTGGCTTCGGGTTTAGGATCGCATCAACCATGTCTTTTATCTTAATATCATCGCTCATGTGAGTGTCCTTTCATTTGTGCTTTTGCATCATACCATATAGATCATTGTAACCCCTTAAATATAGATCATTGTAGCCCAACTCTCTCCCGAAAGGAGAACCCACCATGAACATCGCAGTACCACTCAACCCCACACCCATCACCGTCCAAGAGTTTGAGGCTCTTTGCTCAAACCACGACTGGACATTCGAGTGGTCAGATGACCGCTCGGTGTGGGCAGACGGTCATCGAACACAACGGCAGATTGAGTCTCATCTCCGTACAGGGGACGAGGGCTTCAAGGCGATCTACCTCAAGTATTGTGTCCTCCCTTGGGAGGAGTCTCAAGTGGTTGAGGCTTATGGGAAGGTACGCACCATGACTGATGAGCGAGTCGGTGTTGAGGCTCGTAAGGCATGGGAGTCTCGCACTACCCTTGACCCTCTCTACGCTACCCTCCCTCGCCACAAGCAAGGCTGGTGGTGGCTCTGTGAGCTTTCACGCTTCCTAGAGCAAGAGACAGGGGAGACGGCCTCAAAGCTCGGTACTTGGAACTACAAGCACTTGGACTCTTAGGGTCGGACGAAAGGTTAAAAGAGGTATGCTGATTCTTCTTTAGCACCTACCGAAGTAAGTAATGCCCGACAAATATCTTGGAGCGACACCTCGAACCTCTCTATGCCCTTAAATTGATCTTCCTCTGCATACTGATTGTAGGTTTCCCAATCAACATTGTTGTGCCAATCAATGTATTCCTTAGTCAGAATGACAATCCCCTCGCCATAATCCTTTAACTCAAACCTTCCACCCTTGGCGAGCTTCACAAACTTCTTGAGCGGGATCTCTTCAAAATCATATCCATAGTCACTAGGTATGGTGATTTGGATCTTACTACCTTTAGCTTCTTTTTCAAGGCTTGCCACTCGCATTTCAAGCTGTTTAATCATCTCGTTAAGCATGGTGTAATCCTTAGAAGCGAATGTAGAGTCCTGTGCCATCTTCAAAGCGATCTTTGAGATCCTCTGCATAGACATCGTTGAACTCTTTAACAACCTTTACGCTACGACCATGAGTACGAATGAACTCCATGTCATAAAGGTCAAGACCATTAAGGGTGATACGCACTCTGTTCACAGCACCCCTGTGCTTAGGCTTTGGGAACACGAGTGTAACACCATTAGGCTCATTGATGAGTTGCTTGAGTCCAATCATCATCTGTAGCTTACGACCACCGCCGAGCTGATTAACGATGGTAGCCGCAATCGAATTGGCTTGTCTCTCAAGACGAGCAACCTTGACACCTCTAGCTGTGGCAGAGATACCTTTGGAAGCTAACCAGTTCATCACTGCCGTGAAATCACCTCGATAATCATTAACTTCCATTAACTCTGCGAAGCCCATGTTTTGATTTGCTTTGGAAATCAAAGCCTTTTTAATCCCTTCTTTTCTGACCTCAACAGATTGGTCTGGCAATCTACTCTTAGACCACTCTTTCCAACTGACTGGCTTAATTGAACCATCAAATCCTACAAAAGCAAAAAATAAAGTTTCACCTCTTGAAAGGTTTACTTTTCTCCCACTTCTTGATGCAATCGTCTTGTATTCAAATGCAGACGCTTGTCTCTCAAGACGAGCAATTCTCATCTCAAGATTTCTAATAATCTCACTAGCTGATCTTCTCATAGGTCATTCTCCATTGGTTAAGGGTTAAAGAGATCACCTATGGAGAACCTATAAAGAGACTACAAATCAATCCTCGTCATATTCCTGCTGTGCGAGGATCAACATACCCTTAGAGACAGCATGGAATGGGTCAGAGGCATGGCGTACCTCTGAAATCTCAATGGGGAAACGCTTACGCTTAGTCTCAAAGACCTCCCTAAAGAAATCCATGAAGCCACCAGCTAGGCTCGTACCCCCACCCACTACGATTGGAATGGGCTTGTTAAGGGTGAGGTGTCCACCCTTCATTACAAACTGTTGTGCGATGTTATCCAGAGCGTGTTCAATAAGAGCCTTATAATAGAACGAGATCGCTTCTTCTTCACGATTGGTAGGTGCATTAAGGTCAATGCCCTTCTCTTTAATAGCACACATCTTAGAGGCTGTTGCACCCACAGATCGAGCCGCACCTTGGTCGATCCAATCGCCACCACGAGCAACCGAGAATGAAAGACCTTCAATGGTGTTGATAGCAAGGGCGATGTTAGTCATACCCGAACCAAAGGAGATGCCGATACCACTGAAGCCTTCCTTAGCAGTCTCTGCGAATACGATAGCCATAGCTTCGTTAGCTGGATGAGCTGTATAACCACACTCTTGAACGATGCGTGTAAAGACACCCTTGTGATAGACGACATCCATGTTAGCGTCCACAGGGGCGGCAGGGATTGAGAAGTAGCAGTGTTCACCCTCATGGCTAGGCTCACCGAGTACATCTTTAACCATGTGTCCGAGAACGGTGAGTGAGTCAATCTCATCAGCAGAAATCAAACCCGCTTTGAGGGGTCTACGACCTTCTCGTCCGAACATATTGGCAACTTCCATAGCCTCATCACCAAGTACGAGAAGATTGTCATCCGCTTCAATGTATGAAACAGATCCGAGTTTGAGCATCTTCTTTGCAGACTGTGGGAGATCAATAAAGAGATCACGCATACGCCTAAGAGTGACCTCGTTCTTCTTGCCACTCATTCGGGCAGATACGAGGTTCATAGTTCCAATGTCAAGTCCTACGCCTTTACTCATTGTTTATTTGCCTTTCTTAATGCTTTCAAAGCAGAGAGTGCGTCCGAGAGTTCGTCTGAACCCTCTGACTTTGTTTCATTCGCCAGAGACTCGGAGGAGGCTATGGTCTTATTAGAGATAATGTTGGAGGGGATAAAGGTCAATGCTTCATCTGTGTTCATATTACCCATAGGTTGATTGGTTTGAGCGTTATTATTCACAACCACCTGTTGAGCTGGCATCTGTTTGGCGACTGCTTCTGCAATCGCTTCGGGAGAAATCATCGTACCGAGCTGTTGGATGAGGACAGAAGCTAGAGCATTCATATCGAGTTGAGGTTGTTCTGCTGGTTTCTCAATCACCTTTTCCACCACGACTTCTTTTTCTACTTCAACGATCTTCTCTACCAGAACAGGTTTTTCAACAACCTCTTTAACTACCTTTGACTCCCGAACCACTTGAAATCGGTTGCTGTGTACTCCGAGTCGTGATCTATTCTGGCTATTTTTCACCTTGAGGGAGATCACTCCTGTGTTAACCAGAGACTTCAGCTCTTGGTTTGAGTCGTACTGAGCTTTCGTACAATCAAAGGTCTGACCTTGTTTGAGTTTGAGTCGGAGGCTCTTAACCTCTATGTCTTTAAGACATTGTGCTACATAAATCATCTATTGTCTCCGCTCATCTGCTTAGTGAGAAAGAAAGTTGCTCTGCGTATGGCTTTCATTCTACCCTTCTCAATCCCTTGCTCAATAAAGTTAAACTTATAGACTGCTGGATGTATCCACTTGTTTTCAGTCCTAAGAGGGAGATTTCTAAATACAACCTCACCACTCTTGGTCTTAATCGGAACGACTTTCTTCTCCATGTTAGATTTACGAGTGAGCCAGCTCATCTCATAAGGCTCTTTGCGTTCAAGATACTTTTTAACCCATTGCCAATCAGACTTGAGCTTGATAGCTCCACCTTTAGTGATCTCGTAGTAGAACGAGTCTAAAAACTCTTTTGTGCGTGGAATACCCGTCCCCATTCCTGCCGCTTTCTTAGCCGACTCCTTAACTGCCTTGACTATTTCTTCACCGAAGATCTCCAAGACCTTTTTAGAGATGTCTTTACCCTTCAGATCAACATTCTGAAACTGATTTTTACGCACTCTATAAGTACGAAGATCCCAAGGTCTGTTTGGATCTCTGTTCTTCGGTGGGTTTCTTCTTGCTCGTCTTGGGTCAAACTTCATATCTATGCCTCCTACTACAAGTAGCTGATAAACAAAGTACAAGGGTCAATAGTCTTTTTATAACTGGTCGTTAGTGATTGTATCCCCTGTTCCCGATATGTGTATCTCCCATTGGGAGTCCGAAGAAGAAGGGTGACAGGACATATAGGGGGCAGAACTCCTTTGATCTGTTTGGTTTTCACCCTTTCTCAAACAGCTAGGAAACAGGACACAATCGCTTGCTCATACAAGGACTTATCCCATGTCAGATAAAGAACCAGAAATAGACCCGATAGAAATTGAGATCAACCTCTTACATGAGTTGATCGAGGACAACATCCTCATAGTCATTCATAGGAACGGTATGTCCATTATGATGAATGAAGATGAGGAGGATAGAACCGAAGAACAGATGAGGCTATTTTCTCGCCTCTATGTAGCGGCTAACCCTAGCTTTGTCCTTCGGTTCTTTTTGATCTTAGAGGTTTTCTTGCTCTTAACTTGGGAGACTCTAGCCTATTTCTACGAAACAAAGATCAAGAAAAGGTAAGAGTCTCACCTCCAAATTGTATAAGGGTAGTGTTCACATTAACCCTTAACCACATGGAGGTCGCACATGAGCGATAAGTGGAAAGCAGGACCAGAAGTCCAAGAGCAGATCAATCATCTCATCGGAAACGCACACCCTCATCTCGTAGACATTATGGATGACATCGTAGTCATCTTCAAAGAGAAGTGTTCACGCAAGGGTGGTCGCCCTATTCTCGGTAAAACCTCGAAAGCACCGGCTATCTTGTCAGTGCTTGGGGAGCATACCTACGAGTTTGTCATTGAGCTTGGAGCAGACTGTTGGAACAATCTCAATGAGGCACAGCGTCTTGCTCTCCTCGATCACCTTCTCTGCTTCATCGGTGGTGAGGAGGACGAGAAGTCGGGTGAGATGAAGTATTTCCTCTCCACTCCCGATGTCTACTATTTCTCTGAAGAGGTAGAGCGTAATGGGAGCTGGCGAGAGGACATGATGCCCGATGGTGTACCCGAAGAAGAAGAAGGCTCGGACGCACCCCTTCTTGACCCTATCGGTTAACAATGAGGAAGAAGCTCGTTTTCACATACGAGCTTCAAATTCCCTACTGCTTTTTCTATATACTTTACCCACCGACATAGTGTCCATTGATTCGTCACTCCATGAATCAAGAGATACTTTAACGGCCTTATTTCCTTTTAAGGGTACTTCTAAGACGATCTTCCCCCCTCTTGACATTTCAAAAGGTTCAAGGTCAGTATTTACATTTTCGTTAGTTAAAATCGACACTTGATTCTTAAAAACCCTCATTAGATATGAGTCTTTGAGGTCAACTTTGCTCGCTTGACGCTCTAATCGAGCGATACGAGCTTCAAGATTTCTGATTATTTCTGACGCTGATCTTCTCATGGTCTGTTCCTTTCATGTAAGAACGATGGTATAAAAAACACATCTAATGTTGACAATAAATAAACTACAAATAAAAGGAGTTTCAAATGAAGTACACACGCATGGAAACTGTTGACGGACAAGAGCAGAAGCTCGTTGTCACTCTTGATGAGATCGTTCGCCTTGTAGGTGAGGATGGTGTTTATCAATACATCACAGAAGGTGGCTGGGAAGTGTTCTCTGATGAGACATTCAACAACTATCAACAAGCTACAGCACAGACTGCCAAGTACCCACCCGACCAAGCCCTTGAGTACCTTTCACTCGGTATTGCAAGTGAAGCAGGCGAGGTTGCTGGTAAGATGAAGAAGTGGATTCGTGATGGGGATAGCAAGATGACTCGTGAGGAGTGGGTTCAAGCTATGTCATCAGAAATCGGTGATGTGCTTTGGTACGCCGCTCGCCTCGCTGATGAGCTTGGTCTAAGCCTCTCACAGATTGCAGAGGACAATATGGATAAGCTCTTAGACCGTAAGGCGAGGGGTGTTATCGGAGGTAGTGGGGATAACCGTTAAGGTTTACCCAATCCACCTTGTCAGATCGCCCCAGTCTAACCAGACTCTCTTTTTCTTAGGGTCAATTTTGATGCCGAGAGCTGAACCTATACTAGTACGATCTCGCTCATCAAAGTTGAATGGGATGCTTATGGTGTTTGGTCTACCCCCTCCACCAAACGATGGGAAACCTCTTAGTGCCATAAAGTGTTGAGCACCAGCTTGCTTAAACCATTCATCTGCACCAGTGTGAGTTTGTACATACCCATAAACAGTCACTGTTCTGCCATTTTTTGGGTTTTCAAAAGTGACATCCACATTATTAAGGCTTTTTACTTCAACATCGACAACTTCAAATAGACCTGCATCGGTCTTGTAAAGGAGTCTCTCTAACTCTTGGAGGGTTAGTCTATTGTCCTTAAAGATGTCAAAGATACCTGCTTGCTTTTCAAGCTGTGTAACTCTTGACTCAAGGTCATGGATGATTTCTGATGCAGTTCTTTTCATGGTAGGTTCTCCATAGGTTTGAGTTAATACCTATGGGGAGACAATAAATAGGTTATTAAAATCTGACCCTATACTTTTTGAGGGTCGGGGTCATACCTTTTTCAACGCTCTTAGCAATGGATACAACCTCTTCAGCTAATCTTACATTCTCTTCTGTCGAGTCGAGTCTCTTTACAAGACTGAGGCTAAGTTCGCTCCCTCCCTTAGACCAGTCATTTAGACGGTCTTGGAAATGATTTTTTAGTTCCACATAAAGAGGATCGGGATCATACCCCGTAGCCCCTTGTGTGAATAACTCTATATTCATGGTTAGAGGAGAGTCTTCTTCTTCTCGCAAGTGTAGGAAAAACTGAGTGTCTTGCGATTGGAAGTGAAGCAGAGTTATCTCATCTTCATCAAGAATGTCATAGTATTGGTAGGGAACATCGCCAAGTTCAATCAACTCTATGACAGATTTCTCAACTTTGATGGGTGCAACTAAAGAGAATGTCCCTTGAGCTGACATCATCTTGTTATTTTGTTTGAGCTTGAAGTCAGTTATTTGAAACTGAACTGTCCCATCAAACATATCTTGAAGCTCACCCTCTAACTCAGAGGACATTTCATCTTGAGTGAGCTTGGAAGGAACTTTGAAGTCATCAATGATGTAGTTTCTGCTCGCTTGTTTTTCAAGACGAGCGAGCCTACGCTCAAGACCTCGAATGATTTCTGATGCTTTTTTCATATTGGCTCTCCATTTGGTTAATACCTATGGAGAGCCAATAAAAAAACTATTACTCCTCAGCACCTGCCATGTCAGCAGACCCACCCTCGACTGCCATATCGGTAGTCTCCTCAACTCCACCCTCTGACCTTGCGTCTACAGTCATGTCCTCTACACCCATGTCGGTCATGTCTGTACCCGCTTCAACAGTAGCATCCATCTCCATGCCTGCTTCTGTGGTTGAGCCACCGTCAGTAGCTCCACCTTCAGCTCCTGCATCAGTTCCTGCATCCATACCACCCTCAGAACCACCCATCTCCATGCCTGCCATATCGCCAGCTACAGGAGTCTCGGTGGTTTCTTTATCCTTGTCGCAAGCGATAAGGGTAAGAGCAATAACTGCAATGGTAAGTAGATTTCTCATGGTATATACCTTTCGTTGTTAAGTGTTTGAAAGAAGGTATATAAAGAAACTACAAAAGTTATTCAAATTTAACTGATAAAGGTTATAGGGGCAAGTACCGAGTTCTAGCGTATCGGGCAGACTTGCTTCCAAAACCAAACCATGACTTGAGTTTACTCACTCCAGTGTTCAAAGCGTCCATCACACCTCGACTTATACTTCTAAATCCACCTAAAAGTTTGTCTTTAAGCTCTGTAATCTTAACCCCTGTTCGCTGAATAAAGGGTAAGAAATACTTAAAGAAAAAGTTGGCAACTTTAGAGGTAGCCCACCCTAAAACTCTTAGGGCTAGATAAGCACAAAGCATGATACCCATGACTTTAACTGATCCAAGAGTAATAGCTCCCCACAAAGTCTTGGCAACAGCTCCTCCAGAAGCAAAGACAGCGATAGCGGCTGCACAAGTATAAACCACGAAAAACATTAGAATCGACCCTAGAGCGTTAAACTCATCTCCAGTATAGTATCGTTTCCCCCCCAAATTGAGGTGAGCACCCTCAATCGGAGTTCCCTTTTGCTGGAATAATTGTTCTTCGATTTGTTTATGACCCTTATAGAGCCAAGCATAAAAACCTATGGGGTCGTCCGAGTTATGTCGCTTAATACATTCATCAATGTAGGCATACTTAGCCTTGATTGAGTTTCTGCGATCAATCTCCTCTTTGATCTTTTGGATCTGAGGATTCTTATCATTGATGATCTTGTCCATGTTCTTATAGGCATTCATAATATCTCTTGGTGAGTTAATGCCAGCCTTCTTCATAGCAATCACAAAACTGCTTGGGACATCCTCAAGTTCATTATCAAGCCCTTCTGCAAGCCCAACGAAAGCTGTTTCGATAGTAGCTTTCTCGACCTTATCTGCTTGGTTTGAAGTCTTGATGACTCGACCAAGATTGTTGATGTAGGCTTGTTTTTCAAGGCTTGCGACTCGGATCTCAAGATCACGAATATATTGGTGTGCTGTCTTTCTCATGTTCTTTTCTCCATAGGTAGAATTAAGGTAAGGACACATATCTCAGAATATAAAGAGCCTATAAATGTTTTAGACTCTTTATATTTCTCCTTAGCAAAAACTGAGGTGATTATGAGACTTGTTTGTATTTCAGACACCCACAATCAGCATGATGAACTTGATTTACCCGATGGAGATGTCCTAATCCACGCAGGGGATTGGACAGGCACAGGTACGCAGAAGCAAGTGATCTCATTTATAAGGTGGTTTGCGAGCCAACCCCATAAGCATAAGATACTGATTGCAGGAAACCATGAAGTGACTCTCGATAAGTCATTCTATCAGATCAACTGGCCTAGATTTCATCCGAAGCAACCCCACAGATCACATGACATAGCTAACTATGTGTTGAGGGAAGAGGGCATCTACTATCTTGAGGACACAGAAGTGGTCATAGAGGGTGTTAAGTTTTATGGTAGCCCTTGTCAGCCCTCATTTGGTGGTTGGGCTTTTAATGTGGATAGAGGCTTACCAATCCGAGCTGTGTGGGGCAATATACCAGAAGATACTGATGTGTTGATCACACATGGACCGCCATATGGGTATGGAGATAAGTTAGCCATTGGAGAGCGTGTGGGCTGTAAGGATTTACTCGATGAGATCACTACAAGGGTACGCCCTAAAGTCCATGTATATGGTCATATCCATGAGGGTTATGGCACATATGACTTAGAGGGTATTAAGCTCATTAATCCTGCGAACTGTAATGAGGACTACAAGATTACTAATAAGCCTATCGTGTATGACTTAGAATAGATCTTCAGACCAAACGATGTACTTGTCTCGCATGAACTCGATATAGGCTTTTGCTCTAGGGTTTCGAGCGAGTCTGATCGCTTTTTCAAAGTCTCCACCCCAAAGAGCTTCAAACTTGTCCGACAGACCGTCATCATATTCTGGATCAATCTTAGACAGCCCATCAATATGATCAAGGAGGAAGTCCTCGAACCTCATCTTAGCTACTCTTTTAGCACTGCTCTGTTTACTAGTGGATGGGAAAGGGGTCGGGTTATATTTAGATGCCATATCGACCATCTCCCTATCCTCATGTGTGAGTCGTTGCCTGTACCAATCGCTACCCATAGAGATGAGAGCATAGTTAGTACGATCTAAGGAACGCTCTAACTTTGATAAGTGTCTTGGTAGAGCTTCAAAGTTATCCCCACAACGCTTGTATATTTCCTCAGCGATTTCTGGACTTTCTTTGATCGCCTCGATCATCTGGTTCATGTGTGTACGAACAATGTGAGCTTCAACTCTCGCAGAGGACACCCCTTGAGATAAAATAGACCAAGATGCTTGGCTTGAAGATTTCTTTTTCATTACTATTCTCCTTGTCTCTTGGTCTAAGGCAATATGATAGAAAAACTATTACTCTAGCTCTTCTGGTATATCGAACCTTACTGTCCTTCTATACTTATCCCGATAACCAATCTTAGCTTGGACTTGGTGCTTACAGGGGATCATCTTTCCTGTTTTGATCTTGTGTATGATTAGCTCGTAATCCATGATCTCACCAGGTAATGCCATGATGATATATGGGTTAGCTATATCTGTCGGGAGGTCTTTAGGATCGACTACAAGTACAACGGCTGTTGGTGTAGAAATCCAACCTTTGATCTGGATCGTTTGACTAGTAGCGAGTATTGAGGTGTATGGTTTTAAGTCGATCACAGATCCGTTCGACCCGAATGATTTAAGGACAGCAACAGACCCTTTTTTATTCCAGTAAGAGGGGATCGTGGGAGTGTTAGGTTCTCTTTTCCACCACAAGAACAGCTCTTCTGGTTCTCTGATGCAAGCTACTAGGCTAGATACTTTTGTGATTAAATCCATTATCTGATCCTCTTAGGGTGTTTGTACTTGGTCCTCCAAGACGGCTGTATCTGCTCCATTGCTTCAATGCCAACTTTACTCATTATGTCGGGTTCAAAGACACTACCCAAAGAGATGTTAGTTTTGGCTAACACTTTGTGTTTAGGGGGGTGTGCATAACCATTTGATTTATCCACAACTAGGTAGGTGTGAGTAGAGTTCATCTCCTCATTTTGATAGAGGAAGATGATGACATTCTTGAGAACCTTTATTGTCATCCCTAAAGCAGAAGCAATAGCTCTCGATGCTTCAATAATCGCATCTCCATTGCCTTCTGGAGTAGTCGGGATTGTTGGTTCGGGAGTCTGATCCACGACTTCTGTTTGAGGAGGCTCTTGGGTAGGCTCTGTAATAACATTCATTGTCCTCCAACGAGGTTTTAGGCTACTCATACGCTCAAACCCTACACAGACATCTAAGTTATCATTAGAGATGTTTGAGAGGTTCACATTAAGGTTTGGCTTAGACTTCGTTTTAGGAGCGAACAGATTACCTGTGGCATAGTCTATGAACATATAAGCGTGTGTCGAACCTACAGCTTGATTAGTGTAGACGAACAATCCGTACTTACGACCTTTTTTAAATAGGAGTCCAAGTCTACTTGCCAATGACTCGGAGATCCTAATCATCTCTTGTTTACTTGGGAGAGTTTCTTCAACTTGCGTGGCTCCGGCTTCTTCAGTTTCACTTGGCACGAAAATATCTGTAAAGTTTGAGCCGTCGGGTTGATACTCTACGCCGTCAACAATGATACTATTAAACGCTTCTAAGGACTTAGGGTGTAGCTTCCCTACTGCTTTGTACGATAGAGCTTCACAGAAATGCTCTTCAACATCAGTCATAGCATATTTAGTAGGAAAGATACCAGTTTGTGCCTTGATGTATTCTTTAATGTATTTCTCTCTATAAACACCGATCTCACTACCGTCGGGCAATACAAGATAGACTCCATGAGATGTTATCCTAGAAATCTTTACAGGGACACCATCACTAGCTTTGACCCCTATAGATGTTTTTGAACGCTTCTTTTTGGCATATAGATTGATGTCTTTACCGATCCATTCAGATAGACGAATACGCTGTGCATAATGGCATTTAAGATCATATCTTCTCCACAGTCTCTTTTTATCTTCGGAGAGGATTTTCTGATAGTATCTATGCCCTATCTCATGGATAAAAGTCTTAATGAACTCTGCTTTATCCCTATCCATGTACTTCATGGTGATCTCGTCTTTTACCGAGTTGTACCATGCGTACCAGCTTGACCTTCCTAGCTTCTCGACTAGTACGACATCACCGTAGAGTGCTTGAGGAAAGTTGGGAGCTAGTGAGTTCGTGCATCGAGACAGGGCTTGAGTGCAAGCCTCTTTCATCTCTTCGACCTTATCTTCACCGAGATTGATTGGGTTCTTTAGAGTAAAAGGACCGACATCGACTTCGTTTTCCCCTTCTTCTCTTAAAGGGTATCGAAGCAGAGCAAGCATATCATCAATATGTTTCTTCCTAGCTCTAAGCCAATCTTGAGGGCTGTATCTTCTTGAACGAGGGAGCTTAAGTTTATTCTTAATCGCCCGAACTCTCTTCGACTTATTTTCGGGGAAATTGATCTTATGGAATAAGAAATCGGCTAAGTGTACTGCAAAGACTAATCCTTTACTTTGCACGAATAATGAAGGGTTGAACCTTGCATCTTCAAGGACATCAATGGCTTCTAACACAGGGGTGTTGTAGTTAGTGTTTCTTATGAGTCCTTGCCATGTACCTATTTCACATCTGCTTAAGTGACTGTAGCTTGCGTACCTTCTCATCTTATTCACCACCTAATTTTGAACTTAACTTTGATCTGCATATCTTCATTGATGACCTGTTCGGGAGGTCGGGTGTCATAAGCATAGTTAAGCTCATTGACTAGGGAGAATACTTTGTTGAGAGTGAACTCAAGAGATCCTGTGGTCAAGATACGATAGTCATCTGGGTCTGTGAACAAAGGTTGAAAGTAAGTGATCAATTGACCCTTAACCTTGTTTTCCCATTCCTTGCCTATACGAATATAGGAAGAGGCTCTAGCATTGATATTTCCTGTCTCAAGAGCTGAGATACGCTCATAGTCCGACATCCCACCTATACCTATAGCTAAGTGGTCTTTGAACATGGTGAACCTCAACCCACATCCAGTGAGCTGTCTCAAGGTCAGTAGTTGGAACTCGGCTGTCTGTACTTGAGTGAATACCTCTGTACCGACATGATTCCACCACATAGCTGTCCATCTAAGGTGAGCATAGGACTGATCTTGGAAAGGCTCACCTTCGCTTTCGCCATAGGACATTGACCCAATGATGAGTGAGTGGTGTATGTCTTTGATATAGTCAGCTCTTAAACCAAGCTGATACTGAAAGACATTTACATTCCCTCTCTGTACAGATAAACCGATTTCATTAGATCCATGTAGACCTTGCTTATCTCCACCACGATCTGACTCGATGTTCACTACTTGCCCCCAAGCGAGGTATGGGAGCATTACAATAAAGATAAGCAAGGCTCTCATTACAGGATCTCTACAGGATAGTTTTCAAGTAGGAGTCTTGTAAGAGGACAACGCTTCTTCTTTGCGTGAGTCTCTAAATAAGGCACATGATTTCTGCTCTTTGAGTGGAGGCTATGAGCTACTTCACCCGAATAGAGAATGAGGTCTGTGATTGCCTTGTGTGAAGCTCTTGCACAGCTCGGCTTAAACCCTAGAGGTCCAGCTACCATACGCTTTGGCTTCTGATTGAGTAAGCAAGCACCACCAAGAGCTTTACTCGCATTACAGTTCGATCCTTGGCATCGGGTACTGAAATAAGTACCCGCTTCTGGATGCTTGCTCTCAACAAAGCGAGCGAGGGCATTAACCTTTTTCTCTAGCTTACGAAGAGCGACTTCAACATCATTCTGGACAGCTTTGGTGAAACCATAGTTCCCACTTGCCGCAGTCTTATTCATGTAGGCGTTAGCAACTCTTTTAATGCTGTTATTCATCTCACCACTCCAAATCGTCAATGATGTCATCGTGATGAGCTAGACGGCTTAGTGCGTCTAAGCCACCACTAGAAGGCTTCTTTGCAGGTCCAAGACTATCAAGTGCGGATAATCCACCACCAGATCCCCCTGTGTTCTTTTGAACACGAGCTGGATCAATTCCTTTGGAAGTCATTGCACCTTCGTACTTAGCCCACTCTTTCCCAAAGTTTTTTTTCTGGGCTTCATAGGAATCTTTTACTTCTTTTGCACTATTGTGCTTGTGGCTTTTGACCCTAGACTCTTTGTCGAAGTCAGCCGTGATGCCCATATCATCAATGATGTCATCTGCAAACTTAAAGGTATAACCTTCCTCTTCGCCATGTGGGTGATCATCACGATAACCACGATAACGAGCTACATCGTTCATAGCGGAGTGTGCGTGAGAAATCTTATCTTCAACCCAGTCGTCAAGGTCGTCCATGCCGATGTCATCAACGATGAAATCCGCCATGTCGCTGATCTCTCGTAGGTTCTGTCGGCTCATGTATGATCCGGACTCTTCATGGTCTTTAGCCATACGGCTAGAACCTTTAGGGACAGAGCCAATAAGGTCTTCAATGTTTTTTAAGGCATATTCTAAAGTCGGGAGAACTTCATTTTCCATGACTCTATAAACATAACGCTCATTGCCTTCGTCAGCCAATCCACGATCAATCATAGAGGTGATCTCATGGTTTGCTTCTTTAATTGCCTCTTGGAAACTTTCAAAAGCTCCAGACACCTCTTCATGGTATGGAGCAAACAAAGGATGTCCATCTACATCTACGAAAAGTTCACCCCAACTGTTTTGGCTTTTAATCAGAGCTGATTCTACAGCATTCATATCTTCAACAGCATCGGAGAGATCATCAAGAGTTATTTTACTTAATAATCTGTCAATATGAGATACAGAATTCACTAGTCGTTTCTTTAAAGATGAACTGATCTCACGATCTGATAGATCACCTGCTATACGACCAAGACCAAGGTCATCAATGATCTCGTAATGTGCAGTTTTACCCGCATCTTCTACGATCTCTTCTTTGTCCTCTTTGATGTCCTCAAGTTTCTCTTCAAGCTCTTTTTGCTCGGAGTCTAACTCTTGGAAGTCCTCGGAACTCATCGCCTTAGCTCTGTTCTTAACGACATCCTTGTTGATCTCGGTCTGCTCATCAAAGGTTTCAGCGGCATCGGGGTTGTCTTTCTTCCACTGCTCAAACTCTTTCTTACCTTTAGGTCCAGAATGAAAACGAGACTCTTTCCAGAAATCAGACATACGATCAAGACCGATGTCATCTACAATCTCGAAGCCCTCAAGCTCCTCGGCTTCAAAGTCATCCGAGAGAAAGTCAGCTTCAAAGTCATCTGCGATCACTTCATCTTTGACATTACCTGGACCACCTCTTAATGGCTCGATCCCCATATTTACTTGGACGACATTCTCACCCAAGAAATCAGCGGCGTTTCTCTCACCATAGTCGGGCTGTAGTCGAAGGGGTTGCTGTGGGTATCGAATCTCCATGTGCTTCTGTGCGATTTTTTTAGCTAGTCTTTTAAGCATTTCAGATCTCCTTTAGATTGTTCATTTAATCTCTAGCAATAGATAAACTATTAAATGTTAGGTAGTCCTACGAGGTACTTAACTACATCGCCTTTACCTTCTAGGTTTCGGGTGTAGCACTTCTTGTCATCATCCCATTCGAGAGGTTTGTTGAGGACTGCTCTTACTTGAGTCTCATCTTGGATGTGATTGACTCCGAGTCGCTTCTTTAAGAGTCGGGCGAACCTTGCATCAACCTCTGCATACCAACCTCTCTTTAAGAGGAGTTCTGCACCTTTCATCAACATAGCGTTCCTACCCTCGCTTGTGCCATCAGACCCAATGAGTCCGATCTTCTTCCCGAAGCGTGTAGTGCTATAACTAACGAAAGCGTCTATCTCATCATCTCCAGCAACATCAACGACCCAGAAGATGTCGTAGTTTCTCATAAGCTCGGACTTGGAGCTTATGTGCTTTCCTACTTTGGAGTAGGATAGATCATAAATGACCCACAGTTGTTCCTGTTGATCTTGGGAGAATTGCTTAGGGGGTGCTTCAACCCACTTTTTACGGTCAAGGTGAACAAGAGCGATACGCTGTGCCATCCTTTGATGTGCAAATGATCTGAACACGAGCTTGTATGCTTCGCCTACAGCTTTAGAGTATTTGTCTTTAGCTTTACGCTTAAGTGAGAGGAAAAAACCAATGGGTCTGACATAGTTTAAGAAGTCTGCCCTTCTTCTTTCTTGTCTGCCGATGTCTTGACCCACAAGAGCCTTAAACAATAAGTTCTTATCTTGGACAGTAAGTTTTCTGTGCTCTCCGTGGTAATCGAACTTTGACATAATCTCACGAACAGCATCCCTAAGATCAGTATAAAACTCAACATCATCTAAATGATGCTTTTCAAGATCAAGTCTCCTACCACTATCCTCTTGATTTTGCTTGAACTGAGGCGTTCTGATCTTCTTTGAGGGCAGTCCTGCTAGATTGCTTTGGTTTCTTAGTCTTGCATAATCACTGAAGAAATCTTTTAGCTTTAATGAGATGTAAGACAGGATTGTTTGACCAGCGTGGGTCATCTCGTGAACCACAACCCTGTGGATATGCTTAACTATATACCGTGCCTCTGGAATTATACCAGATCCATCTACAGCTTTTTCTGCATCACTAATAGGCATGAAGAAAGTGTTAGCTCCTGCTTGCCAATGTGGGTTTTCGTTTGAAACTTGTATCCTCACATTGATATGAGCAAGGCTCTCTATTTCGTCCTCAAGATTGTTGGCTCTCTCTATAACCCTTTCAAGCTGTTCGGTTAAGAAATCACTTGCGTCATCGGGTACGGTCTCAAGCAGACTCGTCATGCTTGACTTCATTTGATCCAACTCTTCTAACTTTGTTTGCTTGACCCTCTCTCTATGCTCTTCAAGAGACTGCTGATCGACATACCATTCATCAAGATAGATAGGGAACTGCACATATCTTACTTCGCCTTTTTTCATGGGCTTCAGCTTAACTGTGATGAGCTTCTTAAATCCTTTAATCTTCTCCTTAACATTAGGGATCATTCTCTCGCCATAAGCAAGACGACCCTCCATAGATTCGAGGTTCTTCTCAATCTGTTCCTCGATTAGTGCTTTAACAGCTTCCCTTCGCTCCGAGGACTTTACTCCAGAGAAGGCTTTCATCTTAAAATCTGAAAAGTAGCCATACCCAAAAAAGCCTCTCGACACCTCTCCGAACTCTTTGTATTTACTGTAGATGTCTCTTGTGCCTTTAGAGTCAGCGGCATCTCTTAGCTCATCAATCGCAGTTAAAAGAGGCTCATATCTTGGCTCTTCCGTAACTCTGAACTTTTTAAGCTCCCTAACCTTTCGGTTGAGGGCTTTGACATAGTTAGTCGCTACTTGTGAGATGATATGCTCATACACATCTTGAGTGAGCATAGGGGGTGGCTTCATTAGTCCTGCATATTTCATCTTATTTCTCCTTATAGAACGGGGCTACCGAATAATGCTTTGGTGTGTCTGCCGATAGATCCCAATGACCTACTGTAGTAGCCATCACCTTCAAGGATGATGTCTCCTTTACCACCCATAATAGCCATGATCGTATCTGGATTCTTTATGTTGTCTAACCCTCCCCTTCTTAGGATTTCTTCAACCTTGTCAGACGCTTCTGTGTAGTATCCTCTCTGTTTGAGGAGCTTGAGCATCTTAACTATGACTGCCTTTTTGGACTTCCTTGTTCCATCATGCCCCATAGCCGCGATCTTCTTACCGAATGGTGTGTCTTTCATGGCAATGAAGATGTCAATATCTGGATCATCATCGTTGTCAATGACCTCGAAGATCGGGTACTTTTTGATTAGCTCCTCTTTAGACCCTATGTGCTTGCCGATAGCTCCATAAGCAATGTCATATAGAGTCCAAAGATCTCCCTCTTGCTCGGAGTCGAATCGGTTATTCTTTGTCTCTAACCATTTATCCTTCTCCAAAACGACTCTAGCAAGTCTCTCTGCCATGCGTTCTCTGCGTAAGTCTTTCTTATGCTTCTCTTTACGAGATCGACCCTTAGCGACATCTTTATCCCTATTCTTGTGCTTGCCTTTACCAGAACTGCCGACACCTGTACCATCGAACATTCCTTGTGCGTTAGGATCACGATACTTAGGGATCGAGGGTTCTTGGTTTTTCTTCTTTTTGCTTGCCATGATCTGGCGACCATTCTCACAGACCTCACGCTCAATCATAAGAGCGGGTCTGCGTACAAGATAGTTCGGCCATTTCTCGAACCACTTAGAGTAGAAATCATCTTCGGAGACTTCACGAGTGGTCTTGTCGGGGTTAGGCATATTGGGGTCAGCTACATGAACAACATAGCTTCCCTTTTCACCAGTCACATCAAAGATTAAGCTCGCATGACTCCAATCCCTACCTTCTGGATTCCAAGCGATGAGGACAGGCTTACCTTGATCAGTCCATGATTTTACTTGGGTGAGTGTAGCTGGTGTAGTGAGTGTAGCTCTGCAACCAAAGTATTGAGCACAGGCTAATACCTCTTCCCATCTCGCACCTTGCATGGGTTTCGCACCAATAACTTGATTGACTTGATCTTCGTTGCATTTAACCCCTACAGCATTGAGTGCCATACAGGTGGAGGTTGCAACGCAACTAAACTGTGACCGCTGTCGTATTGGGTTCACATCAGCTTTTGCTAATCTTCTCATAATAGGTAGCCCTTTCTATTGTTAGGAAAGAGCCACCTATAAAGAGATTACAAATCTATCACCACACAAAGGCCGGAGCTAGGGTGCTTTCTTTTAAGAGACTCCCATACCCTCATAGCCATGTCGCTAGTTGACCCCGACACGCTACATTTTTCGGGTATGATGACAAAGGGTTTCCTCACCCTCTTTGACCACCCCTCTATGAGCTTTTGGTAAATCTCTGACCCGACACCTTTGCCTTGGTACTCTTTACTTAGGCTGACTACATTGACTTCTAATATGCGTATGTCCTCACCGTCCATGACTTGAGGATACTCATAACTAATATCTATGAGATCGTCCGAGCATTGATAGGTATGTACGACCTCCATCATAGAGATGGAGTCGCCATAAGCCCTAGCAAGCCCTATGACTTCACCTTGGTCTTTAACCTCAACAAAGACGGAGGTTGATGTGGTCTTGGTGGAGAAATCGAGCATCAGCTTCTCTTAAACTTCGACTTGTTGAGATGAATCTCAATGTGACCTTTTTCTCCTATATTAATCGTATAGTCCTTATCGTAGCCAGATTTGAGTTTTTTAAATGCTGGGTACTTTGTGGTTAGGAGTTTTTTAAGGTCATTGGTTAGAGGACCAGCCCATTCGTCCCACCACCCCTCTTCATCCCAACCCTCTGGATCACAATCGGGATCGTCCTCATCACAGTCATAGTACGCACCAACATAGTGGTCGAGTCTTTGTCTGTTCATAGGCTCTATCTCTAGGAACCAGGTGTTTCCATCGTCACTTAGACCCATACCTTTCATACGACCACCATTGGGGGTACTTGACCTGCTCAAGAAATAGTAGACCTCTTGAGCTGTCGGTAGTTGTTCTTCAACTGTAGGTCGAGATCTCGGTGCTGATCTAGTAGGTGTTCGTTGTCGAACAGGTCTTGGAGGCTCGTTAACCACACGAGGAGAGGGTTGTCTACCTGTTGGGTTAGACCTAAACGAGTCAGCCAAGTCAGATGCGTTGTTTCTGTGCATTACTTTTCTGATGTTTTTAAGATCTCGCTCACTAAGATCACCCCCGTCTTTGAGGGTCTGAAGGTATCCCCCAAGCTCAACGATCATTCTTGTGTTGTTTCGATTTTGGGACAGGAAGCCCCTAAGAGCTTCATAAGCCTCTGACTTAGTGGCGGCCTGTCTTTCGAGTCTGGCAACCCTCATTTCGAGGTTTCTTAAGATACTCATTATTGTTGCTCCAAGTCAGCAGAGTCTGTGTGGAGGATCGCTTTGAAAATAGAGTCCTCGTCATAATAGCCATCTCTGTCCTGTTTGATAGATCTACTAGGAACAGTAAGGTGGAATACAGTTCGCTCTGATTTCTCTCGGTCGTCAGCTCGGTCAATATACTCAAGCTCAACATTTAGTTTCACATAAGTACCATAGAACTCGACTTGATCTTCAACATCCACAGCAACATATTGCTTGCGATCATCTCCGTAAGACCCAAGCCATTCAAAGACTTGACTGTTTAAATAATCTCGTCCTCTACGACCTAGCTCAACGAGGGCTTGAGGGGTTTCTCTCCTAGCTGATTTCTCAAGTCGAGCAATGCGACCCTCTAGCTCATAGATGACATCAGATGCCCTACGAGTCCTAATGCCGCTGAGTCGATCTTCGAGGTCTTGCAGTTGTAGGGCATCAAGATTGAGGCTTTGTTCTTGAGCTTCAAGTGCTTCAAGACGCTCTTGCTCTCGGATCAGAGGCTCAAAGTGCTGAATGTCAGCAATGAACTCTCTGACCCTTCTGATTTCTTCTTCAAGGTCTTCGGTGTCAAGACTCTTGATATATCCGACATTAACTTTACCAGCATCGCCATCAAGTTGTTTGTATAGCTTGATGAGATTGTAGAGGTCGATTCTTTTACCCGCGTTTCTTCGCATGATTATTCTCCTTAGTATTTGAGGTCTATTCCGAGTTTGCCGTCAGAGCCTGGCACTTTACAGCAGATACCTACGACAGTGGGGTTAACACCGAGAGCGGCGTTGAGGTTAGCATCAGGATCATTGCATAACAATCCATTCTCGCTGATTTTGAGTGGGTCATTAAGGTTGTAGGTAATAGGGCCAGCGTTGCGTACTCCGTTTACAGCTAAGGCAGTCGTTTCAAACTCTTTGAAGAGTATTCTAGCACCACCATTAACAAGTGTGAGTACGGCCGCACCAGAGGCAGATGCTAATGCCCCTGTGTTTTGATACGAGGTGAAGTTTCGATAAGTAGACTGTCGGGCAGATGCGTAGTTCTCTGAACCATACAAGACAAATCCTGCCACATATCGCCCATCAGATTTCTCTACTGTGAACTCGGACACATTATCATCATTAGGCACATAATAGACCCAAGTGCCACCTTTCCAACCTGTCCTACGCATAATAGGACCTGCTGTGCAGGGAGTCTTATCACCATTCTTTAAAACATCAATGTCATCTGTGGTTAGATTTAGATCAATAGACATTACGCTTTACCTCCATTCTCTAGCTCACCTTTTTGCTTTTTGTCTTGTAGGACTTGTTTAACCGCCTTTGCCTGTTCTTTTTTAGAGAGGTGTCTTTCAACGACTCTCTCTACAAGATCTTTTTTCACCTCTACTTTGGTCTTATCTTTGGTGATAGGCTTGGCTTTAGGGATCTCTTCGTGGCTGGTAGGCACACCTTCGATCTTTTCTTCAGTCTTAACGATAAACTGATTGAGTGTACTCAACTCTTTGCCGCCTGGCTTCTTAATGATTTCTTCGGGAGGGGGAGGGGCAATGACAGCTTCGCTTTCTATGAGCGTGTCATCTTTCTTCATCTCACCTGACTGGATGGCTTTTTCAACAGTATCTACTTTGTTAGTGATCGCCTTTGACTCGGCAAGATTTCTAACAGACCTCTTGGTTGGATTATCGAAAAAAGCAGACTCGGCTGATTGTGCTTGTTCCAGCTCTGCTACTCGCCTCATTAGTGAGGCTATTCTATATCTAAGATCATTCATACTAAACTCCTATCGGGTCTAGTGTAAGCAACCTTATAAATAAACTATTACTTTAGCCACCGATACGCTGTGGCTTCGGAGACTCCGTATAAATCCATGACTTGCTTTACATTCAAACTATAATCGAAGTCATGGGGTTTGCTAGATTTTCTATTTTTGGGCCTCATCTTAACGCCATATTTTTTAAGCCTATTTCTAAGTGTCTTTGGGTCAACATCGTATTTTTTGCAGATGTCTTTAACCTTTATACTTGAGTCTTGATACATCCTTATTATGTGTTCCATATCTTCTTCAGGTATTTTTTCTAACGGTTGTTCATATCTTAATGGGACATTAAACTCGTGTATCATGTTATAAACATGGGGCTTAGATACCCTATGCTTTCTAGCTATCTCGGAGACACCCATACCTCTTTTATAGTCTAAGGCGATGTCAGCACCCTCAAACTTATATGCTTTTGAGGGTTTTATTTGAACACCCTCTTCTCTTAGCCTATTGATGATCGTTAGATAACTCACACCATAAAGTTCACCTAGCTTGGTTGAGCTGATGTTATTCCGATAACTACGAACAATTTGATCTACTGGTAGATCTATATAGCCTCCAACTTTTTTCATGTCTGATCCCCCTCTCTATTTGCATAGCGTGGGGAGTCAAAGCTACTATGGATAAACTCATCAAAGGGAACACTCCATTGATATTCAGAGTAGTATTCCTCGACTAGATGTACCGTATTCCCCCTCGACCACACCACAGTATCACCAAACTCATCAGCCCAAACAGGGCAAGAGCAGATATACTTAGTATCGGACTCTTTTAGGAGTCCTCTGATTGTGTCCATAAAGTCTTTGGGTTCAACCCACCCTATTTCTTTACCATGTCCGAAAGTGCCTTTTGGCTGATACTCGCTGATGTGATAGCATTCGTCTTGGTCATAAGTCATACTCGATACCTCTCGATCTCTTGGGTTGGGGCTAGGTTAGGGTCTTGGGTGAACTCATGCCACAGCTTGATTTTGACCCATGTTTTGGTTGCATCTCCTGCTTTATAGGTTCGGGTGCGATCCTCGATGTCGATGATGTCATCGTCTATTACTTGGTGCTTTTCTACATAGGCTAAGGTTACCCATCGCTCTCTGTAGTGGCTACGCACATTACGAGGGGTGTAGTGTTCGGGTGCTGTGTAGCTCCTAGCATCAGTCTCTTTTGGGTCGCTATCTACATGGCGAAAGTAGGTAGTGCGAAACTCCCTGTACTTCTGCTTGAACCTTGCACCTTTTGGCTTGCCTTTGCCTTTAGACTTGATCTTTGTTCGCCCACAGGGGAAGCGATTGTCTTGGTGGACGCTTGTTTCCTTGACGAACTGACCCTCATGGATCATCTCAAGTGCTGTTAGTCCAAAGGCGGCTACTTTAGCGTAGCCCATCTTTGGTGAGATCTCACCTCGCTGTTCGTGAGCTACAAACTCACCAAACGAAAGCTCCTTATTCAAAGGGAAAGCATAAAAGTATCCGTTGGTAGCGTGGACATAGCACCAATACTCTGGCATAGCATCTGCGTACTTTTCTTGAGAAAGTTCAGACACATAGCCATAATAACCTTTCTCTACCCACGATGGTGTTTTCACTAGAAGGATGCCTTTCACCCTTTCAAGAGTTTCATTTTCACCTGTTCTGTCGGGGTTTATAGGAAAGCCCCAACTTGAGAGGTCAATCCATACCATTCCTTTATCAAGGTGTGGGATGGTGATCTCCTCTTTTAGAGGTGTGTTCTCAAGATACTCTTTGACGCTACGATCAAGAGCGAGGTCAGCAGGTCGCTTTTTGAGGTAGTTTAAGGCACAGTACAAGTCCATTAACGGATTAGTTGCCCCCTCAACAAACTCATAAAAGTCATCAGAGTGCTTTTTAAACCCTGTGATTGATAGAGCGTACTCGGCTTGATCTTTGGTTGTACCCTTGTGCTTTAGGGCTTCATTGAGCACACCGTGGGGGATCGTCTGCTTGAGATGTGCAAGGTATGAACCTCGTGGTAGCTTGTGTGAACGCATATTGGTTCTCCTTTCAGAGTGGCTATGGTTAAGGGGTTACAGTCTTTTGTGCCTCTGCTTATATGACTTTAGGTCAAAGCCTTCATCTCTTAGGGTTCGCCTAATCTTCTCAAGAGCCTTAGCTACAACCCGATCACCTTTAGGGTAGTAATCTCCATTGGCTTCAAGCCATGCAGAGACTCGGCTCTTGTCTTTAAAGGAGCAAATGACCACCCTAGCTAACTCGCTAGACTCGTGGCTGATCTGTTCGGCTGTCATACACCAACCATCCTGTACTCAACAGCCTCACCGCACTTAGGACACTTACCATCTGGTGTAGGCTCACCTCCATCATGGAACTGATGCCATTGACAGATGTGAGGCTCAACCGACTTGATGTGCTTACAAGGGCTTTTATCGTAGTCCTCTCCCTTCTGATAGAAGAAGGCCGGACAAGTACAAGTCCATACTCCAAGACGCTCTAAGAGCTGTACCTTGTAGGCCTTACCTTTGCTTCCCTGTACCTCATAGGTCTTAAAGGGAGCTTGGCATTGTGCGTATGGGTGGTAAGTTAAGTCGGGCATTGGTGTTCTCCTTTAAGGATTATTATATGACAGAGACTTAGGCGAGTCGGATGTTTGCCCTCACATCCCAATACGCCTTAGACACCTCCATTTGAGCGTTGTACTCGTCCTCACTCATATCGGTGAGCGTACCTCCATCAAGACCCTTATAGTTAGCCTCTAGTGCTGTGGGGGTGATGGGTGGAGCGTCCATGCACTCGTCCTCTGAAGCGTTGATGCTGACCAACTGCCAACTAGTAGGGTCAAGCGTGGAGAGGTCTACATCTTCACCCTGTGCGAGAGCGACATCGTTGTAAAACACGAGATCGACCGTCTTGGCGAGTGGCTTAGAGTCTCGGATCACCTCACGATAAGGTCGGGGATCTTCACCCTCCACACGAGAACGGAAGCCTTCAAGGACCTCCTCACCCTCACGAACAAGAGTGATTGCAGAGAAGAAGCGATCCCTCACTTGCTCATCTGTAAGACGAGCGAGGATGACTCGACCACCCTGGTCGTAGCTTGCAGGTCGGTAGCCTTCGGACAGGTTTTTTGACTCGACCTCATGCAAGAGAAGGGCGACCTCTTCAAAGGTCATGGAGCTGTGAGAGAAAGGACTCTCAGCAGTTTGTCGTTGGCAGAAGGGGTTTACGGTTGCGTTGTTGATTGTGATGTTCATCTTGTCTCCCTTTCGTGGAGTGGTTGATTGATGCTTTGTAATAGATAAGGGGTTACGCTTTACCTAACGACTCGACAGAGAGCTTTCGGACAGCGAACCTAAGTTTTTTTATCCGAGATCGTGTGCGAGGTCATTCGCCTCAATCTCTGCGTGGATCTCCTCGTGGTCAAAGATGACCACACGCTCTGCTTTGAGCTTGGCTCGCATCTCTTTGACGGTGTAGACCTCATTGAGATGGAAGAGAAAGAGTCGGCAGAGTGCATTGATCTCGTTCATTGTGTATGTCATGTGTGTCTCCTTTGGGAGTTGAGGTTGGGGTTGGTCATCAGCCCCTCGATACTATGGTATAAATAAGGGGTTACCGATTAGCTTTTGTGAGCCAAATCAAACACTTACGCAAGTTTGTGGTGGGTCGTAACCCCTTATCTATTGTTTCTTATCGGGGCAGACGATGCCTCACTAACCCTCACTCCCGAACGGAGAACAGACATGACAGTTTCACAAATCATCCTCGCACTCATCGCACTCATCGGAACTGGCTTCTTCATGGTCGTCATGTACGCCGCATGGCTGGGTCTGATGGAGGACACAGCGAGGCTTGTGATTAAGGTTCGCAACCACACTAAGAGGTAAAGCGTAACCCCTTAATCATATAACTGTGTAGGTATGATGCCTACACCTTCCCCACTCTAACAAGGAGATCAATATGAGTGCCGAGACAATCCTTTACATAATCCTATCGCTCTTAAGAGCAGACAACGCAACCAACCTCACCGACCCTGTGGTTCATAACCACTTGGTCGAGGTAAGTGAGGCTATCGAGGCTCACGCTTCACGAACAGTACCTGCCGAGCGTCTTATAAGCCTTGCGTATAATGAGAGTCGCTTTGGGTATCGCCATGTTCAGCGTGGCACTTTCCCAAAGAGCAGTTGGAATGCCTGTGGCATCTATCAGCAAGTCCCTCGCTACAGTCGTATCGAGACGACCTGTGATCGACTAGGGACAGATGTTGACCATGCCACAGAGGTAGCTGTTGCTTACCTTGACTACATGATTGATCGCTGGTCAATCAGAGGCTCACGCAATATGGACACTCGTATGTGCCACTACTACAGTGGCAACCGATGTGATGCCGAAGCTAGAGCTTACTCGAAGCGACATCGTAGGGTTCGTTTAAAGGCTCGTAAGCTACGCTCTAAGGCTCGCAGAGCTTCGACCCCTCGCCCTACTACTCGCAGAGCTACAAACGCTCGTAGGATCACAAAAGAGAGCCTTTTCGCAGGTGTCTCACCTCGCAGAAAGACTCTACAAGAGATGACTCGTGAGGAGTGGGTACACGCTCTCCGACATGAGACGAATGAAGCTCGTAGACGAGAGCTTGCTCTCCCACCCTTAACCTTAGACTAAGGGGGTGGGTATGAGGTTCATGCAAGCATCTGACATATACGAGGTCTTGATGACCTACACTTTGCCCTTTGCGTTGAAGGAAAGCGACCTAGAGGAAGATGAGGTTTTAGACTATATACATGACTTTTACATAGACCTCCAAGACAATGAGGTGCAATGGGTAGACGGTGTTCGTCAAGGTACTTACGACCTTGAGAAGTTGAGTCCTAAGACCATGAAGCCAATCATCACTCGGTTCTTCTTTCAGTATGTAACGAGAGCCAAGTACACAGAGGGTAGGTGGGTAGATCGGAGACTATTGGGTCGAAGGACTCATGCGGAGGTGCTCAATGGATCACAAGCACCACATCATCTTCCACCACCAACGAGCTATGAGATGCACCTAAGAACAGACTGTGAGCTGTTCTTCAACTCGCTATCTCAAGATGAAGCTCTGGTGTTAAATCAGCTTGTTCGGGGAGAATCAGTAAAAACCCAAATGGAAACCATAGGTAAATCTTATAAGAGATACCGTAGGGTACTTAAAAGCCTACAGGCTAAAGCAAGAGAGCAGTTAATGTAAGGAGAATAACTATGAAAACAATAACTAAGAAACAGGACGGCAAGCGTTGCATGAAGAAGATGAATCAATGGTATGGGTGCAATAAAAGCACAGCAGTAAACTGGTTTTCGAGGTGGGACGAGTTTACGAATGACCTTATGCTTGAGCTTGGTTTTGTAAGAACAAAGTGTAGCCCGATTGAAAAGATCCCACGAAAAGATTGGGAACAAGAGCTGACTTACAGCCACAATGTTCTTGGTGAATACACATTCCACCTAAAGAGGAAGCGTAGGCAAGAGGGTGGGCGTATCTATGTGTCTTGTGGTGATAAGGAAGTTATGGTAGATACTGTTAGTTATATCGCTTACCCCATAATGTGTCGGACAACAGTGGGTGATAAAATCTTGGAGATCATCCGTACTAACTGGGAGTCTCAAAACCTTGAGTCAAAGCCTAACGAAGAAGATTAAAGGCAAGCGAGTAATGAGGAGTCTCCCTGTGTGGAGATGCGTGAATAAGACGACACCATTTAGCTGGTTCGAGAAATATGATAGATTTCTCACAGAGCTTGGGTACGAGTTGGGGTTTACCTCCATAGGTGCAACGGAGATAGAGGAAATCACCGACAGCTATTACATTACGATGACTTTTCGCCACAGCTCTGATAAGTATTTTTCTTTTACGCTTATGAGGGGCAAACAGTTTTTCGGTGGTGGCATTAGTCTTAGGTTAGACAACCATCAAACAGAGTTGCTTGTAACAGCGATCCCTCATAACAACAAATTTGTAGAGTCAAGGACAGTGGTTGGGGACTGGATTATAAATCAGATCCGAGATCATTGGGATCTAGTTTAAGCCAAACTTCTTTCTCGACACAGGTAGAAATCCAAAGCCTGGTGAGATGGAGTCTCCTGTTGAGATTTGATTTCCACCCTCATCAATCTTCATATTGAATGTAGCTTTCTCCACAGTCCCTGGAGAGAAGGTAGCCACTTCTTCAATGTGATCAGCCCATGCGAGAAGGTAGCGACTACCTTCAAATGGTTCGCCTTTGAAGTCGGTTCGTAGCCCATAAGCGAATACGGGTATTTCTAGCTCATCGACAATCTTTGTTAGACCGAGAACTTGCTCACGATTAAAGAACTGAGCTTCGTCAACAAAGACGACTTGGATTCCCTCTGATCCAACATCTTTTCGGAAGATGACCTCTTGCATGATGAGGCTGAAAGGATCTTCCCCTGTTCCGACAGTGGTAGCCTTTTGTTCAAAGCCGATTCGTGATGCGACCTTAGATTTCCCATCACGATCTTGAGCCACTTCTGGTACAAGGATACGAAACTCGATGTCTCTTTCTTTGCATGAGTGTGCCCTCATTATGAGGTTAGCAGATTTACCTGCGTTGACGGTTGAATAGATAAAGTTTAACAAGGCAGTAAGTCCTCTCGTTCAAGTAAGTAAGCGACCTTTTCACGCACCTGCTTAACATACTTATTAACGAGTCTGATCTCCCAACCGTACTCACGACTGATGTGGGCTTTCTTTAATCCGTTCATAAGTGCATCATATACCTTGAGCAGAACTCCAGAGAAGTTAGCTCTGATTTCTTGTAAGAAGATAGCGTCCGAGGGGTCTTCCTCATAAGACGCATTATATGAGCAAGCCACATCATCTTCCACACCAGTGACAAATCTATCACTGATGCGATTATACTTATTCATGTAGTTCATGGTGATGCAATCAACGACCATCACAATATAAGTAGACATTGCAGACTTCTCTGGATCAAAGGGGCATGATCCTCTATTTCGGATAAGGATGCCTTTGTAGACCTCTTGTAGCACCTCTTCGGTGTCCACACCTGTTTTCATCAACTTCTGCCCTTGTCTTTTATAGAACAGGTTTTTGATGTCTTCTTTGTGTTTTTCTATATCAATACCTAGTGTCTTTACTTTGAAAGAATAGGAAAAAATAGTCGGTAGCCCCTCTTGCCACTTAAATTGTGGCGAGAGGTCAGTATAATCATACATTAAACCCCCTTTGCGTCTGGCTGGTGGATGTATTCTTCATGTAGAAAGGTTGTTGTCAATGAAAAAGACATCTCAAATAGAAATCTTACATTGGGCCAAGTCTAAGCACAATGTAGACACTAAATATATACATAAATCTCTTTCTGACAAGGATTTTAATAATCTTTGCTTACTTTTGCAGAAAAATAAGTACATTGGCTCGGTGGTAGACACTAAAGAGATGGTAAGTGAATACATCAAGGAACATGGCATACAGTACATACCTCAATCCTTTAAAGGGGTAGATGTAGACCTTACTTTCTTCTTTAATACCCATCCCCTTCAAGAAGATGAGTCGATTGAGGTCGATCTGTACCACATACTTTTACAATCGTGGTGCAAGCCAAGTAGAACGAACTACAGGACACTTAAGAAGCATCTTAAAGAGCTAGGGTACGATTTAAAGACTACATCTCCTACCTACTCTAGTCGCACAGAAAACTGTGTCGTGTCTCTCAAAGCCAACTACCCTCTAAGTTTGCCAAAGACTTTGGTAAGGTGTACCAAAGCTATCAAATGGTACACCGAGATACACAGTTGGCTGTATTTGGACTCGCCTAAAATTGAGTTGAGAGGTGAACTATATACTTTGAGGAGCTTAGGAGATAGGTGGGAAGCCTACTTTACGAAGCGTTTTATAGATCTTTTTGATATGTCGGAAGCACCTTATCTACATAAGCACCCTCAAGTGAGGGGAGCTTATGAGAATGCTCCTCCAGTATTGGCATTGTGTGAGCTGACCATTCGAGATGTTTTCAAGCCGACTAAGTTAAGAGACTGGATAGATACAGCTCTACGAACTTCTTACCTTGAGACTTACGGTAAGGAGTCCGAGGTGGACGAGATCTTTTTGGAAACCGTTTATGAGGAGGTGTGTGGCAAACTCTCTAAGACTATGATAAAAGGCAACCCGATAAAAAGTTTCGATGTTGTTGGGGGTTGGATTTCTATAATAGTGATTGCTTACCTCAATGACATTCTGAATGAATACCGGTCACTACTATAAGGAACAAGATGAATATACTTTTAATTTTAGGACTCTCTTTTCAATGTATGTTGAACCATATGTCGTATGCGTCCTCTATACATATAGAGCCTGGTTGGAAGATGATCCAGTCAAGACCTACCTCCGAGAGACAATTAAGGCGATTTCTAAGAGAGCTGACAAAAGACGATGATGAATATGTTGACCCACGCATCCTCGCATTGTCTTGGATTGAGTCTCGGATCAGACCTCGTATAAATAGAGGAGATCGTGGCAAAGCCTGTGGGATGTTCCAAATCCATGCTCGTTATTCTTACCCTATGTTCAGAAGGCGAAGGGGCTTCAATGGATGGGTTGAAAGTGAAGAACAACAAACAATCAGCCGTGAATGTAGGCGATTAGAATCTATAAGGTACTCTGTAAACACTATGGAGCGATACCTCACAAAAATGGATGAGAGAGGTTTACATCCTTGTCATCATAATAGTGGCTTCTATGGTCGATGTAATACATGGTATAAACAACGAGTCGATTATTGGACTGCTTACTTTGAGATCGCCAACTTCATGTGCAATGAAAGGACAATAGAGATTATGGCTATGATGAGAACAGGAAACCCTATCCCGACAGCACCAGCTACAATGATGCAAGGTTATCTTGATGCGATGGGTGATAGAGAACCACAAAACGAAGATGACCCCACTTATAAGGCTGGGTACGACCTCGCAAAGCTCGTTCAAGAGGGTAAGGCTCAAGCTCCCTCTTGGGCGACTGAAAGCTCAAACAACACCTCGACAGCAAGCGAGGAAACTGAGCGTGAAGGATGATTGGATAAGACAAGGTTTGATAGGGGCGAACCCTATACACCTACCTTATCTCGTATCAAGAGGGGTGGGCGAAGGTTGTCGGGTAGATTTCTATTCGTGGCAACCCCACCCCAATGTTCAATGTCCTAAGTTCAAAGCTAACTTCGGACAGTCGGGTGAGCGTATAAAGGACTCACTTATCATCCCTATCACATCACCTCGTGGAGAAATCATAGGGATGGAGACTCGTCAGATTAAAGAAGATGGCTCTAAAAAAGTCCATCAGTACCGAACCCTTAATGCTCAATGGAATCCCTACGCACTTGGTGCTGAAGAAGGCTTTAAAGCTCTATGGGATCAAGGAGACTTATGGGTAGTCGAGGGGATCTTCGACAAGGTGGCTCTGGATAAAGTCATACCTAGATGTGATGCTGTGATCTCCACACTAAGAGCGGGCATGGACGCTAACACTATGGACATGATTGAACGCTTCTATACACCTGCCTCAACCATATACATCTGTTATGACAATGACGAGACAGGTCAGAAGAAATCAGCTTGGCTTCAGCGTGAGATGAAGAAGCGAGGTATGCGATCTGTTGTGTGGAGGTATCGAGGGAAAGATCCTAACGATGTCTGGACACAAGGTGGGGATCAAGCTCTAAGGAGAATGTTCCTTTAGAGGCTAGAAGCCCAAGTCTCTCTGATGAACTTAGGTAGCTTGAACCAATGCTCGCTATTAGGCTCTCTAAGGATATGAGCTTGACCGATGACCCCTTTAAGTCCGTCCGATTTCTTACCCATGATGCGTATCTCATACGCTTGCTCATGGACGAAAGCAAAGGTCTGTCCAGGATTGGGGGTGGTGTAGGGGCAACCATCCCAACCATGAAAACCTGTCGGGCATGGTACAGCGATGACGATCTTACGAGAGTCAATGTGTGTGAATAAGATAGGGCTATCCCATCTAGTTTTTCCACACCCGAAGGTCATCTCTCCGAGCATATCCATGAGGATTGCATCTTTGCAATCTATGGGTGCGTTTTTAAAGTCATTCTTAGCCGAAGCTGAAAATAGGGTATGTCCGTGTTCGTCTTTAGTCAAGTAGCTCATGTAGTAACCCCTTATCTATTAGATACTGTTGATAGTTTATATGAAAGGGGATGTACTATGGCTAAAAAGAAGGTTTGGAGAAGAAGGTTGAAAGCATGGGAAAGAAAGTTTTACTGCTCTAAGCACGATAGTGTTATATCGTGCGAGATGTGTCATGGAGTGTTTCATGGCACAGTAAAAGAGCTTGCTGGTAAGCTCAAGGATCACGAGCTAAGAGGGAAGCTCATAGGGGATCACTTTGTTTTTGATGTGGTCGAGTATGGCCACAGAGATGGATCTGTGACTTGGGCTAGAACCAAGTCATATGTGGGAGGACGACAAGAGACAGGTCGTTGGGTAGAGATAGATACTGATATGTGGTTCAGAGAAGAGATTGCTCAAAAGAGTGAGTGGATCTACTAATAGTCCTTGAACCACATAGAGATAAACCCAATCCCCAAGATGACCATGACAGGCCATAAATCAAGCAAGGTAAGGTCAGTCCATAGGGTTGGGTTAAGGTGCATTATCTATTGCTCTTGATCGTAAAGTAAGTGATGGATGCAAAGAATAAGATCAGCATGAATACGCTCCCGACAGTTATTTCGGGTTCTTGTTCGTTATAGATCAACCAAGCTGTCATTGCCTTAAACATGAGGGGGTGTATCATCATCTTTATCAAACAACTGTGGTGTGTTGTCTAATGGGATTGGCGGTGGTGTGCTATCGTCTGGTTCACCACCTAAAGGGTAATCTCTCCAAGCGTATGCCCTTCTAATGTCAAGGTAGTTGAAGTAGTCATCACAATGCCATGCCTCTTGCTCAAATCGGATAGCGAGGTAAGCATCTCTGGTAAAGCCTTTCTTTTTGATGACAGCGGCGTACAAGAAATCGAACACATAGATGACCAAGAACCCAATGAAAAACAGCTCTAGGTACTGCTGATAATGGATCGTCTCGTGTCGTTTGGTCTTGTCGGAGATCTTACCTCTTGAGAACACGAATGGACCAAGGGTGATTGCGTTGATCTCAATGGGAGCGAGCTTTGAGAGCCAAACTGGTACTTTTGAGTTCTCAAAGAAGAATGGTTTTGCTTTCTTGAACATAATTTTTACTCCTTGTTTAGACATATAGACAAGACATATTTAATCCTTACAAAAGAGTATTTGGGTGGTATAGATGATCTACACTATCTTAAAGGAGATGAAAGATCATGGGGCGACCAAAGCAGAATAAGAAGGCAGAGATCAGAGCAAGGCGTAAGGCTCGTAGAGCACATGAGCGTATTGCTGATCTCAAGCGTAGGGAGAAGATGATTAAGGCTTATCTAAAAGTCATTGCGGAGAACGCACAGACTTTACAACAGCTCGCTGACTCGGAAGCCCAAGAAGCTACAGGAGAAGCTACCGACATTTCTGACGAGTCTTCTTCTTCTCCAGACGATCAAAGTAGCCAATCGCCTTCCGAATAGTATAGAGGCACTTGGCACACATACCAGTGCCATCTTGCCAATTTAACCCCCAACCTCTAGTGCTTTCGGGGAGCTTATGACCACAGCAAGTACAATGTCCTGGTACTCGTTTGTCCTTAGCCATGACATAGGGCTTTAGTTGCTAGAGTTGTATGGGGCAGGTACTACATTTAAGTTAGATGCTTGACTGTAGACCTTAACTAGAGGTTTACCTTTGATCCTAAAGCGATCAGCAGCCGCTAGACCCTCACCATATCCCGATGGAGATATATCTCCACCAAGTGTGATTGACGATGTTCCTCCGTCTACTGCGTGGGTGACAACAACTAACTGAAGCTCACTCCCATAGCTCTTAGGGTTTGAGAAGCTATCCTCTTCATAGTTATTGGACACGAGTAGTGCTCTACCGACTAACGCACTTCCTTTCAGCACAGGCTGTAAGGACTCATTAAATGAGGTCGCAAGGAAGCTCAAAGGTCCTCCTGGTATATTCCCTCCTGCGTTGAATACAGCACCACCACCTCTTGCGATGGTGAACTTAGGGTCAGATGCAGGGGTTGCTCCATTAAAGATCTTGCCGTCATTCATCTGAAGTGTGTCTCCGCTGACACCAAGAGCGGCAGTATAAGGGATACCATTGGGGTTTACAGGTACAGGATTAGAAATCGTGGAGTATGATCCCGAAGATGAGAACAGATAGCTAGAGCTATTGTTTAAGATGTCCTCACACACAAAGTCGGAGTCTCTTACGAGTGATCCGAGAGGCAATCTTGATGTAATCCCTGTTAGAGAGATTGGGGTATTACCATCACCTGCGTTGATCTTTGGTGCGTTGACTCCAGAGAAGTGAACACGACTCATGCTTCGAGAGTTGAGTACAGACTCTTTGTTATAAACAAAAGGATTCACCTCAAACCACATCTCGAAGCTCATGGGTGATTCTCTAAGACCCTCAAAGATTTGAATGTCTTGACCGTTCCTCAAGTCTTTCCATAGAACTGCTAACTCAAAGGTGTCTGTTGGGTTAGGAGCTTGGATTAAAACACCGAGGTAGGTTTGATTGTCCACATTGTTTTGCTTCATTTCCCCACGAGTCTGGAAGCAGTTATACCCTAAGCTCTGTAGCCACTCCATAGTCAATGCTACTTGTGTTTCAAGAACCCGACCATTTCCATTAGCAGATAAGGTGATCGTGTCTACAAGAGAGCCATTTTTGTAGAGGTTAAGGTCTACAACTGACTGTACGATAGTTTCAGCTTGCTCGAATAGGAATAGGCTCGCCCAACCTCCTCTTAGAGTAGACTCACCGGTAAAAGTAGAAGTCCTTAAGGGGATATAGTTAAGACCTTCTGCCAATAAATCGGTGGGATCTCGATTGATAGGGAATGGTGTGTGTCCGACATCTGTGATTGTTGTCGGGTAGACCTCACCTCCAATCTTACCTGTACCTAAAGTGGTGTAGAAATCCATACTTGCGAGCACTTCTACATTACGCTTATTGGTATTCGAGAGGTCTACTGGTTGTGTCTTAGATCCTAGCCTTAGTTTGTTGAGGCTCTTTCGACCTTGAGGTACCGTTTGGTCTGATTGTCCGAGTGTACCTAAAGGGTCGCCTTGATACGGAGTACGCTTGTAAGCAACAGTAATGTGAGATCCGATGGGAGGGGCGAAAGGAATAACTGTGGACACAACAGCTTTCTGGGCATCTGTCGCAAGTAAAGCAAACCCCGAACCATTATGCTTTCTAGGCAGTACATATCTGTTATGAGAAATAAATCCGTCAGCAAACATGAACACGACAGCTTCAACGACATAGTTAAAGTCTGTAAAGGTAGAACCCTCAACCCAACCAGCACCTTTATCTTTTAGTCGTGTGATGTCGATAGCGTGTTCGGTGAGCATATAGGTATGTGCGTGTTGATAATCTGGATTAGACCCATCATCACCATTTACAAGCTCTTGACCACCATTTTGTCGGATATACATGGTGAACGCAGAGGTATCTGTCCTAAGTAGGTTAGGGCAGTTCCCATTCGATACATTAGTCGCAACAGTAACACGATCACTTGCGTGTCCTGCGAGTTGGTTTTGGTTAGTCAGATGAGCGTGGAAAAGATCTCTCTCATAAACACCATAGACTCGAACGATGCCATAGTAAGGTGGAAGCTCAATACCGTTAAGGGTAGACCCAAAGTCGCTTGTAGGCACATCGGTAAATGTTGTTCTTCTAGCACCAATACCGATCTTGCTGTTTATGGTGTTGATCGCTTGTCTTTGACCCCATGCAGTATCTGGATCTCCTGTGACAAAGAGAACATTCTTAGTACCTGGACTCCCTTCATTATCAAGACCCCCGATGATGTTAAATACTTGATCAGTGCCAGATAGGGGCTTATCTATAAAGATGTGGTTTAGGCCGTTTCTAAACTGATCTTCTGTCCCTGTATAGGTATGTAAGGGGATGTCTTGTCTACCGAAGCGAGGCATGATTGCTTCGGGTAGAACAAAGGCGGCGTTTTTAGTTGGGAGGAACATCTCGGCAGTTTCAAGGTCTACATCAATCTGTGATGAGTTCCAATGCTCTGGTACTAGAGGTAGGGTAACCCCATTCAACGCTAGGTTATCAGAAGTCGCTTTGTTGATGATGACTGTTTTATTTTGAAACGGTCGGAGGACGACAGTCTTGCTGTTTTCGTCAGTAAAGGCTTCTGCTTCACGATCCGCTTCCTCGTTGATGATACGACCACCCATTTGGTTAGGTTGAGCAACACCGATAGGGAGATTTGATGAGGGCAGTCTGTTCCAAAGGGAAATATGATTCTTTGTCGGTAAGTCGATCTCGTTTCCTACAAGGGGTAGGTTAGAGAAATCATTCCCATGTAACACGGACTTAGAGTTGTTAAGGAACTCACCTGTAGAGATGTCGGGGATTAAGCCGATTTTGTGGATGTCCTCTGCAACATTAGCTGTGCCACCAGTTGCAGATGGGTATAGGACAGACACTCCAAGTTGGAACTCGTTTGTGATTTGAAGTTTACCTAACCCCGTGATTGGAAGTGTGCCTGTGTGGGCCTCTGACTCTGTAATGGCGATCATAACCTCATCATCTTGATTGGAGAGGTCTTGTGTTCTGAACTCGATTTTCAGAGTTGTATTGGTGGTCAATCCTGCTGATCGTAGTATGTTGTCGATAGGTTTAAGTATGATCCAACCTACTTTCGAGTTTGGAGTCCAAAGATCAGCTGGATTTGTTGAGTCATAATAAGTAGCACTAGCAGTGTCTGCATCATCGTTTAATAGGTCTACTACTTTGAACACACCGTTGTTTTGTTGGTGGTTGTCTCTAGGGTCGCCATAGATGACAGCATAGAGGCTAGAGTGATCCCCACTCGTGTCATACCCATTGTTTGTAACGAGGCTTTCAAGATTTCTTAAAGCGAGAGGTAAATCATCTCCACTTGCACCCAATCTGACAGCAACGACTTTCTCGGAAGCGACAAAAGCGTTTGTGCTTTGTTCAGATACAATACTTGATTGGCTGGCTGCGAGTGGTCGATACAAGTAGCGATAGTTCTGAGTTACATTATCGGGCACAGTGTTTGATGTGAATGTATCGCTATACTTTGACTTCCCTAGAACAATGAATGGTTTTTCAAAGTTTGAAGCGAGGGTCGGGGAGTATAACTGACCGTGAGTTTCACCGACCTCTTCGATAGTGAAGGGTGCTCTTTTTGTAGATGTGTCTCTGATCTCTCTAGGGGCTATAAAGCGAACCCCTCTTTCTTCGGCGGTAGTCGCACCGTCAATCTCATTGACTCCATAAGCTAAGTTTGAGGTTGTTGAATCAAGAGTGAGCTTAATCCAAGACCCCGACTTAATTGAGTTGTCCTCATAAATAAATGCACTAGGTTCAAGGTCTGGTCCTATAGTCCATGATGCAAGGTTAGCTTGATTGAGGTTTGTTGTGGTTACCCCAAACCCATCTCTAGCACTAGGGAGGTTAAGATACAGAGTCAATCCCATTTGAGGAACAGAGGCATCTGACCATGTATCTCTAAAACCGTTGGGCCAATCCATAGGGTGCGTTTGAGCAGAAACATCTTTGTCGATCATAGAAACTTCTTCTACTGTCGTTCCCGCCGAAGTGATGTTGTTTTGGTTCTGCTTGTAGGCTGTCTTTAGGTTTCCGAACAAGAGGTCAGAGAGAGAGCTTTCAAGAAGGGACTGATAATCCCACTCACCGATAGTGGTCGCATGACGCATATCGAATAGATCTTCGGTATGGATCTGATCGGCATATTTACCATCGGGTCGGTTGTTAAAGAGAACAACATTTGTGCCTGCCGAGTGATACTTAGTTTGTGTACCACCCTCACCTCTAGCTTCAATCGTGATGTTGGGGTCTGCGAAACCACTTACTCTGATGATTTCTCTGTTAAGACCTTCACCAAGCACCAAGTATCTTTCAGACCCATAGAGGGATGCGTCATCAAGACCCGAACCAACACCGTTAAGGAGTGCGACATTACCTGTATGACCTGCGTCTAAGGGGTCAACAAGAGTTGCTTGTAGAAGAGTCGTAGCGTCTGTGCTTGTGGTAGAGGACGGCTTACGATTTATCGCTCCATTCTGATTAGCATTACCTGCGTTTGTAGAAGCGACATAAGCGTTATCATTCCTACGAGTGATTGCACAGATCGGGATGCCATAGACGATGTTCTCGGACAAGAAATCACTTAGTGGTGTACCTGTTGCAGTACCGTCATCGGTCATGTGAGCGACCCAAAGACCTGCATCTCCATTAGCCCACTGGTTATTGAAGCTCACATTGCTAACAGCGTCTAGCGGCCCTTTAGCTTTAACGAGGTTGCTAGACATACCCTCTAGGTGAGAATAGATGTCGATGTTATCAACTACTCTGAAGCGATACTGAACTTGAACACGCTTTGTGGTTTCAAATCCAACATTAGAGTCCACCATCTCATCGTCTAGCCCAGCACCACTGAGATTACCGTTGGAATAAACGGTCGTGGTAGTTGGTTTAACTTTTTCTAAGGTCGCATCCGGTAGTGCGTTGTCAGCAGAGATGATTGTTTTCCACACCTCAAGGAATACGAAGTCTACTCGGTTATCTTGGGTAGGGGGAGGTGATAGGTTGATGGTAGCTTCTTCAATGTCGAGGACGAGTCCGTTGACAAGGGCTTTAAGTGGCTTGACCTTTAAGAAGTTTGACCACAGGGGATTAAACTCAAAGTCTCGGTCAGCAGTTCTAGGGTTCATTAAGATACCACTATGTGCTGTTGCCGATACTGTCTTTGAGAGGTTATCTGTAGCGATTTGACCTATAAGGTTAAGCTCACTATCGAGAGGTGGCTTACCTGCTTGCCACACAACATTTGTGTATTGGCGATTGGTCGTGTCTAGTGTTCTACTAACTGTACTCTTAAAGTCGTCAGCCATTTTTTATCCCCTTTATGTTATCAATACATCAATGTGTATGAGAGAAGTGTGAGATCAGCGTCTGTGTAGTTTACCCATGCTAGTCTGATCGTATCGACCGCACCATTGAATGAGAAAACAGATAGGTTGTCGATCTCTTGGTATGTACTACCATCACTAGATATAAAACATCTAAGACGATTAGACGCATCATATTCGGTGTTTGTGTAAGCCACTGAACCTTTTCGGTTTGCTGTCTTTGCTGTTTGTGGTGGAGTCGTTTTCTCTTTGTCAGATAAAGAGCGATCTTTAGTGTAGCTCTTTAAGGCACTCCTAAAGTACACAAAGAAATCGTTTCTACCTAGACCATCTGATGTGCTTCCAGCTATATCTATCTCTTGTGTGAGAATGCACCGATTACCCGGAAGAGTTTGATCTGATGTGATTGTAGCTCCCTCTGTATGACCCATGTTCGGGAAACGACCCATCACAGAGGTAGTGTTCGGAGCATCCCCATTTTTATAGGAGTTGAGGAAGTTATATTCGGGGTTCGCTGAACTCACAGGGAGGTATAGGTTATCAACGACAGAGATCGACTGACTCGCACTCGTCTCAAAGTTATCAGTGAAGTCAGCCTCACTTAAAAGGTTGTTCGTAATGAAGTAATCAAACGCTACAAACCTTTCCCTCATCATCTCGTTGATCTTGTTGATGACATCAGCCCTAGTAGGCTTTGTTGTATTGAGCTTTAGATCAAAGTGGTCTGGAAAGTCCACCACATACCGACCAGAGATCGGGAGGGTGTTTGGGTATGTGGGAATGATTTCTACTAATGTATCTGTAGCATCTCTATGAAATATAGCTGGCATATTTTACCCCTTACCCTTGTTAGTTAATGTCTTTTGAACACCACCACCTATTGGTGTAATCACATCACCTGCGAAGGTATATGTTTGCTTGTTTGTCTTAATGACATTAGTACCATCATGGCTTAAAGCAGTTGCACCTCTCAGGTATCCAGAAGCATTTGTGCCTGTTTGTTGTGCATCATCATAATGCAACATATACAGAGTCCTGTCATCTTCACCATTTGATGTAGTTGTATCTATATCCCCAAATAAGTTGATCTTTGTGTATTCTGGTCTATCAATCACTTCGTCTCGATCAAAGTTAGAACCGTCTGGACGAAGCACTTCAATACCCATTAAGCCACGCCTTGCCCATGTAGGAGCACGATCATCGGGTGGGAATGAATGTCCTCTATAAGATTTGTTCGGAGAGGGCCAGATGTCATATACTTCCCGTGTTCCATTTGGGTACACATTCGCTTCTAGTACGAGCAGGTTGTCCAAGTCCACCCTGTCTACAAGAGCCGTAGGGTCATTGGGGTGTAGCTCATAACTAGGGTTGTCTGGATCGCTAAGGATTACCTTAACGAGTATTGGAGCTTCTTTATTTCCAGCCCCCCACTTTCTGTATATGGTATCCCCATAGTGTCGAGTAGAATTACCCACCCAAATGGTCTTTGCCTTTTCTCCTAGATACTCATCATGTGATCCTAGCCACTCATACTCGTTGGCAGAACCCTCAAAGTTTTCTGTTCCAAGCGTGTTGAAGGCTGGCACAAACCCGACATCAAGTTCGAGATCAAGTGCGACAAGACCTTCTTCGACAAGGAAGGTTTCTTTGTAAGATACACAACAACCAGCACCGTCAATGCTTGGGTGTGTCTTATCAGAGGTAGCACCACCCTCGTTCATCCCCCCAAATGTTCCTGTCGGATCACCTGCGTATTGAACATAGGACTCACCAACCTCTCCGTTCATCACACCCACATCAAGCCAAGTGGTTAATCCTGGTACTTTGACGAACACACGCATAACACGCTTACGCATAAGATACTTCTTAGAATCTATCGTGTAGACAGTACCATCCCTTCGAGCGTTAGGGAATTTAGGGTCTACATAAGAAATCATGTCCCAATCTATCCCGACAAGTCTCAACTTGATTGGGGTAAATGAAGTGTTGCCTTGATCGTCAACTTTATATCTGACCCATTCTCCAGACTCGATTAGACCTTGTGGATCGGCATCCTCTGCAAGCCTATCAACTTGATTACCATTCGCAGTTTCAGTCCAATCTCTGTTCCAATAAGGAATGTGAGGGCTTCTTTCGTTGCTCTTTCCAAAGTTTAGATCAAATGCTCTTAGGTATCCCACATCTGGCTTTACAGGTAGCGAACTGTAGTCGGGCTGGGCGTGTCTAATGAGTGGCAGAGTAGCTACACCATCATCAACCCACCCAAATCCAGAGTCGATTTTATCTGCGTTGCCAGGGATCAAGTTAGTTGGGTGGATGTCTGTATTAGGGAGATACCAACCAACATGAGAGTCTATTAAAGGATTTCTATTAGCCGCACCATTGGTCGTATAGTTAAGGTCATATCCAAACTCTGTGACAGTGGGTCCGAAGAAGTTTTGGGAAGGGTAAACCAAGATACCTCGTGGTGGTGTTCCATACTTTGAACCGGACAAGTGATTTCTTGTCATGTTTGGAAAACCGCTGACTTGAGCTTCGAGCCAATCAAGAGGGTCTAAAGGATTGGTGGTTTTGATCCTTCTAAGGTGTAAGTTATTTCGTAAATAACCTGCATACCCATGATGAGAGAACTTCATTAGGTTTGGTAGTGGGTATGTTGCTGGATCAAAGCGATTGTTGTTTTTATCTACCCTAGCCATACGAGGTGAGTAGTTGACCTCATCTCTGACAGGGAAAGAGATATACCCACCATTGACACCCGAACCAAAGTGAGGAAGACCTGGGCCGACTAGATTTGATCTCAACTCGGTGTTACCCACTGCTGGTGTAGCACCACTTACATCGCTGTGGTTGCCGAACTGATAGCTCGTATCGGGATCGTTGTTGTCCAAGACAGATAAGAGGCTATGCTCTATACGATAAGATTCGTCTAAGAAACGCTCTTGTGTATCTTTCCTTGGGGTGAGCAACGATGTAAGAGGAAACCTAGTCTGAGTGTCTACTGCGTGTAGATTGTAGGTAGTACCTGCTTGTCTGTTCCCTTGTCCACTGAATGTAATATACCCTAAAACATCTTGAGTAAAGTTTCCATACTCTGGAAGCTCCTTTCTTCCAGTAGGTATAACCTCTACAATCCTCTCACCAAAGTTTCTAATGCCATCTTTGGTAAGACTTAGAGCGGGGTGTGGGTGTTCTTTCACTTGGCGTAAAAAGTTTGCAAATCTGATTTCTTCGGGGTCGGTTGAACTATATGTCTGAAGATAGCTACCACATAAGTGGACAGTAGCACCTAACTGACAGTTAACAAAAACACCAGCAGAGTGAGTGTTGGTATTGATGCCCTCACCATAATAAGGTCCTAAGGCATTACTCTGAATATAAGTGGTGTTGTCTCCCATGTTCTCATAGAGATATATACGATTTACACCAGAAGTAGATTGAAAGTCTAGGTAGAGGTCGGCTTTCCTTGCGGCGTTCCCATAGCCCCATGTTTGACCGAGTTGGTAAATGCCTGATTTCTGCTTGGTCGATTTATTCCACGCACTAGGTACAACTTGGAACTCTGGAATGACCGTATTTGGAGGTAGGTTTAGACCTTGAGTATCTTTGATGCCATTGATACCAATATCGTGGTCGTAAGGCACACTTGGATGACACTCAATGTAGTAATCAACATCTTTGATTGCGATGTACTTTGCATCCATGTGAGAGGTAGCCGCTACTCTTGTAGGGGTGTTTTCTACAGGGCGATAAACAGGAACATCACTACGATAGTAATAGTCGGCATCTACACCAGCTAAGAGCTGTGGCTCTTGTTGTGTGTTCCTTACCCAATCCCAACCTGTGCATAGTTCAAGGGCATACCCATTAGCCTCATCTCCGCCGATAGGTAGGAGTTCTAGTTCAACATAAACTTTGTATCCCTCCTCATCATATCTATAGATGGAGAATGCTTGTCCACATGACTTTGGAGTTAATACGCTTGATATAGGATCATTGTTTTCCCAACGAGCTTGTAGGAACACTTCTGCAAAGCTCTCTTTATTTCGGTACTCTTGACCTACTATATCATGCGACTCGGCATATACTTGAACACCTGTGCCAAAAGGGTCAACACCTGTAGGGCCTTTTTTATCCATAACATAGATGTTGGCATTAGCGATTGCAGACCCTCCACCTAATGTAGTGCCTGTAGGGATGAGTCGATCTCCATATAACTCAAGCAAAGAGAGTTTTCTCGAAGAGTGGTATAAGACTTTTTTTGTAAATCCCAAAGAGTTGTTGGAGAGATCATCCTTGACTGAAATGACACCTAAGTTCTCAAACTGCTTGTGAGGGTTGTTTAGCAAGACACTAGGTCTGAACCCTACTGTGGTAAAGGTACATAGACCTTGCTTCGAGTCATATAGTGTCAGATCATTTACAGCTTTGACAGAATCGCCTGTAGGGATAACAGCTATATTTCCGTCTACCACGCCACCTTTTAAGTCTGTGGCGTTCGCCCATACTTGCTGGTGTTTTGTAGTGATCGTATATTGTGGTAAAGTGTCGTTATCAAAGTATTCAACGCTGTTTGCTACTAGGTTGTTTGAAGCTGTAAGATCACTTGTTAGGATTTGGAGTGTAGGTCTGATTGTTTCAAAAGGTACGCTAGGGTTAGCCTCTGTGTTTGTCCAGTCGGACATAGAGTCCGTACCTTGAACAAATTTCTTTGTGATCTCGATTTCGACTCTGAACTTAGTGTTTTGAGTTTCGGTTGCTCTATTTACTGAGCCTCCAAAATGACTTGTTCCATGCCCTTTATAAGAGAACCAAGAGTTAGGGTGTGCATAAAGGACACCAGACACCCATGAGAAGTAGGTGTCATCTCTGCTAAGTGTATCAATGTCTCCTTCTGTCGGGTGTATGCCATAGGACTGAGACTTTGACTTGATCCCAAAAGATGCAAGGGATGACTTTTGAAGGAAGTTCAGATTGGGTCGGAATACCGAGAGTGACTTACTTGGCTGGTATGATGCTTCTGTGTCAGTGAGTCCATCTCCACCTGTCATGCCTAGATACTCACCTACATTGTTATTTAAGGTCGAGTAATCCACTAAACTTTGACTGTAGAGATCACTTTCAGAGGGTGCTACACCGTCACGAACAAAAGATTCAAAAGCCCTCTCGGTCTTAAAGTGCATAAGTGCGATAGACCCAAAGTTAAATTCGGGTTGAGCAGAGTCAAGAGCTAGACCACCATTCACACCTGTGCTTGTTGTGCCATCAAGTGTGTATTCGTTGGTTAATGTGATGACCTGTCTGTATCTCGCTACTTGGAAAGAGTAGTTATCTTGTTCACCAAAGGTGGTATATCCACCAGCCGTTGTGAATCTATTAGCGTAATCAGCCGAGTCTTGGTCTTGGTTCGGTTTACGCTTTATGAAGAACCGATCTCTTTCGAGTGGTGGTGTTTGTAGCCCATTCGGAGAATAATCTCTTAACACAGGCATACGATATGAAAGGAAGTTTCGCTCCTCTTTTAAGACATACGCATAGTAGGTGAAAGGGGTATTCACATTAGCGGGATCTATGTCGATCTCACTAGTGCCTGTATTTATAGTTGCTTGTATTGTTGCCCCTGTACTGTCAATAACATACGCACCGAGAGAAGGTTCTGGATCTGATTCCGAGTAAAAATCGGCCCAAGGTAGAGAGGTGAGGTTGCTCTGTTTAGAAATCTTCTCGAAGGGTGAGAAGAGAACAGGGATACCACCGACTCTTGTCGTTGATCCATCAAAAGCATTAGCGTTTGTTAGCAGTCTGACTTTCCCTATAGAAGTCTTATCGGGGACACCTACTAAGTCGGCTATCGGACCAGATCTTGTAGACTCTGTGGTGTAGTTTCCTGTGTGTAGCTCGTATAGATCATACTGACCTGTTTTCCTAGAAGGGAATGTATCACTAGATGTGTTATTAAAAATAACATCACCTGGAGACCCGTCATTAGGTCCTGCACCTTGACCGAGATTGATTGCACCAATAACTCTTGATTCTATATCGTCAACAGTCGTAGCTGGAGAACCTACAAAACTTGTTGCCACTCCATAGGGATCACTAGCAAACCTTACAAGTGCGACCACACCACGATCAGCAGGGAAGAGTACACCCGAAACAACAATACCTACATCTTGAGGTAATGGCTCGGACACTGTTAAATCTGTCAGACCTTCTGTCAAACTAGGCAAGTAAGTGGTTGTTCTAAAAGGAGAACCTAAACTTATAGACGCTTGCCCTTCTTTTACCGATAAAGAAGAAGTACCTGTGCCCGCATTAAACCCAAGCGTAATCCCTGTTGCCGAGTTGAAGAAATCGCTTACACTTTCTTCGGACACAGACGAGTTTTTGTATGAGAAGGGGTAAATCTCGGTAGCTTCGATGTTTTGGAAAGCAGTTCTTGGTACAGATTGTTGAACCCCACCATACCCATTCTCAAACTCATATGGTGTTCCTTGACCATGAGTCACCGTGTTTACGCTTAGACCTTGATCCGAGTTGATGTCCGAGTTTCTGTAGTTAAAGTTGACTGTATCGTATTTACCTAGAGGGTTTATGTACTTAGCATCGTATGTGGAGCTTGGATTCTCGGTCATATCTGTGCCATAATAATAGTGTGGCATCTCAAATCGCTCTGCCCATTTTTTACGCTGTGTCAGCCAAGGTGGGTTATCCACGACTTTTGCTTGACCCCAATCGGGTCGTCCATCATGTGTAGATGAAACAGATCCATTTGAGAAGGTAATCGGTCCGAATCCTAGTCTTGGGGGTTGACCTTCAAGTGCGTCAGATGTGAGGTCATCTAAGTTGAGCTGGACATTGTAGCCTAAGTATTCATTAGTATTGTTTGAGGAGATGACTTCCGAAGCTACTACGCTTGTGTCGAGACTCCCAATCAAAGATGTGTCTGACCCCGAAGCATCAGTGCCTTGACTTGAAACGATTGTGATTGGGTTTCTATCTATGGACTTCTTAGGCATTTTTATTCTCCGAGCAAAAGCTGGTTGCGTGTTCTATAAACACAAGCGGCGACATAGTTGTCAGCTAAATTTTCTCTCATATCAACAGCGACACCTTGACCCCATTCGTTTGTCTTGACGAATACCACTAGGACAACCTCACCTTTACGATAAAGAGTGTGGTTGTCATCTACGACTCGCATAAGACATGGAAGTGCAGTCTTGTAGTTGCTGTGTATTCCACCCATATTCTTGGCAAAAGCAGAAGGGAAATAACTAGCGTCTTCCATAGTAGGGTAGTACGCCCTACTCTCATTGTCTTTAAGAGGAGGTTGACCTACATTTGTATCTCCCAAAGCTACATTTACCGAAGAAACGAACGGTACAAATGAAGGTAGGTTGATAGATCCTGTGTTGATCTTGAGGTCATCAAGAATAACTTCGGGAGAACTTAGAGTTTGGTACTCCTCATAGTTAGACGCATTGTGGTGTGTAGCAAGTTGATCAGTTGGGTTGAAGAACGGATAATGCTCCCCTGTCTTTAAGTAAGCTCCGATTTCTTTACCTATGACTAATGGTTGTAAGTTCAACTCATCTGGTATAACACCACCTGCATTAACTCCTACATCTGGAACAGTGATCGCAAAGTCTGACCCAACAGTTTTAGGTGCGTGTCTACGATAAGACACAAAGATCGTGCTATCTGTAGGTGCATCGGGATAAGGCTCAAGAGGATAGGCACTTATTTCGATCAATCTTTGCCCTGAGTTCCAAGCAGGGCCAGAGTCTACATTCCAACCAATCTTTGACTCTGCGTGTTGATAATTGGTGTTAGCGTTATCAAGAGTAAGGTTAGTTCCTGCATTACTTCGGTCTGTAATCGTAGGGGCTAGGTCAGCGTTGTAATAGAGTCTCCAAGGTAAATAAGAGCTTGTAGGACTGCTTGACACTAGTTGTATCGTTTGCTGTGCGTACACATACTCTAACGATACTTCTTTGGTGTTAGGGATCACATTTGAGATAGGAGGGGCGTTCCCATTCCCTTGACCTGGATATGGGTCGTAAGCGTTCGTGGGTGCTAACTCTGTGAGTACAGCAGAACCTGTGGGGTATCCCGATCTGTCGGGTATAGGGGCTTCGGCAACAGTGCCACTAAGACCACGATCAATAGAGGAGTAGTCAAAGATAAGCTCAATAAAGATTTCTTTGTCACTGTTTGTAGACTGTCCGTCAGCATCACCTACGAGCAAATAGTCACCAGCACCAATGATACCACCGTTGACTAAGACTCCTGGGTTTGCATCTAATGTGATCACAACTTGGTTTGAACCTAGACCTGTGATGCTTTGAATACGAACTTGTTGTTCAATAGCGTTAACAAAATGTCCATCGTTGTGCCAGCAATACCCAATGTCGATGAGCTTAGGTAGGATTGTATTATCATCAGCAGGTAGTGTATCTCCACTGTTGCTCGCCCATCCTAAATGCCCCGATATATCAAGAGTAGTCAGATCAATGGTTATCTGATCTCCCTCATACCAATAGTCTCCAGTACCTCCAGCATGAGATACAGAGATACCAGTTGACGGTTGATTAGGGGTGTTAGACGGTTTAGCTGTGATGTAAATTCGTTCTGTGGTTGGTTCGTTTGACCATCTACGAGCGATGTGGTCAAAGTTTTGCCTCCACTGACCAGCTCCCCCGATGTTTGCTGGTTCATTTCTCCCATATACATCACACACAAGTGGAGTGTGGCTCACACCACCCGAACCATTCCCTGTGGTCTGTAAGTTATCAGCACGAGCAAACCAAGTTCTATTAGTGTCGTCTAAGAGAGAGTGGTACTGATAGTCTAATTCTGCCGAGAAATCGAGTCCTCTAGGGTAGACCCTTCTCCTTAGATCGAGGACATCGTACTCGGAGATCTGATCTGCAAACAAGCCATCTGGTCGGTCTGAATGTCCTACAGATACATTATCAACATAGTTGTTAGCACCTAGAGTTGTACCATTATGGTCATGGAGAGCACCTGTGTTGAAAGAGCCTATTGGGTTGAACCCATTTGCTCCATCGTTCGCATTTCTACGAAACACATAACAGATAGGGATAGCATATACATACCCATCAACAGTTCCAAGGTCTTGAGCGGCAGCTTCTGACCCATCTCCAGCATACCATAGACCAGTATCGGTATCATGTCTTTCAAAGGGGTATCCTGCAACAGCTCCACCTTGTGATCCTTGAGCTAAAACAGTGTTGCTTTCAAACCCAAAGATTTCTTGAGACAAGTCAGTAGAGATACCGTCCATCCTAAGTCGGTATTGGACTTGGATTCTACGAGTGGACGACACATTTACATTTGGGTCTTGGATGTTGTCATCAAGATGTGTAGTGGGGTCGGAGAGTACATTCCCCGCAAAGTAAACTTTATTTGCATTGGGCTTACCCTCACCATCAGAACCACCTGCTGGTTGGTTGAGGATACGAATACCTGCTGTATTTGAGCTTACAAGAGTGAAACTATTTGGGTCTGTGCCTACATGATTTCCACTCGCTCCCCCATTATGGTTGAGGAATAGATACTCTGTACCTCTTGTCTCAGCGAATGTGGTAACACCATCAACAGTCAATCCAAGATTAGCTCCGTCATAATCATTAATGGCTTGAGCCATATTGCGAGCTGTCTCGGCGGGGGTCACGCCTTTCTGAAAGTCAACCCCAACAGTAAGGGTGATCGTATTATTAGCTGGAGGTGGAGTTGGGTTTACCCCTTTTGTGAATTTAAATGTGTCATTGGGTTGAGCGGATATGATCTTGACCCTAGACTTTGACTGCATAGCAGGAGTGACTTCTCGCCTCCATACTTCAAGGAATACAAAGTCTCCTCTAGTGCCTGGTCCTGCACCTACATCTGGCACTGCTAAGGTGATCTTGTTCGTACCGTCTGTGGCATCGGTGTTGCGAACATCAATAACCATCCCATTAACCATTGCTTTGAATGGGTTAATGACGAAGCTGTTTGCAGTAAAGTTTGGATTTAGATTAGGTGGGTCTGCATCATCATAAGGATCTTCAAAAGAGAATGACCCAATAGACTCATCTTGCCCTTGATAAGAAATCATGCCACTAGGGAGCGTGTTCTTCTTATTGAGGATGTCTTGGGTAAGATTAAGTTCACTATCAAGCATGGGTCTTCCAGCTTGATATACGACACTATCCCACGCATAGTTTGTGGGGTTGAGATCCCGACTTGTAGAGGGTAGGTATTTTTGAGACATCTTTCACACCCCTTAAAAGGTCAATCGCCAAGTGATTGCTAAGATAGCTCCACTTGGTTTATTGATGACAGGGAATGTGAGGTAGTTTACGAGGATGTCGCTACCTGTGATGTCAGTGGTTAAATCACGAGAGGGGAATACATCAGCGAGCTGACTGAACTCTGCTGATCCTCCCGACACACCCGAAACGGTACACATCAGGCCCATCTCTGTTAACGCACCCACAGCATCTGCCGACTCAAATGTGGTTGTAAAGTCAACGATGTTTGTAGGCACATTAGCTAGGCTACCATCGGAGTTTCGATACACAACGCTCGTAAATGTTTTTCTGAACAAAGGCACATTGATCTTGCGTTGTCTGTAGTCAGCAATGTCGGGGCTTGCAGAAGAACCCGAAGCACCTGTTCCAACAGCGAGCATATCAACGCCACGAGCGAATCCAGCCCCTAAGTTTCTTGAGAACAGAATCGCCGCTAAGATACCACCGTCAAGCGTATAGACATTGGACTTGTCTAAAACGATTTCTTCTCGTCCGTCCTCATATTGAAGGACTCCAAAGACATCACCTTTAACTTTGATTCCGAGATTATCTTCAAAGCCAAGTCCGAAGTTTACAGCAGTTGTCTTAGGTGGTGGGATTTTTGTAGAGATCATATTTTCCTCCATTTGAAGATATGGGGCTGATAATGGAGGGTTATTTAAGACTTACAAATCTCCCACCCTCCTCACCTTAATTTACGCACCGAAAGTTAAGGTGTAGCTGATGTCTAGTGTACCATCGTCAGTCTTTGTGATGGTGTTAGCGAGAACTTTTCTTGCGAACATTCTCATGTTCGTAGTTGTGGTAGGTACTTCAGCATTAACAAACCCTTCAGTGTCAACATTGTCTCCTACTGTCCAGAGTGCGATTTCTGAAATCCCATTGGCAATGTTTCCTTGGTCGGTAGCGAATGTGGTTGTGAACTTGATTGACTTAGCACTAGGGAAAGTCACCGAGTCAATGATACGAGTCCTAACATTCACATCAAGGTGGTTATGGTTATCATCAACCATGCTGACTTGTGTTCCAGGGCTTGCTACATCTGCATTTGCGTTTGCGTGAGCATTACCAGCCGAGTCATTACCTAAGTTGTCCCCAACACAGATATACCCGATCTGATTCACATTTGATGTCTCTTGAGTATGGAGTAAACCATTACCTACACCTGTCGGACCAATGTAGTTTGCACCAGTAGGGTGGGTGGTGTTGTCTGTCATGTTAGTGGATTCTGGTCTGTCAGCGGCATCAATGCCATTTCCAGCAGAGCCAAGACGAGGGTATATAGCGTCCATAACGATGTTATTGGACATCTCAACGACTGTATTCTCTCCTTTTTCGTGAGAGATCACATTGCCATTACGATCTTTTAGGGTGACTTCTACGAAGCCTTTGATTACGAGTCCATTCATAGTATCTTCCTCCATTTAAGGGTGGTGTTTCATCTTAGTGCCCTTAATAAATAAAGTATTAAGGTCTTGAGTCGGGGTCTTGTTCCCATACTACAAAGCCGTCTCTGCGAATATAGAAATAATGTCTATAAGTCACATTGGCGATGTTGTCTTGCTGGAACAAGTTAGTGTAGGTGATGTTAGATTGTGCATTATACTCTGTGTTGTAGCTGTTACCAACATCATTGGTAGGGTTCACCCTAATATGTAGTTCGACATCAGGCCCTACATGATCCTTTGTATAAGTAATGAGTTTATACCTCTGAGTTCTTGGGAGAGTGTAAGAAAGTCGAGCTACATTGTCCACATTGGTGTCTGTGTTATACCCATAGGTAAAGTTATAGTCAGTCACACCTGGATTATTGTAGTTGATGTAAGTGCTGTTAGGAGCACCAGCGTGTAAAGTCGGAGTATACCTTTGATCCAAAACATCCTCGTTGTTTTGAGGGTTAGCGTCTGTCTCTGTGTTGTTCGCCTTGTTCAGTATTATGTGGTAATACTCGCTGTTATTATTCGGAGTGAGTCGAGTATAGAAGTAAACAGATGTTGGATTGCCCACGGAGGTGAGCTTATCTGGAACAACATCTTGGGTGAATACGACATCTTGTTGAGCAGACCTAAGCCTAATGTTGTGGTAATAGAAATAGTATCCTCCCTGTAAGGTATTTGTATCGCCAGTGTTATTACTCGCTAACTCATAATAAGTTTCCCCACTACAATAGCCTGTCATGGTTTCATTAGAACCACCCCTCTTTAACGCCATCTTACATACATCGACTTGGCTAGAGTTCTTTTGGCTATGGAAGTAAAGCGTATAGTCTTTATCGTTATCTAAAGGGCCAACCTTGACATGAGCGTCCTCGTTTTGATTTTGGTTGGCATTACTATTTACAAGATACAAGTATGGAGAAGTCGGCCCACTCCAACCAGAAACATTATCGGCAGAGGATCGGTAAGGTGATGACACTGTTGTGGTGTAGCTGTTAACATAGACTAAGCTATCCATTTCACCACCTGCTTCGTACAAGTGGATCTCAAAGCCATTCGTGCCATTTGGGTGTTTGAACGAGAGATATAGATAATCTTGAGGTACAACGAAGTTTGCCTCGACATCATCTGTGATAGAGACGGTACTTGGGTCTAACTGATTAGTGCTAGAGATAAACGCTGTCGCATCTGCATTGAAAGACAGAGTATCGGATAAGGTAATCGTGAGGTTGGTGTCCGCATCATCAGATATGCCTGTCAGCAAATCACTAGCGTTATGTGAGGAAATATATGCCTCTGTAAAGTCGTTAAAGAAAAGAGGCATCGTGTCCTCTACATAGAGGGCTAAAGAGGTCGCAACAGCGTCAGTTATCGTGGCGAAATCGCTTGTTGGTGCTAGTGATTGATAAAGAGGTACAATCACATCATCTTCAATGTTGGGGAATGTACTTGACTCATCTAAGCTACCTAAAGAGTAGTTGGCTTCTATCGCATCAGAGACTTGGAAAGTGTCGCTGACATTTATTGATGAGATAAAGGCTATGATCTCATCATTGATTGGGTCAACAGAGTCGGTTTCAAGTACATCTACGAAGCTCTTAGTGTAATCAACGAGATCAGTAATCTTGGGTACATTGCTGTCTGTGGATCTGGGTAAGAAGATATAACTCGCTAAGAGTGCGTCTGGATTACTATCCGACACATTAGGTACATCAGACCTTACCCCAATGCCTTTGATCCTTGCTTCAACATCGTCAGAGATGATCGACACTGTGGACGAAGGCACGATCCTTTGGAAGATAGGCACTTCCACATTTTCCACTATGTTGGGGAAGATGTCGGAAAGGTTAATCTTATTGAGTATGTAGTTGTACTCCAAGCTGGCTTCTATCGCAGGGAAATCTGACTCATTTCTAACAGCGACATAGTTTAACGCCCAAGATACCGAGTCTGTAATGTCAGCTACACTTTGGGTGATTGTAGAGGGTAAGAGTAATAATGAGGTTGAGACTTGATCTGTGGGGAGTGTAATCGCAGATGCCTCGTCAATGTAGGTAAGTCTTTGCTCATACTCTATATCTTCGGAGATTTGAGGTACTTTGTCATCCACGCTTGTAAAGACAAACCCTGGAGTTTCAAAGTTGTTCTTCCATGAGAAATCAAACCCTAAGTTTGGAAGGGCATAGTTATCGTTCGTGACAACTGATTCACTTATGGCATAAGTGTGAGTGGGGGTGGAAACGACCTCTATCTCTTTAGTCGCTGTTGGGTTAGGGTCTGCCGAGGGGTTAAAAGAAGTGACCTCACCTGGATTTGTGGCAAATGTGACAGCGTGTAAATAGTATCCAGGTGCGTAAACATCATCATCAAGGTCGAGTTGGTAAGTTTCTGCCGAGCTGGCCCAATCTGTATTAAGAGAGTAGGGTGCATCTGTGCCTTGTGAGAAGAAATGCACTTGCGTTACATCAGCTAAATCAATCTCAAGCACCATTTCAATGTAATAGGTTTCGTTAGGTAAGTGATTGAATACAGCGTTGATTTCTGCCGTGTAGTCGGGTCCTGTTCCATTAGTGTAGGTAAATGGGCTTGGAGGGCTTTCGTCCATGAGTCTATAAGCGAGGGGGGCACCCGTAGTGGTAGGTAAAACTGGCCATTCTTCTATGGCATTGAACCCATTACTATCAGCCCTTGGTGTGAGAGTTTGATAGTATTTAACTCCGTCTGAACCAACCCTATATATTGAGAAGTAAGCATAAGTACCTACAACACCTTGTTGCTCTATTTCACCTGGACCTGCCGCATTGTTCCATACACCTGTATAGTTAAAATAAAGGTATGTAGGTATTGTATTGACTGTGGCTGTCTCAATAACAGACCTCGGTCCTAAGATGTAAAGCGAAGGGTCGGGATAAAGCCATTCGTCTTGTGGTACATGAGGGTTGTAGTCGTTTGTAAATCCGTCTCGACCATCGAGTTCATAACCTGTGATCACATCCTCATAAAAGGTCAGCTCACCTTCAACACCCGAAGTTTGAGTGTCGATCATAGAATAGACAGATCGGATTTCATCCGTTGTTGCAGTATTACCCTCAACGATTACGACATGATCCCCGACTGAAACGCCTGTTACTTTGTCGTTTGTATATGTATATGTCGTTTCAATCTCTGGTAATGTATCAAGAATCCTAGATGCCAAACCTAAAGGGTTCTGCATATATCTTTCAGATGTGGACTCTGTAAAGTCACCCAAATCAAGTGTTGTGGTATGTCTAAAGAAAGCTCCTCCCTCACCTAGTTTATCTCCTTTGTACCAATCGAGGTCAGCACTAAAGGGGTTAGAGGAAAGCCCCGAAACTGTGAGTGTCTTTTCGGAATCAAGACCACTTACGAGTACATGATCTTGATTGAGTGTGTATGAGTAGCTCGTACCCTCGCTGTCTACAACAGATGTGATATAAGAGGGTCTAAACCCTAGCTCGTAAAAGGATATGCTAGGGTTTGATGTAGTGAGGGTCTTGGTAGCTGGCTTGAAAACTTGGTCTTGAGTAGCCGTCTGGTTGAGAGAGAAGTTATTAAGTGTGTATGTGGTGTTGAGCGTTTGGTTGCTCGTATTGAGAAGGTCAGAGCTACCCGCCGAATAGGTGGCAATCTTTTGCTCTTGTGTATAGGGGGTGACAGGTTGTGGTTCATTGAGTACATAAGAAATCGGAGAGGTTGTCTCAATGACCCTGTTTTGACCGATGCCTCGACCAGACTCTGAAACCTTTCTTCGAGGTCTAGCGGCGTTAAGGGTCATCTCTAAGCTATTGAGTTCACGGAAGCGTCTAATCTCTGACTTAGCTTTAGGGTATGTGAGGGTGATTGTATCTCCGGAACTAGATAAAGGATTTCCAGAACCTCCTAGATCCACAATGACTCTTGAAAAGTCGCTTTGATTTCTTATCGTATTTGAATAGAGAGTTTGTTCGGTTAAAGAGATGAACTTTAACTTTCTTATAGAGTAGTCAACAGGTGTCCCATTGACGCTAATCTCAAGGTCGAAGATAGATAGTGGGAGTCCATTTATTGTTTTCGCCATGCCCTTTACAATATACAAAGGAATGGGGATATAAGACTCTCCGATAAAGGACGCGGCACCTTCGGGGTAATCTTGCTTGATGAACTCGACAGTCTCATACAGGTTTTGATCTCGGACTTGCCATGTAGATGAGGCGTTTTTTACCTCTTGTAGACCACTCAATGAGATTTGTGCGTCAACAGTGACCTCGATATAGCTCAGTTTTATCAAGTGTCCATAAGTGTATTCGTATTGTGCCCCTGGAGTATAATATATAGCTTCTTCGCCCATGAGGTCGCAGAAATATATTTCCCCACTAAGAGAGAGGGGTTCACCGTCATTGAACAAGTCGCTGTGATTGAAGTAGTTGGGGTCTTGTCCAAACATTTCAATCCTAGATACGATTGCGTTCTTCACCTCCACAGGGAAGGTGTTCACTAAATAACCCTCATGGTTATCTCCTCTAACGAGGGGTCTTACATTTTTCGTGATGTAGTTTACACCAAGATTTTCGTCAAAGACTAGATCAAAGTATGTTCCGTCTTCAGGAACAATCCTATCTGAAACAGAGATGACCCTTAGCTTTTGAGTGCCGATGACAAGAGTATCAGCGACCTTAATGTTGGTTCTCCAAAAGCGTATCTTCTTACCCGAAACATACCCATAGCTGTTTGGCTCATAAACGCCCTCTCTAGCCCTCCTCATATCCTCTTGGTACAAACCCCCTAGTGAGAGTCCAACGAGGCCATACCGAGCGTTTTGGTTGTAGTACGGAAGTGATGGGTCAATCTTGTTAGCCTCAATGATTTCTTCGTCCGGCAGAGCAGAGTCGATACCGAGAATGGGGCTAAAGACATCTCCTTTCCCTTGAGCGAGGATAGGTATGTCCTCATCAATGATGGAGGCAATCTCTCCTGTCTTAATGTGAGCAGGTTTGGTGATGCTGAAAACTTTGCGTAAGTTGTTCTGTAGTCGGACTATGTTTTCTGGAATACCGAGATAAACTTCATGGGAGTGGGAGTTCCCTTCACTATCTGTCCAAGGTTGTATGACACCATCAATGATGTCATGTGTGTGAAGTTCATCTCCCCATTTGTACTCAATGGGTTTGTTGGTAGAACCTAATCCAGATTCGTCTGTGAAAGTAAAGTGTCGGTGTTCGGGGAACACACCATCTGTGTTGTATTCTGTTGTCGCTAAGATGGCTGACTTGATGTTAGCAATATACCCCTCAACAGTGCTGACAACAACTGCGTTTCCCTCTGCAATGTCGTTCAGCACCTCATCCACAGATTTCTTGGTTGCCCCTTGTAGTAGGGCTTCATAAGTCTGTAAAAGAAACGAGATAGTCTCTTCGTGTGTATCACCGACAGGTACAGAGTCCTCATCGGGGAAAACAAGGTACATGAGTCGAGTGGCAACAAACTCGGCTCGTAGTTGTGAGTATTCTACATCTTCAAGGTTATCTAAGGTGTCTACTAATAGCTCTGCGAGGAGTCTACCCACACCTTCATAAATGATCCTATGGTTTGGGCCATAGCTACGGGTAAAGTAGTTTGAAGCAGTACCGAAAGACATGGAGTCTACGATTTTATTGGTGAGAATGTCTTCAAGTAGCCTTCTTGGATAAGACTTAGAGTTTAGGTTTTCCCTGTTTGTGCGTGGGTCAAAATCATAAACCATTATCTTCTCTCCTCTTCATAAGTGAAGCTGAGATCGCCCACTTGAAAGTAGCTAAAGTTGTTTAATCTGATCTCACCCACCACCCCTGTACCGTCTCCACAGGTGTAGTTGACCTCAATCTCATAATCCAAAGGTGTTTCCCCTAATGGTAATGAGAGCATAAGTTTTCGAGCTGAGTTGGGGATCTCTGTTAGAACTCCGTTAGTGCTGATGTGGGCTTTCTCCAAACCTACGATGCTCCCTTTCACTCCGACCCAGTTGGAGGCAGTTTCCCTTTGTCCGAGCGATAGTGTTTCGATTTCTTTTCGGTTCAAAAATACCCTAGCATTTGATCCACCACTAGAGGCTGGTACATGGTCTAGTTGCACATCCATGAGCCACACTTTATGACTAGAGCTTGTAAACTCCGTGATCTCTATCGGCACTGTCGGGTTCACTTCTTCACGAAGGATCTGATCTCCTTCGGTCAATGAAAGCTCGGTCAAAGGAACAGACACATAAGAAACACCTCGTACAGAGTCAATCTCCCGAATGAAATCGGAAGGGTAAAGATTACCACCAAGAGTTGTTTCTGTTATAAGGTTGAACAATGATGCTTTGATAATCGAGTCAACACTTGTAGCAGATGCTCCTTGCTCTAAGTAGACAAGACCTTTTACATTTACTCGAACAGGGTTCACCTCTTTTACGAGGACATCAGCCCCCATGTGTTTTTGCTCATCAACCTCTAGCTGTAGGTTAGAGACTACAAGGTTTGTCTGATAAGTGACTGTAATGTTTTCTAGGTACTCATAATCTACATAGACCGTCTGACTCGATGTGATTGTGCTTGTTGTTGTCCTCTTAATCGTTGTTAGATCTCCATTCACTTCAATAACATAATCTGGTGTCGTAGATGTGAGAGGGCTAGAGAAGATGTTGCCATTTGAGTCTTTGACTACTATGGTCGTGATGTCGATCCCACGATTTGATAGGGTTTCGGTGTAGAGTTCATTGAGAGTCTGCTGTTCGGCTGTGATTGAGATGATCTTCTCTAATCCGTCATTATCAATGATGATGTAGTCTTGAGCTTTTGAGGACTGCCCTTGTACGAGTGGATCTTCAGTTTTGTAGAAGGTGTAGCCGAGATCAGTACCGTCTGCTTTACGGACAGAAATCACTTGTCGGACAGGTTGTCTATCAAGCACGACTTTATTAGTCACATCGGTTCGGTAGTCTCCTAATATGATGTCGGTCATACGATATGTGGGCTGTGGTATGTCTTGATTGAGTATGAGGATCTTACCCTCGGAGATCGTTGCTCCTGTAAGGTCGAAGAACTCACCGTTAGTTTGGTTTTTGAGTCCGAATGTACCTGCTCGGTCAATCATTTGAAACAATGGGTTCTCTGTGGAGGCATCAGACGCTTGGAACTTATACGCACCCTCTGACTGTATCGGAATGAATCTTGATCCCTTTCTCGATTTGTAAGACGGAGCATATACATCAGTCACTCGGCTCAACAGTTCCCCTCTAACCCAAATGTCTACCTTACCCCCTTGATCGTTGTCTCGGAGCATATATGGACTATCGGCATCTATGATCTCATAGCCCAGCACACCTGCTGATTCTCTAGCTACTCGTTCATAACCAGCTCTTGTGCCGACATCCACAGAGGAGATGTAAGTCATTGCTCGTGTCATCAGCTCTTGGTTTGTCTCTCTTGTAGACCCCCCAAATGTAGGTGCGTTGTTGATGACGCTTAGTCCTAGTGGAGCACCTGTTGTGATTTGTCCAGATGTCAGATTTCCACTAAGACCTGCTGTGTCTGCTTGGATTGGCAAGGTGATTTCATATCTGCGTGTGATGGGGTTATAGAAGTTGGGTGCTTCGGAAACAGAGATTGTTCCTGCTTGGAGAGTCCTAAAACGCACACCTCCACCAGAGATGATCTGTCCAATAGGTACGATGAGGTCAAAAGTAGGTAAAGACCTTGAATAGAAAGTTGCTTCCCCTCTAGCTACTTGTCCAGATAGTCTGACGATCCCTAGATTAGAAGCCAAGCGATCAAAACAGATGTCGATAAGGTTTTGTACCTGTGTGTCTGTATCGAGGAAATAAGCCTCTTTTAAGAGCTGTTTATAGCTAGAGTTCGATACATAGATGGACTCACCCAATCCTGTGGGGTCGTCTATATCGTTGAGGGAGACAAAGTTAGTCGCCTTGTAGCAGAAATCTAAGAGGACTCTGATGCGAGATACTTCGGAGACAACAGGATCAATGAATAAGTCTCTTATAGCTGAACCAGCTTGAACACTCGCTGTGGGGTCAGCATCGTAGATTGCCGAGATCATGCTCTCTGTAAGCTGTGAGTCAGTCACATTAGGTAATGTCGTGTTGATGAGCTGTAGGTTGATAGGTGCTGACCCGACCTCAACACTAAAAGCAGACTCTACGGATTGGTTGTCTACAACCTTGACCGCTGTGATGACATAATAAAGAGGAGTGTTCACATTGAGTGAAGCAAACTCGCCTATCTCGATTGTGTTCGCAGAGTTAGGGTTGGTTCGATTGTGTTTGAAAGATACCTTTGTCTCCAACTCGATTGCGGATACATTTGTTGCGACTCTTAATCGACCCACGCTCTCTGCGATCTCCTGTGTTCCCACATCACTCTCGGTGGTGTTCTGTAGGGCTTTTATAGTGAGAACATTCGGATCTTCTCCAATGGCTTCAATGTCGCTAGATAAATCTACTATTGAGGAGACTTTTTCTGACTTAAAGCCATAGGTGATAGGGTCGATTGGGATCTTGTTGATCTGTTGATAACCATTTCCACCACCACCACTTACAGTTGAAGCGTACACATTATAAGAGCTGATCTCGGAGTCGGTATGTACCCAACTAAGAACGACATTATCATCAGCTCTCTCGGCTTTTATGTTGATGGGTGGTTGAGGTTTAGCCGTATTTGAGTCTAGGCTAGAGATAACAATCAGCGTTAAAGATGTTGTATTTATTCCGTCTGTTGCCGAGATAAGGAAGCTGTTAGCTCCTTGATTTAAGTCGATCCCCTCGGATGTATTTGGAAATACCCATGATCCATCAGCGATTGTGATGTCTGCATCTACACCCACGGATGTAAATGTCTCGTCTAAGAATGACACTGTGATTTGGTCATACCCTTCAACAAGACCATGAATGAATACTTCTTCTTTGTCGGTTGAATAACTAGTTGATGTTGAGGAGCTGACTCCATCTGGCTTTACGATTTTTAAGCTATAACTCATGTCAAACTCCCATCTAATGAAATGCTACCTGGTACTTCAAAAACTATATTTACGCTCACTTGGCGATTAGCACCACTACGAACGACCACATTACACAATAATGCGGTCGCATTGCCATTGAGTGCTGAAACTTCCACAGATTGAACGCTCACTAATCTTTCTTCTTGGCTGAGGTATTGTACCCTCTTGAGGTCTTGTTGCATCTTTTGCAACTTATCTAGTGCTTGTTGGACGCTCATTCTTAATGCGACCCCTACCGAAGCATTGTTCTTTTGACCGATGAGTCGGTTAGCGTTTGAACCGTACCAAGGGTGATATGGGTTAGACCCGATCTCTGTTAGTAGGGTCTTAGCTATATTCTGATAGAGCAGGTCTGTGTCTTGTACCTTTTGAAGATCTCCGTCAGTACCGAACCTAAAGTCGTTCTCTACCCCTGTGCCACCACATCGTCTACAGTATATCTTTTCAGTCGTGTAAGAGATTTCTAGCAAGCCCTCTGGTTCTAGTTTGCTCTTGAACTGTATATCGTTTCCGTTGAGCCGTGAAACCAACCCCCAAGCAGGAGTGGTCTTTTTAGTCTTAACGACTTGCTTTTGCTTAGTGAACCCTAGTGCTTTTAAGAGGCTTCCTGTGAGGGTGAACCCAATACCAAGTTTTCGATCAGAGAACCTCAACGCTTTTGATGTAGTCTCTTCAACGCTGATCGCTCCGATTTGGCTTTGTATTTCGGAGATGAGGCTCTGTGTGTTGTATATCTTTGTGGGTAAAGTGATTGTGTTCGAGTACCCCTCTGTGGTGGTGATTGTAAGCACATTAGATGTGCTTCTCACTCTAAAGGGAGACACATTAGGAGTGGTGATAGTAGCCTCTCGGTTATTGCCTTGAGGTTCGAGTACGACACCATCTCGTTTAATCACTACAAGACCAGCACCATTGATCGGTGATGCTGGTATAATGTAGATACCATTTTGTAGCCCGACCCTCTCATAGCGAATATAATGAGGGCAAGCATAAGAAATCTGTAGATCTTCGCTCATGTTATCACCAGTAGTCTAGTGGGTTAATACTAGACTACCGATGATAAATAAACTAACGATTAACCTAAGTGAACAAATGCCTCATACAGCTCGGTTCCTGGTTCGATACCGAACTCTTGGAATACCTTTGTGACTGCGTTTCTCGCGGTGAGTTTCTTCTTTATAAAGAACTCTTCTCTTGCTTTTAGAGCCGACTGAACTTCATTCGCCCAGTTTGGTAAGATAAACTGATCGTAAGCCTCGCTCTTAACCTCGTTTAACTCTTTTGTAGGAATAGGACCGACAAGGTATCGGACACGATTATCACAGTCAGCATTACCTAGACCCTTTGGTAAGTTAGCCCCTTCGGTCAGACCAATGTCGAGGTAGAAACGATAGCGAACAAGCTCACTAGCGATGCCACTATAGAAGCCTTTAAGTTTACCGCCACTGTTTGTGACAGTTTTATGTGCTTGACCTGCTTTCGCAGGTACCGATTTGTAGCTTGGGTTATTGGCAATAGTAATGATGTTATTCAAAAAGTCAGACATCTTATAATCTAAACCTTTTGGTCTATACGGAGCGATAAGATCTTCGAGGCTTTTCGTGATCTTTGCAACCTCAGCGTCAGAAGCCACCATAAGTGCGTTTACTAAACCTTTGTAAACAGAATTAGTGACTTTGAAGAAACTTAATTTTCCTACTTCAATCTTGTGAGACTTCCCACCTGCTTTTACAGTTGTAAATCCACCGTTTAAGACGAGGGCTAACTCAAGATACCAACCTAGAGTTCCTTTATTGCCACCAATAAACTTTTTGACCAGAGCTTGATCCATACAGTTATCAGCAAACTCTTTGATAGCTATTATCTTTGCTTTGTCAGCAAAGACAGCAGAGTTAAAGATGTGCTTTAATCCAAGAGGCAAAAGAGGCTCTTGATGTTCTTCGATAGTGTCTTGGATCGCTCTCAAGGCTTTAGGGTCGGACTCTCTAAGAGCTAAAGACCATTCTGTATCATCGAGATACAGGTTAGCATCAAGCATCCAACTGAAACCGTCATCGGTGAACATCTTTGACAGCTTTTTCATGTGCTCTAGCGTTAGATTAACTTTAGCTAGTTCAGCGATCACTTCTCCAATTTTACCTTCTGGTAAGCTCAGACCACTTACAGCGACATTTGCCATCTGGTTGGCTTGACCCTCGATCATCTGGACAGCTTCTTCGGCCTCCACAGAGACTTCGATGTTATCAATCATCCAACCGTCATTAACAAGGTCATACTCTGCATCGAGGCGATCAAGCTCATCGAGTTCACCCGAATGGTAGCTTCGGATAAGCTCTTCAAGCTCATCTGTGATAGGATTTCCTGTCATCTCAAGGAGTTTTCTAGCGAGAGTATTTGATTCGACACTATCATATACACCAGCAAAGAAATCTGGCTTCAAGGTGTCAGAGATCAGAGCATCATCATTACTAATGTGGTCGGACAACAAAAGCATCTCTAGCCCTGTGAGCCACTTTAATGGTTCGTTATCCAAACTCCCGTCAGTTAAAAGACCCTCAATCTTATCAAGATCTTCTTCGCTAAGACCTTTTTCTTCTATGTATTTCTCGGTGTTGGCTTTACCGAGGTTATTCTCAATATGACCCTCGGCGGATAACTGATCGAGTCTGCTATATTCCTCGCCTTCAGAAGATTGACCTTCTGTTGACTCTTGTCTCAGTTTTACCCCTTTTGCGATCTCATCCATTCCTAGCTCTCTTCTTTCTTGAAGAGTTAGGTAGCGACCTTTAGATGCCATTGCACTGAATACACCTTTACGAATAGCCCCCATAACTCTCTCAGCGATAGAGCTTCCCCCTCCTACATTTTCAGTAATTCTTTTCCAAGGGGTGACATCTGTATCTCTTACAGCATTGTCTCTTTTACCAGTCACAGCCCACATAGTGGCCCTCTGCCAAAGGTCTTCAAGGATGTCGTTACTTAGTCTCGTATACTCTCGGTTGTTATTAACAAAAGCACCATAGGTACTGTTGATGCTTTTAGTGAGAGCAGGTTTGATTTGCTCATAGAGACTGTTCAAGAAGTTTGCGTATCTTGCAACGCTTGCTTGTCGCCTTCTTCTTCTCATTCGATTCGCAAAGCTACCAACTCCACTAAGTTGGTTTAGGATCTTTGTCCCATACTCTGTGGGGGAGTCAGCACCAACATCTGGGATAGTCATTCCCTGTAGTGCTGGATCACCTGTCATCTGAGAAAGAGCGGCACTTGCCCAATAGAAGAAGATCTTCTTAAGATCAGTGTCACTTTGTAGGTACAACCTCAGATCAGCTTGTTTTTTCATACCCGCTGATTTGATGTACTGCTCAAGCTCTCTTACAAGCTCTTGAGCAACTTTGGTCTTGGTGTGGAGGCCAGATTTCTTGATCTGATCCAGCATCTGGTTCGCCTGTTTTATGTTCATATCTCTCTCGCTTTCCGATAGACAAGTTTTACAGAAGATACCAAGTATAAACGATCTACAAATCGTATAAAAGAGGGATAAAGGGGTTGCTCCATTGGTCTATGTGTGATAAGGTGGGGTCTGACTTGGATAGATGTCCAATAAGTCAGCCTTTAACCCGATCAATCGGAGACACAAATGAATAGAATAATCAAGGGTTTACCATACCCTATTAGGAGTGGTGCGAATATCCACTTCGACATGATGTTTGAGGTGTCGGCAGACGACCACTTCAATATGATCTTCTCATGTACACAACCCAAAGAGGCAAAGCCTGCTGTGGTGCGTAATGAGACTGAAACTTGGCTCTATGACTCACGATGTGAAAACTATGAGCGTGTGCTTGAGATGGTTCAGAGAAGAACCCCATATAACAAGCGTTTCACGCTACCCGAAGATCAGATCGTAAGCTACTTCCACAGCTTCCTCACCGAACACTTCATCGAGAAAAATCAGCTCAAGAAGGAGCTTGATAAAGGCAAGTCTGTGAAGCCATCGGTGGTGTATGAGTGGTTCTTGCAGTATGTGGTGCGTGAAAAGTACCAAGAGGGCCAAGACGCTCTACAACGCACTCGTGGTGCGAGGACTCAATCAGAGGTGACAAAGATCAAGGCATACGAGACAAAGCAGACTAAGAATGCGTATACTCCAGTCCACCATATCAAGAACCTTGAGTCAGAGGGGTGGCAAGTCGCTCAAGTCGTATCTAAGATGGACGCAGAGACTGGACAACAAGTAGGAGAACCCGACTACTATATCAATGAAGATGCGTATAGTAGCCTTGAAGAGCGTTCGGAAAATGCGTACATGAAAGAGCTGTTGCTTGATCGCTTCGGTCAAGACAAGCTGAATATGTACTACTCGCTGTGGCTTGAGCTTCGCTATGCCGAGTATGAGAGCAAGAAGAAATGGGCTTCGGCTCGTAAGGTATCTTACAAGGTCTTGTCCTCTCAGATCGAGCAAGTACAAGATGTCTTTAGGGATAACCTTGAAGCCTTTGGCTACTGATACCTAACTCGCCCATAGACCTCTTGGAGTGTACGCTTGTCGGCACTCTCCTTTGGCTCAAAAGGTCTACCCCTCTCAAGCTCAAACTCTTTGACTAATCTGACAAGGTAGTCATCGGGATCTCTATGTAATCTTATCGTCCTACTATGTCTCGCCAAAGTCATGTAGAAATCGACCTCTAAACCGAGTCGGTATGCTTTAAGCATGGGTATGAGTTGATCTATCACAGAAGCTTCTCGAATAGCTTTCTTGAGGTCTGCTTTAGGTAGGGTATGGCCATACCTCAAAGCGAATAGGATGTTGCGTAAAACAGCTCTAGGTCGATCATCAGAGGTCATGCCTACACTAAAAGAACAGGCACTACGCTTTGCTTCATTGGTGAAATATAACCCTTCTTGACCAAGAAGGACTTGGTTGAGGGTGTTGTCTCTACTCTTAAAGTATTCTTCTACGCTCCAATGCCTTTCGACATCACCTAGCTTGTGTAGTCGATCAAACTCGTCATATTGCTCATCATTAAAGATGACTTCTTCCTCCCCATATCCGTCATCCCATTCGACATCATCCCCAAAGACTACAAAGTCAAAGTCCATATTTGGCTTTGTTGCTCGTGCGACATATTCTGGTGTGAAATGGTTAATCAAAGCATCTCTAGCCACTCCACCCTTGAAGTAGGAATAGGGCTTGAGCGTCTTTAATATACTCATCACTTTAGAGTCTAGTCCGAGCCTCTTTAGTGGGACAAATTGGATCATCGTTTTCCACCATCATAAGCGACAGCATGACCCATTCGGATCATCTCATCATTAAGAGACTCCCCTAGTTCTTCCATGCCCTCCTCATAGAGCCATATGACACCAAGCCAACGACCAAACTTGCCCTTCTTAACTGTGTTGATGACGATGGTCTTACCCTCGATACGAGACTTGAGGTAGTCCTTAGCGGCGTAGCCTCTAGCTTTCTCTTCAAGGTCTTTGGTTCGTATCTCTGGTGTGTTGATCCCCACCATACGAACCTTGACTCTCGCAAAGTGCTTCATGCCTTGGTCGATCATAACTGTAATGGTATCTCCGTCATATACGGATAAGACTTCTGCTTTGTAGTGATATAAATTAAGACTCATATTTCATTACCCTTTGATGCTGTATGTAATACCAATGTCGGTAGCATTTCCGTTGTTTGTGATGTCGAGTGAGACTGTGAACTGATTGTTGTTTCCGTCAATCTCTGAAACCCAGGGTGTCTTAGTGACAGTAAACTGACCGCCAACACCCCCTACAAACATAAGACTTACAACGATTGAGCTACCACCATTAACAAGACCTGCAACGGGTACTGTCACTGTCACAGATGTTAGATTTTGAGCGTTAGCGACATTGACGATTTCTTTACCTTGATAGAAGTCGGGGGCGAAGTCAGAGCCTGTACTCTTAACAGCACCACCTACCATGTGGAGAACACCATTCCCTAAGTGGTCAATGATAAGCTCACCCTCTGTTGCACCATTAGCACCCCCCCCAACAACAAGCTCAATGCTACCACCTGCGTTGCCATTACCATCACCTCGACCTGCATTTAAGTAAATGCCACCACCATCCGAGTCAGAGTCCGAGCCACCTGCGTTCAAGTAAAACTCGCCCCCAGTATCTCCATGTCCTGTTCCAAGATCAACATTAAAGTCACCTCCACTCCCACCAAAGTCTCCACCATTTCCTGTGTTAAAGTGTACAGACCCACCTTTTGTACCCTCATTCTCTTGAGCGTTAGAAACATAGCCTTTGCCTGTGTAGACTCTAAACTCACCTCCACTTGCATAGTCAGTTTCGGGATCTCCATCATTCTGAAAGCCCTCTAACTTATAGCCCTCTGCGGTATTGATGTAGATGTCAGCGTCATCTGCGTCTGGACCTCCGTCATTAGGTCCATTACCCTCAAAAACTTGATCTGTGGGTGCGTGGCAGACGATTCTTAGACCAGATACGCTACTGTCATAGAACATATCCACATAGCCATTATTCACACCCTCTTTCCCACTTATACGGAATCCTTGGTCATTTTCATCTCCATCAAGGTCTACTCCATCATGTTGATCCCTACTCCAAAGACTTGTACCCTCAACCGAGTTTACAGCACCCTTAAGAGTAGCCGTTAGGTGTCCACTTGCAATGAGCTTAGAGATAGCACCAGCGTTGTAAGATTTCTCTACAAGATCAGTCATCTCAAGAGTAACTGTATTCTCACCACCTACTCTATAAGTGAGCTGTGTGGGTTGTGCTTGAGATCGTGTATTCTGAGAGTTATCAAGATCACTAGCAACATCTGTGAAATAGACTGTGAAGCCATCTGTTGCTTGTAGGTTCGTTTGGGTTCTTGGGTCAAGTGGTCCAAGACCTGTATGAGTTAGAATTAATTTAGAAATAGTAGCCATAGTTTATCTCCTAGTAGATTAAAGACCGATAGAAGCGTTAAAGACTTGATAGACGATTGTGATAACCCTTTGAGCATTTGCAGTATTGGTCACATCTAGTCCGACTGTGAAAGCGTTGCCACCTACATTGATTGCTTTGAGATGTGGGGCGACAGCAACTGTGATGTCACCTGGGTTATCGACAACACTTAGAGTAAGCATGACAAGAGCTTGGTTAGATAAAGCACCTGCTAAACCATTGTCGTTAATGACGACCTCATTAAGACCTACGAGTGCCCCGATTGTGAAGTTGGCTTTACCAACCCTCATGTCTGTGCTTCTAAGACTATTCCCAGCTACATGGAGCAAGCCATCTGCATGGTCGGGGAACTTGATTTCTCCAGCTGTTGCACCATTGTGTCCGACACCAGCTTGAATGATGACATCACCACCTTGAAAGCCACCATTTCGACCAAAGCCACCTTCAATCGTGACATTACCACCATTACCCCTCGCACCCCCTGCGTTCTGCCAAGGTGAGCCACCTCTAAGAAGAATAGCACCCCCTGTTGAGTCAGCTGGGTTTAAGACTGTGCCACCATAGATGTTTACAGAGCCTCCCTCTTTATTTGATGCCCAACAGTATCCACCATAAATAGAGAGATCACCACCATTCTGAGTGCGAGAGCCACCCCCGCCTATATTAACACCACCACCATTACCTGTGCTGTTATCCCAAGCAATCCCACCATAAATACTTACCGAGCCACCTCTAGTCCCACCAGCGTTGGCATTACCCGCTTGGAAAGTAAACCCACCACCACTTGAAGCATTAGAAGCCCCGCCAGAAAAGTAGACCCCACCACCACCGTCTTGAGTGCTTGCACCACCAATGAAAGAAAAGCCACCACCATTACCTTGAGTGCCTGCCCCACCCCTCAGAGTAAAGCCACCACCTTGTCTCTCACCATTTCCTGCTGTGAAAGTGAAGTCTCCACCATCGGATTGGTTTGTGCCTCTACCAGCACCTGTGTAAACCTCAAAGCCACCACCGTCTCCACCAAACTCACCACTATTTCCAGAGGTGAAAATGAAGTTAGCTCCATCAGTTCCTGCGAAGTCTACATTGTTTGAGTCAAAGCCTTGTCCTGATGTAAATCTTACGACTGGAGCGTTTTCTCCCTCAACTGCATTGTCGGCAACCTCTTCAATGTTATTTGTCTCTTGGATATATCCGTCAATATAACCACGATCAATATACGATCTGATAGACCCATGATTGAACGAGTATTCCACTCTAGCGGTGTATTCTAGTTCAAAGGTATGCTCACCATTAGCGTAATAGGTAAAACTCGATCTAGGGGCAATAGAGCGTGTGTACTGACTTTGATCTAGCCCATCTGTGAGATCGTTGAAATAAAGGGTACTCCCCTCTGCCGAAAGCTCTTGGTTTGTGCGAGGGTCGATTGGACCTTTGCCTGTATGTGTTAAGACGAGTCTTGCCATGATATATCTCCTTTGTTTGTTTATTTACTTACAGAGGAGATATAAAGAAACTATTAGTGTCTTAAACCAATGTCCGAGAGTGTCTTGTCAACGAGCTTGCGAACCACTTCAAGATCATCTGTCTTTTTGACCACTCGACCATTGACCTCTACGATTAAGTTTTTGTAGTCATAGCCCGATCCACTAGACTTGAAACCACTAATAGAAATCTTAGTGTTTGGGGCTTCAATCTTGATGACCCTCTCTCCTTTTCGGTCAAGTACACCAGTGACTTTGTGTTGCCCCTTCTTGAACATCCACTGTAGCTGTTTTTCAAATCGGCTGAGATCTTGCCACCCAATGTGGTTGCTAAGTAGTCCAAACAAGCGAGCTTCCATATAGCGAGAAGCGACTCGAATGGCTGGTAAGTCAGACATAAGGTTCTCTTTGACTTGCTCCTTGTCATAGATGATGCTTGGGTTTGAGAGATACATATTCCTTAGTTTTGAGGACACAGACATCATAAAGTCTTTCATCCCTCGACCAGAGAATCCTTGATTTCTTGCGAGAGTAGGCAACAAGCTACGATCTTTTAAAATGGAACTTGGGGATCTCAACGCTTCGACTAACTCTCTTTGTTCTTCTGGAGTCAGTTCAAGAGACAGTTCTTCCATTCGCCTTAGTTGTTCACGACTAAGTGTGCCGAGATCATGTTGAAGGTTGAAGCCTCGATTCACGAGGTTGATGAAAAACATATAGGGTAGCTTTCTGCTGTGCGTAGATAAAGCCGCCCTAAATGATTTATGCTCTCTAGCTATCTCCACGAGAACTTCAATAACACCTAGTTTGTCGAGTGTAAGAAGTGCGTCTTTCCATGTCTTGGACTTAAAGATATGGAGTAATTCTCGGTAGACACGATCTGGACTCTGATCCTTTAACTTGTGCTTGTTTCTCTTGATCGCTTGGGCTGTATCTTTGGGGATAGTCAGACCATATTTGACCACAAACTTAACTGCACGAATGATGCGTGTAGGATCTTTCGATAAGGTCTTATCAGCATCTAGGAAACACCTTGCTTCACCTGCTTCTAAATCCCTAATGCCGCATCCTGTCATGTCGATGATTTCTGCTTTATCTGGACCATCAGCTAAGTCAGATAGTCTCCACATAAGCATATTAAATGTGTAGTCTCTGTTTGTTAGGGAGGTGTAGAGATTTGATCCTTCTAACTTCTCTTCTTCGGGGTATTCCTCAACATCTCTAATCTCGATAGCCGCATCACCATCTTTTGAGAACTCGCTAAGATCAACACCGTCTACGATCCACTCGGAGTTTACCCAAATGTGTGTGCCATACCAGTCAGTCATCACATGGGTCTGTGCGGGGATCATGTCTACAAGGTTATTAGCAACCCACTCGGCATCCCTTCCTAGATTTTCAGCGTCTACTACAACATCTACATCTTTCACAGGCACATCAATCATAAAGTTGCGAATCGCACCACCTGCGACATAAATGTTTTCTGCCACTCCCCGACCCATAGATTTAGTTGCCCTTGAGAGCCACTTCATAAGGGCAGTTGAGTGAGCGTTTGAGACAGCTAGTTTCTTTCTTCTGGCCATTTTAGAAATCCTTCTCTTGATTAGATTTGGGTCATTTATGATTGATGGATCAGAGACATACATCTCTCTTAGTTGATCCATTTTGCGAGACATAAAATCTCTCATGTTCGACTTTCCGACACCCTTATGTCTAGCAAGGGTGGGGAGGAAAGATTTGTCTTTAATTGCACCACCAGGAGACTTTATGTATTTAACAAGATCTCTCTGTTCCTCGTCCGTTAAGGCGAAGGCTTTTTCCTCTAGCCTAGCGATCTGATTTCGATCTAAGACCGACAGGTCATGTCGAAGGGAGATACCTAAGTTGAGCATCCTAATGAAGAACCTATAGGGTAGCTTCTTCGCTTCTGTACTTAGTGCCGCTCTGAAGCTAGGTTCTTCTTCGGCTATGTCGGCAAGCACCTCAATCAGACCTAACTCTTCAAAGGTATCTAAAACGCTCTCCCATGTTCTCTCGGATAGGATGCCTCTAATCTCACCATAGATGCGGTTCGGGGGGACTTTGGTTAGAGCGTATCTCGTCTTTAGGATAGCCCTCTTAGTCTCATTAGGGATGTTCAGACCATATTTGACTAGGAACTTAACAGCCCTAAGAATACGAGTAGGGTCATCATAGAATGTTTTTTCGGGGTCTAGTGGACACCTTGCTTCGCCTGCTTCTAAGTCAGCTAATCCACAGCCTGTCATATCTACGATTTCTGCTTGGTCTGGACCATCCGCTAAGTCAGCTAACCTCCACATAAGAGTGTTGAAGGTAAAGTCTCTACGATAGATGTCCTCTCGAATAGTGGATTTGGTGATCGAGGGTTTGTACCCACCCCCTGTGTCATCAGAGTAAGTCTCTGATCTAGCGTCCACGATCTCAATCGCCGCATCACCTTCTGCACTAAACTCACTAAGATCAAGACCGTCTACTATCCATTCAGACTTAACGAAGATCTTAGCTACACCATACTGATCGCTCACAGTTTCAGTTCGAGCAGGAATCATGTCTGCCAGCTCGTCAGCGAGCCAAGCCGAGTTCTCCCCAAGAGCTATGGAGTCAAGCACAAGGTCTACATCTTTAACTGGCTTATTGAGCTTAAAGTTGCGTATAGCTCCACCTACTACATAAGTGTTTTCAGCAACATCTCTACCTAGTCTCTTGGTGGATCTTGAGAGCCACTTCATTAGAGCTACCGAGTGTTCATTAGATACCATTGCTGACTTAATCATCTGACTTAACCTCTTCTGGTTCGGGTGTGGTTTCGACACCAAGTGATTTCTTAACCTTTGCTTTGAACATCTTGATAACGAACGCATTTAAAGCACCCGCACTCGCACCCATATAGACATCAATCATCATAAATGGCTTTGATAAGGTGACTGCAATACCCGCTCCTGTTAAAACAGCAACAAGTCGGATCACAGCGTCAGCCTTCTCTTTACAGGTTTTGAAGATGAAGGGCTTAATGATCTGAGTGATCGCTAGGCTCAAGATAGCGGCGTTGACTACAAGATACACATGACCCATAAAGACATCATGTGTTTCACGACCTTCAGCTTTCCAAGGAATATACTCCATATACTGTGTGCAGGCTACACCCTCTTCGTATATTTTACATTCTTGGTTTTCTTCACCACATAGAAGATCATTACCCTCTATGATTTCGCACAGCCTCGGTTCAGACTCCCCATCTTTATTCATGGTTTGACAGAGGATTGTATGAACATCAACAAACTGACAATGGTCTGGTAATGCGTGTAGTGGCTCTGCACTTATAGGTATGTTATGTTTAGCCATGATTCACCTCGCTTCTTTTTATTTAATAAAGCAAGGCGATAAACAAACTATTAAGTGATAGAGATGCTATGGCTACTAGACTTAAACCTTCGAGCTAAAGAGTCCCACACCCTCAATGCGGACTCGCTCGTCTTACCCTCATAGAGATAGTCTGGTATAAACTGAAAGGGTTGCCCCTTGCTTTCAACCTTACCCTCTTTGACCACCTCAAGGTATAACCGAGTACCAATCCCTCGCCCTCTGTATTGGTCTTTAAGCTCACTTTCAAGCAAGACGAGGGTTTGGGTATTGGGTAAGTAAACAGCGTGAGCAAAACCTACCTCTACGCCCTTATCGAGAGCAAGGATATAGAACCGATCTCTTGTATCTGGCTCACGCTTAAAAGAAATCACAGGTGGGGCATCTTATCTATGACGATGACATCACCCTCCGAGTGATACTTCTTAGCAAATGATTTCCATACCCTTAGAGCCTTATCCGAGGTAGACCTATTGTGGCAGTAGTTAGGCATGAACAACAAAGGCAATCTACCATGTTCAAGCCACGCTTCTTTGACTAACTCAACATACATTTGAACTCCACATCTCTGACCTTGTAGAGACTCATGGAGATAGGAACTAATAACTTCTACAACAAGAATAACTGGTTCATCTCCATCTTCATATCGAAGCATTTCGTCCTCAAACCAATACTCTTCGGATAGCTTCTCAATGTCATCTGCACAGGCAAAATGACCTCTACCCATTTCTTCTAGTGTATAGAAAGCTACATGGGCTTCACAATGCCCCTTGTATTCACCATCAACTTGAAGCTCAACACCAAGATTAGCATTTCTATCGTCATAGTCAGTGGAGACATCAATGGTGATGTTGCCCTTTTGGTAATTGGCTTTCATGTAGCGACTAGCTACTCTTTCATAGGATTTCATCTTGTACTCCCATCATATACAATAACATCACCAGACGATGGGAGCTTACGAGACAGTGATTTCCAGACCCTTAAAGCGGAGTCTGATGTTTCGTCTTGAACACTCTCACAATAGTTAGGGATAAATAGAAAGGGTGCCTGAACCATAGAGTAGGTGTGTTCCAGAAACTTTAGGTACATTTCTATTCCGTAGCCTTTACCTCTTGAAGACTTAGCGATCTTACTATCCTTAATAGAAACGATATATATTTTATCCCCTTTAACTAATTTTGGATAACGATCGATGAGTTTATACATATCCTCATAGCACAAATAAGTATCCCCAATGAATTCGGGTTCGATTTCGTCTTGTTTAACTTTTTCAATCCTACCACTAATGTTTCCTATCAAACTCCCACTGAGGTAGGCATAGCCTTTAGGGTTGCGAGAATGGTTGTTAAAGTTAAACACCATTTCACTAGCATATCTTAATGCGACTCTCTGATATGGCTTCATTTTTTGTACTCCTTTAATAAGTACAATAGGAGCATAATAAACAATTTATTAAAGGATGGATATTATGGGTGCTGGAGTAATGCTTTTATGCAATAACAAAACGCTAATACTTAAAAGAGCGAACTACAAACATGATCGCTTTTCAGGCTATTGGAACTTTCCTGGTGGTCAAGGAGAGCCAAACGAAACGACTTATCAGACAGCCCTAAGAGAGACTGAAGAAGAGACAGGTATCAAACCCGATCAATATAAAGTAGTAGACCATGTAGACGACAAGATTTACACGATGTATGTCGGGGTGTGTAAGGAAGAGATCGTGCCTGTCCTAGATCACGAGCATACAGAGTGGGAGTGGGTTGTCATCTCTAAGATCCCTAGCATGACTCGTGAGATGCACCCCAAGGATTGGCGAGGGTTCAAGAAGTATTATCGGCTTTAGAAATCACCACACTTGGAAGTGAACCCCTAAAGACCAAGTGTTTGAACCGTCAGCACCGATAACCCAACCAAGACCTGGAGCTATGTTGAGGCTCTTACCCATAATGTAAGGATGCCATGTACCCATCACCCCTAGATACTGATTGGACTCGGTTAGAGCAAAGTTAGCTCCTAAGCGATAATCGCCCTTAGCAAAGTTGATAAAGCTACCCCCAATAGACAACCCAAACTCACCACCTTGAAAGGTTGACCCTACAAGTAAGCTCGGCTCGAACATTCTAAGACCAAGACGAACCGAAGTTGCTGGTGTCGTTGGGATGTAGACGAGTTGTGAATCGAGGTTAGGGTCGCCTGCCATGAGGATACTTTCAAGACCCTCTAGGGGTACAAACTTCCCTTGCTCATCAGTGTACCCTCCATATATGTGAATACCTTGGTTTTGAACAGCTCCAGAACCCAAACTATCACCCTCACCATAAGTGATAGCAACAACCTTAAATGCGAGGTTGAAGTCTATGTGGTTGTCTAGTTCAGCCCAAAGATTTCTACTCCGAAAGGTATATGCTGGCCTACCATTAAAACTAAAAGGAGATCGCCAACTAAACTCAAATGGCTCACATCTTTCGGGGTGGTCGGAACACCTGTGCCTATCCTCCCTAGAAACACCAGGCCAACTCTGAGGTGGTGCAGGTGTTGGTTCTCTGCCACTTCTAAGGGATGAGATACCTCTGTTAAGTTTGCCCTCCATACGAACAAATCTTTGACTGATAGCTCTTATCTCTGCACCTGTCTCGGATTTGAAATCGCTTATGGCTTGCTGTGTTCTTTGGTCAAGACCGCTGATGATCGCATTCGCTCTTTGTTCAAGAGTGACTCGGTCAACCATATGAGACTGAACTGTACCTAGAGTGGTTTCAATCGCAGAAATCTTCTGTGCGTTCTCGGACAAGATGCCCTTCATTTGATTTTGGATCGTATCGTTCATTCTTTGCATCTTGTAGACAGACCAAGCGTTGCCTCCTACAGAAATCAAGAACAGGCTCAAGAGTGCGTAAGCTCCATATTTGATGTTCGCCAACTCAATCATAGTAAATCTCCTTTCTTTGTTAGGAGATACTATACCATGACCGAGCTAGTCCACCTTCTTCTTAATCTGATCCGATCTCCTATTCTTTATCTTCTACAACTACGATCTCTCGTGTCGTCTTACCTGTGCTGTAGTCGATGTTCTCACGAACCCGAAAGACAGGTGGTGGTTCGGGTTGTGGTGGTCGGCTGTAGTAGCGAACTTCATTTTTCCACTGACCTCCGACTTCGACCCACACTCGCTCTCCATTTTCCATTCGCTTGTAAGGCATTGTATTTCTCCTTTGTTAAAGTGTTTTGATAACTTCCCACCAACCTGGTCCACATTGTTCGGTACGCTGTAGGACTAAGGTTTGTGAGCCTAGAGGCTCAAGAAAGTCTCTGTGTGTTTTGTCGTATCCATCGCCCCCTTTGGACTTTAAGAGAGCGTCTGCTGAACAGACAAGCATCTCGTTAAGTCCAAAGTATTGAGCACCGAACAGACCACATTGATCGACATCTGTGTAGACCATCATCACCCACCCCCCTTTACTTCTGAAGCATTGAGAGGGGCAACTGCTGGATCACTTGGAAGATACACTCGTTAAAGTGTTCGACCACAAACTCGGTATCGTTGCGACTTGATGCTGAGGGTTGGATGATGACCACGACATCTCCGTCAGAGAGGCTGACATTGCCACCGACACACTCAGATTTGGTGAGTCCTTGAGCGAGGGCGACAGTGGACTCATGTCGGGGGTTGATTGCGTTCTCGAACGCAATGTTCGAGGCACTTTCTGCAAGGGCAACGAGTGCCTTTGCGTCCTCGACAGAGATACTGCTCTTGTGTACAAGAGCGTTGGTGTCTGTCAGCATACGATTGCTGAAGGCACTTGAGAGGACGACACGGGTGGTAGGTGCTTTGAGGATGTTTGCGATAGTCATATTAGGTTCTCCTTTCAAGAGATTGAGTTGATGACATTGGTTATATGATTAAGGGGTTACAGGGGGCGAGGGTTGCTCACTCACAGTGAGGATTGCTCCTCGGTACACAATCTTATAGATAAGGGGTTACGCTTTGCCCTTTCTCATATAATATGCGTGTGAGCATTTACTTATAAGGAGGTGCAACTGATGTTTGCCGATATGCTTGAGACATTAAGACGACCCGATATAAAGCCCAAGCTGTGGATGAAAGATTGCGAGCTGATCTTGGGTACGAAAGAAAACCTAGATCAGTGCATTGATGAGTGTATCAACAGCGTTGCGTATGGGATTGACCTTGAGACAACAGGTCTTGATAATCGTGTGTTCAATGGACGCACACGAGATACGATTGTAGGGGTCTGCTTGTCAGCCCATAAGGATAAGGGGTACTACTTCCCTGTCGGTCATCAAGAGGGTGTAGAACATAACATCCCTTGGAGGTTGATGTATCCAGCTCTTGAGCGTCTGTTTGATCTCTCTGTGAAAGCAGAGCCTGTCTTTCACAACGCCGCTTTCGACCAAGAGTTCTTGGAGTTCAACGAGTACAAGTCGGGTCTTGGTGAGGAGCGTTGGGATTCGTTCAAGTGGCATGACACCTATATCATCCAGTATCTCTTGAACCCTCGTGAAAAGGGAGGTCGAGGACTCAAGCATTTAACGAATGTTCACCTTGAGCGTGAGATGATTGAGCTGTCTGATCTCATGCCCGATGCCCCCGACAAAAACTACTCTAAGCTCGATGTGAGCTGGGAGCCTTGTGTTTGGTATGCCGCTAGTGATGCGATGTGTACGCTTGGTCTTTGGGAAATCCTTTATAAGAAGTACACCGAGGCTAAAGAGCATACGCTCTCTATGTATGTGTTAGAGCGTATGTGTCTGCTCTCAACCCGATGGATGCACAGAAATCGTGTCTACATTGATCGGGACACAGCGTTAAAGTACAGCCAGCAAGGTCAGAAGTTATGGTTTGACTCTCTGATTGATGTCTATGACGGAGCAAAAGAAATCTTAGGTCGAGACATTACCCCTAACTATGTTCGAGTCCTTAAAGGCGAGTTGAAGGGCGAGAACAAGTTTAACCACATGGAAGTGGAGGGGATGAGCTATAAGACTCGTGTAGACGAAGCTCGTAAGGAAGCGACTCGTTTATATCCCGATGAAAAGGGAGTAGTCACTAAGGCTGTGAAGATCATCGGTAAGAGTGCAGGTACAGAGGAGATTGAGTTTCCTTTGACCTATGACATCTTATCCCCTCAAAAGCTCGGCTTGTTGTTTAGAGAGTTGAGTGTACCAGGTCTTAAGGCGAGTGAAAAGTCGGGGCAAGTCGTAACCTCTAAAGACATTCTTGAAGAGGTCATTGAGAAGGCATCTGATGACTTTCCATTCATGGCTAAGGTTAAGACCTTTCGTGAGCTTGGAAAGGCTATGGGTCAATACCTCATTCCCTTTGTAGAGGATGTCGGACAAGACGGTACTCTCAAGCCCAAGTTTGATCAGTTTGCCGCTGACACAGGACGCTTTTCATGTAAGACAAACAGCAAGCCTTGGAAGGTCAAAGACGGTGGGTGTCGTGTACCATTTCAAGGTATACCAGCTACCTACGATCCGACTAAGCCCGAAGCTGTGGCTAAGATGCGTTCTTGCGTGGCAGTGCGTGATGATGATTGGTGGTTAGCGGCCATTGACTATGCAGGTGTAGAGCTTCGGTTAGTCACAAACTTGAGTCTTGAGCCTAAGTGGATTAAGGCTTTCTTTGAGTGTTCCGAGTGTGGCACATCTTACCCACAAGAAATCCAAGAGGATGGGTTCGCCAAAGCACCTCCGTCTAACTGTACGAACTGTGGCTCTGATAAGATTGGCGACTTGCACACGATTACAGCGGTGGCGTTTTATGGTGAGAGTGCTAAGAAGCGTGATGATTGGAAGGCGTTGAGAGGTAATGGTAAGGGTTGCAACTTTGCTCTGTCTTACGGTGGTACAGGTAAGGCTGTTCAGCGTACCATTGGTTGTTCAGCCGAAGAAGCAGAGGAGAAGTTCAAGAAGTTCACCTCGACTTATAGTGAGCTGACGAAGTGGTGGTCTAAGCAACACAACTTTGGTCGTAAACATGGTTATGTCAAGACAGGTATGGGTCGTGTTCAGCCATTGCCCGACATCAACTCTGATGATTTTAGGTTCAAATCCAAAGATGAGCGTAAGGCTGTTAATGGGCCAGTACAGGGTACGAGTGCAGATGTAACCAAGTTGGCGATGAGCTTCATCTACCAAGAGACTAAGAAGCGTGGGTGGCAAGACAAGCTGATGATGATCTTGACCGTCCATGACGAAATCGTCTTTGAGATCCATAAGTCGATCTTGAAAGAGGCGATTGATATGATCTCCGAGATGATGACTCGCAACAAGGTGATTAAGCGTCTAGGTTGGCGTGTGCCTTTGCTTGTAGATGTTGAGCTTGGTAAGGATTGGACTGTTCCTTTTGATGTGAAAGATGTAATCGCAGGAGAAGCTGGCGACAAGATCATCAATGCCAAGTACAAGTGCAAGGATTGTGAGGAAAAGACACCTCGTGATCCTAAGCCTACGGTTTGTATGCACTGTGGCTCTAGCAACATTAAGTGTGATTACACAGATGAGTTTATTGCCAAGATCAAGAAGCAGACCGAACAGCTTTATGCAGACTATGGGGTGAATCCCGATGAGATTGTTAAAGAGGAAGAGGTACCCAATAAGGTTGAGGAAGCTCCCCCAAGCAAGCCTACTTTCATGCTAGAGTCTTTGACCGAAGATACTGCTAAAGAGCTTGCTGATTGGATTAAAAATCAAGATGGTGAGTATGATGTAGTATATCAAGGTCGTAGTATAAATGCTTTACTAGATTGAGGTTAAATATGTTTTTTGAGTATGAAAAAAAGAAGTACAACGGAATAGACGATTACACTTGGGTGAGTGGAGGTAAATTATTCACACCTGCCCATGAGCTGTCCGAGATCAAATCAAAGTTTACAAGATATGAGATCATACTCAAAATCTGTCAGGTGATATATGACCACCAAATACCATTCCCCTATAAAGAGCACAGCGTATCTAAAGCTAAAGGTGAGTTATCTAAGCTCTTTAATACACATTTCCCTGCTGATGAAAGAGAATGGTATTCAGACTTATGCGAAGGCATCAAGTGCTTTAAATATAGGGGGGGCTATCTGCGGATAAAGACCAACCACACAGGCACTTATGTCTCTGACCTATTTTGTCATCGTACTCGATTAAAGGCACAAAAGAAAAGGTACGCTGATGATCGTCTAGGAATGGTAGGTCTTTGGGAGTATCTTTTATCTTACAGGTGCGAGGAGGAGTCTGATATAAATACGGTCATGTATATGTTTATCAATGGTATCTTTCACTTTAGCGATAAGATTGACCATACAGCGGTTTACACTTCGGGGAGATTATCTATTGGTACTGTAAGTCAATTTAAACCCGCTAGTGCTAAGGCTCTGTACGATTTATTTGGAGCTAAGAATGTACTCGACTTTTGTGCTGGATGGGGGGATAGGCTAGTAGGATTTCATGCATCCAATGCCGAAACATATATCGGAATTGACCCTAACTCTGATTTGCACCCTCAATATGAAAAGATACATGAGTTTTGTGGCACTGGAAAAGAAGCAAAGTTCATCTGTTTGCCCGCAGAAGATGTAGATTATTCAGAACTCCGATATGACTTTGTTTTCACATCTCCACCATACTTTGATCTGGAAATATACAATGGAGAAGAGACTCAATCCGTGAAAAGATACCCTAAGATCGACCATTGGTTAAAGGGGTTCTTGTTCAAATCTTTGAGTAAGATTTATGAGTATCTAGAAGATGGTGGTAGAATAGCGGTCAATATATCAGACAGTCCAGCAGTGAACATTTTTGTTTGTGAGTCTATGCTAGAGCACATGGAGTCGATAGGTGCTACTTATGAGGGTACTATAGGTTATGGCCTTGCTCGTAGACCTACCGAGAGTGGGCATAATTATTTAAAAGAAAAGTCTGAGCCTATTTTTATTTGGTCTAAGGGTGTTGCTCCCGATCCAAATCGACAAACAGATAATTTTTTTGGAGTCTAGTATGAAGCCCAATAAAGATTTCTTTATCGAGTGCAATGAAGGTGGGATGATGAGTCCACCAGAGTTTGAACGCACTTTTTGTAATCAATGTAAGAACCGACAATGTGTTCGAGCTAACTGGGCTTTTAGTGCTTGGGATAAGCGAATCCTTACCCAAGTGGACCGCTTATTAACAAACCCTAACATTGTGCTTCAATCAGAGGCGAGTCGGTGGGAAGGGGTGTCCGACTTTGAGGGCTTTCAAGAGCCACAGGTGATCGAGGTTTGGGGTGTACCAGAGGAGCAACCACAAGCTCCTCTGATTATAGGTGATGAGAGGGAAGAAGCAGACACAGTACCAGCACCTCCTGTCGATCCTCCAGAGATTGAAGAAGAAGATGCTGTGATGACTTCTGCCCCTAAGATTGAGTTAGAACCTCAACCGATACCTCAACCCCAACAGGTGTATCAGAATCCTTTGAACACACCCCCACAAGAAATCACGATAGGTGAAGCTCCTAAGCCTGCTCAACCACAGTCTCGCCCTAAGAGGTTTCAAGCAGACCCTTGGGCTGTGTCCGAAACGCTACCTGTAGGTGGCAAGTTTAAGATGGGGAAATAAGAATGATTGAACTTGTAATCTGTAATCACATCAATAATGGTTATAAGGTTGTGTTGCCTAAGAACATGAGTGTAAAGGTCTTACCTAAGTACAACAAGGGGATCGTATCTAGCCCCTCCGATTTGAAGCCTAATGACAAGATTAAGTTTGTCGGGTGGGTGACAGCTTCAAATGATGATCGCTCATTATGGCGAGATTATCTTTGAAATATGAGCGTCTTGTTAAGCCCTCTAAGGTACTCCCTCCCGACCTTATAAGAGGCTATTATGAACAAGACCCTAAAACCCTTAAAGAGATAGAGGCTTGGCTTTCTAAGAATGGGCTGACCATATTATTTACGCTTGGAGAAGCCTATGGTAATGAGAGGGTTTATCTAGGCAAAGATAATCGTGTCTATATAGGTACTGAAAAGATCCCTCGCATAAGCTGGCTTAAGAAACAGCTCTTGAGAGTAAGTACAGAGCTTTTACAGCGAGCGATTAGGGAGGGCTGGACTCGCAAAAAAATGTTTGAGGCACTTAAAAAAAAGTCTGAAGAAGAGCTTGGAATAGTATAATAAGCGTGTTGGGTGGGCGTTCTACCCATAAACTCAAACCATACACTACAGGAGAATCACTATGAGTGGTATCGCTGATCGTATTGCAAATCTCAAACAACTCCTCACCGACCTTGAGTCTGACGCAACTAAGACTGACAGTGGCAACAAGGCCGCAGGCACTCGTGTTCGCAAGACTCTTCAAGAGGTTGTCAACGAGTCTAAAGAGATTCGCAAGGCAGTCATCGAGGCTCGTAATAGCGACAGCTAATCGACCCTCTCGGTCTAACTAGACCAAACACACACACACATCACACACACAGAAAGGGCATGACCCATGTCTAAGTTAAAAGGCGACCTCGCCCCCAAACCCACCAAGACACCTTATGAAGTTCGTCTTGAGATTTTACATCTCGCTCAACACATCGTTGAGGATAAAGCCGAAAAGACAATGCACTATTTACAAACTCAAAGCGACATTGCTCATAACTTCCTCCACAGGGATTATGAAGAAGAAGCTACGAGTGAAGAAGCAGACGCTCTGGTTCGATCAGCTAAGGCGAACATCAATCAGATGCCTATGCCACAGATGGGTATTGATGAGGTTTTGAACATTGCTAAGAAGTTGAACGATTTTGTCTCCAATGGGTGACAGATCATATAACTAAAGCATATTCATTTGTGTCGGAGAAACCCTCGATTGCCCTAGTGGTAGTCGGGGGTTTTTCTTTTAGTGGGCCAGAGACATATATCGGGAAGCAACCCTTGAAGCGGCTCGTGCCATTTGTAGGTTATCTACGAGATCGGGATTTCTTTTAATGTCTTTCATTTTAAGGAAATCACCTTGCATAGTCTTTACGAACATATCCTTTTCCGAGGTGAGGTTATTAACTTCTTTAACGACATGGTTTTCAACTTTCTTTCCTCCAAACCATGACTTCCAGACCTTACCAAACTTCTTTGCCATTTTCTTAGCGAGAACTGATTTGAGTACGCCTGCTAAAGCACCTTTTGTGAGTAAGGTATAGATAATGCCACCACCAAGAACAGCAGAGACTACTTTTGTTCCTAATAAAGTCGCTAGGATAATTTTGAACCCTGCGTAGGCGGCCCCAACAAGCAAAGCACCTGTACCAGCGGCAAACGCTTTCATTGTGCCACCTTCACCGTCACCCATTACTTGCTTCCAAGTGTCTTTCATAGCTGGTATCAAAGATAGTGGGTTCAAGAGGGCGTTAAGCTCTTTGAGGATTGCTCCGACAACTTTCACACCCATCTCTTTCTGGACGATTTCTTGAGCAGACTGCTTGATGCTTTTCATGGCTGAATCTGGCATCTTCATTCTTCTAGGGTCTGCCTTTTTCCCACGCTGTTCTTCTAATGACTTTTGTACTCTTGGGTCTGGATTTTTGATTAACTCGTCATAGTACATCCAGCCCTCTAAATAAGAGTCAAAGTGGAACGCAAATACCTCATTGGTGAATGGGCTACTAAAGTCTTGAGTGTTCCGATCTTCATCTGTTTGAAACCATCCACTTATAAGCTCACCTGTGTTATAATCCTTATCTTGATCGGTGTCCCACTTAAACTTTCTTTCAACACACCCTTGCCACCAAGACCAGTAGTTGCCTTCAGCGACTTTACCTATGATGGATTTTTGCAGACCTTCGGTCATCAGATCTACAAAGGGAGTGTCTACAATAAACTTTTGTAGGAGTTCATAGAAGGTCTTTACAAACTTCTCTTTCAACCCTTTGACCCACGCAAGACCCGTATTGATTGTGTTTGAAATCCAGTTCTTGATCTTACCAAAGAAGCCTGTTTTTTGGTACTCAAGCTGTGCGACTCTAAGCTGTAAGAGTGCAATCTTGACCATTTGAGGTTCATCCACCATAGGTAAGCGACTTGCTCTTTTAGTCCTGTAGTGAGCTTGGAAAACATCTGGGTCTGCGAGTAGATCAAAAGCGTATTTCATTGTTCCATTCCTTTACAAATTATTTAGTAAAGACAACCTATAAATAGTCTACAAACTCTCCTTCCCAATCAGTATATGTGACTTTGACCACACCAGATTTGTGTATGTGCCTTCGGCAATACTTACAAGGTCGAGCCATTGTCATCGTACCGTCTTTGAGAAATCTAACGACCTCAAGGCGATCTCCTTCTTGGGTGTGTCTAAGAGCGTCCATCTCTGCGTGTAGGCAAGACACAAGTGTTCCGTCTTTGACCCTCCGAGCAAACCTTAAGTCTTGTTTGCTTGAGTTGACTCCAATGTAGACGGGTTTCTTTTTTCGGTAGACTATGCAAGCGACATGGTACTTTTCACCATTAGACAATGCCATTCTCATAGCTTGTTTATAAATGCGTTTCATTATAGGAGGTGCATTATGTGTTATTATGATCCGGTGCTTCTGATGTGTATCTGTGAGATACTAGAGGAGCTTTTAATAGTTTGATTTATCTAGGGCGTTCTCTAACGCCTTGGTGTTGAATCCATAGTCTTGGTACTTCTTGTGTACTCGCATGAGGTATTCCTCATCGGGTGCTACAAGATTTTTGTTCTCTGTGTAATAGACATGAGCTGTTACATATTCTCCATTATCACACATGACATCCATGATTGAACAAGAGCACCCTTCAAACGGTTCGGGTAGCTCCCAATGATCGACCGTATAGAGGACACCCTCTAAGTAGTCGTCCATCTTTCCAGCTACCATAGAGCAGAATCCGATTTCTCCCTCGCTTTTGTTCGAGAAGATCAGCTTGAACCCTTTGATGAGGGCAAACTTATAAAATCGTGCAGAGGGGTAGTTATCTACCATGCTGTGTTCTTCAAGGCTCAAGCCATAAGCGAAATAAAGTGCTTTCATCGCATATCCTTTTAGTTGTGTACGATAAGGGCAGCCGCCCCACAGAGACAAAGTGCTAGAACACCTTTCCAGTTGAAACCGAAAAAGTAGCAGTTAAGGATAAGGTCTATTGTTAAGCTACACAAGCCCCAAGTGACCCCTGCCTTCCACACATCGCCCATCTCAATCAGTTTCCACCAAGCGTACAGGGTCATATAGTTGGTGAAAAGGCTCGTGTAGAGCCACCATTTAAAAGGCGACCACTCGAAGCCATAGATGACTTTGGCATTGCCTTTAAACCAGAATACTACATTGGCGAGGCACAACAGGCTCACAGGGATCACATAGTTCATTTAATGCACCACATATTCTTCTTCAAAGTCATACCCCAAGAATGAGGGTACGATCTCATGTGGGTCATTCAAAACCGAGGGTTCTGATTGGAACTCGATGTCGGATAGAAATCCTTTGAACCCTTGCTCTTTAAAATAAGACAGGCCAAAGACGGACTGTCCCCCACTTTTACTATCTTCAATCAAGCACCAAAAAACGAACCCGATACTGTTCTCCACCTCGTGCATCTTTTGGTGTGCGATAAAAGACCAGAAATCTGGACTCACATCTTGTAAGATTTCGGGCAACGAGAAACCGAGCAAGACTTTATTTTCGTCATGTAAATCTTCGCTTGTCATTACCGAGAGGTGAGGGGGTAAAGTAGATACATCAAGACCGTATTCTCTAGCACCCGATACTGTTGTGCTTATCATGTTGTAGGCTTCGTTGTGGAAGTCAAAAGGGGAAATGTTCATGTCAACTCCATTAAGATCTGCTAGGTCTATCCAGCAAAAAGTCCTCACAAGCAAGGAGGCTATCAGATCGGTTATTTCTTATTGTACTTATAGGAAAGACGATAGGGTATGCTCCGACAAAGATTTGGCGAAAAAACTCAAGCAAGTAGACAGAGAGCTTGGTAGATTACTAGAGTATGTTCAATCGTTAGAGAGTCAAACTCGAAGAGAACAACGAGAAGAGCGTCTCAAGCAAGAAAGTGAGAAAAGATAATGCCTACCTATAACTACAGATGTAAAAATGAAGAGTGCAAGCATGAGTTCCAAGCAATGCACAAGATGAGTGAGCCAGCACCACCTTGTCCCGAATGTAAGACCGAAGAGCCTCAAAAACTTATAAGTAAGAGTAGCTTCGTACTTAAAGGACCAGGTTGGTTTAACTCAGGTGGATATTGACTTACTAAAAGAACTCGTAGACCACCCCAAGTGGAAATGGGAGACTGGATTACTCTGTTTCCCCTATTTCAAACCCACACAAAGGGTACGCATACTTGGGACAGACAAAGACTCTTGGCTACCTGCTTTAGATGACCCTATTACCCTCGCTTACTTACACCACCTATATGCGATCAATAATGGGTCTGTAAGGCGAGAGAAGAAGATATGGGTAAGCTCACATGGGGTTGAGGGAAAAGACTTAGCACAGGTGCTTGTAGAGTCTTTCCTTAATCTTTGATAGTTTCTTTATGACTCACTTTATTCAACCATTTGAAAGTTGGAGTCATTATGAAAGTCATTGAGAACACGAAAGGCTTGGTCTATTTCCATGCCCCCAAGTCTAAAGAAAAGCACATCACCAAGACATTAACCGAGGATCTTTTTTCCGACATCGGTAATGATATGTACGAGAACAGGCTTACCGACTGGGACGGATTCAGCTGGAGTGGTGAGGAGACTGATGCTTTCTTTGATGAATGTATGCCCATTGTTCGTAAGAACATAACACTAGAAGTCTTTCCTCGAAGCAGATATGGGTACGACTGTACGATGTTTCGTTTCCATCTTGACTTTGCAGGCATGGAGCGAGACTTAGCTCGTAAGATCAGAACTCTAAAGTTAAAGGGTAAGCGTTCATCAAGGGATAGGGTAGAGGGTTGGAGTATCACAGTCCCTTCACTAGCTTTCAATCATGTGTCCTCTGCTTTAAAGAGCATTGGTATTAAATGGGAGTCATCTAAAACATCTAGCTACAATGGAGAGCTAAACATGAGAAGATCAGCATCAGAAATCATCAATGACCTTGAATCCCGTATTGCCCGACTTGAGTCGGGAAGTTTCAATGTCGGAGATCAAGTAGAATGTGTTGTGCTTGGAAAACAAGTCAAAGGGGCTATCAAAGCAGACCACTTTGGAAAGTATGTCTTTGTAGACTTTGGCAGTCAAACTCTAGCTGTGCCTTATGAGGACTGTGAGCTTGTTAATCAAACGACTGCACCTTGGAATCCCAAAGATATGTTTAGGGATCTAGCTAGGTCTTTCCCTAGTTTACCTAGAGGTCAAGCGTACTCTAAAAATGGTAGTACCCAAATCATTGTGTCCGACATTGGAAAACATTCAGCTCGGATTAATATAGCTGGTCCTACCTATGGAGTCGCCAAAAAGATCATGGCAAAGATTAGTAAGTTGCTCGCTAAAAAGTATGGGTTTGAAATGGTGAGGTATGACACCCTAGCACTTAATGATGGGAGCGGATACAAGTATACGATTGAAATGAGTTCTATGGGGTCAATCAGTTTCGGTTCTAGTGTAGAGACTATTAGGTTGTATTAAAATCTAGGTTCTCTACCTCGACACCATTTGGACTCATCTTCAGTCCAATAGAGCCTAGCCTTACCACGCTTCTTCTTTAGAGCCATCTCTGCTTTCATGGCTTCTGATCTGTTAGCGTATGTGCCATAGGTACACATCAACACCCAAGGTCGGTGCTTAGAGGTGTACTTAGCACCGCCTTTGATTTCTCCATTGTGCTGCCGTAGCCTCCGATTAACATCTGTGGTGCTACCCACATAGAAGAAACCAGGTAGCTGTTTACCTGTCTTAGCTGATCTTCTGATCTGCTGACTCTGAATGACATATACGACCCATTCGCTCATGTTTGTAGTTCCTTTATATCTTGTCACATAGCGATTATATGACGAAGGAATAATACCATGAGAAATCATAACAAGATGGCAAGTCGGGTCGCATATCGCTACATGAAGCAAGCTGGACTTTTGAGCAAGATTGTAAACTTCTTCTCGGAGTCTCCTCGTGAGAAAGCAAAGAAGCCAGTTTACGATGTCGCTAAGTTTTGGGTGACCGCAGGGATGTATGGCACGACTATGGGAGAGGTTTCTAGGGAGCTAAAAACTCAAAGGCAAAGACACAGCGATTATTGATGTCAATGGTCGTAAAGTTAAGCTCTCTCTTGAGATGGATCGTGTTAAGATGAAAGATGACGGAGGCATCAAAGGCAACATCTTCGTTGCGATTTCTCTTACAGGGGTAGACGAGAATGTTCCTAAGAGGGATCTTGAAAAGATGCTTATGCAGATTGTGAAAGAGACTCGTCTTAGGAATGTGTTTACCTCAACCCCTGTGGAACACCCAAGGATGGGCTAGACCTCTAAGCTCACCCCAAAGAGCCGACCTTCCGACACCCTGTCGATCTTAATCGACTTCATACCTTGTAGGTTCAGAGACTCTGTGGACAGCTCACCAATCGTGAGGCTTGACCCTGTGGTGAGGGTGAACATCAGACCTCCGATGTTCACCTCTTTAGTGTCGGTGTTAGTCGGCTCTGATGGAGGTTCTTCACTAGAGGATGTATCACCATTCTCCATGATGCTGTGCATCTGATCCCTAAACTTCTTTGGAAGCTCACAGCCGTACAGCCCTTTAAGGTGGCTATTGAGCTGATTGACCGACTTAAACCTGTGGCATACCTTCTTTGAGTATTCGAGGATTGAGGCATGGATGAGGACTTTCTCTCCACCTTGAGCACCCCTTTGAGAAGCGTACCTACGGATCGTTTTTAAAGCACTCGTAAAAAGCTCTTTATCGACTGACCAATTTGGGTGCTTGTGCTGGTGCAGTACAGTCCAGATGTGGTCTGGACTCACTGGATTCTTTTGACCATGATCGAGGTCAAGGTACTTCATAGGGTTGTGTAGGATGTCCTTTGCCATTGATGACAGGCTCATGTTTAACCTTTCTTGATCTTAACCCCATACAGGGTGTTGTTTTCAATGCGATCTACTTCGAGGTTGATGCCACCGTAAATGTGGATTCCACCCTCTAGCTGTACCTCCCCGATACAGATCACATTGTCGTTGGGAGTGATTTTAAGAGTACCGAGTAGGACATAAGGTTCTGTCGGTGATTGCTCTTGAGTTGAGACAGGAAGCTCAACAGTCGGATCTTCCTCGATGATTGGATTTTGAGCCATTAAGTCATCGCATTCCTCTTGAGTCATAGGTACGACCATGTTCTCCTCTGCTGTGGCTTCGACCACTGCAACAAAGGCTTCCTCTCGCTCTCGCTTGTTCTTCTTAGCTTTGGGGCGTCCAGGCTTTGGGAAGTGTTCGTCTATGACCTCCACAGTTTCGGGAGACAAGCTATCAATGCTCAACCCGAAGATCAGCTTTAGAGCATAGTTAAGGTTAGACTTACTTTGAAAGTCTCTTAGGTTCGTTCCTAGATAAGCATCACGCACCCATTGGTCAGCGATCATTTTCACTTGACCTAGACCCAAGCTACCCTCTTTGAAAGACTTAAAGACCTCGATCAGCTTAAAGTACGGAGACTTGCCTTTATTGACGATATGGAGAGGTTGAAGAGTTGCCTTTCGCCCTTCGAGTGAAGCCACACGATTGAGCATATTCCGAGTTGTCTCTGAACTCTCTTTAGAGTAGCTGACCCAAAGACGATCCCACTTAGCGACCATTCGCTTCTTACCATCACGAACCCAAGGCATACGCTCGTAGGCATCTTTGCCTGTAAAGACCCCCTCATCGTCCATGCCGAGAAGGGGTAAAACAAAGAAGTGTTCGCCTAGAAACTCGTTCCAAGTCTCATAAAGGTCAAGCTCCTCTTGAGTGGTATCTAGGTCGGTGCTGATGGGTAACTGATAGCAATGCCTTATGTCTGTCTCGGCTATTGCTGTCTTGTGCGAGCACTCGATAAACTTGACATTAGCCTTAGTAGCCTCTTGTCTAGCCCAGTTTCTTAAGCTGTGGTTGCAGTTGGATTTGAGGACAAGGACTAGGTCAGTACCAGAAGGTATATCCTCTCTGCGATCTGCCGATTGATCCCAAGTCTTGTGGTTGCCGATGACGAGCTGAAGCTCTTTGCCGAAACGCTTGTTAAGGCGTTCGACAAACTTAGAAGCGAACTTGGACTCGCCTCCGATAACGAATGTGTTCTGTTGCATGGTACTCCTTTGAGAGTGGATTGATAGAGAGGGCTTCCCCCAAGACCCTTATATTATTCAGCCTCGATGGTAGCCGAACAGTTGGTTGCAAAGACGGAGTCGCCCTCGACGGTCAAGAAAGACCAGATACCCGACCGACCTCCGTAGGAGTTATAAGGGTGTCGCTTGGTCTGATAGTTAGTCCACCCTGTCGGTCCTTCACATGAGATGGTGTAGACCTTAGAGGTATCGGACATCTCTCTGTCGGGTCGGGTCGATACTGCGTTCTCATAGCTTGCATTGGGGCTACAAGCTACAGCGAGTAGGGCTAAGACTGTAAAAGCAATCGCTTTCATGGTATTGTGTCCTTTCAAGACTGTTAAGAGCAACATCGCTCGATACTAGACGATAGATAAGGGGATACAACCATGTATTATGTTCAGAACAAGACCACAGGACAGCCACTCTATTACACGCATAAAGGCAAGGTAGAGAAGGTCTACTCGCTACGCATCGTGGCAGAAATCGAAGCCGAGAAAGCTGACCAAGCGAACCACTTAAAGACAGCCCGGATTGATGTCGTTGAGCTATCCAAGTCAGCTCGCCTATATATGGAGAACCAAGCGAGAATGTGTGGCTGTAACCCCTTATCTATACCCTAGTGTCGAGGGCAATGAAGCCCACCAACCACTCCCACTAAGGAGAACAAAAATGACTGCGACAGCAACCCCCACCCACTTTGTATGCGACCCTTGCTATGTCCTTCACACTATCGACCCAGAGGGCACTCCCCACTCTGAGGGTCTTTGGGTCAAGAGCTTCGTTGAGGCTCTTTGCAATGCCGAAGAAGCTGACGACTTTGACGGACACCTCACTTACATGGGACACCCCATCTTTGTGCATAGCACAGCACATGGTGATGGCTCATACAATGGGTCAGACGGACGCTCTTACTTTGTTGACGCAGGGATCATCGGAGCAATCCCTGTTGAGCTGATCGAGGACGAGGTAGTCCAAGAGATGATCAAACAACCTTATGTCCGAGCTGTGAGCATGACCAAGAGTCAACTCGGTATGGCTGACTACTATGAGGGTACTTTCACCTTCTACACAAGTGAGGGCCGTCTTGAGATCGAGACTGATCCCGAAGAGGAATACAAGTGCGAGGACTGTGGTGAGGAGATCAGCGAGTATGAGTACAACGATGACGCTGTATGTAAGTGGTGTCGAGCTGACCGAGAGGAGGAGGAGCGAGAGGAGGAAGATGAGGACTAGGGGAAAAGTCGTAACCCCTTACCTATAACATCCTGTGAGGAACGATCCTCACCAACTAACTACTCTGACAAGGAGAGCAAATATGAGCATGGCGATGGATCTTTACCGAGAAGTAATGAGTGAGTTTAATGATGAGAGCCCGTACTATCGACCTCACCTCGCTGATCATGGGTATGACTACGAGGACGGATACTGGTTCGCTGTGTTCGTAAACAAAGATGTAGTCGCTCGTAAAGACTACCCTAAGTTTGGCATCAAGAAAGGCGAGAAGCATCGCTTCATCAAGAGTAAGTACATCTGTGACGAGACAGGCTGTAGCTCTTGGGAAGTGGAGCGTAAAGCTCTTTCACCCACAGTAAGCCCCACACCTGTTATGTCTGATAGAGACGCTTGGTATGCCGAGGGATATAAATCAAGTTGGACTGGATCTTGGACTCAAAAGGATAAATAATGGCATACGCTTTAATCTGTGGACTGATAGAGGTGTCAATCATAATCACCTTAATAAAGGCATGGAGGTCATAATGAGACAAGTAGAAGCTATCAGCTATCTGTTAGGGCAAGACCCCCGACCTAACGGATCAAATTTTAACTGGTCGGGTATCACCCATTCGGGCGAACGCCTTAGCCTCTATTACGAGGTCAACCGTAAACTTAGTGATCTACATTGGGTGGAGGTCATGGACTCACGAGGCGTACTAGGCTTACCTACAGATGACTTTGGTCTAGTCGGTATCAATATCTCGGACTTACCCAAATACTTTAAGCAAGAGGAGAAATGAAATGGGTTTAGATCAATATGGTTTCGCTCGTAAAGAGGGCAAGAAAGATACACAACTCATGCAATGGCGTAAGCACTCAAACCTTGAGGGTTGGATGCAAGAGCTTTACGCTGAAAAGGGTGGCACAGAAATGTTCAACTGCGTTGAGCTATCCCTCACCAAAGAGGATTTGTTGAGGCTCAAGGCAGAGTACAAGAGTTTAGAGGAAGCATCTGGGTTCTTTTGGGGTACAAGTCAATCCTCGGATGATGTGGACACTGGTCGCTTTATTGAGCTTGCCCTTGTCGCTTTAGAGGAGGGGTATGAGGTCATCTACACATCCTGGTGGTGACGATTTATATTTTCTTTATAAGATCTCCATTGGTGCTAACCCTTAACCGACAATGGAGAATGACCTATGAGAAGATCAGCATCAGAAGTAATCAGAGAGCTTGAGTCAAGAGTCGATCAGCTTGAAAAACAAGCTGGTCTATTTGATTTCTTTCGCAGTGAGAAAACGATTCAAACCGAGACTAAAGAGCTTGAGAAGTTAGTCAAGTCTATACGAGGTGTCAGTCGTGTTGCCATTGACATCAAAAACCGAGATCGTTGCAAAATGAAAGTAACCTATGAAGGTGAAACCCTTATTCTTAAAGGGTGGTGCAATGATGATGAGTTAGGTATTTATGGTAAGGGCAAAAGAGCTGTCTATATACCAGGTAGTCCAGGTGTCGGACTTTTGACAACACACGGCATAAGATCAAGGGGAGGAAGACCTTCATCTAAAGGGGGGAAGATTAACACTTATGTATTTGGGGGTCAGATAAGACGAGGCAAAGTGATTACAGTCAGTCTCTACACCATGAATGGATCTCGTGTTAAAGATACCAAAGAACTTGAGGCTTTCTTAGATTTGATTTTAGAGGATGCACTCGATGATGGACCTCGCAAGAGGGAAGAAGAAATCGAGAGACAGAGGATTGAGAAGGAAAGGGTTGAACAGGAGAGGGTACACAACAGAAAGGTGCAGAAGGAGAGGGAAGAGCGTAAGCGTCAAAAGAGGGAGATGTTTGAAAAGAACAGACAAAAAAAGATGCAGGGTAGGCAAGCCAGCCTAAGCTCAAACCGATTAGTAAAGAGCAGAAGCCATTGGTGATGGATATGGAGTCATCTACACTTCGTGGTAGTGATTTTTATAAATTATTTATAGGTTCTCATAAGTGATCTAACCTTAACCCCTATGGAGAATGAACATGAGAAGGTCTGCTTCAGAAGTTATCAGAAACCTTGAAATGAGGATTGCTCGTCTTGAGCGAGTTGCGAAGTCAGATGGTCCAGTGCTGAAAGCCATCAATTCTTCAAATGCTTACCATCACCCGCATTATGGTGGAAGCTACACCACTGCGATGCTTTTTGAGTTAAGATCTAATAAGAGATGGGAAGCAGTCCTTGACGGAAATGTTGTCATCGTATCTCAAGGATTGATCGACGGTAAAACCAAGACTACTAAGAAAACCTTTGATGACGGTGTTGATGCTGAACGACACTTTAGGAGAATCTTGGGTAGGAAACTTAATCAAGGTGGGGTGGATTGGACATCTGCGTTCTATGCAAAAGACGGAGATAAGAGCGAGAGAGGAAGGCATCATGGTCCTTCCGAAATAATGTATGGTCGTTATCCTACCCCTAATAACCTACAGGAGAGATACCACGCAACCGCTTTACCAGACATTAAATCTGCTCTTGACGAGTTAGAGGGTATGGCTATTCCTGCTCTTATGGAAGATGACTTTCATAGCGGGGATAGACATCTACAACACGCACTCGTACTGATTGGTAGCCACAACGGTCATGAAGATTTGTCCACCTCATTATTTGAGGGGATCTTATCTGCCAAGCAAAACTTAAAGAGTGGATTAGACTCTGATCAAGTAATCAGAGATATATCTGATCTCGTGGATCAGATCAGACGCAAGATGTGATTAGATAAGTTAAGATTTCCACCAGTCATCGAACGCTCCCCATTCGATCATCTCATATAGGTCAGTAGGGATCGACCCGACACAATCATGGTGAAACCACTCACCATTTTGCCTTATACGCCACTTTTTGAGTTCTTCATGTAGGTGGGCTTCCCTCCACCCTAAACCTTCAAAAGAGGCTATAAGGCGAAGCTCATGTGAAGCACCTGTTTGGAGTTGCTTGAGTCTCTTCTTAGGGTGCTTGGATCGACCTATCTTAATCATGCCTGTCTTGCTCGCCTGGATGAAGTACAGATAGTCTCCCTGCTTTCGTTGCTTTTGCTCACGATTTCTATTTAACATTTCTTCTAAGGTCATCGTATTACTCCTTGTGTGTATTATATGAGCTTAAAAGAAATAATCATCCCTAACCCATTTAGGTTCGGATGTTAAACCCTTACTCCAAATAAAGATCGGCTCACAAGTTGGGAGGTCTGTTTTCTGACCTCCTCGCTCGGACATACGATAGCCAATCACACCCTCATAGGTCGCTCCTAAGTTTCTCATGTGTTCAAGCATCGGTGTGCAGATGTCCTCACCTTTTTTATCTGCGATGTTGATTGCTATCCTACCACCCTCTTTAAGTACCGACCAGCATTTAGTGAGGGTAGCGAGTAAGAAATCGTTGACCCAATCTTTAAGATCTGGATAACGCTTCCACGATTGAGTCTCCTCTTGGCTGTACCTCTCGATGTCGAAGTAAGGTGGACTCGTAAATACAAAGTCCACCTTAACATCAGATAGATCAGCATCCTCTGCTGGAGAGCAAATAAATCGAGTGGTCTTACCTGTATCGCAGAGATTGACGATTTGCTGGTAAGGCTCATGAAGGTTCGTATTAGGATCAATCCCGATATAAGACTCCGCGTTCGAGGCAAGGAAACCGACAAGCCTATCGCCCCACCCTGCCGAGAAATCTAAGACACTTTTGGCTTGGAACAGATCGTAGAGAGCTTTAGCTGATTCGGCTTTAAACTGACTTGCCATATATGTGTGCATCTTTAAGGCTCTTCTAAGGGTTTGCTTATTGACTCCACCTCTCTCATAGATGTCTCTCTCACAAATGCCAAAGAAGCATCTTAAGAATGAGTTGCTTTTACTGGCATTGACCCACTCATCATAGGGTGAGTTTCCTTGAGTTCGATAGCTACATTTCATCCTCTGTGATTGGGTAAACAGATTAGAGACAGCCTTACCTTTGTAGTAGCTGTTAAGGTAAACATATTTACCTTGATAGGTTGTGTCTAGGGGTGTAGCTTGGCGAGGTGCGATCCATTCTTCAAATACGAATGGATCTTCCTTTGCTTTAAGATCATTAAAGTCGTTTATTGCCTGTCCTACTGTGTACTCGGAGTAGGGGTAAGGCAAAGACTCAATGATGGGTGCGATGTGATCTTTGATCTGTTCCTTAGTGTATGTCTCACGAAGCATACTCCACTCATTAGGGAGTATGTGAATATATCCGTCTTTGATATACTCAATGTCATCTAGCGACTTGAGTGTGGTTTTATAGTCAAAGTACATTTAAGCACCTAAATTCCAGAATAGGGTTTTCCCTTTTAACTTGTATGGATTTTCAGTGATCCACTCCCATGCTTTTTTATCCCAGAGTTTGTTGCAAGGGAATGGGGTTGTGAAGTGATCCATCTCATCGTAGAAATCGTACTCGGACTTATAAATCTTGAGGCAAGATGGGACACTTCCTAGATTAGAGATCAGAGCCTTCTCTATAGTCTTAACGCTAGAGGTAGCAACGATTACAATCTTCTTCCCTTCAAAGTCTGGCTCAAACATAACACCAGCGATGTAGTCAACACCTAAGAACCCTTTAATCAGCCCAACACTTGTAATGCCACTACCCCCTTCAATGACTAGTGTGTTGTATTCATTCCGAGAGAAGAACTCTTTAGAACGCTCTGTCCAATAGTTGATGTAGACAGGGTGGTTGAACGCATCTGGACACATCTGCCAATCGTTTTGAGAAGCTATTTTCTTTGTCTGCGAGGACAAGATAGCTACCATGTTGTGCTTTAAGGGGATCAACTCTCCACCATATAACTCGACCTTTTTCAGCATCTCTTGAGAGTACGCTTTTGTGTTCGGGTAAGCTATTTTGATGTCATAGCCTAGCTCTTTGCCCCAATAAGCTAACGCCCACCCTGTGTACGATCCTCTGACTGTGAGGTGTACAATGGGTTTATCTTTTGTGAAGTAGTCCGAGGCGAGAAGTCTCCTTATGCCTTCAAGTTTCGCCCAAGGGGGGAGATCGAGGGAGCCGTTGAGTAGATCATCTCTTTTGACATCGACATTTTTGTGTTTGACTTTGTATGTTTCTACTGGAGTATCAAAGTTTAACATTGAACATCGCCTTTTCTTCAAACTCTATGTCTTTGAGTATTTGGTTGTATATCGCTCTAGTGTCTTTATATGAAGTCCCTGCTAATAAGACTCTTCTGTGTAAGCCCTTTAAGCCTCCACTTTTCCCTGTGGTGTGGAAGTTGGATCTGTTCGTTTTGTGTTTATCAAAGTATTCTTTATGCGTATGTTCGGTAATGAACCATTTGGGCTGGATCTTATTACTAGCTGGATTGAGCAGTAGCTGATCCCACAGTAGAGATTTACACAAGGACTCTATTCGGGGTGTGCGAAATGGACACAACACTTCAATACCCTTACTTTTTAAGAACTGTCTTATCACCCACAGGTTGTGAGGGCTTCCAGAAGGGTACTTTTCTTCTAGCTCTTTCTCGACTAAGTTTTTGAAATAGTTATCTAGGGCAACCCTAGACCCTCCTTTTTTGTATGCTCCCCAAAGGCTGTTAACTTTCGCTCCGCTGTGAGCAAACATCGTAGTGTAAAACCCTGTGATCAGATAGGGTGTGGTCATTTGATTTCTCATGTAAGAATAAGCATGACAAACCTGTGTCTCTATATTCCTCGTTGTGCGTGTGGTCTTAATGACTTCCTTAACTTCCCTTAACAAGTCATCTCGAATAGGGTCAGAGGGGATGGTAGCCACTTTCAAGGGTAGGTCATAATGCTTTGCTATTTGTTGAGCATACTCAAGGTCTTTGGAATACTCGCCCTCAATCTCAAAGGTGATCAGCTCTTTTGGCGGCCTTCTTAGCTCTATCATTGTGAACAATAGCATGGAAGAATCTATCCCACCAGAAAACGAGAGACTAATGTCTTGGGGTAGGTTTCTTACCGAGTCATAGATTGCTTCTTTAAATTCCTGTACCCATGTGTGTGTCATATCTTCTCATCAACTCTCTTGAGTTTTTTAACTCGTTGTTTTGAGTCCTTACATGACAAGAATGAGCAAACGAGGTTACGAGTCCGAAATCTAAACAGCCACTCTCTTTACAGAGGAAATCGCATAGGTCAACGAGAGCCATGTAGTCAGCATATCCAGACTTGGACACAGCTTGGCTTCTAAAGTTAGCTGTTAAGTTAAGTTTCCCACCTCTAGGTTTCAAGTCGATTGTCAGTAAGCAAGGCATACCGCCCATAACCTTTTTACCATCCGACTGAGGATCATATACACCAATGACAATCGTTTTAGCTTGCTTGTTTTCCCTTAGCCTCTTAATCGCCTGCTCGATTTGATTGAAGCCTCCGTTCCAAGAAATCATTCGCCCCCAATAACTATTCGTCCATTTCCCCTCTTTGTTCTGCTGATACTCTAACATCTGTGGGAACAACATATTAGGTTCTGGCTTCACAAAGGTAACAGACTTAGCATAGTCGATACGCTCATCTCCAAAGATGTCTCTAAACTCTTTATCAAACACAGGGCAGACCTCGGAGGATTTGATCTCTATACCCATGTTTAAAATCTCATAAAGACCTCCCATATTCATGCCTTTGTCAAGGATGTCTTGAGTCGCTTTGACCCATGCTTCTGCACAGTTGTTTGCTGTTATGTGATACATATTCTACACTCCAAAGAAGTTGTCTTGATGCCATTTAGGTTCGGGAGCTTCACCCTTACTCCAGATAAAGATCGGTTCGCAAAACACATCTATCTTCGACAACTCATCGTTTAAGGAATGGTGATTGCCTGGCCTCTTAGACATACGATAACCCATGACTCCTTCATAGGTTGCCCCTAGTGAGTCCATGTACTCGATCATGGGCTGACATACTCGTATGTCTCCTCTTACTTTATCCGAGATGTTCACGCATATACGACCCCCATCTTCTAAAGCGTCCCAACATTTTTTTAGAGTCGGGTAGAGGAAGCCATTAAGCCAGTCATCTGTATCTGGATAACGCTTCCATGATTGCGTGTCCTCTTGGCTGTACTTCTCGGTATCAAAGTAAGGTGGACTAGTGAATACAAAGTCTACTTTAACATCGGATAGATCAGCATCCTCTGCCGGCGAACAGATAAACCGAGTGGACTTATTCGTAGAACAATAATCAGCGATCTTCTGATAAGGTTCATGGAGCTTAGTGTTAGGGTCTAGTCCGACATAAGACTCCGCATCCGAGGCTAAAAACCCAACTAACCTGTCGCCCCACCCCATAGAGAAATCTAAGACTCGTTTAGCTCCGAAGAAGTTATACATAGCCTTAGCTAAGGTAGGCTTAAACTGAGCTGGAATATATCCAGACATACCGATAGCGTTTACAAGTATCTTGCTATTCACACCCTTTGACGGATCGTATAGTGTCCATAGAGGTCTAAGGAACGCTCTCTTTTTGGACTTGAGGTCTGTTCGAGTCCATTGCCTCATTGCACTTGGGAACTGCTTATGATCAACCTCTAAACGCATAGGCTCACTATATTGGTTAGACACCTTGAGTCCTTTGTTATTAGGGGCGAAGTAAAGATACCTCCCTTGATAGGTATGGGGCTGATCTATCTCGCACCGAGGCAACCCCCACTCTCCCTCAATCGGGGTCATGTAATCGGATTGAACCTCTAGCCAGTCTTTCTTGATCTCTTGAGGAGTGTACTTAGTGAATGGGTAAGGTAGCCCTTCAATCTTTGCCGACAGGTAGTCTGTGATCTCATCTCTACTAAAGTTATCTACCATCTCTAACCACTGATGCGGTGGTATAAAGATTTCTTGTCCGCTCACAACAGCATAATCTTCAAGACTATCTTTTTTGGTTTTTTCATAATCAAAGAACATACTTAAATCCTTTCAAGATACTTATAGGATTATACTCCAAAGTAGTTATCTTGATGCCACTTAGGTTCTGGAGCTTCCCCTTTACTCCAAATAAAGATCGGTTCGCAGAATACCTCTCCTAGATTCATTCCGTTTCGCTTTTGCATCTTGTAGCCAATGACACCTTCATAGGTAGCCCCTAATCTCTCCATGTGGTCAATCATTGGCGAACAGATGTCTAATCCTTTTTTGTCGGCTATGTTGATTGCTATCCGACCACCTTCTTCTAACGCTTCATAACACTTAGTAAGCGTGGGTAGCAGAAATGATTTAATCCACTGTTGAGGATTTCTGTATCGTTTCCACGATTGCGTATCTTCATCGCTATATCTTTCTATGTCGAAGTAAGGGGGGCTTGTAAAAACGAAGTCTACTTTAACATCGGATAGATCAGCATCCTCTGCTGGAGAACAGATAAATCGAGTCTCCTTGTTCGTATCGCAGAAGCGTACAATCTGTCCATAAGGCTCATGGAGCTGGGTATTAGGATCAATGCCGATATAGGACTCGGCATTGGAGGCGAGGAAGCCAACTAACCTATCGCCCCAACCAGCAGAGAAATCTAAAACCCGTTTAGCTCCGAAGAAGTTATATAAGGCGAGGGCAGTCTCTGGTTTAAACTGACTTGCCATATAGGTGTGCATCTTTAAGGCTCGGTACAGGACGCTGTTATTAAGCCCACTTGCCTTGACCTCATCTTTAAGTATTCCAAACAGACACCTCAAAAATGAGCTTGGCTTGTTTGGGTGTTGCCATTCAAACATCGGGGAGTTTCCGTTATGGTATCCACAACACATCCTCTGCACTTGAGTAAACTGATTGGAGACTTTTTGACCCTTATTACTTGGCGTAAAGTATAAGGCTCTACCCTTATAAGTAAGCTCTATTGCTTCTGTTTGTCTTGGTGCGTTCCAAGTACCCAAAGTGTATGTAGGGGTAGCACCTTGAACTTGTGACCAGTCGCCTTGCGTTTCAAGTTCAAGGTATCTTCGTAGAGGGAAGGGCTTATCTTTTATGATCTCGGTTAAGTGTTGTTTTATCTCTTGGTCAGAGTAAAACTTTTTAAGGGCTTCCCAGTCCGATGGTTTGCAGGACACAGTATCTGTGAAATACTCTGATATATCTTTCTTTTCGATCTCATAGTCAAAGAACATAGCTCATACCCCAAAGTAGTTATCTTGATGCCATTTAGGTTCGGGTGCTTCCCCCTTACTCCAAATGAAGATAGGCTCACAGAATATATCTACCTTAGCCAGCTCATCGTTTAAGGAATGGTGATTACCTGGCCTCTTAGACATACGATAGCCCATCACCCCCTCATAGGTTGCTCCTAGTGAGTCCATGTACTCAATCATAGGTTGGCACACCCTAACATCTCCATGTACTTTGTCGGAGATGTTTACACAGATACGACCTCCTTCTTCTAAAGCGTCCCAACACTTCTTGAGCGTTGGGTAGAGGAAACCTTTAAGCCAGTCATCTGTTTCTGGATATCGCTTCCAACTCTGTGTATCTTCTTGACTGTACTTTTCGGTATCAAAGTATGGTGGGCTGGTAAATACAAAATCAACTTTAACATCGGATAGGTCAGCATCTTCCGCAGGGGAACAGATGAACCTCGTTTTCTTATTGGTGTTGCAATAAGCCTCTATCTGTCCATAAGGTTCATGGAGCTTGGTATTAGGGTCAATCCCGACATAAGACTCTGCATCAGAAGCTAAGAATCCGACTAACCGATCACCCCAACCCATAGAGAAATCTAGCACCCTTTTAGCTCCGAAGAAGTTATACATGGCTTTGGCTAGAGTAGGCTTGAACTGAGCCGGTATGTAATAAGACATATTAATGGCGTTATAGAGCATCTTGCTGTTAACCCCTTTCGACCTATCGTATAGGGTGAAGAAGGGTCTTAGGAAGTATCTCTTGTCGCCCTTCATCCCTATGCGAGTCCATTGAGTGATGGCACTTTTATATTGTAGGTGGTCAACCTCTAAACGCATAGGCTCGGTGAACTGATTAGATACCTTGAGTCCTTTGTTATTAGGAGCGAAATAAAGATACTTACCTTGATAAGTATGAGACTCATCTATCTCACAGCGTGGTAATCCCCATTCTCCCTCAATCGGAGTCATGTAATCAGATTGAACCTCTAGCCAGTCACGATGTACCTCTTGGGGAGTGTACTTGGTATATGGGAAAGGCAGACCTTCAATCTTAGTAGATAAGTAAGTGATGATCTCATCACGAGTGAACTTATCTAGCATCTGTGACCATTCGTGAGGGGGTATAAAGATTTCTTGTCCTCTTACGACTTCATATTCTTCTATGTTGTCTTTGGCTTTCTTTTCATATTCAAAAAACATTCATTCTCCTAAAAATAGTCCTACATTGAGGCAGACTTTCCCTGCGTTCTTTACAGGTATTATACTTATATTGAAGCCCATTTAACCTGTCTCTTTCTCTCCACAGATCACCCCTCTCCTCTCTACAAGTTTCGTTTTCTGCTACTTGTTGCTCTCTCTCTTTATGTCTGCCTTCTATATTGGCTTGCAGGACTTGTAGCTCTTCTTTCAATCTAGCAAGTTCCACTCGTATTTCTTCTTCTTCATCGGGATCGACACTAGACTTGTTTGGTGAGTAAACAGGCATCTCTAGCACCCCGAACCTTTCAGTGAAAACATCTCTCTGTCCGTTGTAGTAGAGGTTGGTGAAAGACACCCCTTGTCGATCACCGTTAAGGTTGTAGAACCTCACCGTCTCGTCTAAATCTACGATCAAGGCTTTTTCTTCTCTGAGCCTACCAGTCTGTGTGGACTCAACCTGACCCTCAAAGACCACACCTCTATCTTCGGTATAAGCCAGAACAACTGACACATAAGGGAGTGAATACTGAATACCCCTATCTGCCTCTTGTGTTCTCACAGCAATATGCTGTTGGAGGTCATCTTCTTGAGTTAACCACCCCATGAGTTCTTCATCATAAATAATATGTGGCACTCTTGAACAGGACATACTGTCAGCCTGTCTCTTCAGAGATGCGATTTGTTCCGAGAAATCCTCGTGTGTGATTGAGCAATCAACGCTAGTTCGAGCTTTGGTTCTCTCTACGACATCTCTCCAAGACTTTTCACATCTCTCTTTTAAGGTTGCACACCCAGAAAAGAGGAGGGCGAAAATCAGCAGACGCATTACAGATCCATTAGTGCGTCTAATGGATCATCAAAGACCTCTGTCTTTTTATCCTTGTTCTTGTAGGTGGTGTTCGTTTGGAACTGCAAAGGCATATTCATAATGCGACCATAAGGCCAGACGATTTGAGCATCAAACTCCTCAAAGGGAGCTTGGTCACGAGACTTGAGGCATTGATACTTGACCATGCTATTCTCACGCTTGTCATCTCCGTACCATGATGAGATAACCACATCTGCCGAACGCTCTGCTTCATTGGCATAGCTCAAGTGCGTGAGGTTGTATGATCCACCATTCTTCTCGGCAGACTTGTACCCCTCACGACTGATTTGGAATAGACAGAGGACAGGAATACCCTCACCTCGATTGAAGCCTAGAGCAGTCTTTTTAAGATCACGAATGACCTCATTCAATCGGTCTGTAGTCGAGGCAACCCATTTACGAGGAGATACCAAGAGAGCGTGGTCAACAACCATCATCTTGAATGGTGTTTTCTGATAAAGAAGCTCGGCACGAGTCCGAATGTTCTCTACTGTGAAGTCAAGTACATCTGGATCAGCCACCTCAATATGGATTGACCCATAAGTACCTTGCTTCATCCCATCGTCAAGGTCTTTGATGACTTCTTTCATAAAGGACATCTCATCCTCGTTCAGCTCACCCTTTTTAATCTTAGAAGGCTCGATACCTGCGTCTGTTTGCCCTTGTTGGATGCCAAGGGCGATACGCTTCTCTCGGAACTTGGGGTGCATGGAATGGTAGACATAGATGATGCGTCTACATTGAGGATAGTGCATCTCAAGTGAGAAGTAGAGGGTGCTTGTTCCACCATAGACTGCTTGGTTATACACCCAATTAAGAGATGAGGTTGACTTGAGGTGTCCTGTAAACGCCGCCATGATGTAAAGCTCTTTACGCTTGAACCCACCGATAGCGTTGTCGATGATCTGTAGACCAGTTTGTGGTCTGATGTCTGTGGTCGCATTTTTAGTGCGTTCGTATTCCTCCCAAAAGTCTGAACCATCACCTAAGATTTCTCCACCGATACGAGAACCGAATGTCGGGGTGTTGATCTTAGCGATCTCATTTAAGAGGAAGTTGCCAGCATCTCTTGAGCCTTTGAGGATCTTCTTTTCCCTACCCTCTTTGACCTCTAGTCCTGCACGAGCGATGACTTTAGCATCTGCCATGACAGACGCTAGTCGAGTCATGCGTCCTTCTTCTACTCGCCTCTCAATGAGCGAGATGAAGTCTCCTCGATATGACACAGGTCGGTTAGCGATCTGTTGGATACGGTCAGCTTCATCAAAAGACTGATTCTCTTCAAAGTGTTCTCGGACAGATTGTTGTGAGGGTAAGTGTCCGTGTTTGAGGGTGAAGTCCTCAACATACTCAAAGACATTGATCTCGGCGGGTAAGTCAAAGCGTAGTACCGACTCTTTAAGAGCACAGTAGTTTTGGAACATGAGCTTGGGGTCATCCCCTCTAGGTTCATCAGGGAGTATGCTTCGTAATATATCACTCATAGTTTAACTCGCTTGTGCGATCCCATATTAGATACGCTTTTCTTATTTGTTGATCGAGAGGAGGAACGACTCGAAGAAGTCTTTTCATTAAGATTTATACGATCCCAAGGAAGAATGGTGTCCTCTAAAAGACGACTCCACGCAATATGTCCTTCTTCAAGAGGCTTGTCTGGATCAATAATCAACCAAGTGGGCTTCTTGAGGTGTTCTCGGATCTCGATAGTCTCGGTTACAACCTCGGACATAGCCGCGTTTCGTGCGACTTTTGTACCAAGCCGAATGACCATCAGATAAGGTGCTTCAGCGAGATCGTCCAAAGAGTAGACCTTTAAGTCTCGCTGAAAGTCTGGATCAGCGATGTCTTTGCCTTGAATCATCATAGACCCAAGCCAAGCTGACATCAGCGTGTGATCTCCGATGACCTTAACGAACAGGTTTGGGTTTCTCATATTCCCAAGAGCTGATCTTAGGTGTAGCCTTAGTTGGTCTGTGGTCGCTGTGATGACAAGGTTCTTAGAAATCTTACCATTAAGCATAGAACGCTTTCGTATCGGGGCAACGCTCAGATAGTTCCATGCCCTTTCTGCTTGCTCGTCAATCGCTTTATCAATAACGCAATCGCATTGGATGGCTTGAGGCATACCCATGTGTCCGTCATCGGTTTGGGTGTAGCCTAATCCACCACATTTTTTACATTCACTCATAGTCTTGCTGACCTCCTTTGGTTATTCATTATATGAATAAGGAGGCAACTTTATACGCCAAAAAAATTATCTTGTTGCCACTTGGGTTCGGGGGGGTTAGACCCCTTACTCCAAACAAAAATAGGTTCCGCTACATTCTCCTTTACACCCTGTCGTGGAGATAGCGGATAGCCAATCGAACCTTCATAGGTTAAACCTAAAGACCTAGCGTGTTCTAAAAGAGGAGTGCTGACCACCACTTTCTTCCCTTTCCACATGAAGTCGCTGATGTTAATCGCTATCCTCCCATTCTCTTTTAGAGACTCCACTATGAGTGAGACGGTCTTGAGTAAAAACTCATTTAGCCACAGGTCAAAGTCTTGATAGCGGGAAGAAGACTGGGTGTCCTCATCGGAGTAAATCTCTAGGTTGAAGTATGGTGGGGATGTGAAAACGAAGTCATACTCAAGCGATGAGAAGTCCACATCTTCCGAGGGGGAGCAGAGAAGCCTAACCTCTTTATCGGGAGCATACGCATTATGTATCTGACGATAAGGTTCATGTAGCTTAGTGTTAGGGTCTATCCCTATGTAAGATTCAGCATCCGAGGCTAAGAAGCCGACAAGCCGATCACCCCAACCAGCCGAGAAATCTAAGACGCTCTTAGCTCCGAAAAAGTCATACAGGTGCTTTGCACAGTTGGGCTTAAACTGTGTGAGCGTTCGTATGGTTCTTTCATTTGAGAAGGCGTGTATGATTGAGCTTCTGCTCAACTTAGGCTTCATAAAGAGTCCTGTTAGTCTTGAGAAGTCATTTTCTTTTCTTTTACCTTGTTCCCAGTAATCTATGGGAGATAGGCCATTTGAGTATCTCCCCTCATGTCTTGCCTTGATCATGTACTTGCTAGACAACCGATTATAAATAGAAGTGTTTGGTGAAAGTTGTAAGTAAGACCCTTTGTAGAGAGGGTCGGTGTCGGAGTAAAGGCTTACCCAAGGTCCTTTGATGATCTGTGGTTTGTCATTCTTCAAACTGCGGAAGAGGCTGTTTAGGTCGCAGTTGATCTCTGCAAATGGGAAAGGTGAGTCAAGCTCTATAACCTTGTCTCGTATGAAGACTAAGACATCTTTCCTATCGTAGTTGTCTTTAATGTACTCCCAATCTTCTTTAGGGCAGTATGGGAATCCATCTTTTGACCCTATCAATCCCCCAAGGGTTTTATCGACCTCAAAGAACATACTAAACCCCGAAAAAGTTGTCTTGGTTATACTTAGGTTCGGGTGCTTCCCCTTTAGACCAAATGAAAATAGGTTCAGAAGATGTGTTCTTCTCGCCATTGGGTAAGGGTCTATTTGAAAGACCATACCCTATCACCCCCTCATAAGTCGCACCTAGCGATTCCATATGTTTGAGTAAATCTTTACAGATGAACACCTTAAAATTAGGGTTGTCTGATATGTTGATCGCAATCCGACCTCCTACTTTAAGGCTTTGATATACCTTAGTAAGCGTCTTAAAAAGAAACCCATCTAACCACAGATCAAGATTGGGGTATCTGATGATTGATTGAGTCTCTTCTTTTGTGTAGGACTCTATGTTAAAGTAAGGGGGTGAGGTTAAAACAAAGTCATAATCTAGCTCGGTATAATCGACATCTTCTGCGGGGCTACAGATAAAGTTTGCTTCTTTTCCGGTGCCACAAAACTCATGTATCTGTTGATAAGGTTCATGTAGCTTTGTATTAGGGTCAATCCCGATATACGAGTCGGCATTAGACGCATGAAATCCAACCAAACGATCACCCCATCCAGCACAAAAATCTAAGATCCTCTTAGCCCCGAAGAAGTCATAAATGCCTTTAGCTGTAGAGGGTTTAAATTGAGATACCGAACCACAGCCTAGCCGACCCGCAGTATATACTGCATCTTTGTTTAGTTTGTCGTTGAGGAATACAAACGCACTTAAAAAGTTCAGAGTAGGTGAATCGTACTGTGAGGGATGAAACTCATCTTGTTTCATGTGATTCCATACACCAACTATACCCTCATACTTACCCGCCCTCCGTTGGTTTTGAGCTTTTAATCTTTCCTCGTGTGTGAACTGATCAGAGATTTTTGTTCCAGCAACGGCCGAAAAGACCCATTGGTTACCTTTATATGTGAAGTCTTTAATCTCACACTTTTGAGTGCTCCACTCCCTCTCAACAGGGGAGTAGTAGCTAGACTTTAACTGATTGAACAGAGCTTTGCACTCGATACGAGAAAAGGTCTTCAAAGGAAAGTCTATTTGGTGCTCATGGATTAGCTTGTAGATATGAACATATATCTGTTTTCGTGCAAACTTTGCTTTGATCTCATCAAAGTCTTCCTTACAAACTTCAAAGAATCCATCTTTTATCCACACATAATCATCTAGGGAGGTTCTTACCTGTTTTTTTTCATAGTCAAAGAACATTTACTTAACCTTAATAATGTCTCGTGCGTCATCGAGTAGACCATCAAACAGGTCAGCAATCTCGGACTGACCAACCTCAAGTACAGCGTCATCTTCTCCGTCCTCTTTTAGACGCTTACCTAAGACAGCTTCAATGAGGTTCATCTTAGCCTTAAGGGTTTTCATAACCCTCTCGTCAATGGTCTTGGGGGCACAGATATGGTAGCTATAGACCTTATCGTGAATAGACCCGATACGAATCATTCTACCGATGATCTGCAAGTAATCACCAGCAGACCAAGGGGTATCGAAGAAGATAACAGCCTTAGCAAGTTGAAGATTTACACCCTCTGCCGCCGCCATTGTAATGAGGCAAACCTTAGTGTCGCTCTCTGGATCTTGGAAAGCCTTCTGACTTGCAAGCCTTTCTTCTCCAGACTCTGCCCCTGTGATACGACAAGTCTTGATCTTCTTGCTCTCGATTTCTGCTTCGAGGATGTCTACCATGCCCCTAAAGCGAGAGAAGATGATGACCTTTTCACCCTCAAGCTCATTCTCTAAGAGATCAAGCAAGGTTTCGAGTTTACCAGAGTCTCCGTCACAATCGACAAGTGCTGGATGGTTTACGATTTGTTGACAGATCGTGACTGCTGTGAGCTTGGTTACCTCACGCTCCATCATCTCACCAGTCTCTGGATCAATGTACTCAAGCAACCCCTCAAGAGCTTCGGCATATTTGTTTTTCTGTTGCTTGCTCAAGTCGCAGTTTACAACCTTTGTTGTAAGAGGGGGCAACTCCTGTGCAACCTCATGCTTAGGGCGACCTAAGAAATAAGGGTCGATGTGTTCCCTAAATGCTTCGATGTCTCGCTTACGGTGTCCAACTACGATTTGAATACGCCTACGAGAACCAGGGATAGGTTGATCTCTAGTGATGCAATACTCACGCATGAAGTGGGTCTTTGTGGAGAACAGGTGAGGTACAGTCACTTTATAGATCGCCCATGCTTCCATGAGTCGGTTCTTAATGATGGTCGCTGATAAAGACCATACACGCTCGGCTGAACCCGCGAGATGCTTACAGACTTGGTGGACTTGAGAGCGATCATTCTTAAAGGCTGTCGCTTCATCAAAGATCATCACATGACCTGTGATGTCTTGGAGATGTTGGAAATCTTGAACTGCTGTCCGATAACCCATAATGAGAGCTTTAGGGCCTTCATAAGCCTTGAACTCATTGTGGATCTTCTCACGCTTCTTCTTTGTGCCTAGACACTTAAAGACTTTAACCCCTGTAGTGAACTTATCGAACTCGGATTCCCATTGTCCGACAGCCGACTTGGTAGTGCAGATGAGAGCAGGTATGTCGGGTCGCTTGTCCCATAGGTAAGAGAGTGTAGCGATAGTCTGTAAGGTCTTACCCAGACCAGTATCATCACCAAGCACGAACCGAGGCATGGCGAGTAAGTGCAACACGCCTTGTATCTGATACTGTCTTAGCTTTAGCTCAACTCCATTAGGGAGATGCGAGTTAAGGATCTTACAGGCTGGTGGAGTCAGATCATCTTTAACTCTGATCTCCCTGAGCTTTTCAATTGTAGCGAGTAGTTTCTTGTTGTCCATATAAGTGAACCCTCCTTTGGGTGTGGGATGTACTTATATGATTTTACCTACCCCTCAAATAAGTACCTAAGCAATCTAGTATATTCTACATTGAACTCAACATTATGGAGCGTTAAAAACTCAACTCGAATGGTACGGATCGGTATGTCTCCCGATGCGACCCATACCTTAGACCACACTTTACTCGACCAGTAAATGTGGCAGTATTTACAGATCTTATAGAGAGTTTTGTAAGCTACCTTTTCTTCTTGGTAAGTGATGTCCGACACCTTTTCTTCGTGGTGCATTAGTCCAGAAATCTTACCTAAGATGCGAGCTTCTGTGGAAATCCTAAACATATATGTGGGGAACTTACCATAGGTGAACATATACCATACGAGCTGTTCTTCACGCTCTGTGGTGGTATTGGACTTAATGATCTTAGTGATATGGTCAAGACCTTTGCTCACAAGCTGATCTAGCTTCCCGCTGATCCTCATTGTCCTTCTTCTGATTTCTTGTTGCTCTTTCTTCGTCCAAGTCGCTTTTTTCTTCCTACTAGGGAAGTAGTCGTCTGTCTCTTTCTTACAATGAGGTGATCCTGGCTTCTTGTACTTACAATAAATCGACCAAGCCACAGCCCATGCTTTGCCCTCGTCTTTCTCTTTTTGCTTCTCCATGATCTCCTCTACTTTATCATGGACATAAGCTGGTACATTCTTGTTTCTCTCTTTTTTGTCTGCCGATCTCTCGGCATTACGCATGGGAGAGAAAGACGAATAACCCCCATAAGATTTCTCATTTGATGTAAATGACATAGTACCTCGCATAGACTTTAATAGTTTGTTTATAGTCCGATTATAAATGAATAACAAACTTTCCCTTAGCTCATGTCAATCATCTAGGAGGACATCATGCCAGCAACAAATAAAGATATGAACCCACAGGCAGGTATTGCAGGTACATCTGCCCTGTACAAGTTCAACTCATCTCCAAACACTCGTGCAGTTGTTTCACAGAAGTGTCGCATCCTCACCCCTGCTTATGGAAGTGGTGACGGGCTTCTATATCAAATCGGTGTGGTTGCTTCATTCTCAATCTCGGCTTCTTCAAGAGGTGCAGAGCCATATCGTGGTGTCGGTTTCGGTGATCAGATCGCTGAACTCGTTCCAAGTGTTTCTGACCCACACAGTGCGTCATTCACTCGTACACTCCTTTACCTCTCAAACGCTCACCAAGCATTTGGTTATGCTGGTGGTGTTGATGGTCCAGTTCGTACACTACAACAACACAGATGGCCTTTCGACATTGAGCAACAGCTTGTGTTCTCAACTCTTGCTGACACCGAAGCACCAGCAAATGGTCCTAATGGTCTTGTGAATGTCGATTTCTCATCTCAAAACGCTACCAATGGTGCTTTGTCTCCCGCACAGCGAGAGGATTTGGACGCAGGCGAGAGAGATGGTACTCCAGGTGAAGGGGGTTCTCAGAAGCACAAAGCTCTCATCACTTATTGTGAGGGTTGCTGGATCACCTCGATGGATCATGGCGAGATGTCAGCCGATGGTGGCATCATTCAGCAATCTATCGAAGCTCAGATTACTGATGTGCATGACCTATACTCTACCTATGGTGAGTTCATGGCTACAGGTAATGATCCGACACTTGGTCAGAACAGCTCACTCCTTTATAATGAGCGAGCGACTACTGCTGTTGAGCGTTCCACAGGAGCGGCAGCAACAGGTGTAGCACCAGGCGAGTAATCTTTAGCCTTACATGGTATTATGAGGGTAGCCGTACCCTCTACAAATAAACGGACAGGATGAAAATAAATGACTATCAACTTATCACAGCTCAAAGAGCTGATGTCTCCTCTTACCCAGCTTTGCCAAAGGGAAAGAGAGGTAGACCTTCAAGGTATTAAAGTTGTCCTCAAGCACCTCACACCCAAAGAGGAGCTTGAGGTACAAAAGATGTTACCCGAACTCGACTCGGCTACTGCTGTCGAGTTTGCCGATGTGTTTCGTAGAGAGACACTTGCTCGGTCAATCGTTCAAGTAGGAGATCTCGATTTACGAGACATGAAAGAAATCGAGACAGGTGAAACCTTACCGAACGGTAAAGCAGTTAAAGTCTCCAAAGAAGAAGCTGTCGTTCAAGTGATGGACAAGTGGTCTAAGTTTGTACTCGCTAAGTTATTCGAGCAGTACGGGTTTCTATCCGAGGAGATCGAGCAAGGGTTAGATGAGAGCTTAAAGATCAACATTGAGGACACAGAGGTGGAAAAAGAGAACTTGAAAGCTCGTATTGAAAACCTTGAAGTTTCTCAAAAGTTAGAAAATCTTGAAAGCAATGAAAAAGAAGTACCATGAAGCCATACACGACTACATTAAGACAGGTGGTCAAGGCTTAGTAGTCTCTGTTAAAAAGGGGTACACGCTTCGGTTTCGACTACCTATGCTTGAAGATATTCAGCGTAGTGATGACTATGCTGAATATGAGGTCGAAAAAAGCTCATTCATACTGGCTAGGACTTTACAGTCAGTCGGTGGGTTTGATGTACCTCAATCTTCCTCGTTTGAGGTTTTGAATCAGTTTTTGTCTTGCCCTCGTTTTACAACGAGGGTGATCAAGTATTACTGGTGTTGTGTGAAGGAGTCTCAATCTTTTGCGAGTTTCTTTGAGGCTTTTTGCTACACTCAAAAGTCTCGTACTTTATGGGAAGAGTGGAAACAAGCGACACGGTTCGGAATGGCTTTTACTGCACAGAACTTTCCCCTCACCGACTTACAAATGAGTTGGATCGCCTATAACGAAGCGGAAGATCAGAAGGCAGACATCGAGGACGAGTGGGGTAGAGCGTTCTTCATAGCTTCTTCAATGAATCCTAAAGGTGTGCAAAAAGCACAGAGAGATTGGGAAGATCGAAAGAAGAAAGAATCAGAGTACCGAGCGAGGTTAATCGAAGAAGCTAATAAAGGTGAGTTAGATGAGAAGAAGGCCGAAGATCTTCGAGCCGAGAAATCTGTGCAGGAGCTACAAGGAGAGTATTGGGACTGGGTTGACGGCAAAGAGGACGATCACGATAGAGCTGTTCGGGAATATAAAGAGCAGGTGATGAAACACATAGAGGAGAGGAAAGGGTTTTTGAGTCGTCAAGCTCAAGAGGCTCGTGAAATGGCGATGCAAGTGCAAGAGATGAATAGTTTATCTATGAGTTCACCTATTAGAGCATACACAGATGACGAGGTGGCTAAGATGACTCAAGGAAGAGAACGAAGCACGATTAACTTTGACGAGGGTCAAGAATACTCGGAACACCTCTCTAAGAGATACTTTAAATCACAGCAAGTGCCAGGTGGCAAGATGCCTTCTTTACAGGAGCAGATTGCGAATAGACCTTTACCGAAGTTAGAGAGGTAATGTTATGGCTAATCCTACAGAGTTAACAAGCATATTTGAGACATTAGTTAAAGAGATCAATGAGGCTGGACAATCCGATTTATTAAAGGGTTCGCTAGGGTCTATTAAAGACTTACAAGCAGTCCTTAAAGAGCAAGATAAACTCATAGACAAGACTCTTAGGGCGGGTGATCAGCAAGCGGCGATGCGTATTCTTAAAGCCGCAAAACAAGCTCAAGAGGCACAGGTAGAGGCAACGAACAACCTTAGAGATGCAAAGGAAAAACTGTTAAAGTTAGAGCAAGAGGGCAATACAAAAGGGAGAGATGCACAGCTCAAGGTTATTGGGAAGATCAACCAAGAAATCAATCGCTTGGCTAGAGAAGCCAAACTCATGCAGAAGAACGCCGCCGAGTTTGGTAAGGGTGCAGAGTATAGTCTCTTGCAATACTCAAGGGTCTTGGAAAACCGAGAAGAGCGTATCAAAGAGCTTGGTAAGACTGGTGCTCTTATAGAGGAGAAGTTTGCTAACAGATTTGAAGCATCGGTTAATGCGTTCACATCGGGGGTGGGTGATCTTGAGAGCTTTGGCGATACCTTTGCAGGAAGCCTCAAATCATTAGGTTCTTATTTACAACAGCGAGCTGGTAAAGCCGCCGAGAAAGCTCAAGCAGGTCAAGGTAGCTTGGGCTTGGCTAATATGCTCGGTACTTTTTCCAAGATAGCGGCGACAGCGGCGGTAGTAGCAGGTTCTGTTATGATGCTTGTGAAGCTATTTCAGTTCATTGAGGGTAGTGTTCTTGAAGCAAACAAAAAACTTCTCGCACAGGCTTCTATCGCTGATTTATCTGCTGTCGCTTTCGGTTCTACAGCAGATAACTTGAAAGCTATGAGGAAAGAGTTTCAACGAGCTGACTTTGCTAATGAGATGAACATCACACTCGATGAGGCGTTAGAACTCACAGGTGCTTTTAATCAACTGAACCTTGGCGTTAAACAATTTGGGGGAGGTCTTACAGGTATTCGGAATATGAAGGAGGCCATGAAAGAAGCAAAAGGGCAAAGTTATGCTTTGGGTATCTCAATGGATGAGGCATCTCAATACATGGCAAAGTTTTCTTTCGATTTAGGGGTGGCCGCTAGTGATAGCAACTTTTTGTCTATGATGGCAGATGAGTTTGCTTCTATCAGAGATATGGCAATACAGTCGGGGTATAGCACCGCTAACTTCTTCAAGAAAGTGGAGGAGCTTGCGGGTAGCTTAGAAAACATGAACTATCGCTCTAGGGAAGCAGGGATCTTGTTTTTAAGGTTCTCTAAAGTATTAGGGAAAAGTGGTCTGGATAAAGCTCTGCAATCTTTATTTTCGGGGTTTCGGGGTGAGGACTATCTTGAGCAATTAAAGCGTAATATGATCTCGAAATCTGGTGAGTTGCGAAGGGCTACCGAGGTTGAAGCTGTTAGATTCGCTAATAACTTCCAAAGAATGTTTGGAGGAGATCAAGCACAAGCCGCACTTAGAGAAGCGGGTCTTGATTTAGAGGGTCTAAACTCACAGCAAATCGTGGCGAAAATAGGTGCTTTAAATGAAGCACAAAGACAAGAAATCATGGGTGTTCTCGTAGACGACTCACGAGTCTCTGGAGAGATGAGAGATCAACTTTATAGTTTTATGAGACTAGCAAGAGGAACGAACGCTAGAGCGAGCACCGCAGAAAAGATAGCCGCACAGGAAGAGTTTTCAGCAGGTGGTAATCTGAGGGCTAACTTTGCTCGGATGTCCGCATTTCTCGGAGATAGGAACATTAATGACCTAGGCCAAGCAGGTAGAGCTTCACTACTAGCTCTACCTGGTGTCACAAAAGAAATGGTTCAACAGTTTGCCCAGCTACAGACTAGTTTTAAAGGGCAATTTGAACGCATAAAAGGGATCGCTAGTGGAGACATTGCTGTCCCTGGATCAGCAACCGTTAGGGGTGCGGATGGTGAAGAAAGACCAATGACGAAAGCTGAATATATAGCTTCTCTCAATGCTGGTGTGTCATTAGATGAGAATGGTCAGCTTGTTATGACAGACACACGAATGGCAATCGGGACTTTTACAGATTTCTTACAGGCGAAGCAGTCTGAATCAGCCGACCCCGAAGCTCAAGCCGAGAGAGAAAAAACCACGAATGAGTATCTTGCGGAAGGTCGAGAAGCAACGCAGTCGGTTTTTGATGTCTTGAATAACAACATCCAAGCTATCTTAAGAGACATAGCTGGTGGCATTATGGAGATGGTCACTTGGCTAACAGGGGGTGAGGAGAGTGAAGAAACTAAAAGGGCGAAGCAACAAGTATTAGACCAGTATCAAGGGATGATGGAGGAACTTTTAGCTACCGACAGAGATGACGCTGAAAGACTACGAAACAGGAAAAGGGAACTAGCAGTTGTTGAAGCTAGAACAGATCTTTCAGCAGAAGAAAAAGCATCTCAAAGGCAATCACTTACTGCCGACATAGCCGCAATAGAAGCTCGTAGAGTACAAACATCCGAACAGAGAGAAACAATAAGGGCAAGGCAATCTTTCGTCAGAAGAAATAAGTTTTCAGCCACTTCTGCCGGTGCACTTAACAGAGAGGCTACTCGACAAGGTGTCGAACAAAATCTTGAAGAGTTCATGCCAGCTAATGTCCGAGCAGTAATGGAAGCAGAGAATAGATTTTTCAACGAGCAGTTACCAGACGGTAGAACTGTTGGTGCTTTAACAGGACAAACAACTTTTGAAGGATTAAAGGCGTGGTTAAATAACACAGATCCAGGAGTTATTTCTGCATCTGGTATCGGACAGGTAATGAGTAAATTCGGAATGACTGCGATCAAAGTTCACAGTAAAGCACAAGCAACAGGTGCGTCTGCGTTCTCTGGTGTACGCAGTGAAGTAATCGGTAGCCAACAGACAGCAAACAGGCAATATGTCACAGATGCTGAAAGGCGAGCTGGTCATAGAGGTCAACAAGGCGTGGCAAGTTTCGATGCATCAGCGGCCCAAGCGTCTTTTGGTACTGTTGATGCTGTTTACTTAGAAATGAATGGGTTAGACTTAGGTAGAACTGGTGGTGATACTCAAGTTAGAGCAAATGAAGGGAACATGAGAAGCAGGAGAGGGAGAGGTCCAGGGTATCAAGGCATGAGCAGAGCAAAAGCGAGCGGTGGTTCGCAAAATACATCAGCAACAGCCGCCCTTCAAGCCCAAGCACAAGAACAAGGTAATGCGTCATTAGAGGCTATTAGAACGGCAGTAGAAACCACAGCCGCAGAGAGAAGAAGACTGTCGGAAGAGGATCAAAAAGCGAGAGCAAAGGAAGCGATAGATCAGCAAAAGCAGGCTTATTTAGAGGCACTAGATCAACAGTCAGAAGATCAGCTACAGGCTGTCGCTACAGCTTTAGGTGCTCAAGGAACTTCTCCAGAACAAATAATGAGTGCATTAGACTCGGCTAGTGAGGCTCAAATGGCAAAACTTAGGGGGTTGAGTGCAACAAATGCGGTTGCTCGTAACCTTTTAGGTGGAGGTGATGCTCCCTATGTGGAAACGCCATATGTGGAAACGCCAGATCCAGAGACGGACGCAGAGATGGCAGCCGGATTAAATGATCCAGAGCTAGGAGGCCATGTGGGTATGGATGGTCAACCCATAGAGAAGCTACAGGACTTTTGGATTGATAGGAGTGGTAAGATTTGGAAAATTGACCCTCAAGATATGCCCTCGCCTTTAGGACCAGGTGGGTCAATGGCTATGACCAAACCTGGAGGTGCAGTACAAAACTATGTGACAGAAGTTATGAACTCCATTCTTGGACAAGGCGGTATGGGTGGGGGCTTTAGCATCACAGTTAATGTTAATGGTGCTCAAAGTCCAGCAGAGACGGGTAGGGCAGTCGTACAAGAAATCAGAAGAGCACAAGAGAGTCTTACAGGGAGGACTAGATGATTAAATCACCAATCCCACATAAAGATATAGCCGACTCTAATCTCGGCATCAGACCATTTGTATTCGATATAGTCGCTCCCGATGGTGTTACATCTTTACTTCCAGATGATATAAAGATGACCCTACATACGAACCCAAAGAACATCTCATTTTCATACGAGAAGAAGCATGAGATTTCTCCTACGCTGAGTGGGTGGGTGGAATACTATTGGGGAGATAACCCTACGACCATCTCACTTGAAGCATCTAGTGGAGCTTTCATTCGACCATATACAGGTTTAAGTGCAGTAACCGGTCCTGTTACTATCCCGAATGAGTTTAATAACTCGGTGTCAAATGGTGAGGGGCAAGCCAGTACCATTGGGGCAAGTATCGGAGGTACAAGACGAGATACGATTACTTATGACAAGTACCTCGATCTACTCGCTCTCTTTCATAACAATGGGTCGGTCTATGATCAGACAGGTAGGGTAGTCGTACAAGGCAAGATCAAGATGATCTTTGACGGTGGGGTGTGGTTCGGGTGGTTTCAGTCATTCAGCGTGACTGATGACGCAAGCACTCCTTATAGCTTCAATGTGAGCTTGGCTATGCAAATAGAGAGGGAGTATCATGGGGTAAGAACCCAAATGCCATCAGAAAGGTTTTAGTCATGGCTAAAGCGACAGTAGATACAAAACCCTTTGTAGACTTACCAACCACAGAAGAGTTTATTTTATTCCCCGAAGATAATCCAGGGACGATTCCTTTAGAGCATGGACGCTTAGATCATTTAAGGTCAATGTCTCCCTTCGTGTTAAGGATCAAGCCCCCTTACATTGGTGAGTACATAAAAAACTCTAGTGGTCGTCCTTTTAGTGGGGTAGCTCGGTCAAGGGGTAGGATTTCTGCAACACAGAATAAAGAAGTGGCAATGTTCAAGCCTAACTTATCCACTTACGCTTTAAGACCGATAGACGGTGCGAGAAGGGATGAGAACAACGAGCTGAGACAAGATGCCGGTATTACAGACCAAGATCAGATTCGTTCAATCATGGCACAGCATAGAAGAATGTTAGATTTGCCTCCTATTGTCTTTGCCATCAACCCAACCTCTATACAGTTCAGCTATAACGACAGACAGAGTTATGGAGATGTCACTCGCTATGGTTTTATCTTTCATCGTTGGGGTGAGGAGCAAACCGAAATCAACATCACTTGTACGATAGGTGCATTTATCGCTGGTCGGGATAAAGTGGAGGTACCAGACTTTGACGGAAACATCCAAGGCATATCGGGCTTACAATATGTGAGTCGTAGGGATAGTTTAGCGTTTAGAAATCTAACCTCAATCCTCGCTTTATATCGCAACAGTGCCACCATCGTTGACCTTCTTGGTAGGTCGAGAGCTTATCATGCTGTGGGTACACAATGTATTCATTATGACGGTCAGACTTGGGAAGGTCGTCTTAAGAGCATGGAGTTTTCTTTAAGTGAGGATCAACCACATGGGGGGATTGAGTTCAGTTTGAGCTTTACTGTATTCAAGCACACACAAGAGGGATTTGAGTATAAGTCGCAGTTATTCCCTATGAAGCCACCTTCAGCGAGTGCCGATCAAGTAGGTAGTATAGATCAGATCCTCAATGATGCAGATAGTATAGGAGACAGTGCAAGCTCGATAGGTAGCTCAATTTCATCTAGTACATCAGAGGCCCTAAATGCAATAGCCAATAACTTTAGTGGCAATGTTGATCTTGGTGGTTTTTAAGGAGTTAATATGAAAGTAAGTGATAGACCATATGCAGGAAACTGGTCAGAGGACTTTGTAAATAAGTACCGAAAGACTCGCTCTTGGACTCCTGATGCCATTGTGACTTTTAATGGTGAGACTACGCTACCAGGTTGCCCGACTTGTAGGAACAAGATTGATTTCTCTAGGTTCATCACGAGCGTTAATACAAGTGGGGGGGTAGATGGGTCAAATAGTTGTGATATAAGTTTAAAGATCCCTTGGGCTTATGGAGACTCTGTATATAAAGACGGTAAGTTTATCCTCGTATCCGGTATCGAGGTTTTCGTTTATTATAGGGGCTTCTTTCAAGTTAAAGACCTTGCCTTAAAAGCAGACAACATCAACCTAGAAAACGGAGAAGTGTTATCTGCACCTGATGCCGAGATCAGACCTTATTACCCTGTCTTTCATGGTGTCATATCGGGTGTAGATGTGAGTCTAACAGACGGAGCATATGAGGTGTCTATCTCCACGAGAAATATGCTCTCGTTTTGGGATAATCAGCAGATCAATACACAGCAAGGGTACTTTGCCGCTGACCCAACCATGTCTCGTGGTTCAGTTAATCTTAGAGGTCATGTATACACAGGGATGACCCCACACCAAGTCATCTACGATCTGTTTTTAGATGCAGGAGGTAGTGCCGAGGGTACAGGGTTTGCTTTGTCAAAGAAGTCGAATGTTAAAGCTCGATCAAGCACAGGACCACAACTTTATTCTTTGATGATTAGGTACTTAGAGCAACGCTTCAAGAATGGTATGTATGGGCTTCGTATGTATGGTGCATCAGGTCGTATGTACTCAGCGATAGAAACACAGATTATTGCGAATAAAGCAGTCACCAAGTCTGAAAACTCGGCAGAGTTCAGAGAGGTGGTAACAAGACAGAATAAACCCTATTCACAGCCTAAATCGAACGAGATTTCTTTTTCTCGATTGGTCAAGGCGGGACTGATCGCTTTTGAACATAACAACGCTACTGGCGGTCGGGTTCAAAGGACAATGGACGCTAGATTCTTGGGTAAGGTAACCGAGGAGGATAAGACAGGTTTGAGCGTATTTTCACTCAAGCCTTTCGTGCCGGACTTGGGGTCGTTTGGTCAGATTGAGTTCTTTGAATCTCAGATGGAGACAAAAAAATCCATTGCTGATCGTGTTTGTCAAGCGACAGGATATGAGTTCTATCAAGACATGGACGGAGACTTAGTATTCAAACCTCCGATGTATAACATGGACACATCGGGAGATCGAGTTTATAACATCTACCGAGAAGATTGTATCGACATCAGCTTTACTCATGCTGAACCCGAAGCAACTTATATCACTATGAAAGGATCTCACTTTAGGAACTTCAATGGTGTAGCACCGACAGGAGAGTGGGGTGTTAAAGGTGTCTATGTAGACTATGCTTTGGTCGCTAAATATGGGTGGAAGGGTCAAGACTTCGACTCGTCTTTTTATAGCAATGGAAGGCAAGCCTATTACGCGGCCGCTGTGGAGCTAGACAAGCAAAATAAGACGACCGAGGGGTGTAGTGTGACCATCCCTCTCCGCCCCGAAATCAAAGCTGGATACCCTGTCTACATTGAGGAGAACGACTGCTACTACTATGTGGAATCAGTCAACCATTCATTCAGTTATGGTGGGTCATGTACGACCTCTCTAACCTTAACCTGTCAGCGTAAGAAGTTTATTCCACCAGGAGATGCTTCTGTTAAGTATAGAGATGATCCTTCAAAGGCAGTGGACTTAGGTCGTACCGAGTTGCCCGAACGCTATCTTTACAAGAGGTATGATCGCACTGATGAGGGTAGTAGACAGATCAACGCTCAAACACAAGACACAGACATTGCGTACAGGAAGATCACAGGATTTCCTAATGTGGTGATGGCATTTGACCATCAAAATGTGAGTCCGAATATGTTGTTCTTCACACCCGACTTACAAAACTTGGGGGGTAAGGGTACAAGAGAGCGAGAGCGATATAGAAACATGATTATCAATGAGGGGCTTCGTTTAGGTGTCCTCAATGTCGAGAATGGAAATGACCAGCGTAGAGGTCCTTGGTTCTTAATGGTTCCGCAAGCAGATGGGTCTGCACCGAGAAAAGTAGTGCTTCCTTTGGACGGAACTGACATTGCGGGTACAGATCAGTTAAGGAGAGTTTCAGAACGATCTCGTAGAGATGCTGAACGAGCGGCGAAGAGAATAGGTAAAGGGGGTCAAGCGGCTGCTGTTGAGAGAGCGAGGAAGAGGGAAGCTGACCGGTTAGACGCATTACAAGGCAACATTCAGAGAGCTGTTGGCACAGCAGGTGTCTATGAGGGTTCAGAAGAAACCACAGGTTCATCTCCCACAGCTACGATCCTTGACCTCATTTATCTGATTCAATCACAAAGAGGTCGCAACCCTGGCAACTCACCTTTAACAAACTTAATGTCAGCTTTGACGGATAAGAAATCGAGCTTTGTGCCTAGAGCACAGGGATACTTTAGATACTATTCATCATCACACCCTAGCCCCGAACATCAAGGACCAGATCTCTTTGAATACAATATAGACAGTGAAGGGGATACCCCCGAACTTGTTTTCAACGACAATGTACCCGACACAGTTAGGGATAATGTAGTCAAGGCTAAACCAGATGGGGATGGGGATACAGTTATCTTCGGTAATGACGCAGATGATCGTAGTCAGATCGTTCGAGGGTTATTGACAAAGACCATGTATTCTAATGGTTTGGAATATGTGCCGACTAAAGACATCACCTCTTTATCTTTTCAAGTCAGTGGTGATTTTAAAGTCGGCTACTCTTCTGGGCCAATAGTCAAGCTGTCGGAAGTTTGGTATCAACGAAACTATGAACCAGGTACAGAGTTTTGGGAGATGACATACAGATCAGTAAGAAGATCTCTATCTCGTGCGATTGACAAAGCCACACCGTTTGGGACTTTCTTAAACTTTTTCAATAAGGAAGCAGATGGAGCAATCACGCAGATCTCAATGCCCCTTATCAAAAAAGACTTCCCACCTGCGACTTGGGCGAGTGAGGAAGCTGAAGCATATTTTAATGATGAGAACAACTATCCTATAACTGCTGTTGACACTTTAAGTTTTGATGTCAAAAACCTCAAGTATGACCCAGATGGTACTTCTTCTCGGAGGGGGAGAACCATCACTAACAAAAACACAATAGCGAGTCATGTGGCATCAGTCTTTTTATATGCCCTTTGGAAGAAATCTAAAGAGGTACACCCTTCTGCATACGACACAGAGAAATGGCAGAGGTTAGTAGCAGATGTATCTCTTGATTCTATAGCAGAGCAAGAATCACTGATAGGCGGTGTAAGGGCATATGTATATGGTTTGGCTGACTCAACAATGGGACTCCCTATTAGATCCCTCCCAATCTTAAAGAGTCAGACGACCTTCCAAGTAAAAGAGCGAACACAGACAATCACTCCAATCTTCCCTATCTCTGACGCTAAGGGGTATGAGGTGTTCGGAGCGTATCAATATGGTAGGGGTCTTACACCAGCTAGGGGTACATTATTTGACGCTCTCTTAAGGCAAGACCCTTCTCAGATCTTTACACCAGAAGATCTTAAGCAAGCGATGGATAATTTAGACGCGGCTAACAACCAAACCGAGTTTCGAGCGAGGTTGAAGCAAATGTATATACGCAGAGTGACGGACATGAGTCCAGAAGATCGAGATCGTCTTAGGGTAGGGTTAGGGTTGGACGGTGAGATACGAGACACCGAAGATAATAGAATCGAAGATGAAGTAAGTGCGTTAGCAAACAGGCTTATGACTCGTAGTGATGAGCAGGTCATCACGAACATTCCTTCATCTCTTGCCGAGATTTATCCAAGCGAAGATGGGAATGAGGTTTGTGAATGTAGAATACACAGTACAGACGCAATCTTATTGGAGGGGTCATTAGACTTAGACAACTTCTTAGAGATTGAGAATCCAGCACTTAGAGGTATTAGAAACATGACCGAGAAGAAGGCAGTTGAATGGAGAGAGCATCAGACAGCTCTGCGTGGCGAAAACCTTACACGACCAGTACCAGGACAAGGGGGCTTTGCCACCTCGTCCTCATTTGGGTCGGACTTTGATTTTAACAATCGTGGCAACAATCGTTTGCTGAACTCGTTTACTAGGGTCAATGAAAACAACGAGCTTGAGTTTGCGAACCCATTTGCAGGGGCTGTCTCAAGTGCGAGTGCAGGGGCTGATCAGTTAAGCGATCAAGCAAGAGCCATCAAAGCGGCTTCCGAACGATTAGGAGGAGATGATAATGACTGATGTAAACTTAATGAGGGAACAAAACGCAATAGATAACATGAACGCTGACTCAAGCAGAGGCTGGTCAGCTCTTTCGATGTGTATTGCTCAGATTGTTGAGATTCATTGGGAGGAGATGAGGTGTACTTTAGAAATCCTTAATGGGAACGGAGCTGACACGAGGGCATTAACAGGGGTGGAACTACTGATGCCTTCTATGGGTAATCGCCACTTCATGGGAGGCATACCAGAGATTGGTGATCAATGTGTTGTGGGTTGGTTTGCACATGACACAAGAGCAGGCACAGCAGGTAAGACCCCTGCCATCTTAGCGTGGTGGCCTTCAACACCTTGGGTCAGACATGATTGGCACATGACTCAAGGTTTCGACCCCGATGAAAACATAATGGAGGACAATGTAAATAGACAGATTGTCCAAAACTTTTATCAGCGTATCCGACATAAAATGAGACACTTCTCTCCTGGCAATATAGGAGCGAGTTCATCTCAAGGGTCAGATATGGTTCTTGATGAGAGCGTCTTGTTGAGCAATCGGAGAGCGAATGAGATCATCATAAGAGATCAAGACCAAGCGATCATTATGAGATCTTTACAGCAGTTTCATGCGATGTCGGGAGCTAGGGTCTATGCTGGTATGGTTCAAAGAGATGCTAGGACTTTACCGAGAGAGATGTTCTCTGATGGGATCAAATGGGATGCCAACATACAAATAGACTCCGAGGGTAATCCTTATAATCCATTTAGTGGTGGCGAGGGCTTTGAAAACCCTTTAGAGCAAGGAGAGCTACAGCCTCATCCAGTTTTCCAAAGAGACGAATTTGAGGGAGTCGGTGTAAACATTGAGGGTGAGCGTACCAACTATAAAGGTAGGTTTCCGACTCATTTAGACCCTTATGTTTTCTTGTACAACGCAGGGTTTGTGGATGATAACTATGATGAGCTGAACGAAGAAAGCGACATCATTTATGGTGGTAAGTCGATACTAAGAGTCGGTAATGAGTTTGGTAAAAATGCGTTTGATAATGGTCAAGCCTTTACCGAGTATCGTATTGAGATGAACCACCTAACAGACGGTATTCTTCCTGTAACCGAACAGACAGATGGGTTTGACTCTGATAGGGCGAGCAATAGACCTAACGAGAACAGGACTCCTCCATTTATCGAATGGGTGCTAGGAACACCTGTAGGGAATGATGCGTTTTCAGCTAAGGGCAAAGCTGAATACGGACTACCTGTCGTACCTAGTTTAGCAAATCTTGGAGTGGCGAATGGAGAAACACCTTTCGCAGATCATGCGGCGACTCTCTTAAGAATCACACCTGTTGTCCCTAACACAGACGACTCTTTTGTGTCATTTACGAAGGGTGGGAAGCTCAAGGCTAAGATTTCTAGTCCGTCACAAGATGCTTTTGAGGCTAGAGTAGAAGGTGGAGCTTTATTAGAGGTCAATAATGACTTGTCGATACAAAGTGAGAGGACAACGGTCACAAGTGCGACCAAGACGAACATCAACTCTTTGGGGTCTGTTGAGATCAATGGTTCGGGTAGTGAAGAGGGAGAGCCATTAGGAGGTTCTGACAACTCGGTGTCTGTTATTATCAAAGGCACTAAGCGTATCAGCATACAGTCGGACACAGCAGTAGCTTTCAAAGCACCTGTCGTTGATTTTTCTCAAGTGGGTCAGTTGAGGTTAGCTTCATCCGACCAAATGGAGTTCAATACAGGGGCAGGGTTATCACAGACAGCCGATACGATTAAGCAATCGTCTATGGGTCAGTTTGAGCAAGTGTGTGGTGGACCAGCAGGGTTTAACCCCCTTGCAGGACCAGCTCGAAAAGTGACGGTTACCGAGTCTCCTGCAACTGGTGGTGCAGGATTACCTTCAGACTCATACACAAATGCTTTTGGTGGTAAGTCAGAAATCTACATTGGACCCGCCACGAACACCAAGACACTCGCTGTTGGTACAGAGACTACAACCATCACGGCAGGTTCAGATCAAACAGTTGTGGGTACGACTGTGCAAATGACCGACCCGACAGGCACTAAGTTTTTAGCTCCTGCAGGTTCTGTTGTAGCGACAGCAGGTACAGTCATAGCTATGGCGGCAAATGTGGTTGCGTTAAAAGGAACTGCGAATGTGTCTATAAGTGGAGCTTCTATTGTGCTTGGTTCTCCAGGTGCGGCTGTCGGACCAATCGTGTGTGGTTCGGACATACACCCGATCTTAGGTGTGCCTTTCTTGAGTTTCTGTCCACCTAGAGGTCAGAACCTAGCGATTCTACCTTAAGGCCAGTAATAATCCATACCTGCTTCATCAAATGGGAAATAGTCTTTATAATGCTCGTAGTCTTTCTCTAAGAGCTTAGACCTATGCGACCTATGGACTAACTCATTACCCCACCATACAGGGGCATTTTTGAACGCATTTGGGTGTTGTTCTCTCCAACCCTCAAAGCGTTCAAGCATGGTGTCTTTATATCCACGCTCAATCCATTCTTTACAAATGGCTTCCGAGTAAAGGCACAAGAACCACTCATGCCCTTTCCACATAAGGACAGCAGGGTGTTCAATCCAACCCCTCTTACGCTTTACCCCACGCTTGTCTGTCATGTAGAGATCATTACGCTCTATATGACCAAGCGTGTTGAGTATCTGATAGGACTCGACCCTTTGCTTGCCGAGTCGTTGTCGATCTAAAGACCAAGAGATGAACTCAAGGTCATCACTAGGTACGAAGGTTTGCATTAGCTCTCGTCCTCCTCTTTCAGACCTACTATGAACAGGGGAGATAAGAAGAGGGATAAGCCACTAAGAAAGCCAGTAGCCTTGCAAATGCCTATCGTGTCGTCTGCGTCCTCCATTTTTTGTTTTGCAGAAGATAGCTCTACTTGATCACTATCCGAAGGGACAGAGACACATTGCATCATCCATTTAGGGCGATACAGAGTTCCTGTCTCAGCTCCGACATACCTGTGGTATCGGGTGTGTGCTCCATGATACATTTTCCTGCCCCGATAGTAGACTAGCTCGGACATCCCATTACATTCCAATGGGATATGTGATTGAACACTACCAACCTCTCTCCGAGCTGTTCGGTAGTCGCTGTAGGAAGAGGTACATTGTACTACCGACAGACTAAACATGATTGTTAAGGTTATTAGGGCGTTCATTTGTTCTCCTTTGAGAGTAGTTATATTATGTTATGTATAAGGGGTTACGCTTCCTAGATTATCTATTGTCGCACCTTATGTAAGGAGGTGTGATAATGAGAACACTAAACGAAGCCATAGTTATTGTTAAGAGCCTGTTTTCTGCTCCATTGGGTAGTTTCCCTAAAGGTGGGATAGAAAGCTCTTTAAGGGTGCGTTTAAGCACCTCTCCGACCACACTCACACTGATCTCTGAACATGACTTGTCAGTTTCTCTTAGTAGGGGTGAGGACAAGTGGATCGTTCATTATCTTGATGTTGAGAGAACCTTTGATGACTTAGGTGATGCTGTCTTTGCTTTGGTCGAGCCTATCATCCGAGTTGAGGTGTCAAAGCGTTTATAGTTTCTTTATGGGTTCGCCATTGGTGATCTAACCTTAACCGACAATGGAGACTGACTTATGAGAAGATCAGCCAGCGAGATTATTAGAAATCTTGAGATGAGGGTGACTCGTCTTGAAAAAGAAGCTAAAGAGTCATACCCTTGGGATGACTGCATGAAAGACCAAATGGAGCAGTATGGAGACGAAGAAACTGCGGCCAAGGTCTGTGGTAAAATCAAAGCACAATCACAAGGTCTAGGTAAGTACAAGTCAGCCAGCGTCACAGAGCGTGATGTCATTGACGCTATGAATAAGTTTAAGAGCCTATATGAAGCTGGGTTCTTAGACAGGGCTACTTATGAGACTCATTGGGATAGGCTTCAAGATCAACTCGCTGACTTTAGGCTTGAAGATGATGATCTTGACGATCCCTCAGTGCCAAAGGTTGGGGACATTCTTTACTCGTCATGGGGATACAATATGACCCTCGTTGATTTCTACAAGGTCATGGCAGTCTCTCCAAGTGGTAAGTCCATCACCCTGCAAATGCTAGAGTCAGATGTAGTAGACGGTGATGCTGGTTATTCGGGTCATGTTATGCCCTCAAGACATGAGAACAGGCGTGAGAAGCCAATCAAGAACAAAAGGGTATCACCGAGTCGTGATGGGTACTCTGTTAAGATCAACTCATCAGCTAATGCTTACAAGTGGGACGGCAAGAAGAAATACTTCAATCGCATGGATTAGGCTTCCAACGGTATGTATGGACGACCTCATCATTCACCATTTGAGCGTCATGGGTGAAAGTGCCATTGTCATAGAAGTAGGTTAAGAGCTTGCCCTTTTGAGAGGCTACATCTTTGTGTACCATCTCAAGCTCATCAATGGTGATGACATCGGCTTTGGTGAAACCCTCGATCTCACCTTGCTCATTGTAGACCACCTCTGCGATCATGCCGATCTCATCTTCGCCCTCTTGGGCGACCTTTATCATACGATAGTTCCAGTTAAACATTTTAGTCTCCGTGTACGAGTTGGTTGTATGTTTCCTCTAGGCTTTTTAGGTCGTGCTTAAGCATCAGTAGGTCTTGGATTTCGGAAGCTAGACCCCAGTTTCCATGATCTATGCCCTCACCATTGGTTGGGGATTTACAATCCTTGTAGTAGGAGTGTATCTCTTCCCCTGGATAACACGCTGGATCACGAGGGTCATATCCATCAGCGATACATTCCTCGATATAGTCTGATCCATACTCAGCCTCGTAGTCCAAAGGGATGAGGTCTTTGGTCATGTCTAGTGGGTCAAGACCTTTGAGGACACATTCTTTACACAGGATTGTCTCATAACACCCATTATAAGAGGGAATGACCCGACCACCTCGACCCATACAGGCTTTGCAAGAGCGAGGGTGCTGTTGAACGATTTGAGCATGGATTTGAGCGATCTTTGTGTCTATGGCTTGTTGGTTCATTTGGTTCTCCTTTATAGAGTTAGTGATGTTCAAAGACCTACTCGTCTGTGTAGATGATTGTGCAGTTTCCCGACACCCCTGCACTTACTGGCTTGGTGGTGTCGATGTGTCTCCACTCACCGTCCACAGCGATGACATCCCATCGGGCGAAGTACCCGTCGCTGTGTTGCTCATTCATGATCTTCCCTGTGGATAGACCATGAAAGATAAGTCGCTCACCGCTGTAGCATTTAACCTCGGCTCGATTGCCAAGTACAGCGTACTTATCCCAATCGGCATCGGTACAGCCTGTAAAGACCTCTAGGGCAACGATTAGACAGATCCCCATGAGGGGATAAAACACATTGTTTCTCATACTACTTTCCTTGAGTGTATTCGGGTTTAGAGTCATAGTCCAAAGAGCGTTGACGAGGGGTGCGAGTATCGCCTTCTGGCTTAGGTTGGAAAACGATGCTTGCACCTACCTCGATGGGTGATCCGATGCTCTTTAGGTTCTCCCCAATCTTTGAGCTAACATAGAAGCTCACATCAGCGAACATATTCATACCTTGACGGTAGTCTCCCTCACCTAAGACCACTCGGAAGATTTGATCAAGAGCCTCTTGGTCTGACATAGTGCTAGGCACTTTTACATTCTTGAGGACAAGCCCCAAGTCGATGTTCATTTCTCTGGTATCTGACATGGTATTCCTTCTTTCTTAAGAGAGAGTGCTTGGTGTTGAGAGGTTAGGGTGGAGGCGATACTTGAGCGTCTTGACCTTATCCTCGCCTTGATCCTGTAGCTTATCGAAGCCATGTAAGACTCGGTAGGTTAGCTCGACACAAGACCCATAAGCGTCATAGTCCGAAGCGACACGCCCTGTACCTTGACAGGCATTTGAGAGGGCTTTCCAAGTTGGCTCAGCCCCATTGAGTAGTCGAGTGATGTTCTCGATAGCTCGACCCTTTTCAAAGGTATAAGAGTTGCGACCCCATGCGGTCACTCGGACAAAGAGGTTTTTGAGAGGGAGTCGGATAACATACTCCCACACATTCCATCGGTCGCTTGAGTCAGAGCGACCATAGGCGAACTCGACCTCACCGATGATCTCACCGTCTCGGACGATGACATCGGTCTTGTTGTAGTGGCTCTTATCGCCACGCTTATAACCCACTAACTTTATCATAGTGTCTCCTTTATGAGAGTTGATATGGAGGCTGACTTAGCCTCACTACACTATGATATAGATAAGGGGTTACAACAGCTCTTATCCTTCAGGGAACAGGTTGTCTACGCTCTCCTCAACAAAGGGGGAGGGTTCTTCCTCTTGAGCGTTCTGATTGCCTTGGTGAGCGAGGAGTCGTACCTCAATGGACTTACCGAACAGTTGCTTGCGTGAGAGCGATTTAACGATGTCCTTATCCCATTCAACCACGCTGTACAGATCGGTGTCCTCAAAGTCGAACATATCTGTATGAACAAGTGCGAGCTTGAGGGCATCAGAAGGTGTCTCGGCAAAGTCGGTGCGTATGATCTTATACTCATCATCTTCATCAGACCTTGAGGACAGACAGATCCCGAACGCATATTGATTGCGAGGCATGGATTTGAGGAAAAAGGATGAGCCACGCTTTGGCTTAAAGTTATTCATATTGTCATCTCCTGTAGGAGTGGTTGTTGATTTTTAGGTTATATGAAAAGTAGGATTACCGAGACTGAAAAGCAGAGGTTTCTCACAAATAAGAGAGAAGCCCTTTCGACAACCAGATCCTTGATCTCCTCGTTATTCTCCATGTCCTCATATCGTATGAGTGAACCATTCTCTATGTGGTCAATCGTCTCTGGATCATCAAGGTTGTCTTGGATCAGCAGGTACTTTTGAAAGTCTGATCTGTTCTCTGCGATTTCTTGTAGCTTTAAGAACACGAGATGGAGCAGAGCTTTACTGCGAATATGAGTGTAAGCGACAGCTACGCCAAGTGCGATTAAAAGTGGAGTCATTTAGTTTCCGAAGTTATCCTTTGGTTTCTTGATGTGGTTAGCAAGCTCTTTCCATTGAGCTTTACTTACGGATGAGTTTTTGAAGTAGTTGTTCTTGACCATCTTGTAAGATGATTCTGGAAAGTCTCGTTGAGATGCCTTAGCCCCTTGTGAGTTTTCAAGTAGCTCCTCGAACTCTTTGAATGGGACATCCGCCATAGAACAAATGACCTCTAAGGCTCTCTCTGCTGGTGTTTTGTTTCGACCTCTAGCCATGATGGGTACTCCTTTGTAGTTTATTTATTGGCTACCAATGTTTATATGATTTAACCCTTGAATGGAGAATGACTTATGAGAAGATCAGCTAGTGAAATTATTAATGACCTTGAGATGAGGGTCGCTCGTCTTGAGAAATCAGCAGTCAACCTCAGAATGAATCCAGCTAAAAAGAGTTCGGGTATAGAAGAGGTGGTTGATGCCCTTAAAGACGGAAGCCTTAACCTCTATGAGTTAAGCGACTTTGCTGTGAACACCTTGAGGGACAACTATCGAAGCCTCAAAGAAGTGAGACTAAGGAAAGAGTATGAGCAGAAACTCAGCGAGATCAACCCAAGTGCAGACCTTCGTAAGCTCCATGATTGGTATGCTCGACAAATGCGAGGTGATGTTGCTGGTGAGGCGAGCTTTAAGAAGTTTATGAAGCTGAAGCCAGATGTTGACTTAGGGATTCCCCTTCACTCAAGTATCAAGTATTACCTCTATCAAGCTCTGATTGCAAACCAGACACTTAGACTACCTTAAGGGAGGTGATGAAAATGGCACACTGCATCCTTCTAAAAAGACACCTAGATAACCTTGAGCTTGAAGCCTGTATGCTTTTGAAAGCCTATGAGAAAAACTCACATTTCATCGCTAAATGTGCCGAGAAATCAAATGTCACCCTCACCAAGTCAAGAGTACAAGGTGGCGAGTCTGGTGATTTTATTTTCTTTTGGGTAGTTCCAAGTATGTTTAATAATAGACTACCCGCTAAGGCACAGTTAAATAGGCTTAACGATTTTGTTGATCGGTTAGAAAGCACTAAACTTATTGTAGATATAATCTAATTGTTTTTCTTAACATAGACACCGTATCTAGCTCTGCCGATCAATCCCATCTGCTTCATATTTCCTAGCTCTTGGGAGATCTGGTCTCTTAGTCGGACACGATCTTTGGTGCTAGTAGTCTTTGAGGTTTTAGACTCGCCCTTCCTTAGATGAAAAGAGGGGTTGAGATTCTTGCCTTTGATATAAGCGTTGAGACAATCTTCAACTGTTTGTGGTGTTCCCACTTGGTTGAAGTGTATAGTTAAAAAGCGTCTTATATCTTGTCTTCTACTTATAGGCATAGTGATGTTCACAGAGATTAAAAATGGTAAGCGTTGTTGTCAATATCCTTCACTTTATATTACCCCTTGGGATTACCTTAAAGCAGTTTTAAATGAGTCTGGTTTTGTAGATCAACAGAAGGCATCTTCAAGGGAGTACATTGTAAAGGGTTGTGATAACAAGATTTTGCTCTATGTGAAGTTCAACACAGAAGAAATGTGTAAGATCGTATTTGTCGCTGAGTGCGGTGAGAATCTGTCTTGTGAGCTATATTGGAATCACCGAGGCAACTTCCATGAGAACGGAGACTTGGTTCTCTTTAACATTCGGAAGATCTGGTCCTCTTTGACCACTCTTGACGAATGAGGTCAAAGAAATCTTGAGAATCACTTATGAGATAGGGGCATTGATTATCGAAACCCCATGTGGCGTTGTTAGTATTCACTAGGATGTAAATATCTGTATCAGCTAAGTACCAACGCTCCACCCCTGCATATTCCCCATACTTTTTGAACCCACTCTCGATAAGTCCGACAGAAAAGAACATCAAACATTTGTTCTCTTTGCCCTCTTTAAACGCTTCTAGGGCTTTGTTCGACCATCCTCTTTTGAAGTCGATTTTGTTTGTGGCGAGAGAGATCATAGGGCTGTGTTATCCTCCTCACCTGTATCAACATCATCAAGCAATGATTTGTAATAAGGCTCTGGCCCACGATCTCTAGGCTTACTAAAGTCGGGTACACTTGATGCCACACTATCCACAGTGTTTGGTGCAGGAGCACCTTGTACGGTATCGCTAGAACCTGGGAGCTGTTCTTGATCCATCGCTTCAAAGAAGTTGAGGTCAATGTTGGTCACGATATGTGAGAGGTGTACCTCATCGAGTTGCTTGTTCGGGTCATAGGGGGCGAGTTGAGCTGTTGTGCCAGAGAGAGCATTGAACAAGATGTCGTCTCTTTCGATTAACAACTGTTCTCTTAAATCACAGAGCTTGATGATCCTCGCTTCGAGGTTGTTCCTCAAGTGTGAGATTTCTTGTGTCGCCCATTTACGGGCATGGTATACCACACCACCTATTTGATCTGCTCTTGGATAAATACTCTTATTACTGCCACCTAACCTCCAACCAGGAAACTTTAGAACAGGCAACCACCCCGAAGTATCTATCTGCTCTGACTCTTCTGCTGTCGCAGTTCTAGGGTATAGGACACCACCGTATGGCTGATCATAGCTCTTGTAAACATTCCGAGTATTGCCTTGTGAGTCTGTTACTCTAGGTTGATCTACTCCTGGTTCAGTTTCTCGCTCAATCCAATCATAAGAGTCTGGTCTTAAAAACATGGATATATCAAAGGGGTTTCCACCTTGAGCGATATATGCTTTTAAGAGCTTTCCGAGAGCAGAGTTGACATCGACATCAAGTCCGACTCTTTTTTCAGTACAGACTTGAGCTTCTCCTTCACCCGTCTTTTCATAGGTGATGCGTATCTCTCCTATGCGATTGATCTCTTTATTGATGTGGTTGATCCGATAACCAACATTCTGTCTTTGCAATAGGACAAAGCGTCTAAACTCTAGCCATTGCCCTTTACGAAACATACAGTTCCAACCGAAGCTCATTATCCTTCTCCCTCTCCACCCATGAGGGCGATAAAGAAATCAATAAGAATGGATGGAACACCTCCAGCTACAACCATCGCACCAGTGCCATACCCGCCCGAACCGATGTCGGGTTTATCTTCTGACTGTTGAAGGGCAGAGATAAGACCTGCTGTACCATCAGCTAAATGGAATGTGCCGTATAGACCAGCAGGGAAACGGAAGCTCAGTATTAAATCTATGAGGGTTTTTATCTTTGCTATAATCGCCTGTACTTGGGCGATCCTCGTTTTCAGCATATGGATGAACTTAAGTATCTGAGCAACGATACCCTCAAGACCTTTTAGAAATCCTTCCATGTACTTTTTAACTGTATCTATAAAGTCGGTTAAAGAGCTGAGGTCGGCATCTCTAAAGGGTCGCTGATTGATCCAAGCACCTGTCTCGGTTGTGAGAGGGGGGCTTAGGGTGACTACTCTTTGTGCGAGTCTGAATGTCTCTTTAAAGTCCTTATGCAAAAAGAGGTGTCCGATAAACACTCCGTGGTCTATAACCACAGGGGATTTAGATCCGACCCAACGATCATGGACAACCGAGTCTCCAAGTCTCTCATAAAGCTGTAAATCGTAGTTAGCGTTTAGCATATCTAATGTTACATCTCGATCTTCATTGATATAAATGCTAGTAGGTTGAATACCTACTTCCCCTCCTGTAGCTGTGTCCTTCATCATCTTTGCGAGGTCGAGAGGAAACTCGTTGATCTTGTCTAAGCTATCCTTCAAAGAGTTAAGGGTCGCATCCGAAGGCATATCAGACTTAAACCTAAGCATGATCTTCCTTAGCCATTCATTAGCCTTTAATGCAAACTCTTGGGTGAGCTGATTTCCTACATATAAGTCAGCGTTAGATTCATAATAAAGCGATATGAGTTGTTGCTCTTTACCCACAGGACTATCAAAGCCAAGTATGTTCAAGTGGTATACCTCATACGGATGAGTTAGCAGGTGAGCGAGCCAATAAAACTTAACTGCTTTGAGATACTTTTCTCGTATGTCGGAGGGGCTTTTGACCACTACTGTGGCAGAGGGTTTAGAGATACTACCTTTACCCATTGCAAGAGAGACTAAACTCTCACCGACACGACCAGAGGTAAGAAAATCTCCTTCCACTAACTGATCCTGTGTCCCGAATCGTAAAAGACCAGGTAGCTCAACAGTTGTCTTACTTATGGAGTTGTAGTCATCAGAGTCGATTGTGAGCGAATACAGAGTAATGTAATACTCTGGATCTAAGTTCCCATCTATCTCTAGTTTCTCTAAGGGAATGTCGAAAGAGAAATCGTTGTCTCCAACTAGACCTCCACCCCCTCCCCCATAGATGAAGCACCGATAAACATCGGAGATTTTTCGACCGTCAATGTTGTTGAGGTAATAACTGTCCTCTCCCTTTATGATGAAAGACCCACTTGTGCCTATCCCATCGGGAGTCTCATCAAGGGGTTGGAACTCTTTGGACTCATCGAGTTTAGTGAACGCTGGGTCATCACTCTTAATAAGAGGCCAGAGACGAGGGTCTGTTTCCCCACCTACCAAGTCTTGAACAGTAGATTTATTTGGGCCGAATGCGGCTATCTCCACATCTTCTGTAGGCGGCCTCTCCACATTGTTAATGTAAGCGATCTTCTCATTTGCATTACGAGTGGCTACAGAAAACAAGAAGTAGTCGGGCAATATGAATGTCTTAGGAAAAACCTTATTCGTTGAGGGTGGGGCTGGTAAGTTCCATTTGATTCTTATCCCATCTGGCTTATACACATTTGGGATCTCGATGTCTCCAACGATGTCATTGTAATAACCTACTCGTACATTTATCGGAGCTTCTGCTTTATCGCTTGCCCCTTTAAATGACAGAAAGAGCTTAAGTAGCTTCTTAATGTAAGCGATGATCGCCCCTAACTTTGAGGCATCCGCACCTGCAAAGAAGGTCATTGCGAATACTTTGCTTTGAGGGGAGAAGTTAGGGCGAGTAGGGTCTTTGAGGTTTAATAGCTTCTCTACCATCCGGCTTTCAAATGCAGGGTATCCACCGAGTAGGCTTTCAGCAGGGTTCTTGAACTCTTTTTTATCCCATGTGATATACCAGCCAAGATTGCGAAGATCAGCGATAAAGGAATTTAACAGAGCGATGATTTCTTCAATGATTGGCTTAAGTGGATTGGTGAAGTCGATCAGTAATGAAGCAATGAAGTCCAATGCAGAGTTTACTAGAGCGAATGTGAGATTGACGATCTCAAACATCGCATCCGTTTTCTCTTTGGTTTCATCTAAGAGCTTATAAAAATCGTTCTCCTTGGCAATACCTACATGACCCCATGTATTAAAGCCAGGTGCTTTAGCCCATCCATTAGGGTCGTTATCAGCCATTGGGGTCTACCTTTCTCTTTTTCTTTTGTAGCTCCCACTTAGCGAGTGCTTGTTCGAGGACAGCTAAGTTGCCTAAGTCCTCTTGTAGCTTACCCTCGTAGTGTGCTTGAAGCGTCCTTAAGTTCTCTAGGAGCTTCCCTACCTCTGTGCCATTAAGGTTTGGCTCTTTGGGTGTCTTTTTCCACTTACTCATTTGATGTCCTCCAATGCTGTGTCATCGGGGTTGCTAAGATCCACTCTACTAAGTTTAGATAGAGTGCCGTTTACTTGATCAGTACGAACAGAAATCCATGCGTACCTACTATCTCTAGCGTTCATAGAAGATATATCATTTTCAAGCACTGTCGGGATGCCATCTTCGGGTTCTCCGTACCCCTCATCTGCCATCTTGGGATCTTCAATCAACATTCGCCTGTCATATACTGATAAACAAGTCTCGTTGTTCTCAAAAGGCTGACTCGCTTGATTACCCAAGATGCTCTGCAATAAAATATCATTTGACGGATGGCTGTTATCTGCGATGCCTACATTATTAATCAATCCCTCGGCTTCATATTGCGACCAAGTGTAAGGCTGTGTTGGAAGCTGATTAAATGAACGAATGACCTCAACCCATGAGAGCGTCCTCTCCCTAAAAAATAAGAACGATCCAGCTAACGACTCACTAAGGGTAGCGTTGCGTCTAAGGATACGATATGAGAAGGGGTGGATAGACTCTGGCGTTGTAGCGTATGTACCACCAACAATCCCTGCTGTCTGTCTCAAAGGTTGTGCGTCATCTCCACTTACAGAGGGCAATAGCTTATAGGTTGTCCTCGCTGTTCCACTATCTCCAGCATAGAACTCAACAGAGAGCGTGTTAGCGTCATCTACAGATACGACCTTATACGCCCCTCGATTGTCATCAAGGTGATTGGGTATGCCAGGTGTGCCGTCTCCATTATCACCTTGTGGTGGTGCTCCATATTCAGTCGCTGTTCCTGTAAGCAGACCTTGAGGATCAATCACTAAGAAATCACCCTCTGCTACACCTAGAGCGATGAAGTCAGCGTTGGTGTCGGATAGCACATTCTCTACTCCAACGGAGATGCCCTCTTGAGGTGTTGTGGAATAAATCTCTGTGAAGCCATGTTCAATGAACTGATCGAACGCTTGTAGCTCTGGGATAAGAGGAACACGAGTGATGACCTTAAAGACATCATTGTTCCCAACTGCCGAGACAGACCCTCTAATGACAGAGCATTTAAGCGTTGAGCCTACCTCAAGGACTCGTAAATAAAGTGTCTCTTGGTTAGACCCATTAACGCACTGTACTTGATCACCTACCGACACAACATTTGTAAAGTCTCCCACCTGTGTATCTGTACCAGAGACATCAGCGACACCTTCACCATCAACCTTGAGGGGTGTAAGGGTGGCTACACTGTTAGCATAGGCAACGCTATCCACTCGACCTACTCGTTGCTCATAAAGGTATCGGAAACCCTCGAACGCATAGACGAGCTTAGAGAACACATCAGTAAAGCGTCTAAGTCTACGAACGGTGAAGTTCACTCTCTCATAGAAATCCCAAGCTGGTGGGTTTGTTAAGGTGGACTCAATCGGAGATCGAACTTGGCTTGGGAGTTCGCTTGGAGTAGCACCAAACTCAACAGGGGTTGTGCCTGCGTAGTCTCTCAAGAGTCGGGGGAATGTAGGATCAAGATAGATGCCTGCACTCACATTAACAGTGATCTTGATCGTGTCATTCGGTGTGATGAATGTATCGTGGTATTCATTGCCTTCGGGATTATCTGTAACACGCTCGTATATATTCTGAGGTAGGTTGAAAGCCACAACCATGTTGTTTTCATCACGCTCTACCCTAGACTCATCTAAGTTATTTTTAGAACCTGTGTATCCCCCACCCACATTGAAATAAATCTCGATGGTGTTATCTAGGCTTACAGGTATCTCACCATACCCTAATAGCAAGGTGTTAAAAGGTATGCGTGTTAAACCACCGATAGTTTGTTGACCCTCTCCTACAAGGGAGATGAGTTCGTTTATCGTCACACCAGTAGGATGTGGTCCTCCACCTCCACCACCTGGTTTTTCACCATCAGCATAATGTGGGTTAGCGTGGTTAGCGTTTGTATTCTCGGTAAAGGTAAATGACCCGCCATTTTCTCCATCTGTCAAGGATTCGTATTCCACATGGACTTGAGAAAACCCATACAGTTCATCATATACATGAGTAGACACAGAGAGTGGTTTGCTGAGGTAGTTGTTATTAAGCAGTATAATCAACTCACCGGATGCACCAAAGTAGTCGCTTAGGTTCGGCACATCTGTTGTGATTGTTCCAGTACCATCTCCATTATTCACAACGCTTACAACTTTGGGGAACACTACAGGTAGTAAAGCACTTGAACCTAGAGTCTCTGTGATTTCTACTGTAGCGTCTGTCTTAACCACACCTCTGACCCGATGCGTACCTGCATTATGTCCATTCTCGATGTAAAGAAGATCACCTGTGAGGACATGATCCATTGAACCTTGTGAACCAGGTGAAGGTATTACATTACGAAGAATGCCCTTACCACTATCAGTAAGGTTTGCTGGATCTGCAACCCCGACCAATCCAGAACTTGCAAGACCTTGTAAGATCGTGTCCGACTCATCAACCTCTGACCCAATGAAGATAGACATAGGGTCATCTGTTCGAGAGATCCCATTAAGTGATCTTGGTCTGAAAGTAGTGCTGTTGACTGAATAGAAAGAAGTGAACTCCTTGTTGTTTACATCACTATCCACAGTGCCTGTACTTGCCCCTCCCTCTTCTCTGACCTCAAATGTGCTACTCTTAATCGTCAGCTTTTTAGTCGTATCAGACCCTCCCGCAAAAGCGGGGTCTGTGATTAGAGTAAAAATTTGTCGATCTGTGGGGAACACAACATCGAGCCTGTTGTTTGCAATCTCGGCTGTGCTAGTGACTGACAGCCTATAGTCATGGGAAACAGGATTACCAGTCTGCTGGTCAGCCCCAAAGAAGTATCCATTCCCACCATTTGGTTGAACCGAAAAATAAAAAATGTCCGTCGTATTATCCCAGAACCTGTTATAGAGCCAAGAGTTCATATCGCCAAAGTTATCCCATGTCTCTGGAGGGATTGATGTTGGGTCGTAAGGGTCTGGTACAGGTTCTTGAACAATAACTAACTGACTTGTCATAGGACAAGATACAGATGTGATGTTAGACGCAGTGTGTAATGATTTTGCTACCTCATCATATAGACTTACAGTCCAAGAAGCACCGTCATAACTGAAGATAAATGTCCACTTGTTTCGATTTGGGTCGACCGTGTTTGACCCAAGGTTATGAACATGGAGTTTGACCTCTAATCCTGCACTTGGACTAGCAAATAAACTCTGAACATCATATCCGTTCATAAAGTAGATCTCGGTCACAGATCGGTCGTAGATCCCATTGACATCTGGAAACCAACCTTCTTGGATGAATAGATTCCCACCATTCGTTAGACCCACTGAAAGATTTTCAAGCTCACATAAGACATCACATGGTGATGTAAATGTTGGTGGAGAAATACGATCCCCATCCACTTCAGCGATCTCAAGAACACCTGTAGAAGATGTACCTCCAGCACCACTAGAGTCGGGCTTCAAGATCATAAGATCACCCTGTCTCGGAGCTTGCTCGCAGATGCCATTCAAGGTAGAGAAATCTTCGCTCGTTGTGAGGAAGCCACCAGAAATACTAGCGGTACCCCTCGCCTCATCTGGATAAGCATACTCATTAAGACCCGATATGTCATTGAGCGTCTGCACCTGTAAAGCATCTAAAGCTGGTGGGATCTGTGGCAACAAATCCCTCTCGCTAAATCGACTCTTATAAGGGATAGACTCATCACCAGTATCGTCAACAGCTTCGCCATCAAGAGCTGGATATCTAAAGGGTGTTGTCTCCGAGTAAAAGAAACTAACAGCTCCTTCTAAAGCCAAGCCACCCGAAGGAACATTCTGACCAACGATTTCTTTGACGGGCCAGTTCGGTTCACTGATGCTAGGGAGACTTATATCAACAAGCTCACCTGTCGATGACTTTAACCCGATGTCAGAGCCAACCCTAAAAGTCGTTGACGGCGAGCTGTCATCGTCAAGATCACGAGCAAAGGATTCAATGAGAGTATCACCACGCTTTGGTGGGTTTTCAACCAATGACTCACCATTGATCTTCAAGGTAAATGGATTACCTTTTAAGACCACATAGCACCCATTAACGATAGCTTCTACCTTAGCGTTTCTTGGCTCGGATCGTTCAGATAGAGGTGGGAATAAACCTAACTCAAGGAGTGTCGCTTGCTCGGCTGTGTTCAACACATTGTAGAACTCGCCCCCATTCCGACTGAGCCTCACCTTCGAGTTGACTTGCAGACCATTAAAGGTTCGATCCACATTCCCTACAAGGGCATCTGCAAGCTCACCACCCTCACTCACAAACTGAGCCGTATCGGGTAATCCTGTTGTTGAATCAATGGGGAACTCATCAAGAGGAACAGCAGATAAGATGAAGGTAGGCTTACCCGCTGTCTCTGCCACCTCGGAAGGATAACCATTCAATGAGAAATCATACACCCTAAAGCGAGCTGACCTACGACTCACCACAGGGAGGGCTGTAATGTTCTCTATTTGCCCTAGAGCGTTGTTTTGAGCATTGGCTATGGTAATCCCATTGGTCGAGCTATTTAACGCTCCAGGATTGCGATATGAGTACATTCTCGTACTCGTAGGGAATAAGCGACTGAACCTATGTCTCCTCCACATAGGAGAATAAACAGGATCATACTCTACACGCACATAAGGGAAGCCTGCTCCAAAGTCAAAGACCGTCCTCTCCTTTTGACGAATGAGGACATAATCATCCATCTCGTTTTCTATGAGTGAACGCTGTTGCTCAAGGATTGAAGCCAGCACATCTGCTTCGGGTGGAGAACCACCAATCAAGATCGTGTCCTCTGGAGTCGGGTACTGATTAGCAGGATTAAGAGGAGTTAAAAACTCCATGCTCACATAGCGAGGGTAAATCTCCCTCGTGATATGATCCTCCATACCTGGTGCGATCCAATCACCAGCAGTCAACAGATTGAACTTGAAAGAGCCATCGGCATCTCCAACCACCTTGCCTGTGGTTGTAGAGAGGATGTCATCAACAGGCTGGACATAGCCATTGTAAAGATTGATCCTAGAGCGAGCGACCACATCATTAGCTAGTAAGTCATAGACACCAATCGCCTTACCTTGTGATGTAGGTGAGGAGATAACCAGCTTACCCCCCGAACCTGTATCTTGATCGAGGCTTTGTTGAAGCTCATTAGCGATCTCTGATGAGTATGCGTCCTCGTCTGCAATCCTTACTTGGAAGGTGTCTGGTGATGAAACAACACAACTGACATTCAACCCTAGCCCATCGTATTCTTCGGGTGTCGTGGATTGATTAAAGGTTGCCTTGTATGAAGGCTTACTTACTCGACCACCTAAGAGCGTAAAAGGCTTTACTGCACTCAACGCAGTATGAAGCAAATAATAACTCACTTGAGGTCTTACATCATGGCCATTCTTGAGGTCGATTAATCCAGCTTCGGAGTTAAAGTTATAGTCCTCGTTAAGAGTTAAAAGCCTCCCTCGACCCTCGGTGTGATTGTACTTGATGAGCTGAAAACTCTCGGTGTCAACAATGCCTGTCGTGAGAGTAAGACTAGTGTCTCCCTCAATCAGAACAGGTCTAAACGAGACATAGAAATCATTGGTCGAGATAAAGTCATGCCCCGTTGTGAACCCCTCGACTGTGACTTTGGTCATGCCAGTTGCATCATCAAGCCCTACCACTTTGACCCTGTAGGGTGTGCCTTGTAAGACCACAATCGACTTGGCTTTAATGAAGTCTCTGTAATCACCCTGTATCAAGATGTCTGGACTCTTAGGTTTCGCTGTCACATTCGCATTAGCCACCTGCCTAAAGGCATACGAGCTAGTCGTTCCCCCATAGGTGAATGAAGGCACATTGAGATAAGCAATCATCTCTGCCTCAATGTTCACCCTCGCTGGAGGACTTACAGAAATACTATTCGCACTCACCGAAACCACATTGAAAATCTGTGTGCCGACATGAATCAAATCACCAGCACCTAAGATATTCGTAAAGTCTCTTTGGACTGATAACGAGCTAGACCCCTTGTCAATCTTGTACTTAGGGATCACCATCCCACTCGATGTACGAACCGTAGCATCTCCTCCGTTAGACTTTAAGGTCGTATAAGACACCTTCACAGATGTCGTACTCGCTACCTCAAAAGAGAAGTGTATTGTGTCCTGTCCGATACTATAAAGACCAGCGGTAATCTGCTCTGGCCCTACAAACACTGTGGGCGAAGCTAATAACTCTACTTCTTTACCTGTCGGGTTGTAGGTGTACTGAAACCCATCTACCCTCGTAGCTTCTTCTTGAATGACTACAAACCCCATCGCTTCAATAACACGAACACCATTAGGATCATCTGTCGGGGTGTAAGATACCTCTACACCCACTCCCTCCTCTAAAGGGTCTTCAAAACTGATCGCTCCACTCGTTGCCTCATATCTAGGGTTCGCTAACAACTCCAAGAAATCATCAAATGGTTCGGGGTCAAATGGAGTCGTGAGCGTTAAACTCAAATCCATCTCGGCCGTATCAACCAATCCACTACGAGGCTTCCTTACAAAGATCACCTCACCATCTACCCAACTACTGTTCGCTACCCCATCCTTCTCAAAGACCACTCGGTCATTAACTACAGTAAACCCCTCTCCTCCAACCATCACACCTGCTTCATACTCAACCTCTCCTACCTTAATGCGATATGACCCACTCGTGTAATGATCTCCACTCAACTCATAAGGGGATAATAACACCTCGTCCCTTAACACCGTTAAAGGATATGAGTCATCCCCCTTACGAATAAACAAAGTTGAGCTAGGCAACACCTTGTCAAAAGCAAGCGTTCCATACACCTTATAGACCTCTACTGCCTTACGCTCCAACACAGGTAGGTCATCTAAAATCTCTCCCACTACCTTTGTAGGATCGGGTGTCTCCGCTTCCTCTAACCCCTCTCTATATCCTCTGTAAATCTTCCAACGCCCAAGCTGAATACCTAAGACCGAACTAAGCGTAATCACACTCCCTGTAATCGCCTCAATCTTAAAGTAGTTTAATCCGTCATAAAAGAAATCACCCTGTCGCACTAGCGTAGCATCAACCTCTAAGTCTAAATCTAATCCAGTTAGTGATCCAACCTTCTGACCCGATAAAACCTCTGAACCTAAACGATTGATTAAACGAGCTTGACCCTCTAATCCATCACTCGGCAAGTCATAATCAACTCCCTCGGTTAAGGTCTGAGTGCTCACAGACCCATCCAACTGCTCTTGCGAGATCGTGATAGATGTTGTGCCTACCCTTAATCCAGATCCCAATGCCAAGCGTGATGTCTCTTGGTTCACCTTAGAGCTTACTGTACGACCTACAATCCAATGAAACCCATTCGGATTACCCCCAAATGATGTTTCGATGTCCGTATCTCCAAGTACCTTATCTCCTATCTTGAAAAACTTGCCCGCTCCATATCCAGAGAAATCTAAACGAGGCTCAAACTGTAAAAACTGAAACGCTGTACTACCACTTATGTCGGCTACCTTCTCCTCATCGAAAGAATAATAACCCTTGACCGTTGAGCGAGTTAAAACAAACTCAAGCCCTGTCTCCAAACTCACACTAGGTACAAGACCAATAGACCTCAATGACACAAACTCTTCTGTCGTTGACGGATGATCTACAACAGATCCTTCGTCCACTACCAAATAACCGTCTACTACTGACACCCCCGAACCAACCACAGTCTCGCCTGTAAACGATACAACCCCTCCGTCCACCCTAAATGAACCACTCTTGCCCGATAAACCCAAAATGCTCGTGTGCCTCAAACCACCACGACTCAAAGCAACATGGCCACTGAAAATCTTCTTCGTCTGATTAGACCAAGCACGACTCAAGAATACCGTGTCCGTACCCTGTACCAAATAACCTCTGTGGATAGATAACCTCTTAGGTAGCCTCTCTACTAACTCCACAGGTAATGTTCGTCCAGCCTCCTCTAAACGAACATACATCCTCTCCCACCTGTAATCCCACTTCAAACCCACACCCGTAGGCTTAAATGAACTCGCCACTCCACTCGGCTCTAATCCCGAACCGTCGGGTACATCCATCTTCTCTACTGTTAATCCGTCTACGCCAGCTCCCACCCCAATAGGTGCATCACATAAAACCAATCCGTCATAAATCACAGGAGAGCTAGACAAAATCTTACCACTGTCTAACGCTACCTTCACCACACCATATTCTGCATTACCTAAATCTCCCTCGGTGTCCACAAACACTACATCACTATAGCCATATCCAGCCACTCGCAATAAAGGATACTCATTCAATCTCGGCTGTGGCGATAAATAACCCTCACCCAAAACCTCATTCGACTCAAATCCGCCAAGCGTCCCAGATATATACAACACCTCTTTACCCACATGATCGCTACCCTCCTTAAATAAAACCTTGCCCGATGGATTTAAAACCACTCCCTCCGCACCAAGCTCAAACGCTCCCTCCTCCTCACCCTCGGCTACCACAGGGAAATCTGCCCCACCTATCTCAAACACCGTGACCGAAGCATCGGCTACATTACCACCGCCTAACCTTAACTCTCCCTCTAACCCAGCTATTACTTCGTAGTCATCCTCACCCCCTACCACCCCCACTACACTTCCAGCCCCACCCTTCAATAATGACCAACCCCTGTTCTCATAATCAAACCGAACCCTACTATCATCATTACGAGTCCACCAAAATAACCCGCCAACTAATCCAGTACCCTCCACACTAGATAAATCACGAGCTGAATGAACAACAGTCCCACCATAAAAATGATCTAAAGCATCACCATTCTCATCTAACACCGAACTTAACCATACCCGACTGTTCGTTAAGTAATAATAGACACCATCAATCGCTTCCTCGAATAACTTCTCAAAACTAACCGTCACACTCTCAACACCTATCTTTCCATCTCCACTAGAAATCAAAGCATAAGAGTCTACTCCTGTAGACCCAATCTCATATAGATCTCGACCCACACGCTCCCAACGACCGTCTACCTGTACAACCCCTCCGTCCACCACTCGTAAACATAAGCCAGTTGATGAAGCATTACGCTCTCCACTACGAACATCTAGTATAATACTACTCATATGAACTTTCCTATAAATGGTGATGAAGCAGGTGCTGGACCAGGAACTCCCGCCACTACACCATTCGCTACTGTGGTTAAAAAGTGTGAACTGATCCCTTGCCCTAAAGCATTACAGATACGAACTCTATCTAAACCTACAATACCAACACTCGTGAAGCTACTTACCAACAACTGCGTTAATAACATAGGATCGCCCACCACCCCTCCTATAAATGAACCTACACCTACTCCAGCTACTGCACCTGTAAAAAAGTATGGCTGACTTATACCCACCATAATCGGAACCCACATGACCGGAGCCATCACTCCTATTAAACCATTACCCTTAAACGCCGCTTCCATTAAAGCCCCATTAGGAACTACCACCACCGTGCCTCCACATACTCCACTACCCACTGTTCCCGAACAAGCTCCCTGTACTGTACTCGCTAATAACCATTGATATAAACCAAGCTCTACTCCCTGTGCTATCTGAACCATCTGTGGAGTCTTACTACTAGAGGAAGCCATTATAGCTCCACTCACTAATCCTGGGACTGGCATATAAAATAATCCTATCGCTTTTTCATGTTGTCAGACTTACACTACACGCAAGATGTATGTAGGTCTGTGTCTCTTAGTACATTCTACAACACAAACGATAAAACAACTATTGATATTAAACCGTCATTGAAAATGAGATCGAAAAAACGGATCAGATTTCTACTGTAGCCAGTGATAGATAAGGGGGCTACGCTTCTGGATCATTCGATCCTAAAGTCACCAGCGATCCAAGCGAGGTCTAACTGGTGGACGAGATCATATCTGTTCATTTTACGGGCGATAGATTTGAGTTTGTAACAGCGATCCTCAAGGGCATAATGTTGTCTCTGTTTGACCGATAGGATCTCTTTGATCTCATAGTGATCTTTGGCCTTTATTTCGAGGTGTGCTTTTCGACCACTCATGTCATAGATGTATTGTTCGTCCCATCTGATAGAGGATCTATCGTAGGTTGTCTCGGAGGGTATGACGACCTCGACCTTGCCTTGAGGCTTGGTGAGTTGGAAAACAAAGGTTGAGCAGTAAGAGCCACAGTCGGCTGTATTCTCTTCTCCCCAATCATCATCTGGATAGAACTTAGATTTTGTTTCGATGAGGTTGAAGCCTTCGCCTTTGATTTCGATCTTGAGGTCTTTCTTGATGTGCCATACTCGGAACTGCATTGCACTACAGGTAGCCCAAGCGTCAAAGTAGGCACACGCACCATTTCGATCATTGGGATCATCGAAGAAAGAGTTCTCTTCCCAGTCACCCCATTCACAGCTACCTTCACCAAAGAGTCTAAAGTCTCCTCTCATCATGGTGCAAGCTCCATGATCTTATTGTTGAGCATAGTGCGAACATCACCTTTAGACATATTACGAAGTCGTGCGAGTCGTTTGATTTCGATGAGAGTTTCTTCTTCTTGAGGGGTGAGGATCTCCTCTACCTTGTAGTGTCCTTGTTCGGTCTTGAGGAGTCGGGCTTCATTACCTCGTAGGTCTTTGATTAAGCCATCTTTCCATACGACCTCGACCTTATTGTCATCTATCTTGATAGAGACATGACCGTTGGGTTGAGTGATCACCCAGTCGATCTCGATCTCATGTTGCTCACAGGGGATCTCCTCATCGTTATCATCCCAAGTGGTGCTTTCGGTACATTTTTGCTCATGGGAGATGATACGCACACCTTCAGTCTCAAGTTTGTATTCCTTTTTGATTTCGCTGTAAGCACAGAGACTCAACAGCACTCCCTCATGGACATTGAAGAAGGTTTCAGCACCCCCCTCCCATGCGTCTATATTTGAGTCAAGATCAAAGTGTTCTTCGGAGTTATCTGTGTTCCATTTTAGGAAGTATGGATTGATGATGTTAAACATGGTTCTCCTTTAGCGAGTGAGAGGGTTGATACTTACTTAACGATCTCAACACTTGAAATAAGACAAATCTTTTAAACTTTTTTCACCAACCTCGATTGGCTTTACTTTTCGCTCGGTTAGCTTGTTGCTCCTTCTCTTGGAGGAGTCTCCAGAGGGCTTGAGCTTCTTGCTCGGTTAGCTTATCGAGCATGGGGAGGAGCGTTTGTCTGTCGCAACGCTCTCTATGAAAGAGAGCCGAGAGGTGTCGTTTGATGCTCATGCGATACCTCCCATCATGGCTACTGTTTGAGTGAACACGCTCTCGCTCTCTTTCTTGAGTAGAGAGAGGGCTTCATTGATTGCGAGGTCAGTACACCCTCTCATGTTCTGTTCTGTGATGTATGGGCCTTTAACAGCCTCATTGAGATGCCACAGCATAGCCTTGAGTGGTGTGCCTGTGAGCTTGTCGAGTTTTAGATTTAAGGTTGTTCGTTTCATGTGTTCTCCTTTTACGAAGTGATATAGGTAAGGGGTTACAGGTTCTTCATACGATAGTAGCTGACGATGAAGAGTCCGATGAGGCAGATGCTGGCGACACCAGCGATGTCTAGGATTGTTGAGATCATTGTCTTTAGTCTCCTTTAGGCTGAACCCTTTCGGTTGTTCTGGTGTAGAATGATGATAATCATTAGTGCGAGAAGTTTAAGAGTCATGTTAGACCTTCCATACTTGCGTGAATCCAAATCGAAGCTCTAGTGCCTCTAGGAACGCACTTTGGCTCTTGGGTGAACCCTCCACATCAACTTTCACATAAGGCTCGTAGGGAGTGCCTTCTCGTGTCTTTAAAGACACACCATGTGTCATGGCAATAGAGTGGAGCTGACACTCCTTAGAGTGTATGGTTCTGGTCATGGCGAGGGTCATAAGGTTGCTCTCTCTTAGCGAGGGTTGTTGAACGCATCCCGATCCACCGTTTCGTCAAACTCGGTGATCTCGTGTCGGATGTAGCGTGGGAGGTTCAAGTTAGTTTCGATGCAGTTGCGGATTGCTGTGAAGAGGTGCTTTGCCTCTTTGAGTGGATAGTGTCCATCAACGATGACACCCCGAACATATTGACGGCCATCCTCCGAGTAGAAGAAGGGAGTACCATCTCTACGAGTGAGCTTACCACTGTAGCTCTTAGGTCGGTTAGTGTTGTTTCCTGCGAGGCTCGCTTGGGTGCTAGGGATCATCCCCTTGCTACCGAACAGCACCTTATCGACATCAGCTTCGGTGCATTGAACACCTGCCTCATTGATGAGGGCAGTAGCCTGTGCGAGAGTGTTAGAGCTTGTGAAGGCTTGAAGGCGAGTCAGACGCTCCTGGAGGACTGCCTTGTAGGGGACGGTCATGTCGAGGATGACGCTGTAGAGTCCATCTCCATTGATGCGGCCGAGTTTGACTCTTGGATGATTGGTTGGGGTTGAGTTATTCATCTTTAGTCTCCTATGAGAGTGAGTGGGCTTCATTGCCCTCGATACTAGGTTATAGATAAGGGGTTACGCTTCTAGCTCATCAGCGAGCTGATCGTTCACGCTGTCGAAGAAAAAGTCGAGGCGAGTCCGATCACTTTCGCTGACGGAGGCGGTCGTATTGATCACATCATAGAAGCATGGGGCATCGGGAGCTACCTCCTCCATGACGGAAACCATGTTGATGTACATCCCACGCTCTGCGATGTTGATCTCCTCCTCATTCTCCTCGGCCTCATCCATGAGGTCTTGGAGCTGATTGCGATAGCTCTGCATTTGAGTTTCGATCTGACGAGAGAGCTGTAGTAGTTTCTCTTGGACTGTCATGTCTGTTCTCCTTTACGAAGTTGGGTGTCGATTACATAGGTTATATGATTAAGGGGTTACAAGCTCTAAAGCCGACAGTTAGTTGGCAGTCGCTACCACCCTCGATACTAGACTATAGATAAGGGGTTACACTTCCCCACGGTAGAAATGCACGAGTCAGAGAATACGCAAAGTTTTCGAGGGTTTAGGTGTCTGTAACCCCTTATCTATATCATAGTATCGGGGCTGAATGACTCACCCCACCAACCACTCCCCAATGGAGAACATCATGAACGCACTTCCCCCCCTAACATACGCAGAAGCCTCACATGGTATCACCAAGATCGTCAGTGATCTTGGCTTCCCCCTCTTTATGGGTGAGGCAGAGCGTAAGCCTACTGTCAAGGCTGTACGCAAGCAAGTGAGTGCTTACTACAACCGACTCCACCGAGAGAACAAGCTCGACTGTCTCCATGCGTATGACGCAGAGAATAAGTCAGAGCTTCTTGAGGCGGCCGTGGCAGAGCTTCTTGAGCGAGTCGAGGGCTAAGAGAGTCGGGTTGTAACCCCTTATCTATAACCTAGTGTGAGAGGCTAGGGAAACAATCACCCAGCAATCATATAACTTAATCTGCAACCACACCATCTCTTGAAAGGAGAACCACCATGCAGAACATCACAGCAACCCCAAACACAAGCATCACTTTCACCACAACCAAGTCGGGTCGTGCCGACTTGAAGAGGGACGGAGGCACAGTTCGTGGGCGACATACAGTCGAGGTGTCGATGTTGGTCGGCACTGACCACAAGACCATCGCAGGTCTTGACCTCGCTAAAGTCGAGACTGCTGACCGAGCGAAGCTCAAGACAGCTCTTGAGGATCGGGGCTTGGTCTTTACTGACCTCGACTTTAACTTGGCTCTTGAGGGTGATCAACCTCGTAAGAAGGGTCTACTGACTGCGTTGCGTCAGTCGGCTACAGGATCGAACGATGACAACAAGCATCTTGAGGCTTACTCTGACCACCCATGTGGGGTCAAGGGAGTGAGTATCCATGACGGTACAGGTGATGTCCATGTGCGTGGGATCATCATCGGAGAGAAGATCATCTCTGCTGACCCGAATGGTGATGCTCGCAAGGTGGCGAATGGGCTTCATGTCCAGCTCAAGAACGCAATCAGCTCCGAGCTTGATCTCACTTCACGAAAGTGGAGGCAGTACAAGCTACCAGCGTCAGCGACTGTAAATGGGATCGACAACCCAACTCTCTAAGAGGTCGAGGGTATACTCTGTAACCCCTTATTCATATAACAGCATCAGCCAACTAACCACTCACTAAGGAGAACAAAAATGGCTAAGAACTTATCAGCTACCGTCCGAGAGAACCTTCCCTTTATCCTCAGCACCAATGGTGCCCCAATGAACAAGAAAGAGCTTCGTGATGCTTATGTCTCACACGAGGGGTGTTCGTCCGAGTTTGACTTCGGGCAAAACAAGGACACTTGGAGCAAGCTCCGATCTGCGATCCACGGTGCGGCTCCCAAGCTCGTAAAGCAAGGTGTCCTTTTTCAGCCGACTAAGGGCAAGTTTGATGTGGTCGAGGGTACAGCTATCCCATCAGCGTTTGTGCCTTTCCTCAATGGTCAAGCACCTGTTGCTCCAACCCCTGTGGTCGAGGCAGACCCTGTGGTTGAGGTCGAGCCTGTGGTTGAGGTTGAGCCTGTGGTTGAGGCAGACCCTATGGTCGAGGTGAGCGTGAGCAATCCGGCGGTCATCGAGGCTCACATCGACACCGAGACTCAAGAGCTGGTTGAGAATGTCGGTGGTAGCCGAGACTACCGTAAGCCTCTCGATCAAGTAGAGGACGGATATATCACCTCAAGCGTACCCTCAAGCGTACAAGTCAGCACGACTACCCTTGAGCCTGTGGTCGAGGTTGAGGAGACTCAAGAGGTGGTCGAAGCCGAGCCTGTGGTTGAGGAGACTCAAGAAGAGGTCGTAGATGCCCCTGTAGAGCCTGTTGAGGTTGAGGAGGTGGTAGAGGCTACCCCTGTGGCAGAAACGCTTGTAGAGGACGATCTCGACCTCTTTGGTGAGGAGGTTGAGGAGACTCAAGAGGAGGAAGATCAGCAACCGAGCTATGACCTCAAAGAGCTTCGCAAGAACGCTTCCTTTGACCCACTCTCGCTGACCATGAAGGGAGTAAAGGGTAGCTATGAGGTATATCGAGATATGGAGGCACGAAACATCGTGTTGACGCAAAAGGGGCGAGAGGACTATGTGATCGTACCTGTGGATGTGGATCAAGATCGACTTGACGCTCTTAATGAAGCAGATGCTCGTTATGCTCGATATGCCCTTAAGTCAGTAGAGATCTTCGATACAGCATCGCATCACAAGGATGGTTGTACTCCAATCGTCAAGGCTCTTATCTCTTGTACCAATAACTGCGAGCATACAGATGACTTTGGAGGTCTAGTAGAGCCTTGCATGAAGCCTCTTGACTGTCCTCTACAGAGCATTTGGGGAGGGGTGGCGATCTATGTCAACCCTCAAGACGCATAACGATACACCCCTCAAGCTGTTAAGTGAGAGTCGCCTAGAGCGTTTCTTAAAGGCAGTAGCCCCGACACTTAAGAGCGTGGGGGTGGAGCAGAACATACTTACTTTAACCTTTGACCAAACAACAATCATACTCCCCCTCACATCAACGATGACTTGGGGGCAACTAATAGACTCCTTAAAGGAGAAAGGGCTTATCCCATGAGCAACAAGCTAACAACAACAGACCTTCGAGACTCAATCATCATCGTAATCGAGCGAGACGGCTCACATCACATCAAGCTCCCGAATAATGACGAGCTAGAGTTTGACAAGAAGGCGTATAACGCCATGCTAAACACCTTAACTGTCTTAGACGAGCCGAGCTTTGTCCTTAAGACCTTCCTTTGGATCGAGCGTAGGATGCAAGCTCTTAGCCACATGATCTTCGGTAGGGCAGAGACTTGAAATATACGGTCTTAGTGGACGGTAAGCGTGAGCCTAATCCCAAGCTAGGCTCAATGCCTTTGTATTCACTAGATCTAATAGCTTGGATGGAACTACTTACCGAGATGGGGTTTAGGAAAATAGATGGGGATCAAACTTGGGAACATACCAAAGACCCCGAACTGCTCCTTAGATTGAAGTTTGATGGTTCTCTAATCTCCCTCGAAATCTACCACCCCAAAAGTGGAGGCATTAGCAAGAGCTTTACCCTCGAACGAACCCAAAGTGCCTTCCTTGGCATAGAGGCTCTGCTCACAGAAATACGCAACATCTACCGAAACTGACTAGAAATCTTATAACTAACTTATCACAACTTTTATGGAGGCATGGATATGGACATCCAGCTAAACGACAATACGATCATTTCATTCACCACCCAGCGTGTAGGCAAGAAAGACCTCAAGAAAGATGGAGGCACACATCGTGGGCGACATACAGTCCGAGTGACAATGCTTGTTGGGTCTGACTATAAGACTGTCTCATCATTGGATTGGACGAAGGCGATGATGGCAGACGCAAACAAGTACGACTACATGGAGAAGATCAAGGAGCGAAATCCAGACCTTGAGTTCGACAAGCTGAACTTCAACATCGCATGGGATGATGTCATCATCTCACTACAGGACACTGCACATGGTGAGGAGAAGCGAAACAAGCACCTTGAAGCGTATGAGCCTCACCCATGTGGTATTCGAGGTGTCATGGTACACAAGGAGACAGGTGATGTTTACCTTACAGGCATCCAGGTGAAAGAGGAGATCGTTGAAGAAGATCCCAATGGAGATGCTCGACAGCTTCCTCGGACGATGAAGGCTCAACTCAAGCGTGAGGTTCAAAAGGTGCTGGAGCTGATGACAGGCAACTGGCGACAGTACAAGCTCCCAAAGGGTGTGACCATTAATGGGATTGACTCTAACGACTAGAGGTTAGCCTCTAACCAGGAGAGGTCAAGCGTCCATTGATGCTGTGATCTCTCATTCCACACCTCAAAGACTTGGACGATGTAGTCCTCTGTCTCTTGAGGTGTGAGATCATTGATCTTAGCTAGGTGCTTTAAGACTCTGGTTTGCGTATGGGGTGGCTCAACAGATAGAGTACGCCCGATGTGTTTGACCTTGTGGCAGGTGGGGCAAAGAGAAATCAAGCCCTTGAGTGTTTGGGTCTTGGTCTGATCGTTGTAATCCCATATCTCGTGGCACTCAACAGGCCACTTAGACCCTTTGCCTCCACAGACTTCGCATTTGTACCCTGCTTGCTTATAAGAGGCTTTGCGTAGCTTATCCCATTGTGCTTTGGAGAGGTTGGCTTCGGAGCGTAGGTTATTGCCCCATGAGGATTGTGGTACGAGTTCAATGTTTAGTTGCATATAGACCTCTGATGGTATCTAACAGTTCCCTAATCACATAGAGGAGAGAGTTGCTGGATAAGATGTGTACATAGGCTATCTTTTCGTCAGCCTTAAAAATAGTGATTAGACTTATCTTGCTGTCGAATCTAAGTCGGAGGGTTGGGTCATTGGTGTGTTTGTAAGACCAGCTATCACGACTGGACACGCCATCCGGATCTTTCACGAACCCAATCTCGATGAAAACTACCTTCCAATCAGCAACCGAGAGATGGTAAGGAGATAACGAACCGAGGTTGGACGATGGGATCAGTAGCCCCTCGGAGTCCCGATCAATGTATTTCATTTCTTCTTCTCTCTAAGTGCGAGTAAGGTTTTGGTCAGCTCACCTGCTTCATCTTGTCTGTCTTGATTTCTATCTGGATGGCAGAACATGAGCAGTCTTTTGACGAGAGCTTGATCTATCTTGGGCTTCGACTGAGCTTGATAGCGTAGGCTAGAAATCTCCATCTTGAGTTGATGGACTTGAGCGTTGAGTGTCTTGATCTGATTATCTAGGTACGAAGTGTCGGGTGTCTCTTGTAAGAGCTGATGGATGATTTTCTGTAGGGAGTCGTATCGGTCATCAGACTTGATACGCTGAAAGCCTTGGCTACCTCTCCAGCAAGTCCAGCAAAGATCATAGTGGCTATTTTCCATAGGCCAGTTGCACTCGCTACATATTTGAACATCCATAGTTAATACTTTCTTTATATCTATTCTTACACAGATCATTTATATGAAAGGCATAAACAATGTATGACAAGATCGCTTATCTAAGATTAAGGATTGCTCGTTTAGAACGACTCGCAGATTTAAGGCCAGGTCTTGGCACAAAAGACCCTTGCTACATTATTCAGAGAGCAGTTAACAATGGAGCAGACATCCCAAAAGCCCGATATGTTAAAGAGGTGTTGGAGGATCTTGAAATCGTCACATACGGAGAGTCTGGCCGTAGTGGGTTAGAAGACATTCCTAGTAGCGAAAAGAATGATTGGTATGGGGCTACTTACCCTCGCAGATTGAAGGAAAGAGTTGAGGGCGAGGAGATTGCATATGGAAAAGGTGGGAAGAAAAAGTTGCCAGTCAACATTCCACATCTCACTTATTCTCAACACGCTCAGTTTAGGATGGATCTGAGAGGGGTCACTACGAAACAAGTAGAAGCTGTTGTGAAGCACTGGCACACACAGAATGCAATGGTACGAGAGGGTATACGAGATTATGACCGACTAAAAGAAATCGCCATGACAAATAAAGAGGAGCATGATTCAATCCGAGAGAACTTGGACTATCTTGAAAGGATTCTGTCTCCTGATGAGTTCAGAAAGCAGAAGGCTGATATGAAAAGGTACAATAGGAGTATGGAGATCAACCATAAATATATGGGTGTCTTTGTAGGGTTTGTGCCTCAGAGAGATGGAAGTATAGACATCAAGACCGTCTTTAATCTTAAGAAAGACGATGAGCCTTACGGAAACTATGGTTGCTAAGATTTCTACTCCGAGAGTTTCATCTTTTGGAAGAACTTTCGAGACTCCTCTAAGAAGCACGAGATAAGCTCTTTGTTCGTGATTTTGCTATCGTAGATATAGCTATCTGACTTGTACTTGTACTCAAAAAAGATGGTGTTGTCTTTTGATGAGAGCTGAACGCTGAACAGATCATCTTGTGTATGCGTCCAGACACCATCTCTATGAGATGCCTGGAAGCCACATTCTACTACGAGGATTTTGAAGATGGAGTCTTTGTTAAAGTCCTCTGTCTGTGATGTGGTGAGATCGGGGCTAACAACCCTCACTCCGTTTTGTTTAACTGTCAGCATTGGTTTCACCCCCCATCTTGAGGTGACCTGTGACAAGATCAATCGCACGGCGGAAGTCATACGCTTGATCCCGCGAAATCTTGACGCTAAAGAGTAGGTCAAGGACTTGACCCTTCCATGCTAGGGGGTTGTCGCTTGTGAAGTTTACGAAGAGTCTTTGGACTTCTCTTATATGACTCACAGGAGTCAAATCATCCCCTTTGATTGACATATAAGCATCCATCAATCGGACGACATACCTTGAGCTGATAGGTGAAGCGACCTTTTCTGATACGCCTTGCTCATCTAAGATTTGCTTGAGGATATTTGAGGTATGGTCTGTGCAGTTGAGCTTACGGCCAGACTGATAGTAAGCGTTGACTGCCTCGACCTTTTCTTCGTCCGAGATCTTGTCGATCTTACGAGTGTGCTCTTTACGAGACTTGGTGTGTTGTTTGCGGGAAGCCTTTAGGGAGTCATTCTGCTTCATGTCAGATGTAGGCAAGCTATCCTCGCCCATAAGAAACTTACTCCACCTTACATTTATAGTGGTGGGGCTGACTCCATACTTCATTGCTAGATTATGTACTCCATCTGGTTCATTTCGGGCTTGTTCGACCTCCTCGATAGGGATTGGTACTGATAGGTGCTTGTAATTTGCACCTGTGATCTTCGGTGTGGCTTTCCTTAAAGTCTTTACGACCACGACTGGATGCTCGTTGTACCGAGTAGCGATCTGTTCTGGAGTCTTCCCTTCTTGCATGAGCTTGTGCCACTCGACCCTCATTTCTGGCTTTGCTTTCATGCTCATGTTAGCCCCACTTGCTCACGAGGTTGTTGACCTCTTTCTCGTACTCTTTGAGGGTGTACTTTTTGTGGACACCGAAGTCTCTTGCGAGCTTCATCCACTCGTTGTTGAAAGCCACTGGATCTTTGCCCTCGGACATGACCTTGTAGAAGGTGCTCCTCACCCTCTCGTTGATGGCGAGAAGCTGTGCCTTCTTGCTTACCTTGTTCTTGATCTTCTTCATGGTGAGTTCTCCTTAGTGGGAGTTAGTTGGGGGGGGGTTGGTCATCAACCCCTTACACTAGGACATAGATAAGGGGTTACGACCTCTTAAACTTGACTTGGTAGGTCTGCATCGTTTCGAGGTTAGGTACAGCGTAGAACGCTTCCTTGACCTCTTCGGGAGCATCCCGAAACTCGCTCCACCGGATCGTGTAGCTGTGTGCGATGTATTGGTCGAAGAGATCCTCACCGATAGCGTCCTCGATGTCGTTGATGTCAACCGACTCTAGCTTGGGAGTCGGGGGTTGCTTCTCCACCCTTGTCGTGTACTTACCTGATGCAGACTCGATGATGAGATCTTGGTCATCAGCCATTTCGATCAGCTCGGACTTGAAGCTCTTAAGAGACTTGTTGAGCCTGTTCTGTGCCTCCCACAGTCGAGAGGCGGCTTCGGTTCGCTGATTGATGTTGAGGGTGGTGTCATTCATTTGGTTCATAAGTGCGTTGAAGTTCATTTCTTTATTCTCCGTTTGTGAAGTGTGGTTTTAGTTGGTGAGGTTAAGTTCGGTTAGGATGTGTGTGGTAGTTTCTCCGTTAAGGCTTTCCCATCGGACTCCCACTTGGTGAAAGCCATGACCCTCTAGGTTTGGGTTCTTTTGAGCTCCAGAGATAAGGAAGCCTTTCATGCTTGGGTCTGATTTGAGGGACACCTCTTTGCCTGTCGTAAAGTGAGGTGCAAGAGCTTCACAGACTCGATAAGTCTCATTTAAGATGTCTCTCTCTCCTGGCTTCGGCAACCGAACCTTAGTTGCAGAGTCTCGAACCATACAGGACTTGTGGGTCAAGACATCATAGACGAAGAGTGCTTTACCCGACCCTTGCATTGGCTCTTTGGCGTGAAGGATAAACCCTTCGATACCTCGCTTGTCTTTGCTTCCCTTAGTGACCTTTACAGGAGTGTTGATAGCGAGACAGTCATACATCATATCCATCTCGGACTTGAGAGCCTTCTCAAAAGCTCTGACTTGAGACTTAACCAAGTCGCCATTAACTAGCTCTTGGATAAGGTCGGAGTCATGCCCCTCATAAGGATGGTCTGACTTGTACACCCCTTGAGGTAGAGGTTGACCTTTTAGTGCGAGGTGTACGCTCTTAGCGTACTCTAAGACTTGTTCTGTTGTGTTCATGTTTGTTCTCCTTTACGAGAGTAAGTTAGATATTGTTCATTGCTTTGTAGGCATCACCGATAACCTTTTTCACCATGCCCCATGAGGGGATATGATAGGCTACCTCACCTTTAAGGATCGGCTCACCCGATACGACACAAGAGGTGTCAGCTAGAGCCTCTATTTCGGTTGTGTCATGGAGTTTGGCTGACTTGGGTACTTTGACCTTACTTAAGTTGTATCCAGCTTTAGAGGCGATCTCTAGGGCTTCATTCCTTGCCTCTCTTGCTTCCCTTTTGGCTTGTTGGGCTTCACCCTTAGTCTCACAGCATTGAGCTAAGAGAGGACAGCCTTGACATACAGGGTCAGATTGAACCACCTTGCCGAAGCATGGAGTGGTAGCGACAAGTCGGATGAGAGTCTCCTCACAGGTGAGGTCATACAGACTTGGTGCGTTTGTGTTTACCTCGATCTCACCGAACAGATCATCTTCGAGCATCATCATCTCCATTGTGGTTTGTGTAGGTTGAGAAGCAACAGGTGCTTCTGCTTCTGCTTCGCAAACCACAGTACCATTCCATCTCCACTCCCAACCTTGGGTGGTCATCTCCCCTGTAGCCTTGAGCGTCTTGACTGCTTGGCTACAGAGGTTATCGAACTTGGGCTGGCCCGATGGGTAGTAGCCAAAGTCAGCGTGGGTCATACCCATGTGAGTGAGGATTGCTTGTCGAGCTTCTTGGAGTCGGCTCGGCAAGATGCTAGGGAAGATCTCCCTCATAGAGTTGAGGATCAGAGTTTTTTGTTCTTGGGTTGTCATAGATTTGTCTCCTTTAGGAGTGAGTAAGTGAGCGATCTCACCTTTCAAGAGTTAATAGATAAGGGGTTACAGAGTGGTTGTCCACCTACCGACCTTAGAGGTCGATAGGGCAAACATCAGAGCTGGCTTGGCTTTGAGCGTCTACCACATCGGAGCGTAGGTAGGGGTCGATAGCACCCTCAAGAGCGTCTTGATTGTGCTTCTCGTTGAGATGCCCCTTGATGATCGCAAAGGATCGCTTGAGAGCCTTCTTAAAGTCGGTGATGCCTAAGTCCTCCATGACTGTAAGGCAAGCATGACCCCATTGCTTTGCTTGGCGTAGAGTGATCTCCATACCCATCGCTTGCTCCTCTGCTACCTTACGGATAGCTCGGTTGCAGTCCACCAAGAGCTTCACTTGGTCTTGATCAAACTGAGGAAACTCAGCCTGTACGACCATACGCTCAAACTTAGGTGTAGGAGGTGGAGCGTAGATACCGACACAGCGAGACAGGAGGCTTGAGTCTTTCATTTGGGTGATGTTCCCTCGACCACCATCCCCATCTGCACCACTATTGCTCGTAAAGTAGAAGCGAGTGTTAGGCAAGATCTCAAACATCTCACCTGTGATTGGGTTGGTCAGCTTCTCTTTGCCTAGCTCAAGAGCTTGGCGGAGGATCTCAAGCTGGTCGGGTGTAGCTCTGTCGTAGTCAGAGAAGAGGATGACTGCGGGTACTGTGATTGTAAGCATACCCTTGTCATTGACAACAGTATAGCCGACTTTCTCCATGCCCTTGATTGCGTCTTGAAGCTGTTGCTCGGTTGCCCCTGTAAAGTCTCGCTTGCACGACACCCCACGACAAGCCTTGAGCAGATCACCCTCGACCTCTTTAGTCATTGTGCCACCTTTGCCATCACCTACGAGCGTGGTTCGGTAGATCCAGTCCACAGGATTTGTGCCTTGCTTAAAGGCAAAGCGAGCGAGAGGCAGATTGAAAGCGTGGCAAAACGCCTCGATTAAGATGTCCTTACCTGTACCAGCAGGCCCCGACACGATGAGGTGGTTGATTTTCAAGAAGAGAGTGCCATCTTGCATCCACCCCTCGCTCGTGTCCTCGACATAGTTGTCGGGACGCTTTGCAGGGTCGAAGCCAGCGTTGATGATCTCTAACGCTGTGAGTGGCGACATTGTTCTACGCACACCACAGAAGTAGTTGTAGGCGAGGGTATACAGTTCGGGTCGCTGACGATTTTTTTTCATGTTCATATCGACCATAAGGGTTCTCCTTGTCGAAGTAGGTTGCGTTGATGTAGTTCACATAAATAAGGGGTTACAGGTTGGGCGAGTCGCCCGATTAGGTTATACAATCTCGTGAGAAAATGTTCCCTCACACCATGATATAAATAAGGGGTTACAGCTCATCGAAAAAAGTTTTTTGTCCGATAGTGGTCAGCTCGTCCGTTATATGTGTGAACCGAATTGTAACCCCTTATCTATACCATCACATCAACCACCCACTCCAACAGGAGAACGCTTATCAAATACCAAGTCATACTGAACAACACCCAAGTCCTCTCAACACATAAAAATCGCAAGCTCGCTGAGAATGCACTCAGACGATGGATGAAGAAGCATGATGAGGAGCGTCAAGCCCACAACCGAATGATCAGTTGGGTTGACCCAAAGCTCGTTCGCAATGTGAGTGGGGTCTACCACATCCGAGCAGTGTAACCCCTTATCTGTAGACTAGTGTCGAGGGCAACTGTTCCTCACTTTCATATAATACACGAACACCCACTCACTCACCAAAGGAGATCCTTATGGTACTACCACCAAACCATGACCCTACACAATACGCAAAGCGTGATCCCTTGAGCTTCGCTAAGGGTGCGTTTGAAGCGTTGACCTTAATGCTCAAGGACATCAAGGTCGTCCGACAGGGCGGCACTTTTGCAATCGCATCAGCCTTTCCTTGGCTCGTCTTTGGGCGAGCTATCCAAGACACAAGAGCGTCTGACTACCACTCGAAAAACGAGTGGCTCAAAGCCATCTACAGGGACGCTCAGTACAAGTTTCAGTCATCACCCGATACTGCTACTCTGTTTCTTCCAGCTCCATCAGCGGCAGGTGTGACGACAATCAACGCTAGTGCTGGTGTTGGTGGAGGTGTGCATGAAGCAGGTCATGCGATCTGCGACTGTGCGAACGGACGCTTCCCGACTTATGAGCAGTTTCGAGCTAAGGTCGGCCGCCACTTGGATATGACTATCCCCTACCACGAGTCAAACTTCCCCAAGTGGGTAAATGTGACTGCTGACATGAGGCTTGAGCCAGGAATGGCTTTGGCTTATCCAGAGGTCGAGCATCGCTTCCATGCAATCCAAACTTGGTGTCATGGTCTTGAGGCAGAGGGTCGAGGTCAGGAAGTACCTAGCGACTTTCTCATGGCTCTTAGAGATGCTGGTAAGGGTTGGGTGTCTGACGAGTCAAAGGCTGTCTATGCAGAGTATCAGCAAGACGCTAGAGACTTGGTTGACTACCTCCGACCAATCTGGTCAGAGCTAAAGCCTCGCAATACAGATTGGGCTGACTCGGCTCACCTCCCTGTCTATGTCGCTGTGGAGATCATCAACGCCTTACATAAGATCTTAAAAGAGCCTCCCCCTCCCCCTAAGCCAAGGGGGGGCAAGGGCAAGGGCAAGGGTGATCCTCAAGATAAAGGTAAGGGAGATGGGAAAGGTGATCCTCAAGATCAGCAAGACCCACAAGATCAACAAGACACGCAACAGTCAGCAGGCAAGTCTCCAATGAGCCTTGAGGACATCAAGCGTCTGCTCGATGGGGAGGGTAAAGCACTTGATCCGAACAGTGCGATGAAGCAAGAGGTCGAAAAGAACAAGAGGTATCTTGACCACGAGCTGTACATCCCTAACGGAGCAAAGCCAATCTATCGGAAGCTCCTCTAACAGATCGGGGCTGTTGTAACCCCTTACTTATCCTACTCTTGAAAGGAGACTTATATCATGCCTAATAAGTACGACACACAAGTCTTGTCCTCGATCAATCGGGGAACAAATAAAGTGAGGCGAGCCTTAGAGGTCGCCAATCAAAAGGTCGGTCAAAACTTTATCGGTGCTCGCTTGAACACTCGAAGCTCGGCTCTCGTGAATACGCTTACTAGCGTTCGCACTGGTCAGATCAATCGTGATCGCTACCATAAGATGTACCAGAAGCCACAAGTGAGAGCGGCGTTCTCGTTCGCTATAGACGGTAGCGACTCGATGAACTACAACACAGGGTGTCCGAGTGGCACTTACTGGAAAGAGTGTATCAGTCTCATACATGGGCTTCATACAGCTTGCCAAGGGATCGGGGTTGACTCAACCTCTGCGTTGGTCATGTACACCTATGGTGATCGTGATGTGCCTATGGCAAGCTCTAGCTATAAGCCTGTGGCTAACATGATCAAAGGTCTTGGTGATAAATGGCAACGAGATAATCCCGATAAGCTACGCAAGAAGCGTTGCAATGGAGGAACATCAATCATCTGTTATGCCGAGACCGCACTAGACATGGTATCTCAATCTGACGCTACCCATAAGATCGCCTTCTTCCTTACCGATGGTGAGGACTATGAAAAGGCTTACCTAGAGAGCATGAGACAGCAAGCTCAAGCTCAAGGCATCAAGCTAGTAGGGATCGGGCTAGGTGTGAGTGGTGATCGACTCCCTAATGGCATTAGTGGTGCTAATGCTCTTGAGATCGCACCTCGAATGATGGATCACCTAGAGAAAATCATCAAGTCCTCAACAGGTGTAGAGGCAAACGACAAATAATCATATAACCCAAAGACCAACCAAACCCAGCCCACATGGGCCTCAACACAGGAGAACAAAGCCAATGGCTAACATCCGAACCCTCATCAAGTCATCCCTCCAATCAGACAGCTCCGGTATGCGTGTTGCTGACATCGCTGACTCCATCGGGGTGTCCTACTCCTCTACCTATCAGACCATCAAGAACATGGAGTCTGACGGTGAGGTCAATAAGATCGCTCGTGGGGTCTATGCCCTTGCGTACATCCCTAACTTCAGCACCGCCGAGTGCATCTCCCTCCTCCAGTCTTTGGAGAGCCAAGAGATCGCTGTTGAGATCGCTCGTGAAGAGCTTGATCGAGCAGAGGCACAGCTTCAAGCTGTCAAGCGTACCATCAAGTCAACCATGATGTCAGCGTTCGAGGACTAGCCGACCTCTGCCCTTAGTGGCATTCGATAGACGCAGACGCTGGTGTCTCACATCTAGGCTTTGTCCATGAGCTGAACGAACAACACTTTTTGAAGGTAGGTGCTGTTCCCGATGTGATGGGAGGTTCGACTCCTCTATGTGTCTTTAGGAGATTTAGTCTTGTATCTCCGAGCCTTAGACGGTTGGTGTCGCACATACAGGTTTTAGTGTATTGTCCTGTAGCTCTAATCTGATCGCTGTGGGTGGCGATCTCACTCGTACTTTTGGGAAGGGGTACAGAGTAAAGATTGAGCAGTGTCGGAGGGTTCGACTCCCTCGTAAGGCTTTACGATTAGATTTCTAGCCTGTGGGCGAGGGGCTGATCTGTAACCCCTTATTTATAGTCTAGTGTAAGGGTTGATTGACAGCCCACTAACCCACTCCCAAAGGAGAAACAAATGGTACAGCTCTTTATCTTCCTCCCTGTCCTCTTCCTCGCCTACGCCATGCTCTGTGATTGGGTTGTTGGCGAGTAAAGTAAAGTCGGGGTTCTGTAACCCCTTATCTATTACCTAACATGAGGAACGATCCTCACAACCACTCACTCTCATAGGAGAACAAGACATGATCGACTTAACCAACTACCCAATGCTCAACGCTCGTCAGCACACCCCCTTCTTCGCAGACCTCACCTCAGAGGATCGTGTGATGAATGTCAACGGTAGCCCCATGTCTCATGGGGTGTGGAACATGATCGTCAGCCACCGAGATCTCAAGCTGTGGTGTCGGCTCGGAATGAAACCCCATCGTGGGTGGAAGGTGAGCCAGGCGAAGGCTTACTTCGGCATCAAGGGCAACAAGGACAAGCTCTTGAAAGAGTTTGAGGCTCTTAAGGCAGAGGTAGACGAGATCCTTTTAGGGCGATAATGATCGGGGTTGTAACCCCTTATCTATAACCTAACATGAGGAACGATCCTCACAACCACTCACTCCCAAAGGAGACAACATGAACAGCGTAAACATCACAGCCGAAAACTTTATCCCAGCTCTCCTCGCACCCTTCGGTGGCAAGGACACCCACAACGAGGCAGGCGAGGCTCTCCCCTCAACCAGCTCTAAGGCTTGGAGCTTCACCCTCCACAATCGTGATCGCAACACTCACCTCACCTTCAAGGCTCGCCGCCCGAAGGGGTGGACTGTAGAGTCTCCTGTCCTCATCGACCTCATGACAGGCAAGGACAACGATGCAGACTTTGGCTTCATCGGGAGCGTCAGTCCTCGTGGGTTCTACAAGCCAAGCCCCAAGAGCAAGGTAGACGCTGATCGCCTTGAGGTAGCCAATCGCACAATGGTTTGGCTTCTCACCAAGCTCAACAATGGGGTGGAGCTTCCCGATGCCCTAGAGATCAAGGGTGCTTCTAAGTGCTGTAGGTGTGCTAAGAAGCTCACCAACCCCGACAGCGTAGACGATGGGATGGGTCCAGTCTGTCGCCGTAAGGCTAACGAGAGCAAGGTTAGCCGAGGGGTCTAAGGGTTGGGCTAGGGTCGGGGCTGAAAAGCTCTTAGAGGGGCATTTAAGAGATCGTAAGAAAAGTTTGTAGGTTTTGTCCGATAGTGGTCAGAGCCTTCGTCTTATAGGTGAACAGCAAAGGAGAACAAGACATGAGACATGATAACCTAACTCTCCCCAACAACCGAAAGGGAAGCACGATGAAGATGAGAGCAAGACGAGGCGACCTTATCACCCTCCAACCTGATGCCTGTGGCTACTTCGAGTCCGAGGTCGGCTGTACGGTAACGCTCATGAGTGAGGATCTCGGTAATCGTACGGTGCGTGTCATCAAGGCTCGTGATCAGTTCCACCACGACTGGCCCGAAGCTCCAAATAACCTCATGCTCGTAAGGTGTGAGGGTCAACAGTACCTTGTGTCTCGTGAGCATCGCCACCTCTGCTTGGTGTCGGGGAGCTGATCGGGGTTGGACCCTAGAAATCATGGGTCGGTCATATCCAGCTCTAGTGCCAGAGCTGTAACCCCTTATCTATGATCTAGTATCAAGGGTTGACTGGTTCAGCCCAACAGACTCCAGAAAGGGAGAACAAGACATGACCAACAAGACCTTCGCAACCATGATCATCATCGGCATTGCCCTCGCTGGCTTCTATGGTAAGGCGAGCATTGAGGCCCATGAGGGCAGGGCAGTTTACCACAGCGAGTGTGAGATCAGCTCACACCCTGTGCAGTACCTCCACACGACAGGGAAGAAGAGGTGGAGGAAGTGGGTCTACCTCGATACTGTAAATGGTGTCGAGATCAAGGCGAGCAAGGATCAGCACAAGGCGTGTGAGAGCGTGAAGGTTCTCATGTCGAATGAGGCGGAGCTTGCAGAGGCGAACCGACTCAAGAGCATCGAGAACCAGAGGCTCTTAGCAGTCCTCGGTTGGTTCTTTTTGATCATGGTGGTTGAGGTCGCCATCAACTATCTGGCTAAGAGGCGAGAGCGTCTTGAGTGGGAAGAGGCGAAGCGACAACAAGACCTTGAGCATAAGCGAGAGTGTGAGAAGTGGGCGGCGAGGCGTAAGGCAGAGGAAGCCGAGCGTATGAGGTCTAAGACAGCGAATGAAGAACGAGCAAAGCGAAAGGCCGAGAGGGGAGCAATCCTTGAGGCTAGGAGGCTTGCTAACCTAGAGCGTAAGAAAGGATAACGAGATGACGCTAAGAGAACAGCTACAACAAAGAGCAGACATGATAGGTCAACTAGGAGGTCGAGGCGACCTTATGACGCAAGAGCAGTATGTGATCAATGAGGGTGTTCAGATGGCTTCTAGTGAGCCTTTAACAGAGGAGCAGTACGCTTACCTTAGAATGATCACAGGAGCGATTGAGTGCCTTCCTAAGCAGTGCTTTTACAATGCACAGATGATGACCCTTGCCGATAGCTACCATGAGACACCCAGGGTGCAGTACCATGAGGGCTATGTGTGGACTGGCTTAATGCCGATCCTTCATGGGTGGATCACTCTTGATGATAAGATCGTGGATGTGACTTTGAGTACAGACCGAGAGGCGACTCAAAGATACTTTGATGGTGAACCTCCACAAGAGGACTTGAGGGATAGGATACTAGGAGTGATACCCGATGGGTGGGAGTACATTGGTGTGCCGATGGAGACGGCTTATGTGGTGGGGTTCATGCTGGAGAAGATGGAGTCCCGATCACTCATTGACAACTGGCAAGATGGTTGGCCTTTGCTCCAAGCCTAAATAGGAACACGCTTCCTATTTAGAAAAGGTAGAAGCACTTCCACCTTTCAACTTGTAACCCCTTACCTATGAGGGGGTATCAATCAACCACTCTGACAAGGAGAACGCTTATGAACTCTTTCATCTCAATCATCACAACCAACGCAATCAAACGCTTCGAGGCTTACGATGACACCTTCAAGCGTGTGATCCCGACAGCCCATATCGAGCTGACCAACATGAGCTTCGGCATCCACAAGTCTTTCTTTGGAAATGACACCGACCACATCGCCCCACTCTCACAGCGTACAGGCACTTACCGACTTGTGTGCGACCCAAAGGATCACGAGGCTATCGTGGAGGCTCTTGCAGAGGAGTTTGCTGAGGTGTCTGCTTGCGTCAAGCTGTTCGCTATCGAGATCAGCCGACCGACCACAACCAAGTGGGTTGCTCGTAAAGAGAAGGCAATGACTCGTAAGGGAGCTACCACTCTCACAATCACTTGGAGTGAGGACTCTCGCATCACCACACAGAACCTCTAGGATAGCCCTAGAGAGTTTTTGGGTATCGACCCTAACACTACCCCTAACCACACACCAAAGATGGCTTAGAGGGCAATCTCGAAGCTCTAGTGAACCATGACTTGATGGTAGGCAAACTTGAGCCAGTCCTCTGCGTGGTTGCCCCCTTGCCACATGAGGAGCTGTACGGACTTTTCAAGCTCTCTCCATTCAGCGAGGGTCTTGCTGTTAGTGGTCATCCATCGTGATCTCAAGTCTCGGTAATGACCTCGTGCTAAATCCTCCCACATGGGGAGCCAGCTTGATCGAGCTGTCCTAGACTTACGAAGCATCTGGATAAGGTCAAGTGTGGTCATGTCTCGTGTCATGTTTTACTCCTTGTATCATATAACTTTGAGTACCTATTTGTTATATGATTTGAGGGGTAAACATGACTTATCTAATAAGGAGTTATCGGGGTTTTGACTCGTTCTTAAAGTGGCAGTTATGGGTCGGGTTTCTGGCTAGTCTGGTGTGGGCTTTGAGTGTGCCGATAGTCCATAAGCTCCAGGGTGTGCATTGGACGACAGCGTATATCTCACTCTACCTAATCTTCATCCGAGTGAGTGGGTTGATCCTGCCCTTCTTCAAAGGAGCGAGGATTAGAAATCTGTACCTCATCACGATCTGCTTGAATGTGATCTATGCAGCCAGCCTGTTGCTTTACTTCTATGATGTCCATCTCTTCCTCTGGGCAGAGGTGGTTCTAGGCATAGCGTATAGCGTGGTTGGTCCACTCATGGGGATCGGGTGGGATGTGTGGGTCGTGAAGCAGTACCCAACGGACACCTTCGAGGACTTCAGATATTGGGAGTCCTTTAGGTGTTCGCTAGGTGGTGTGATGGGGAGTGGCTTAGTCGCCTTGATGACAACCCTCACGAGTCTCGATCAGACCGTGAGGGTGTTCATGGGGGCGATGGTGTTCATGCTAATGATCCAGCAAGCAAACTGGATCAAGCACTACCGACATCTCATCGAGCCTTAGCGACCCTTACGCTTTTGTCGGCTAAGGATCTGATTCATGCTCACTACCCCGTCATCGTCAGAGGGTAAAAGCTCGGTGATCTTGTCTCCCTCAATGAGAGCCTGATACCCCTCGAAGTCAGAGATGACAAACCCCTCTGGAGTCTTGACCCAAGACACCTTGGCGATCTCATCGAGTCCGTCATAGTGGAGGGTCAGCTCGCCTGTGTCGGTCGGCTTGAAGATGATCTCAACGCACCACTGGGGATCGAGTCCGTTGTCATCGTCCATGTACTCTTGAGTGACCTTGTACTCGCCGCCTACGACCCTTGCGTAGTAGGTGAGCTTCAAGTCAGAGAAGCTGGAGACAGACCAGGTGGGGTTGCCCTTTTCGGGAGTGTTAAAGAAGGTCATTGCTGAGGGGTCAAGATCATCAGTAGGGTAGGGTGGGTCATGGTTTACCGTAGCGTAGGAAAAGTCCTCATACGAGCGTTGAGACATGGGTCAGCTCCGATCACAAATCTCGTTCAAGCGAGAGGCGAAGGGAGGGCAGTTCTCCATCATGTATGCGTAAGCGTCCTCTTGCTTGTAGATGCCCGACTGACTCGCTGTGTCTTGGAGGCAAGCGATCAGATAGGTGAGGCGAGCAGAGGGAGCGTTGGTGAACTTGTAGCTGGTCAAGTCATCCTCGCTCATGTTCTCGGCAGTCTCACAGAGCCAAGCCTTGTCTTGCTCGGTAAGATCGAAGCCATAGGAGGGGCGATTGATTGACCACCAGAGGGACATCTCAAAGGGGTGTGCGAGCTTGCCATGAGCCTTGAGGTAAGCCTTGGCCTCGTCCATCTTCCGCTCGATGACGATGTGGAGATCGTTGTCAGAGCGGGTCGGGTAGCGTGGGTCGTTGTTGATCTTCGTTTGCTCTGCGATCACAAACTGTCGATACTGATTGAGGGTTGCGTTCTTCATATTGTCTGTAGCTTCCTTTTTAGGAGGTCTAAGTTTGGTTGAGGGTCAGCTTGTCTGCCCTCTACTATCTGAACACATAGGCTGTCGGTTTCTTTTCACCGACTGTGATTTTTTTATGGGCGAGAGAGCTGACCCTCCCTTGAGCCGAAGTTAAACTCCTCGATGATCTCGTTGATCTTCTGTAGCTGTGTAGCTACCCACTCTTGGTTGCCTCCACCTTTAGTGTCGTAGTGGTGGTCGAGGAGGTGGAGGTTATTCGAGATGCTGAACAGCTCGGAGCTGAACTCGTAGTACGCTCTGTCATAGTCCTCGATGACCTGTGGAGGTGTCATGTCGGCCTCCCACGCAAACTCCATGAAGAGGTCATGTAGAGCGTCCTCTCGCTCGTCCTCATCTAAGGTCGGGTCAAGGGAAGCCTTAGCCGCTTCCTCATCGAACCATGATCGGTTAGTGTCCCAAGCGTAGACCCCCTCCATGACGCAGTGGTCGCACAGCTCCTCGTCATGGTCGTACTCGTCATAGCCGACACAGTACGAAACCATGTACCGTCCTGCACCCTCACACTCCCGACACATCTTAGCGTCAGCGTAGCGAGATGCTTGGAGCTTCGCCTTAGCATCCTGTAGCATTGCCTTGAGGGTGGGGAGGTTAGCGATGTCGCTCTCGATCTTCGAGGTGAGGACTCGCTCTGAGGTCTTGATGTCTTGTAGTGATGGCATCATATTGATGTCTCCATTAGGAGTGAGTGAGGTGCGTGATGATTCTGCCCCTCTGACATTTAACTATAGATAAGGGGTTACAGACTCAGGGATTACATTTGCTTGAGGAGCGTTAAAGCCTCCTCTGCCTTGTCAGCGTCAACCTTGATGTGGACGATCTGATCGCTCGGTACAGGGTGGAAGCTAGGGTTCAAGTGCGTTATGACAGCCATGATGTCATAGAGGTGATAAAGGGTTGAGGTGTCGGGTAAAGACGCTACGATGGTTCGGGTCATGTCGTTCTCCTATTAGTGGTGGTAAGGGTTCATCTCGTGTCCTGGCTCAAAGCCTGTGATCAGCCACTCTCGGATTTGGACTGACCACTCCGAGAGTGCGTCTTGAGCCACAGCTCCCTCGGCCCATGCAGTCAGCATGGCAACAGCTTGGGTGGCAGGGGTGTCTACCTCAAGGGTAGATGGGGCTGGTGCGAGCCACCCTGTAGCCGAGCGAGTGAGAGTGGTCTTACCCTCAACCTCTGCGACTTTAACCGAGATAGCACCCATTGGTCGTTGGTGTGTGATAGTTGTCATGTGTGTCTCCTAGTAGTGGTTGTGGTTGATGATAGATAAGGGGTTACAAATCGTGAGGGCTGACCCTCCATTATAGGGTTCGGGTTTCACCCCCCCTCGTTCCTACTTGCCTTTCTTGTCTTGCATCCACTGGGTGAAGTCGATGACCTCTTGCTTTGGGGCGTACAGCTCTTGGAGGAGCTTCGCCTTGATCGTGTCGATGTCAGACTCGCTGACCTCCCACACTCGATCCCCATGAGAGGTTGGCTGGCCAGTCTTGATCGAGTGGGCCATCTCCTTCACGAAGTTGTTGATGTCTTCATTGGTCATACGCATAAGCGTTTATCCTTTGTCAAAGAGTGGTTGCGTGGGTGGTCGCTACCACCCACGCTAGTTCATAGATAAGGGGTTACATTAGTCTCGAACGATGCGTCCTAGTCGGTTCACCTTGATAACGAAGGTATCACCATGACGGTAAGCGTCATCACCTTTTCCGATGATGGCAGACTGTACAAGAAGGACATAGCGATGACCTTTTACAAGGTGGTCAAACATATCTTTCCAAGGCAGTCTTGGTTGTGAGGATGAGGCTGATGTCAGACGAACACGCTTCACATCATAGGACACTTGAGCTTTAGCCCAAGCAAACACATCAGCTTTACTCGGCATAGAAGCCATAAGCGTTCTCCTTTACGAAGTAGTGGTTTTCAAAGAAATAATCGTTGGTCGCTACCAACACTAGTCCATAGATAAGGGGTTACAGGCTGTCGTAACCCCTTATCTATCTCTTAGTATCGAGGGTGGCAGAGGTCGCCCCACCAACCAAACTCTTTGACACTATGAAAGGAGGCTATGCTTATGCGTATGCCTACTAAGTCCGACTACCTAGCCTACGCTGGCTACTCACGCTCTTACCAGGTTGAGGTCTGTGCTTGCGAGTACGACTCAAAGGGTATGATCCTCGACTTCGCCACAGACGGATGGGAAGGGCGGCAGCTTCGCAATGTGCCAACTGACACACCCCTTCAGCTCAACATCATGGATCGCAATGGCGACAAGATGGAGGACATCGGGATCAGCATCAATGGTGAGACTGGTGAGATCGAGTGCAGTAGCAAGCACTTCGAGGGCTAGGGTAGTCGGGGTATCGAGTAACCCCTTAATCATATAACAACATCAACCACTTACTTCGTAAAGGAGACTGCCTATGTACGAACTGTATGATCGCTTCGAGCGTAAGGTCGTCAAGACCTTCTCTTCACTTGGCGAGGCTGGACTTTACCTCGCCCAAGAGGTAGAACATGAGTCTCGTAAAGAGGGGCGAGTGTCCATGCCACGCTTCATCATCAGATACTAGGAAGGACTGCACATGACACTTACCCAAAAAGTAAATGGGGTTCGGAAGATGATCCCGACCCCTCATCACAAGACAGCGTATAAGACCAATGCGTCCGAGCAGTCTTGGCTTGCCCGACATCGTGATCTGTTCATCCAGCTTGCCGAGGAGGTGGGCTTCGAGGTGGGGGTGGGGAGTCGAGAGCTTCGGCTGACGCACGACATCGGAAACTTCACCGTCCGATTCCATTGGGATCGGGAGTGGTCAACAATCGAGATGTACGGTCGCTGTGTTGATCGAACCACCCGAACCTACCACCACTGGCGAGGTGATGCTAAACCCAAATCGCACAATGACGCACACCTTGGAAACTGGTTTCTCAAGAATGTGCGAGAGGACTGGATCGGGTCCAATATGCCACCGATGGAACAGATCGGTCCGAGGGACGAGATCGTGTTTACCTCCACTCCGACAGGTGGGGGTCAAAGAACACGAGCAAAGGTCATCGAGCGAGGGGGCAAGTGGGGCAACAACTACTTCAAGGTCGAACTGCTAGAGGAGCGAGGGGTGAAGAAGATCAAGCCCATCGGTACGGTGGTGGAGGTACACTATAACTGCATCATCCACCACGAGAGCAAAGCGTAACCCCTTATCTATAGAACAGCATACAGCACCTCTCTTGAAAGGAGAACAGCATGACAATCGAACAGCAACGAGTCCAATACGCAACCATCCGAAACAGCCTCCCCTCAGCCTTTCGTGCCGAGTGGCGAAACATCGAGCAAGCCTTCAAGGATCTCGATGTACCACCAACCCCTAGCGAGTGGGTAGCCGAGGTGAGAAAGTACAGCTCCGAGGTGAGTCAGTACGAGTCGGCACTGAACGCTTGGGTCAAACTCCGAATGGAGGACGAGGCAGGTTGGGGCGAGGACTACAGCCCAAGTCAGATCAAGGGGTGGCGAGATGACCTCGACATCCGAAGCAAGACCTCGCTCTTGAGGCGAGCGTTCAATGAAGACTTAAACACAATGATCAGCTACGATGAGTGGCGAGAAAGTAGAGACTGGTAATATGAGTTGGCATCAACATATATCAGAGTTAGCAGACATGATCAATGAAGCCCACAGCCTACGGTTGACCGACAAACAAGAGGCTCTTAGTTGGGCTGAGGATTACATCGACCAATCCGAAACCTATGAGGAGATCAAAGACCTAGCCCACCACTACGGGATAGGATCTGTCGAGGTCGCCCAACCCCAAAAGATAAAAGACCAGCTCAAAAAAATGATCGCTGATGAGGTGCTTGATTGGAAAGGGGCAGAGGCTGAAGAAGCTGAGGAGGAGGAGGCCGAGTGGGAAGTCGAGTCTACTTGCGATGACCAATGGGAGATCGAGTATGAGGACGAGGACGAGGCAGAGGACTGCGAAGCATGGGAGGGCGAGCGATGAAAGCACTCATAGGGCTAACGCTCAAGAAGGCTAAGGAGGTCGCCAAGCAAGAGCTAGGGGTCAAGAGGATGGGCGATGCTCGCTTTCAGATGATCCTCGATCAAGGAGTCAAGAGAGGCGACTTCATCCTCGAAGGCGACATGATCAAAGACCCCAACATCAGCTCGACAGACCCCCTCGACCTAGACCTGTTCGGTGAGATCGAAGAGGTCGAGGAGGAGGTCGAAGCATCACCCGACCCTGTGATCTCCACTAAGACCATCCACCCCGAAGTAGCCCACCTCGACCCCAAGCTGTCCAGCTCTGACCTACCACGAGCTGGTGATCTCTACCACTACAGATCCTACTCTGGTGAGGTCGTGCAAGGTGAGGTCAAGTCCACCATCTGCTTTGCCGAGTGTCAGAACCCCGATGGCACATGGCAGACAGTCGCCTTTCAAGACCTCTACCTCAAGAAGCGTGGAGTGCCTAAAGAGACGATGCTAAATCACCTCAACGCTTACTACCAGAATAATAATAATTTAAGAGCAGAGCATGATCAGCTCTTAAAAGAGATAAGCGAGCTTAAGGGGAAAGTGGACGAGGCGAAGGGGTAGCTGTAACCCCTTATCTATGTCCTAGTGTCGGGGCTTATGACCAGCCCCCCACTCACACTAGGAGAACCCCCATGAAAGTCACAATCTATCCAGCCACTCAAGCCCCCCACACTGTAGTGGTCAGCACCTTCTCTGACCTACAGAAGCTCGTAGGTGGAGACATCCAGGTTGTTAAGGAGACGAGCCTTGGCGACCTACTCGTCAACGAAGAGGGCTTGCTCATGAACCTACCTCGCAATCAGCACTACCCCTTCCTCGTGGGTGATGTTGTCCTCGCACCCAAGGGCTGGGGCGACCTTCCCTACGGCGACTAACCCACCAACACTCTGACAAGGAGAACCCCATGCACCAGATCGTTGTTTCACCAGCCGACTTCCTCAACCACCTCAACGCTCCATTCTTCGGGGCGACCCATGACCAAGACGGCAACGCCCTCCCCTCCAAGCGTACCAAGGAGTGGGTGTTCACGCTCGGCAACGAGCGTAAGGATAATCACCTCACCTTCAAGGCGACTCGCCACAAGGGGCAGACCGTCAATGATCCTGTCGAGGTCAGCCTCAATCTGCATGGGCTGAACAGCATCCATGACCCTGTGTATCAGACCATCGGGACGGTGGACTCTAGGGGTACGCTCCGAGTCCAGTACGGACTCAACCTTAACCAGCCGAGACTCGACATCGGCTATGACACCCTCGTCTGGCTCTTAGGTGTGGCGACCGACCCTAGCTATGAGATGCCCGACCATCTCCAGATCATGTGTGAAGCACGATGTGCAAGATGCCGACTCCCCCTCACCAACCCTAACAGCCTCAAGTCAGCCATCGGCCCCATATGTCGTAGCAAGATCAACAAGAGCAAGCCAGCCAAGAGGCCATGAAAATTTACTCGCTCACCCCACTAAAATTTTTAGGGCGAGCCGAACAAAAATCTCAGCGTGTAGAAATCAGAGGGTCGGGGGGTGCTTCGCAGAAGCAGTCCGAGTGTAACCCCTTATCTATAGTCTAGTGTGGGGAGGCTGACAGGCTGACCCAACCCCCCCTCTCGAACAAGGAGAACCGACATGACGATCACCAAGACACACGCTGACATCAAGACCCTTGAGGCGAGCCTCGATCAGCTCAACGCACAGCTCAAGGCCGAGCACCCCAACCACTGCACCAAGTGTGGGGGTGTCGGGGGTGACATCTCCACCAGTGGCGATGGGTGGCACGAGCCGATCACAGATGACTGGAACGACTGCTCGGCTTGTCTCGGTCAGAGCCTCAACCCCCTCGACCTCACCTCGACCATCTCCGATGAGGACGCAGAGGCCCATGTCGAGCGGATGACGGATGGGGAGCACCCCCTCCTCTCCAAGATCCATGAGGTCGAGCTTGAGCTTCACTACGAGCAGATGCACCTCGCACACCTTGAGATGGAAGAGGCCGAGCGAGAGTGGCTTGAGCGTGAACACGAGCGAGCGATGAGAGAGGCCGCCGAGGACGAGCAGAGCTACCTAGAGTTTTACTCCGACCTCAACTGAGCGTAACCCCTTATCTATGACCTCGTGTAAGGGGCGACTACTTCGTACTCGCCCACCCACCCACTCCCCCTAATGGAGAACCCCATGACAGACCATCACACACAAGCCAAGCTCGCAGACCTCAAGAGGCGAGCTGACCTCAACGCGGCTAAGCGAGCCGAGATCACAGCCAAGCTCAACGCTGACTACCCCCACCTATGCGACCAGTGTGATGGGACAGGTGGTGAGATCTCCTACGACTGGGGGAGCTTCACAGAGCCGCCGTGCCATGACTTCGAGGCTTGCTCGGTCTGTCTTGGAGAGGGCTTGAACCCTCTCGACATCACCTCCACCTTGAGTGAGGATGAGGTCGAGGCATGGATCGACAAGGTGCTTGATGACCTCAAGTACCCCCTCCCCCTCCACGCAGACCTTGAGGCTCTGATGCAAGAGGCAGATGCTCTCGGAGAGGAACAGGCAGACCTCCTAATGAGGCAAGGCTAATGCTCCCCCCTCAAAGACAGGGTTAATCAACATTCTGTCAGAACCCCACCAAAAACTATTGCGGGGATCTCGGAGTCCCTAAAACCGCATATTGAAAACGCATACAAAATGACACCCTTAATTTGAAACCATGTTTCAACCACCCTTTCGTAACCCCCTAGTTATAGGGCTACACAACCGAACCAAAGGTATGAACAATGGACACTACAGCAACTAAAACACAATACGAGCTAGACGCAGAGCTAGTGGCACATAAGTTATCAGAGCTTCGAGGAGGCTCTTACCACGATGCACGACCTGTTGAGATCAAGATCGAGAATGGGGGGTGCTACATCAGCTTCAAGATGTGGTCGGGTGAGGACGAGCCGGAGGAAGATGAGGACGATGACCGAGAGTGGAACTTGGAGTGTTCGACAGGTGATCTTCTGTCAGATCTCAAGAGGGCGTGTCGTGAGAGTGGTGTAGACATCGACATGGTGTACCAATACTGCGATGTCCATAATGATCGCTACAGAGGCATCTATGTCGATGCCTGTATCGACCTCACCCACACAGGAGCAGACGAATAGGGTTAAGTCTCCAGAGGGGGGGTCTTATATATGAGCATTTTTGGAAAAGCGATGTTGGATAAGTGATCTCATATATTATTTGGCGGGGGATTTTTTGGGTTCGATTTTGTAACCCCTTATCTATGTAATCTTGCCTCTTGAAAGGAGACTTAGAATGAAGCTAACAGTTAAAGACAATGGTATTCGAGTAGCGAACCCTAGTTATAAGGGTAATCGTATAAGCGGTGATCAGATAAGGCAGTATCACTCGACTTTGCTTGAGGAGTTGGGGTTTAAGAAAGAGGGTAGACCATTCTGGATGCACAGCTCAACGAGCAAGTTTGAGGCATCTGCATTATGTGTGGTTTGGAAAGAAGATCCGTATGTGTTGAGCATACAGAGAGGAGACTTTGTTAAGAACCTTCGTATTGGGGGAGAGTATGATCTGTATGACTTTGTGTCTGATGTTTTGCAGTCGGTAAGGGATGTTTGGGTTGAGGGCGGTAAGCACCAATAAGCAACGGAAACATATAAGTCATTCTCTTGAAAGGAGAACAGAGATGAACAAGTATATAGAGAGACAAGATGATGGTACGGTGGACTGGTCTAAAGAAGGCTTTGAGCTTTTGAATAGTTTTCAACAAACGGTCGCATCTCAAGGAGATCTTGCTTGTCGTAAGGTTTTGAGTGAGGTGCTTGAGAGTCGTGGTTTTGAGTGGGCTTTACCTTATGAGGAGTATGTCTTATCAGACGGTGCGGGTAAGTCAGTTTGGGTCTTGATGGGAGTCGAGTCTTTACAGGTCGTGAGAGACGGTGTGATTTACAATGGAGCTATGCACTATGAGCTTGGTTCGGATGAGTTGGGAGATTTATGGGAAATGATCAGAAAGGCATGGAACGCATAATGATTGAGTATTCAAGTGTGAGGGAAGTACCCAAGACGATAGCTGGGTTTTTTAGTGAGTCGGACTTAGAGGGTAAGAGTCGTGTTGAGATTTCTTATAGTTATCCGGGAGGTTCATTAGTGATCCATGAGGTGGGGGTGATAGGTTCATATCGTTTGGAGTTATTATCAGCCGAGATAGACGGTCGTTCTGGGATCAAGATACGGACAACTTATAGAGTGGAGGTGATGTGAGAACCTTTACTTTAATAAGGGATGGAAAGAGGCAATGGAAGGATTATGATCCTTATGTGGAGGAGATGTTGGGTAGGTATTGTTTGGAGATGCCCGACTGTTCTGACTTCTTTGTGTGGATATTTAAGGACGAGTTAGGTTTTGAGCCAGGAGACTTCACATCTTACTTGGGAGTATACGGATCAAGTTTTAGTGATTGTTTAGTATTGGGGGGCAAGGTGAGTGTGTTTTACTTTGATCGTTGTCACTGGGTAGTGAAGCATGGTGCGTATGAGCGAGTGGTGGAGGATATGAGGGATATATTTGATCTGATCCGAGAGGCGTGGGTGTTTTATGAGTGAGGGATCATATAAGGGGTGGTTCACATTGAGAAAGGAGAGAAATCTTGAGATATTTGGTGGCGTTGATGTTTTTACTAGGTTGTGGTGAGGAAGGTCTAAGGAGCACCCCATGTGAGCCTTATGAATTTGATGGTGGGACTTACCCTCGTGCAATCTTAGAGGGTTTAGACCCAACAGAGATAAGTGATGTGAAGTTATGTGGGGTGAGATCAGCAGATGTATATGAGTATTCTTGCTTCACGGATCTTGTTTTGATCTCCGATGGGGATTCAACGGAGATTATTTGTTTTGGTCGATCTTATCCCTTGTTGGAGTACACAGATCTCACGGTTTATTATAGGGAGTCAAAATGAGGTTGTTGCTTCTACTTGTTTTATTACTGGGTTGTGGTGAGGATAAACCTGCTAAGGTTTACAAAACGAATTGTCCAGAGGTGGAGTTAGGGCAGTACATAGGTTATTTGAGTATAGAGGGTGTGGACAAGAAATCGTATGTGTATTGGGGTTGTGTAGATGAGGATTGCAGACGAGAGGCAACGAGTGATTATGAGGTATCTGTGATGTCAATGGGAGATGATGTTTTGAGGGTCTGTTGTGGAGGTGTGGAACACCGAGTAGATCGGGTAAATGTGGTAGTTATTAAATGACTTAGGGTTATAGACTAGAGGGGGTGAAATATGCCTTATGTCTATAACAGAAAAAAAGAATGACAGACGAGTTTGGTCAGAAGGCTTTATTTTAGCCTATGAAGGACTGACGGTAGAAGATCGCTATCAGAGCTTGATCTTAGGTTTAAGCGAGGCTGGGTTCGTCAAGCAGGACTACACCTCTTACTCTCCCTTGAGCAAAGTGACCGATTTATTGTTAGATGGTGTCGTTGTTCGTCTTTATCTAGTAGATCTAAACAGCGACACGGTGATTTGTTATCGTGTGGGTTTAGAAGGTCGTATGGATAACGATGACACCGACACTATATTTAGGCTTAGTCTGGACACGATATGGGAGGACATTCGTAAGGCTTGGATCAGTTCAAAGTTATAGTTTTTCTATATGTTGATTATATTAGCATCGAACTTTGTAATAGGAGTACATCATCATGTCCGAGTCAATGAAGAACGCTTTAGAGTGGGGTTTTAAGATACTGTCAGTTTTCTTGATCCCTGTAATCATTTATATCTTTAACATGAGTACGAGTCTGAAGCTGATGGAGCAGAAGTCCGAGTCTCAAACACGCACTATCGAAAAGTTAGAGGGTAAGATTGAGCGTATAGAAGAGGACTTGAATCAAGTTCAGCTTAACAGTCAAGAGCTTCGTCAAATGAGAACGGACTTAAATCAACAGAACGCTATGATGAGGGAGGTTTATCAGTGGGTTCTCCGACAACAAGGTAGAAATCCATGAAAAAGTTAGCTCTACTTATCGTAGTCTTTAGTTTTTTTTTAATGAGTGGGGTAGGGGTTGAAAGTCGGGGTTCTACAGAAAATGTTGACAATGTGTTTGAAACAGATAAAGAGGTGGTACAAGTAAAGAGTGTGGCTCAAGAGCAAGCCGAGATCATCTCAGACATGAGGGACGAGGTTAAAGAGCTTCACGAGATGACTTGCCAAATCACCCTTATGCTTAAAAGCACAGGAGAACATAAAGATGTCAGAAGAGACTGTAAACCCAGAGGCGACAGAGACAGCGACCAACCAACCTCAAGAAGTGGGGACACTCACCGAGGAGGAAATGGCTTCGATCTCACAACTCCGTCAGAACGCTAATCAGCTTTTAAATCAGCTTGGTCAGTTAGAGCTCCGCAAGACTCGTATTGCGTTTCAGATTGAGCGTAATGAAGCACAGGCACAAGAGATTGTAGCATCAGCTCGTGAGCGTCTTGGTATTCCAGAGTCAGCACCTTGGCAGATTCAAGAGGATGGCAAGGTTGTAGCGATCCTCAATCAGCCATCTGAAGAGGGTGTTACTGCTGACGAGGGTAGCGACTGATTAGTTAGCTCACCCAACAACCTTTAAGGTTGATAAGATCGACTTGAAGAGCCTATCTTCCTTGAATGAGGAGATAGGCTCTTTTCGTTTGTAGTTTCTTTATATCTTCTCATAAGTGATCTCTTAACCTTAACCAAATGGAGACTGACTTATGAGAAGATCAGCATCAGAAGTAATTAGAAATCTTGAGATGAGGATCGCTCGTCTTGAAAGGCAGTCTTCAAGTACGGACGACTACATACTTGCAAAGAAAATTGAGCGTCAGTTGGACGAAAACGGTCTTACCTTAAAAGACCTCGAAAGAAACCCTAAGCTCCTTGACCTTGATGAGATTGAGCATCAAAATCCTAGCATGAAATCTGACATACAAAGATGGGTCAAGAAGGGTTGGATCACCATTGAGGGTGGTGAATATGAGGAGTCTCGTGGAAGCCGATCATATCCTGGAGGTTGGGATGCGTACCTCATCACCAAAAAAGGTATTCAAGAGATTAGGACTTGGAACACCCTACAACAGATGGGTCGGCTTCACCACCACATCCAGATGGGAGTGATTAGGCCTCTGACCACCTAAAGAAACGATCATCTTCTTTATGAGTGATCCCCATACGCTTCACTTTACCAGCTTTCTTCCCACGCACATAGCGTTCAAAGTCAGTAAAGTGTCTACGCTCTAAGTCGGACAAGTCATCAACGGTAATCTGTTCTTCGACTAAGAGCCAAAAGCGACTCGCCGCTTTAGCTACCCAAAAGGCATCGGCTTGGTGGTTATTCCACCTCTTAGCACCTTGCCCTTGAGTAGCTTGTTTAGCCGCGTCTACCATATCTCCCTTACCCATCTTCCACCCCTTTGGTCGATTAAGGAAAGCAGAGGCATGAGCTTTAACTTGATTGGGGGAGAGGTAAACAGTGTCGCACTTCTCAAGCATGAGGGCTTCATTGCTGTAGAGGAACAGACCGTACATACCCTCGGAATATAGATCGTTGAAGATGGGAGACTCGATCCCGACACGCAGTGTTTCTTCGGGGTGGTCAGCTCTGACTTTCTGTACGATTTCTCTTAAACCTTCTCTAAGAGTGATATATCTATCAACGAACATCATCTTGGCTTCTGTTTTCATTGTGCCTTTATCCATGAAGTGTCCGTCATCACGGATAAGCGTCCACCCAAAGTTTCTAAGTGAGGGGTCGAGTCCTAAGATCATGTGGTCAATCCTTTTGTAGTTTATTTATGATCGTCTTTATATGTTCGTTATATGATACCCCTTTTAAGGAGAAAACCACATGAGACATGATAACAGTTATCGTAGAGCAAAACGCTCTTATCGTGAGGCTTCAATGAGCCGACAGGCAACAATGGAGCGTATTGCAGGGCTTGAGATGAAGGTCGCGGCGATGGAATACCAAGCAGGGATGAAAGAGTCTCTTAAGGGGCTATTCCTCAAGTATGTTGCCGAGCCTCTTGATAAGTATCGCAGACATCTTAATCTTTTTAAGATGCCCATTGATGATCTAATGGATGATGTAATCGAGGCGATTGCTCCAGAGTATGCCGAGAAGCTCATGGAGGCTGAGGTTGACGCTGACTTCACCGAGTTTGAAGAGGGTGCTAAACTCCGACAAGATGAGAGAGCACATGGTCAGTCCAAATTCCCCCCTCGTAATAAGTCTCCAGAGTTCTATGAGGGTTATCATTGGGGCGATGTTAATGATGGCCCTGTTCCGAATGAGGTTAAGAAGCGTATCATCCAGGAAGCCGCTCAAGAGCACAGCAAGAAGGTTACCGAGAGAGCTTTGAAAAAGGTTCTTAATGTAATCAACCCTGTTGAGATCATCAAACACGCTTACCACATCATCAAGAAGCATGGATGGGATCCTCATACTGAGGAGATTTGGTATAAGAAATGGCCTAAGCGTCTGTTCAAGGTTGTTCTCATGGGTATTGCTGTAGCTATCGTTGAGACAATCGAACACGCTGTACTACCTGCCATTATGGTTAAGCTCACGGGCAACCCAGCTTGGTATGGACTTGCCGCTGTACCTCTCCTTGAGATTGTTCTTCCTATCGTCCTCGCTTACTTCAAGGGAGCTAAGAAAGACACTGTTGATGAGCCAGGACACCTTGATTGGTATGAAGAGAACTATGGAGAAATCGAGGATGTCCTTGACGATAATGTCTTTGACGATGATGACGATGATGATAGCCGAGTAGCGAGCTATCGTCCTCGTGGTCGCAGAGCGAGTTATCTTGATCCTGCTCTCAAGTTTAACTACAACCTTTAAGGTAGTACGCAGAGTCCTCGACTCACATTGTGGATGACAGGGAAGCATTTCCCTCCAGCCACAATGACCGTACCCAACATAGATGGGTCTTTAGGGTGAACCACATTATCGGTGGTAATCACCTCATCTATACCTAGCTCATTCAATCGGTGTTCTGCATCGGTGAATGAGCTTTGTTTTATGCCCCATTGCTCTTTTTCACTACGAGCTAGGGCATACCCTACCATAGCCTCTATAACTTCGTTTACAGAGGCTTCTATGCCCCATGTGAGTACCGACTCTCTATTAGAGGGTTGCTCTACCCATTTGAGTAGGTCATCTCCCTTTGGAGCACCTACGAGTAAAGGCATACATTTAGGGGGAACATCTACTTCGAGGAACAATGGTGTCTTGCCCTTTACTTTTAGTTCTAAGATTTCAATCATCATTGTCCTCGTTTTGGTCTGTACTATCGGCAAGAACCCATAAGAGAGCGGCCACATCTGGATATTTACTAGCTATCTTACCCATGTCGCCCTCATTGATGAGATCATCAAACTCAAGATTGAACTCGTCTCTGATTTCTTCCTCTGTTTTTTGGGGCTTGAAGAAAGGACAGGTGTTTGGTGTGGATGGGTCACAGATCACACCATCCCACTCTTTAGGTTTCTCTGCATCTTGGAGGCAAACATAAAACAAAGGGTCATTAGCATTGCCTCGGACTAAACCGGAGTGAGAACAGTTGCAAGGCTTCTTCGACATACCATTGCGAATAGCCTTTTGAAGAAGCCGATGTTTGACTTGCTTGAGCTTATGTCTGATTGCACCTTGTTTCTTCATTACTTTATTCTCTTTAAGGTAGCACCATTCTTACTTGGTGTGATCTTGTATCCTATATCACAGTTATCAGCAATGGTCGGATCATGTGTAATACACAAAATGTCCATATCTAAGCGTTGACAGAGAACCTTGAGAAAATCGACTAGAATCTCTACTCGGTTTTCGTCCACAGCAGGGAATGTCTCATCAAGAATGAGGACAGGTCTTAGGTTTCTCTTAAGGATTAAAGAAATCCTTAACAAGAGGCTCTGTATCGTGGTGACAGCTCCACCAAAAGCGTCTAAGCCATCTCCCTCAATCTCAAGCCCATCTTGACCTTTAAAGGTGGTTTTGAGATTGACTGCTACCTTACCACGAACCTTTGTGATCTCGGCTGTCAGCCCAACCTCTTGTTCGGGGAAGATCGCCTTCAACCCCTCTTCTAAGAGGGAGATATAGGTCGATACCCCTCGCTCTACTTCATCTTGAGCGAGAGTGTCGAGGATGACCCCTGCTTCTGTCTTTTTATCTTTATCTAGCTCAAGGAAAGCGATCTCGTTTTCGAGGTCGTCTATGCGTTTTTCACACGATTCCTTGAGCGTTTTTAATCGGTAAAATCGAGAAGCAAGGTCATTCATCACATTAAAGCATCCAACCTATAATAGAAACAGTCTGTACTCCAGAGTCTTGATCGGACTTAAAGAGCATATAACCCTTGTTGCCCTCACGAGTACACCCAAAGACGATGTTATCATTATAGATTTCTACTGCCTTTTTGATCGACAAATAGTTAAAATCGAAAGTGGCGATGTCGTCACCCTCACCAGCCTCTTTGAGCCGAGTCGCATACATCAAGTTGGAGAGGTCTGTGATCTCTTCGAGTGGCTTCTCTGCATCCTCGAATGGGGGCACTTCGAGATTGTATGAGATCGTCTTACTGTTAGACGAGTTCATCTCAAGGCTAGGAGGCAATAAAGCCTCATCTTCGGGGTCTTTGAATGTGACTTTATAGTTGGTCTTATCAGCAAACGCTGACAAGAATGTAAGCCCATTCATAAAGTTATCCTTAGACAGCCTCCAAACCCTACGAGGCGTCCAGTTAAACGCATCAGCATATTGCTGTGTGATGGGAGGGTAGGTGTAAGGCAGATCCATTACAGCGAATAACGCACCGTCCTCTGCCTTAAAGAATGTCGCTTGACCACCACTAAGGACTTCAATCACATTACCGTCATATGCTTTGAGGAACTTCATCAGTGGTGCGATGTCCTTGTAGTGGATCTTTACATCCATCCCTTGAAGGTCATCGTGTCGGGACATATTAAGCATATATCCGTCACAGGCAATCGCTTTACCACCCTCGATCAAGATCATTGCAAGCTCTGGTCTACGGCTATCATCTTGTGATACATACTGTCGGTTTGTATTAAGCGTATCATAGAGGATAGAAGCAGAAATCTCTCCGACCTTAGTCGCTTGTTTGAACTTCTCGACCCAAGGAGGGAATGCTTCGGGATCTAATGAGACTGTGGTTGCCTCACCCTCACTGCCCTTTAAGGATACTTCCTTCTCCTCATCGTTGTACTCAATCTCAACGACACCTGTCATAACATTAGTCGCTGAGATTAAACGCTTACCCTCGATAGAAAAAGACCCTTTATCTTGAACTGTAGCACCGATGACAGGGATCTTTGAAAACTGACGAGGGGGAGAACAAGCCATGACGCTCACACCAGCTTCTTCGGCAGAGAAGATAAAGTGTGAGGTGATGTCTTGATTTGTACCCAAAGTGTTCTGAGCGATTGATAGGGTTTCTTTCAAGTCTTGTGCTGAGACTGTAATCTTCATAGAGAATCTACTCGACTTTCAATGCGTGTGATGACTTGCTCTGCATCCAACAGAGCTTCGTTAAGTTTGGTGATTGCCTCTTGCCTTTCAGCTTTGAGGCGATTGATTTCATCTTCAAGAGTGTCGGGGTTAATACCCCTTTCGACCAATCTTTTATCAAGCTCCGAGAGACTTGATCTGGCTGCTTCTAGCTTACCAAGCAAACGCTCTCGCCTTCGCTCAATGTCTAGTTTTTTATTTACGAGTTGTTCAAGATCCATTTGAACTTTCCTTTCGTAGTGTGGTTATCAACCATTATATGATTTACTTCATATTGAGGTTGATAATCCCCCCACCTTGTTCAGTCGGGTCTGGTGTCTTTGTTTTACCTAGACCACGCTTCGCCGCATTACGCTTCTTTTGTGCTTGTCGTTCTTCACAGATGTTCTCGAACTTACACCAAGTACAGTGCTTAGGGATTGGGTTAGGCTCAAACACCCCCCTGTGGATAGCACGATTAGTTTCAATCGCCTCTTTCCCTAGCCTACGAATATCGTCATCTGTGATCTTCACTTCAACAAATCCAGTCCACTCATCATCTGGATTTGCAAAGTGCTTCTCTGGAGGGTTTGATCGAGGATACCTAAAGTAAAAGAACCCAAGCCGATCTGGTACTTTCCCATATTGTAATCTAAAACAAAGGGCATACCACCGAAGCTGATCTTCGTCCTCATATTTCATTGGAGTAGATGCGTTCTTACCATCAAGGATATGAACCTTGCCCTCCTTGTCTCGATATACAAGGTCAGCAATACCACATACATTAAAGTATTTGTTCATAGGTGGGGTCATACGCAACTCGGACTTCGCATACGGCCCAAGAAATCTATGCTCTTTTAAAATCTCAAGAAAGTTTTGAGCACCTTTATGACAGATGTCCATTGCTTCTTCTCTAGTCATATATGACCAGATCACATAGTGGCGTTGCTCTGCTTTGGCAAACGCTTGATCAACGATCTCCTTGATCTTTGTCTGTATCGTCTTAGGATCACGATACAACTCATGGTCGTATATTTCCTCAACCACAGTAGATAATACAGTACCCATTAACTGATGATGCTCGGAGTCTTTTGACTCATCAGGCAATGGCTTTGGCTTTCCTTTACCAGCCCCTAAATCATGGTCGGGGTGTCCTTTATGCCATAGGTATTGTTGAGGGCAAGCCCTCATCATTTTCAAGTGAGACCAGTATATGTTTCTCATGGGATCGTCCAATACTTCGGTGTTAGGTTCACCCATATTGTACCTCCTATCTAGTTAAAGTTGACGACCCTCTTCCTTATATGTTTGTAATCCCTTTATGACCCCTAGATTATGTAGCAAACGCATTTGGGGGTCTTATGTTAGACAGAGTAGTACAACGACACATGGTTAGGCTTGCTTGCCAAGTAGCTTATGAGCAAACCCCTAACTTGAAGAAAGCACACGCTTCGGATTTCTCTCTTGAAGCAATCCAAGTAATCGCCAAGCACTTAACCTCCAATAGCCGTCAAGACTTTACGCAGAAGAAGGCTTTTTTCTCCATAGTAAAAAAGGTCAAGCAACTCATCGACCTCTTTAAGAAAGCACCTCAAGCGTGGGATAAGTTTAAAACCATGCTAGGTATTACTTCTAGCGGTGTGGCGATGGTTAAAGAAATCGACACAAAGCTCGGTAATCTTCTTGAGGAGGGGAAGAAGAAGCTCGACCAAGTAGCTAAAAGAGTATGGAGTGAAATACCCATGCTTAAGTTGATTGGTGAGGTTCTTGAAGAAAAGAACAGGTGGGAAGTAGCATTAGAGAACGCAAAAAAGTTTGTACCAGAAAAGGTATTGAATGCGTTTAAAGCGATTGAATCTAGTGCCACATCAATAGGCGATTATTTAGATGACCTATTAAGCAAGTCTAAGACCCTCAAAGCATTATCAGCACCAATCAAAATCTATCTGTTTTTTCAGATATGGGATTGGTTTGCTGACTTTGACTTTAGGGTCGTGGTGGCAGGTATTCTCGGCACGATTGATTTCAAAGACTTGATCGCCCTATTACCCTCGGAGGGTATCGAGATCATCCTTGAGCTTGTACTACCCCCACCAGCCAATGGAGCGTTAGCAAAGCTCATAATAGAAGTGGGGGTTGCCTCTGCCTTTGCCATGATTATGGTGCTAGAGATCAAACACTTGATGAAGGTCTACAAGGTAAACAACACCAAAGACCTCTTAGTAAAGCTAGAGGCTAATGGCTAATCTTAGTTGAAGAGATCGTCTAGCTCGTCCATAGCCGCTTGAGCATCACCACCGAGCTTGCTTGATGGCTCTGTCTTGATCTCTGGTTCATCTTCCTTCTTCTTGGAAGTAAGATAACCACGCACTTGACCAAACATAACATCAAGCCAGTTAGCAGGGAGAAGGTTTCGGAAGCCCTCAAGACCTTGACCCTTATGTTCTGTGCCTGTGGTTGGGTCAGCCCAAGTGTACCAAGCACCACCCTTCTTCACGACACCGACAGAAATCGCAAGGTCAAGCACAGTACGCTCATTGTCTACACCAACCCCATTCATAAGGTAGAACTCGGATTCATGTTTATAAGCGTCTGACACCTTACACTTATCGAGGGTAGCACGAACGATGTTGCCCTTGACGGTATCAATCATCTTGTTCTGTAGACCGTCCCACTCCTTACCTCGATCCTTACCAACCACACGAAGCATGATCTTGAGGCTTGAGTAGTAAGTCCATGCTTGACCACCTTGAGGCTTACGAGTCGGACCACCACCAAAGCCACCCATACCACCGATAGCTTCACGAAGCTGAGAAATCCCGATAACCGCAGTGTTCGAGTCAGCGATTACACGCTTAAAGAGAGGAAGGAACTGCGACCATTGTCGGGCGAGAAGTCCGACAGCAGATTGCTCACCAGCTTCCTTTTGGAACATCTTTTCGGGAACACCAGCACCCACAGAGTCAACCACGATAAGGTCAACACCTGCCGATGCGAACTTGACCATGAGCTTGAACCCTTGCTCAAGGGTTTCGGGCTGTAGGAGCATAAATTTAGATTTGTCTGTAACAGGCACACCGAGCATTTGAGCATAACGAGGTTCGACCTCATTCTCCCAGTCAATGTAGACACAAGTTCCACCTTCCTCATTACAAATCGAGGCGGCTGTCTGGAGAGCGATAGTGGTCTTACCTGCACCTGCAAGCCCATAGATATTGGTGATGCGTCCACGAGGTATGCCAGGACAGGGGCGTACACCTTGAGCGTTCTCTTTACCCCCGATGAGATAGTCGAGAGAAACAGAACCTGTGCTGATATGAGGCATGGAGGTAGACAGAGAATCGAGATCAAGCTCTACAAGAGCCGAGTCTTTCTGACCCTTTTCAGCTTCGTTGAGGACACCAGCGAGATCGACACCTTTTAGGGCCGACTTTACCTTTGAAGATTTTGACTTTGATGTTTTGGCTTTAGCCATGAACGCACTCCTTAAGAATGAGGTTAATGGGACGACTTCAAGACCCTTATATGATCTTCTCATTTATAGTCTATTTATAATTTTATTTTCTATGTAAGAGGAGAGACAAACATGATTTACAACACTTTAGCACACATTGGAGATACTGTTCCGTGTCAAGTCGCTTGGCTAGGAACAGACCTTAAACCTCTTGATGTTCAGAATGTTGAGGCGACTCTCTTTCACTATGTAGGGGATGTACGCACTGTATTAAGTGGACCAAACGCAATGGTAGCCACGGATCAAGCTCATCGCTTCGTGTATCGCTTTACCGTACCAGATAGCGTTTTAGGACAAACTATATTTGTTGAGTTTAAAGCAGAGTTAGTAGCAGACAACACGCTCATCTATGGCGAACAAACTATCTCAGTCTCTTCAAGAGACACTTTCATTGAGGTGGTGTAATCATGGCAGTTATTTTTGAACAGCGTACACAGCTCGGTCCGAATGACTTGAGGGTAGAAATATATGACAGTCAAGGGAATGGTTTTGACCCATACTTAATACGCTATGAGTTTTATGGAGAGGATCATACGAGAGGAGAGTGGAGGGTCGGTTTAGGGGGGAGGACACCTGTGAGAGAGGAAGCAGGTAAATACTATGTCGGTGAAGTGATGTCGGCTGGATTTATACCTGGATCATACTTTGTTCGTTGGGTTATTCAGCGAACTGAAACCTCACCTCTTGAAGTGATCAAAAAACAAGAGTTTGCCTTGATTGGATACTAACTATGAAAATAATCCTACACTTTGCCATAGCATTAACTTTTTACTCTTGCGATCAATCCGAGATACCCGAAGAAGATAATCGCACTGAATGTGAAAAGGCGTTAGATCATATTCAAGAGTGTGTCGGGTACAGACCATACCTTAGAACCTGCTCGGTTGAAGATGCTGAAAAGATCCTCTCTACACCTTGTGAAAACATTAAGGAATTGTGGAGATGAGGTATGGCTATAAAATATGAAGTAGAAATGAAAGAGCGATACTTGGCTATCGTTCTCCTCGACATAATAGGTAGTACAGCATTTGTCCAGAGGAATGGTGCTGTGGTCGCCGCGAAATGGTTTCAAGTACATGATCGTCTTGCTCGATCACTTGTCTATAAACACAATGGTAGAGAGATTGATCGGTCTGATGGATTTCTATTATCCTTTGATCGCATCATTGATGCTGTTAACTTTGGGCTGGCTTATCAGAAAACAGTCCCTAAAAAAACGAACCTACAAACTCGCATTGGTATTCACTGGGGCAAGATCATCGAAGTTAAACAAGATGATGTCTTTGTCGGTGCTGGTGCAAAGCGTGTAGAGCTTGAGGGTCTAGCCAAAAACATAGCCGCTCGCACAATGAGCCTCTGCCAAGCAGGACAGGTTTTACTTACTAAAG